ATTCATACACTGTCTTCTAATGTAAATCGTCTACAAAACCACGCTTATATTTATCAAACTTCATCTTATTATTTGTACGGTGGTCTTTAACCTGATTATCGAAGACACGTATGGTTCTAATCTTATCGCCCCTCATACCAGAACCAATCTGTCCTTTTCTCTTCTTGTTTTCCTTGTTTTGAAGCTCAGCTTCTTTGGCCTCAAGTAGTTTTGCTTTTAGAAGAGAAAGTGCTGATTCTTTATTCTGATGCTGGCTTCTTTCTGATTCACAGCGAACAATTATGTCCCCATATTTTATTTGGACGGCTGAATCAGTGACGTTTCGATGTTGTCCACCCGTACCTGATCCCCTGCATTTGGAGATCTCTAGCCTGCTGTGGTCTAATAATATTTCAGTGTTAGTAGGTTCTCTTAGAACTGCAATTGTGATGGTGGATGTATGGCGCCGGCCTCGTCGTTCGGTGGGAGGTATACGCTGCCATCTATGTCCTCCAGCTTCATGTCTAAAGGCATCGTAGGCATCCTTACCTGTTACTTGAAAGCATATAAAACCCGGACGGGTCTCGAGAAGTAGGAGGCTAAAGCCCCCTCCGGTAACAGTACCTAGAGTAGATAGCTAGCTGATCGTTGACGAGGAGCTTAGCATCCTCTCCACCTTCAGCTGCACGTAGTTCTACAATAATGTTAGACATAATGTCCTCCTTGAGCCGGCGGCTGGATTCGAACCAGCGACCTGATGCTTACGAGGCAACTGCTCTAGCCTACTGAGCTACACCGGCCTAACAAGCTACTATTTTACTTGTATATATCAGAGATATCAACAGTATCGTTTCTTGTGGCCATGTCGTATAGTATATCTATATTAGTGTGGCCAAACTCTATCTGGTAGTTGTATGCTTTCTCAAGGATCGGACCAAACTTCACCCCAGGTTTCATGCCCCGCTCAATTAGGTGTCGTACCATAAGGATGGGCTTGATCTCTGAAGCTGGGCTGCCTAGTTCTCTATGGACTTCCATCGTTTTGATAAAGACTGGGTCCTCTTTGCCAAGTCTCTCTGCCTTTCTACCACGTCCATCACCGTCAGCAATAGAAACATAAGCAAGAATATTAAGAGGGCATACATTCTGCAGCCGTCTCCATGTAGCCCTTCGGGGACTGCTCTTCAATAATAGCCGGGGCCTCATGTGTACCTTGACTATGGCACACACCTTATTTATTAGGTCCTGGTTTGTAGTTAGCCGCTTCATGAAGGCTCGAGCTAAAGGCTCGCCTTCCTTGTCGTGGTTAATGCTGGTAAGATGGCCCTTCTCCTTATCGAATCTGGTGGCCACAGCCTTACCTACATCATGTAGGAGCATACCCCACATGAATGGTAGCCTCCACTCCTCAGGCAACTCATCTCTGTATCTAGCAGCCTTGTCTACTACCATGAGGGTGTGAACCCAGGCATCGCCTTCAGGATGCCACTTCTCCCACTGCTTGCAGCCAATTAGGGTTTCTAGCTCGGGAAATAGTCTTATCATGCAGGGGTTGTCGTATATGTCCTCAGACTCTGTTCTGCCCATCTGCTTGAGGCCAATAGATGGCTGGTCTGCTAGCATGAGGAGCTTGTTCATCTCACCTAGGATTACGTCTCCTGTGAGATGCTTTAGGCTCTCATGCATGCTACAGACTAGCCGGTGCAGTCCAATAGTCCAAGACCTAGCCTTACGTGCCACTAGTTGGACAGCTCTGAATGCTCTGAGTGGGTCCTCTGTGAAGGTGGTTTTGTCTACTGGGTGTAACTTGCCAAAACGTAGGTTGTCCATTCCATCGAAGGGGTCAAGGAATATACCAGTCTCAATGTCATAAGAGATAGCATTGATCGTAAAGTCTCTTCGTCTGGCAGCCTCTTTGACTGACATATCAGGGACTAGCTCAATGTCAAAGTCTTTATGCTTAGGGCCTGTATGGTTGTCCCAGCGGGGCACAGAAAGCTCAATGTCTATGCCGTTGTGTACAACCTTCACGACTCCAAACTTCTGACCGATGAGGTCTGCCTTACCGGCGATCTCTTCGGCTGATTCCAGAAGTTTTTGGTAGCTTAGGCCGAATACCTCAAGGTCCCAGTCCTTGATATCTCTGCCCTGGATGAGGTCTACCACGCCTCCACCTACTAGGTAGGCCTTCCCGCCTTGGTCTCTGATATCATAGACTAGGCTGAATACTTCCTCTGGTATATTATAAGCCGTCATGTCCTCAGCTGGCTTCCGATAGCCTCGGTAACCTGGTTTACCTTGCGAGCATCTCCCCAAACAGTGACGGTAAATACGGTCATAATCAGGAAGTTGTCTTCCTTATACTCAATCTTGAGTATATTGGGGGATCTCTTAGGCTCATCTAGCCAGCTGTCCAGCATTTGCTTGGCCTTCTTGGCGGCCCAGATTGGCACGGTAAATTGGGTTTCTTTTCCTACTGGTGACTTCATTTTAACTGGTCCTCAACTGCTGAGCAGGGGACTCTACTCATTCCTATACCACTCTGGCTTACATTGGCAGTCTTTCTGCTTGCAACTATGGCAAAGCATAGACCTGTTCTGTGGTCCTGAGTGTAAGTAATCTTGCTGGCAAAGCTGGCAGCTTCTTCTTTGCCGAATTTGCTGGGGTTTATATCGCAGCTGGCTAAAAGTAATGTAGCTATTAGTAATACTTTCTTCATTATCCTCGCTCCATTGCAATGTTGTAGTTTTGGAATGCTGGGTCGTAGGTGACCTCTGCCTCTATGGGCAACCCTAGGCAGTTAGGATCGAAGGCTAGTGCTTGCTCCACAGAAGTGAACTCTATCTCTAGTAGCTCGATGTCAAGGCCATGGAAGTGATCCAGGTCAAACTTTAATCCGTCCTTAATCCAGGACGTCCTGCGTTTCCGGATTCCTCGAGACTCGTTGTGTTCAGCGATCTTATTGAATACCCATTCGGGGACTTCTGCTTTCCATTCGTGGCGAGAGAACTTACTCCTGGTGGCAGCCTTAAGGTTTACCATGAAGGTAGTTCTTACGCCGGGGATAGTGTCACGGCGCACACGGATGCTATTAGGGAGATAATACTGGATTATCTCGTGGTGATCGGGGCAGATGCCAAGCTCCTTGAGCTTGTGGCGGTCGATCTCCCATTTGAGTACAAACTTCCTTTCGATTTTCATACTGTTCTCCTAGAGGAGGAGGAGAGATTCGAACTCTCGGGCCGGTTTCCCGACCACTCCCTTAGCAAGAGAGCACCTTAAACCACTCGGTCACTCCTTCAAATTTCCTTCCTTATCTGTTACAATCAGGAAGAGATTGTGTACCACAACTAGTGACCAAATGATGAAGTTGAATACTAACTTACTCTTTATAGCCTTTGGGTCTGCCTACTTGCAGAGAGTACAACAATAGTAGCCGCCAAGTATAAAGAATATTACACACAAACTGATGAGGATTATCATAGATTACCTCGTAGCATCATGGTGTGAACATATGGATCCTTGCAAGCCAACATAATCTTACGGTTCACCCAGGCTGCATACTCCTTCTTCTCGTGGTTATTGCCGTCGCCCTTGGCTGTCTGTTGCTTATCCCTGCTATAGATCCTTACTGCATATAAATGCAGTTGTGTGCATGAGGCTTTCATTGGATTGACTACACCTAGGAACCGGAACCTGTCTTCGGGGATGTTATATCCTCCTTCTTCCAGCAGCTCCATCTTAGCATGGTACCTAGGCTTACCAGTCTCACATGCTCCTGTGATGACAGATGCCTGGTGTAGCAAGTCCGTCATATGTGCTGGATTCAGCTCGAATCTTGACAGAAACTCTGGCTTAAAGGCAACGGGCATACCTGCTGCCTGCTCTGTCTCATGATCCCTCCTGAGACGGTAGGGTAAGACAGCTACGGCCAGGTTATCCTTGGACTGCGATGGCTCACTAGCGTGGAACCATCCGTTAAGCTCTACGATTCTAAGCCAGCCTGTATCATGTAGGACTTTACGCTTTGGCATTGCAAACTGCCTCTCTGATGTCTGGATGTACCTGCCAGTCGGGCCAACCATTTCTCTTAAGTGCTCGTTGGATCCCGAGTGCTGTCTTAAGGTGCCGTGGGCTTCTCCAGTAGCAGTAGCTGCCTTGGTTCCCACGGGTGGGCTTGATTGTAACGGGCTCGTGCCCGTTATGGAACTGTGTAGCGGTAATGTCCACTATCCTGCCCTGGCACTTGATGTAGGCATGATTATTCGTGAGACAGTACGTTGGCTGTAGGCCAGCCCGCTCTAGCCTTTTGAACAACTCATATGAGGCAAGCCCACACATTCCGGCAAGGGTCTCGCTGAACCCCATCCGGTGCTTTAGTCTGTATTTTTCAGCCCACTTTCTGGTATTGTCGGCAATACGTTTTACTCTAAAGACTGGATCCATTACTTGTCCTTTACTTTAGCGGGGTAAATGAGAATCGAACTCGCCTTTCTGGATCGACAGTCCGGGGCCTTCCCAGATGACTACTACCTCATACGGGCTAGTTCTCTTAATAATGCTGCTAGGTACTCCCTGCTTCTACTATCAGTTGGGATGATTGGCTGCTCAAAGTAGTTTGCAGCCTCGACTTCATGTGCTAGCTCCTTGGCAGCCTCCTCTATTGTTTTGTGTTTGGAGGCCCACAGGTTAAGTATACTCTCAATTTTAGTCTTGGATGGTGCCAATGTACAAGCTCCCTAGATATCGGCGGCTGAGATTTCCCTGCATGTCTCGTATATCCAGTGCTTGGTCTCGTCTTCAGCAAGTTCCTCTGAAGCTGAGTCCAGTCCATATGTCACCGGGCATAGCTCGGAGTCTTCTACCCCACACCATTCACACTTCTTCCTTAGCATTGTTGTCCCCTTACTTCTATTCTGCTAAGGTAGGTGGATTTGAACCACCGATGCCGGATTCAGAGTCCGGTGCTCTGTCATGTGAGCTACGGCCCAATAAACTCTTTCCTAAACCTGTTTATAGCATCAATCTGTTTTTGATGCTCGGCTACCCACCCGTCTAGCATTTCATTTGTAACTAGCTGGCAATATGGAATGTCACATTCACTCTTGCCTCTACGCCTTTTCATGTTGCTTGTGCAAATCTGCTCAAGGACGGTAAGTCCGTTACTGGATAGGCCTGGTATAGTGTCTATCTTAGTAATACGGTGAAGGCCAGCCTTGTACCCGGTTACGATGTCTCCGACCTGGAGGTCCTTGTAGTGTTTCATTCCCAAGCCTTAATCCTCTCTCTAAGCTTCTTGGATATGACAAACCATCGCCAGCCACTTAAAATATTACTCTGCTTTACTGCGGTACGGAGCGACTCTACCATATTCTCATGGTTGTGGGTGAATTTAGCACCTTCATCCACAAGAGCCCACGTCTCTGGCTGGGTAAGATACCTACCGAAGTGCTCATGGTGACGACTTACGGAGAGCCGATTGGAGTGTGCTTGCTACCGTTATGCCTTGGTATACATAGCATGGATGTTCTTAAAGCTGGCGGTCCAGCTCCACTCATCTTGGATGAGATTTCTGAACTCTGTTTCTGTAAGGCCTATCTCTTCCTTAATCTCCCACTCAAACATCTTGATATACCTGTCATAGTCATCCAGGTTATGGGCCGGGCGGTTGATCCTAACGTCTAACTCGAACTCTTCATCCTGTGGAGTTATTGTCAGCCTGGTAAGGTTTTCTTGCAGCTTGTCTATCATTGCTGACTTATAGCCTCCCAGTGCTTCGAGGTACTCTCTCTCATGGGCAGCACGGTTCTCTCTAAGAGCCTCAAGTAGCTTGTCCTTCTTAACCATAATTATTCTCTCGTTATACATGGTGTTGTTCCTTCCCTAATGCCTTAAGTATACGTCCTATTGACTTCATAGACATAATGAATGTTGTTGCTTGCATGTTTGTACCTTTCTTGGATAACTGCTCAGCATCTCGTACAAAGTTAATAAACTTTATGAATGTAGAGTTGTCGCCGCCACCAAACGTGTCCAGTATCCGAACTAATGCGTCAGTAAGAGCGGCGTCTTCCATCTCTATGAACCTAGTATCAGAGTTCATTTAATGCCTGCTGATCGCATAATATTGTGCTGCTCAGTAGTGCTCAGTGTCTTATAAGTGGCAGAGAGTGCTACATGAGCGAGTTCATGATAAGTCAGGCTGAGCGTGCGGCTCTCGCCTAGTATTGGGTTGAGTGATCCCCATTCCCATTCTATCTCACACCATTGGCTACGGGTAATACCTCTGCATCGTTGAACTATGTTGTGCCACACCCGCTTGATCGTGCCGGGTCTACAGAATGTTACGAACGTGATTGGCTGCCATGCTCCTCTTGATACTACAATCCCTTGCTTAAGTAGTGAGTTCCTGATCGAGTCAGTAACTGCAGTTGGTGGACACAAGAGCATACGCATCCAATGCTCAGCTGCTTGGGAGAGTGGAATTCTATCAAACCGGATTGCAATAGGAGCTTGGAACCATACTACCTTGCGGAGCACTGTGCACCGCTGCCATAACTGTATGCCGCACCCAGCAAAGCAGATTATGGCAAGAGTAGAGGTAGTAACTAGGGAGATGGCTATGCCGGTATCTGTGTTCTGTGATGCATTGATTCCGATAAGCACAGCCAATACTATGGCTGTCAAGCCGGGAAGTATCCAGCCAAGGAAGCCCCACCGCCAGATCGGATAACGTTTACGTACTAAATCCTGGGCATGTGAGCGTGAGTCTGGCATGGATCTGCTCCTGGTGTGGTTTAATGATCCTGGCGGGATTTGAGCCCGCAATTACAAGATTGAAAGCACTGGTCTATTTTGCGTGGATTCCATGACGAAGGAGCTAGTCAGAGGCTAATCCAAAAGCATGTCTCCTATGCATATGGCAGACTTTTTGTATCTAGTACAGCCCTGGCTTCGACTGCATACTGCTTTCAGTGACCCGTGGGAGAATTAAACTCCCGCCTTCAGCATGAAGATTACCGTGAACTTCTCTGTGACAACTAGAACATAGTAGTATACATTTATCTAACTCTTTTCTTAACTTATCCATAAACTTGTATCGTCTAAATTTAGCAAAGTTAAAGTCCTTCTGTGTGGGATCTTTATGATGAAAGTCTAGTGCACCTGAGTATTTATCATATCCACATAGCTTGCAGCTTCTACCAAGGTATTCAATACACTGTTCCTTTAGCTTTCTGCGCCGTTCTGTTATGGCTAGGTTCTGGCAGTCTTTGCAGTAGGAGGCTTGCTCCTTACCTCTCTTGCCATTTCTATAATAGAAATCCGATAATGGCTTAGTCTTTTTGCATCTTCCACATTGTTTCATCTACTAAGTACATAATATCTTAGTGTTGAAATCAAGTGGCTTAGCCATTAGCCCACGGGGCCATTATCTTATTTAGTGCGATTTGCTATCTCTAATCTAATTTTCTTCTCTACTCCGTAGACAATATATATGTCGCCTATCTCTGGGATCTCTACTTCATTAAGCCATTGAGTTACTTCTTCTTCTGTATTTTTAATGGTGGTCTCATGTTCGTTCATATCGAAGATAAAATACTTCTTTTCCATGACTGTCCTTCTGTATGGATTTGTGGCACCGACTGGAGTTGAACCAGTTACGCCCGCATTTTCAGTGCGGCGCTCTACCAGTTGAGCTACGGTGCCAGGAAAGAACCATCACGGCTTTCAGGTTCTTATGCTTCTTATTCTCACTAGCATTTTTGTGAGCTGTCCGAACGATTGCTAATCGTAGAAGCTAAAGAGAGTACTGGGTCATAGGTTATGTGAATGTCTTCTCTTGGGTGCGGCCGAAACCTACCAAGAGCGAGTGATACAACCAGATCTAGATTCCCACCTGTAAAACTATCCAGATCCCTTTCGTCTCTTGTCGGCTTGGGTGGGCTTAAACCACCAATCTCAGATTTTATCATACAATCATCGCAAAGATCAAGTACTTTTGTGCTATCTGCCACGGGAATTCCGAGTTGGTCAAGGAGATCTTGCTTGAGTGTTATTGCTGCACTTTTCTTAGAGCTAGTACCAGAGGAACCGAATACTCTACCGCACAGATCGCAAGAAATTTCAATCCTTGCTGGTATATTCTTTCTTGTCATCTTCTACCTCTTCAATCCCTAGTTCTTGTACGCTCAGGGCCTTGCGGCGAATCATCTCGAGGAACTCCCCTGTCCTGCTCTGCTTTGCCACCCGAGCGCCCCGCGCCACGGCTAGTTTCTGGCGCTTCTGGAGCTTCCGGCCAGCCTCGAGGGTCACCTGGAAGCTCTTCTTGGCCTCATCTATATCAACACCCAGCTCGGCGAGCTTGGTGCGTACTTCCTCATCGCTTCCGTCGCTGATGTCGTTCAAATCAGCGAACATGCGCTCCAAAAAGGTCTTCTCCTTGTCTCGCGTAATCTTGCTCATGCATCCCCTCCTATTGCCTCGTAGACCGCGTTCAGCAGGTCTGTAGGCAGATTACGCAGTATCGTCTCCAGTCTTTTTCGTGCTGCTCTATGTTGAGTCCTGGTGAGCCCCGTTGCGCTCAAGATGTCCCCTCGCTTTTCGTGTCCGTCCATATACGCCAACAACATCGACTCAACCTCTTCATCGTTCTTCTGGGTTGATTTTAGCATTGCATTTATAGCAAGACAAGAAACCATTAGAGGAGTAATCAATGTTAGGATTCCATTCGTGGAGTTTTACTATAATTCCTCCACACTTAGGATAGTATGACTCTTTTATATTTCCATCACTGTCTTGTATCTTAATTGTACCATCTAGTTATATATCATCTGGTGCCCACTTTTCTGGAACGTTAAAGACAGGATGTTTCTTGGCATTACCTAGAGCCATCTCAAGTGCTTTTATTATAGGGCTAGGTTCCTCGTGTCCACTGAAAGTTATTGGACATGAAGACATCGCCCAGGCCTGGATTGGTTCACTCGGGGTTGCGACCTCAAGCATCGGAGCGATTTCGCTCGGTGCCTCGGACCTGCAACCCCTTCCCGGTCAGATCTGACCGGGTGGATTGGAAAGAGCATGAAGCATCTCTGCTCGTGATTTTGGCTTGGGAGCAGCGCAGCGACTCAGGATGCGTTTCCATCCATTTCTGGCTTCCACTGCTTCGCCGAGGATATTCACCAGTTCGTCGTGGTCCACGCGGTCATCGGATTTGGGTACGTGATTCTCGGCATACTGGGCGTGGAGTCGTTTGCGGTCGGCGGGGCATTTAGATTGCTCCAGAATTCGGCCTTAGGCTTCACAGGCGTAGGCGAACTCCTCTCTTAGACTATAGAGAGTATATATCTTACCATTCTGCTCTATCTCTTCTTGTACTATACGATAGTTCCAGGTCATTGGTGTTCCACGCATTTCTTGGGGTGTCCGTTCTCGTCAAAGACTGGTGCCATACCCATATAGCCACGTTGTTGTCTCCATGATGTATAGGCAGAGACAATATATTCATGGCCTTCTATGCAAACTATACCTATTGCATCTGGATCAGCAAGCACCTCTTCACTAAGTTTGTCTTTACTGGTTTTGCATCCTAATGTAATAGCAAGAAGGAGTATTAATAAATATTGTATTACATATCTTCCTCAAGGCGGAATCCAAGACCAACTGGGAACTCTGGAATTCCGTCCTTGCTTAGGCTTTGATACTTTACTGTAATCATCTTGCCCATGTGTTCTTCTGCTGTCTCGAACCACTTTCTCTTCTGTTGGAGTGTGCCCTTCGGGACTACGTCCACTGTCTGGTCTTCTCCTACCCTACAGACCCAGATTACACAGTTCTCGAACTTACCTTCACCATCCTTAAACCCTATGATTTCATACTCAGCGTCCTGGAAGTCCTTGTACTTAAGTAGTGCCCTAGATCTATTAGCTAGCTCATATGTTCCTTCGGGTAGGCGGATGATGGTCCCCTCGAATCCATTCTGCGTTGTACCAGAGTGGAACATCTCAAAGTCTTTGTAACTTAAGAGTGAGGTGGTGATGACCGATCTGAGTATGGTGCCATCTACATTAAGATGTGCAAGATGCTGGACTCTCTCCTGGAATGGCTGATCTAGCTTGTCGAGCATGAATGTATCGTAGATCCAGAATTCTAGATCTTTGCTACAGTATCCTGTGTCTTCATATTCTTCTTTTCTGTGTTTCTTGACCAGGGCGTTGATGTCCTGTCTCATTAGCCTATGGATGTAGATCTCGCCGTCTAGTACTTGGCCTGGCAGGAGGACTGCCTCTAGTGCTTCAGATAGGTGGGCTACGTGGTATTCTTTGCCGCCTCGAGAGAGAAGCTGAACCTTGTCTCCATTCCAGCGGGCTAGACAACGTATCCCATCTAGCTTTGGTTGGGCATACACATGGCCATCCAGCATATGCTCCCGCTTTGCTCTTGCCATCTTTGTCATGTCATGTGCTAGCATTGGGAGGAAGACTAGTTCATTCTCTGCCTCTTGGATGGACTCGAAGTATCCCTTGTCCTTCTTCTTGGTCCACATTGACTGGGCTGTCAGCTTAGCCTGCTCTTCAGGTGTAGTCTCATTCTTTTTTCCGATGCTTTTGCCTTTAGCAGTCTTGCTACTGGTCTGCATCTTGCCGTCTACTTTGCCATGTTCAGTAATGATTTCAGCGTCTTCGGTACGGAGCGACCACTGCTGGAAGCTGCCGTTCTTGTTCTTCTTATAGAGTGTAGGAAACTGCATTTATATCTCCTCAGTATGGACTATAGCGCCTCGTCTGTGCTCTGTTAGATAGCCTGGCTGATTGGACACTAGCTTAGTTTTGCTTAGCTCATGGGTCGCTGTCACATGGTCATGCCCGTATATCCATAACTTAGGACCATGGTCAATTACTAAGTTAGAAAGGTCAGAGTGGAAACCATACTTTATACGGCTATACCTGTAGTGCGGTGAGCATGTTATAGATGACGGGCTGTGATGCGTGACTACTACGGTTTTGCCCTCGAACGGTTTCTTCAGCTCTTCCTCGAGCCAGTCACGACAGGCCTCAAATTCTGCATGGTAGTCTGTGTGGTTAAAGGTAACCAAGATTGGCCTCTTCTTCCTCATGGGCAAGCCTTTTACTCTTATCTTAACAAAGTCGTTAAGGCCATGCTGCACAGACATTGCATGCATAGGATTAGATAGGTCTGACCATAGTGTAGTACCTAGAAATCTGACCCCATCTATTATATGGGACTGCCTCTCTAGCAGTACAGCATCTGGCACTTTGGCTACCTGATTTCTATAATTCTCCCTTATGTCTGGAAATGTGTGCCCATAGTATTCATGGTTCCCCATGACATAGATGAACTTGGCCTTGCTACTAGCTCGAAGACAGAGTAGATAGCTTTTCAGAAGCTTAGGACACACATGAATGTCGCCGGCTAGTATAAGAACGTCCACATCTGGAACTGGAATGATGTCGTCACACATCTCACAGTGTAAGTCACTTATATATCCTACTAGCATCCTGTCTCTCCTTCTTAAGGTACTCGGTGGCTTTGACTGGAGGATTACTACAGCTTTCACAGTACCAGTTGAACTGGTATCCGTCGAATTCTCCATGGAATGTGTTGCCGCTACATTTGAGGCATTCTGCGTTGCTCATACTTTGTGTTCCCGTAACTGGGTCTCTAATTCGGCTGCCCGTCGCCGGAGTTGACTTCCCTCAGACTTGTAAACCCGGCGGCCACATTCTATGCAGTAGTAAAGTCCAACAGCTGGTTCGCCGAGTTCGACGATCTTACAGCAGTCAGGACACCAACCAGTCCGTGGTGGCAATGTTTCTGTTTTGGTAGTGTTCATGCGATCTCCTTGACTAATGGGATATTCTTAAGCTCTTCTTTGATCCAACTCAGCTGTTGCTTGTGCCATGACTCGTTCTTATTAGTAAGCGATACTTCACGCTCTATCTCTTCTATCCACTCTCGTTTTTGCTGTCTTCTCTGTGCTCTTAGCTGTGCTTGGATGGGTCTTTTGTAGTGCAGTCTCTTAGCAGGCTTAGGATGAGGAGTAATATTGCCGCTGCCGTCGATATAGTATAGCTCAGCCAACTGCTTGGCTATATCATCTTCGGCTTGCATGTATCTAGTCTTATTTTTGGGAGCCCACCTCATCTTGTGGGGTTTGCATATTTTGCAGCTACGCTTCTTAGTTTTATATATCTTGCCCACTATGGAGGTGCCTCCGAAAGTAATGTCTTGGGCTTATTATATCATCAAGTAGGATCAGAGGACCTTGATAGTACTAAGAGCCCAGGACCGGGAGCGGGATATGGAGTCGAACCATCGCAATGTGTTAGACGTCTCCAGCTTATGAGACTGGCATGTTACCATTATACTATCTCGCTAGTACCAGGGGATGGATTCGAACCATCGTATAGAGGTTTATGAGACCACTGCGTTAGCCTCTTCGCCACCCTGGCTCAGCTGTTGATTATCTTCTCTGCTTCTCCTGCTGAGTATCTAGCCTTGACTTGTGTTACCCATGCAGCAGTCTTTGCCTTAGCCATTACTAGTTTGTGCCTTGAACCTGCTTTGGCCACTATGCCTTCGAAGCTGGCACCTTCTAGTCTACCCTCCCAGACCTGTTTTATTAACCCAGGATCATAATTCATAATACCTAAGTAATTAGGTACACCACCATACTGACGGAATAGTTGTAGGAATTCTGCTGGGCCTAAAATACCTTGTCTATGGGGTGCTACATCGATAAGGGTGAGATACTTCTCATCCTCTGGCTCGTGTAAGCCAGCAAACGAGTGCTTGCCCCAAAACTCAAAGAAGCAGGTAGCCTCCTCATACTTCTGCTTTTGGAGTATCTTACTGATCTCCTTAAACCGGAGGTCTTGTGTCTTCATGACGGTAAAGACTTCATGAAACACTGGGTCTGTGTGGTCCAAGAGCCTTCTGCGGGTGCCGAACTTATGTCACCCATTCTTCTTGGACCACTCCATTCTGATGTTGGAGCTATCTATCTTCTTAAAGATGTGTGCCTTGAAATACGGTGCTCTGCCTGCTCCAGGTATGCTTGGGTATGACTTCATTTCTAAACCTTAATGTACATGTTTGGTACTTCATCTACAAGCCAGACACCATTTTCTGAGAGATAAAATCTATACCCGTTTTGTACCATTGGCAAGGTATTAATTTTTAGGACTACCGTTTGTCCTCCATGCCGGCGACCAACCTCTTGTGCTGTCTCGAGGTCTGCTGATAGGTGAACATGGTGTCTCTTCATCTTGTTGAGGCCACCAGTCATCTTTATCTGCTTGAATCTCTCCGCTGTTGTACCATGATATAGTACTGGAGGTGGCATCTTGTCCTCAAAGGTCATACCAACATCAATACTATGTCCTTGATTCGCACGAATCTTCCTCTTGTCATCATTATAGGAGAACCGTTGCTTGTTATTCTTTTCTACTACACGATCTAAATCGTTATGTGAGATGGCTAGGCCATACTTGGATAGTTGGTTGAGTAGTGTTTCCACATCTGCCCAGCCACCCTTCTCTAAAGTTATTCCTATCTTCTCAGGCTTGTGGCGTAGGAGAAGAGAGAGAAACTTACTTGTCCTTTTATCCTTATGAAACTGCTCAGACTTAACTTGCTTCTCATGTCTGTAGCGCTTCATATATTCTTCATTCAGATCCATCTTTGCTCTCTGATTCTGAAAATAGGCTTTAGAGCCAATCTATAAGTGAGAATCTTTTCTTCCAGAATGGGCATATTTTAGGATATGCACGTCTCATTGTTGCACAATCGGCGTAGCTACCTAGGACATTGGTTTGTGCTTTGCATTGCATAAGGAGTGTCTACTCGACGCTACCTTTCCTACACTTACAATTTCCACATGAGTTTGTTTTCTATATCCATGGTAAAATCCTGAGAAAAATTTTTATTGATTTGGGTTTTGTAAGGCAGATTCTTTAAGTATCTTAAGGGACTTCACTATCTCATTGTTTGTATCTGCGTGTATATAATCATTGCCGACAGTAACATGTACTTTTGGAAATAGTTTTCTACCTATTGTTTTTATTACTGTTTCTTTCCAAGAGATATTAACAACCCTTCTTCTAGGACCAATTGTAATGTGTCCAATTTCAGATGTTATTCTGAACTATGGTTTATCTAGGCAGCATGCTTCAGAGCAATATTCATTTGGAATTTCTTCTATATAGATTGGAGTGAGGCCAGCTTGGATAAATGACGACTTGAAAAAGACGAGATTTCTCTTTGTTCTCTTTAAATTGAGGATTTAATTTAACAGTTGCTTTTCGTAGTGCAGATGTAATGGAGTCTCTTGCTCTATTGAGTAAGCGATATAGGTCTGGGTCGTTCTTAATTGAATTATAATCTGGAGCATTAATTCATATTTTAACGCCATAAATGCCTGTGGTATCACTAGTCTCTGATTTTGTTGCTGTTGTGTATTCCATTGATTTTCCTTAAGCCTCTAGCCGGACTCGAATCGAGCACCTCGTGGTTGGAAGCCACGCATGCTAGCCATTAAACACCATAGAGGCAAAAGAGATGTTGGGTTGAATTGGCAACCATATCCATATACAGACATGAACTTACCACAACCCCCGGGTCGACAAGGACTCTCGTCCAAGCTGTATCGCTGCGGGGAACATCTCTAGTACTCCAGACAGGATTTGATATCTGCAATATAGAGACACAACAAAGTTACTCTACCACTTAGAAAGCCTTAATAAGACAATGTGCTGCGTCTAACTTCCGCCACTGGAGTATAAATAACTAGTAGTGTGCTATTACGCCAAATACTCTAACGGTCTCTAAAAGCATCTCCAGTTTTTCGTTCCTACACACTTGAACTGGATTAAGTCTATGGCTTAGCCCATGAACATTGCATATCTGCATTACTTTTAGAATTGTACTTGTTTTTCCCGTAAGTAGTTACTACTAGGGTGTTGTAGTGGCTCCCGTTCGCTTTTCATAGATTAGCTATGCCTCTTACTATCACTAACTACTTTCGTAACTCTTTAAAGGATGGCCGCTTCTAAGTCCACCTCCTACTAGATTGTACGGGTGGCAGGATTTGAACCTGCACGGTAGCTTGGTAATCACTCGTAAAGAGCGGACTCGAACTGCTAGAGCTACCTAACTCCTGCCACATACCAAGTTGTGTTTAACCATTCCACCACACCCGTATAATAAACGAGCTAGCACGTCTGACTAGAGAGGCCACCCCCGTACCAGACTGTATCCAAATTTGTGACCCGGTTAAAGGTAAGATTAGATGCTAGCTCAATGGGCATATTTATCTTGAGGGTTCCCTCTTGCACGTGCACTCAATTCCCTGCCCAGGGTGTTGATAAGTTAACTGGTGCGTCTGACTAGTCGACTTTTACCAGACTGCAGTCCACCTGGGCACCAGTTTATGGGCGGTGAGAGACTCGAACTCTTGCTGTCTGCCTTGTAAGGGCAGCATTTTAGCCACTAAATTAACCACCCTTTCCCAGAGATAGATTTACTTCTTAAGCTTCTGGCGTGCTCTTCTCCTGCGATTCCTAATAGTGTTACTTTTACCTTGCCGGCCTCCATCGGGGGCTGCGGCCCCGTTTCGGCTAAGCAACCCATTCACGGCATCAATCACCATTGGGACCACCGAATACGATTTCACCGTATGGGGTGTCGACCATCGCCCAGCCGAGTTCGTTCGGCCCGGTCGGTATAGCCACGGCCAGCCCGTGCAGGTATGCATCACGGAGCCCGCGGGACAAGATATTCTCAGGAAAATCAACCCACCCTCTCCGCGATGCATAATACACCGTGAGGGCGGACCTGGCGGACCAGGCGGACCTGGCGTCCGAAAACTTTTTCAGTTTCCACTCCAACTCGCGGGCCGTCAGGGCCTCGCGTAAACCCTCCTCCACGGCTGCCGCGTCATGGATCGGTCGCCCGAGTGCTGTGTGCCACGCGAGCTGCTCATCGACTAGCTCTTCAGAAAGATCTCCCGCGCGAAAAACATTCCGCGTCAGATCCTCTATTGACGATCGTAAATCTGCGATCTCTCTCGTGACCACCCATGTCGCCGCACGGAGTTTGTTTCCGCGCTCAACAACCCCGTGACGTGGTGCCTCGACGGCAAATAGCCTCGAGGGCCAACCGTCCGGCCACAGCCCTGCGATGCGCAACGCATCGGACGCATGCGCGCATGCATTCCAACCTGCACCGCACTCTGCATCGCCACTATCTACCGGCACTACTGGCAGCTGGTACGGCGTGATCCCATCCCAGACTGGCCGCCCTCTCTGGATCGGTGATCGCAGATCATGCGTGAATACTTTGTGAGCTTTCATTCCTGTTTAATTAACCTCATTCTATTACTTCTTACAGTCTGTTGTCTTCATGGATACTCCACCATATTCATCGTAATTTTCACCTGTTGCTAGTAACGTTGGAGTTTGACTGGGCCACTCAAGCCATAGATGAGTAATTCTACAGACAACTGGATCCTCACTCTCTACGTAAGGAGACCAGACTTCATCTCCTACTTTCAACACTTTACCATTATGGTCTTTGAATAGAAGAGCTTTATCACCTTTTAGTTGCTGGAGTTCTAGCTCTAGCTCTTTGATCCGTTGTTCTTTATTTCTATTCATTTGTGTTCCTGCTAAAAGTTGAACTCGTTTCTTTGGGATTGAAAGCCCTAGTCTGTCCACACAGTCACGCTCTCATGTATTTCTGCGTGGCAGTTACACATAGTATCTATCAAGCCTTCCATTGAGCTACAGGAGCTAAAGTCCTAGTTGTCTTGTAATCCTCTCTAGCTCCTCTAGGCCGGAGAGGTTTCTAATAGCATCCTCGAATCCCTCTGGCAGATTCAATTTGAACCCTTTGTCTAGCATGGCTCTCAGTGTGCTAATGAGGTTGTTGCCTATGCCTGACTCTTCGAAGACCGTAGTCTTTTCTGCATCATTGAGAGTTCCATCATTATGCTGGATGAGTAACTCTATCCAGAGTTTGGCAAACTCTTCTGATGAGAGGCCCAGTGGTCCGGCTCCGAAGGTCATGGTTTTGCCCTGTGCCTCTAGCTTCACAGCCACGCCAGTTTTGCCTTCTTTATCTATGCACTGGACTACATAGATATCCTCGTAGTCAAAGCCTATCTTGCCTAGGAAGTAGTGTATGGCCAAGACTTCCCTTGCTGTTCTCTCGGCTGACTCTATTGGTGTTAGCTCCTTTGGCATCTAGAACCTCGACACGCTGGGAGTATCCTGTGGATTTCCGGGACCGGGATCTTTTACCTTGGCTTTGTCGTTCTGGAGTTTGCCTTCTACTACCTTTTGTAGTTTCGGCGATGGATTGCCGGTTACCATAACTCTTGTGATGTCGAAGTACTGGGAGTCCTGAATTTTCCCATCCTTGTCTAGCTTGGTGGGCCTAATATCTACTTGGTCGCATCCTGTTAGCTACTCGAGCTTGCAGCATATAATGCCCTTAAAACCTGTCACTACATCATATGCTAGTGCGCCCATTGGAAAGTCGTCTAGCTTTGTGCCCATCTTGTACTTTACCTTTCTTTGCTAGCAGGAGCAGCAGAATTTGAACCTGCAACACCCGGATTTGGAATCCGGTGCTCTACCAATTCGAGCTATACTCCTAAATGGGGAAGCAAGGACTTGTTGCGCCGATTATGAGTACAGGGCCTTGCATAATGCGACTCTGTCGGCATTGCCTGCTTATACCAACCCTGATGAGCAGGTTGCTTATTATTTCCACCTTGCTACCCCTTAAGGGACTGATCAGGTCTCGAAGCATCCAATGAGATTTAAACTCATGTTTCCAGTGTGGCAAGCCAGCGCACTAACCAACTGTGCTATAGATACTAAAACCTGGAGATCGTTGTGTTGTAATATAGAGCACATGATCTTGGGCGTCCCATGGCTGCCAGGTCAACCATACCGCCTTATTTTCCACTCTGCCTGGCGGCAAGCACAGAGTGTCCCTAGGGAGGGCTAAAAGTTATCCGACTGGATATAGCTGGTAATAAAGTGAGCTGGTTTCATAACCTGTAGGTCATACTGATTTCCTCTATTGGCAATGACGTAGTCTCCTCGTGAGATAGGAGTGCTACCATCAATAGTATAATTGCCGTCAGAAGCCTTAGTCGGTCCTTTGCTAATAGATAGAGCTTCTTGTTGTGTCGTTAGCTGGGATGTGAGTCAATCCATGCTGAGTCATCCAGACGCATAGCAAAAACTTTGTTTCCTTGCTGTGTCTCTAGCAGACGAAGAGTTTTTTCCTCTTCATCAGTTCTGTTAGGTTTCTTTCTCAGATCGAAAAGCTGCTTGGATACGTAGCATTGGGCCTGGCCAGCATGCTGAGCCATGGCGAAGATCTGTCTCATGTCTGTTGCGTTAATATTCTTACTCATTCTATTTGGATCAAAGGCTAGATATACAGTTTTGTGCCCACCATAGTGTGTATTATTTGGTACTCTTATTTCTCTTGTGAATCTAGCTAAACGCATTACTCGGATGCTCCATTAGGTTTTAATCTGTGATATTAGTTGGTCGTAAGATGAGCCAGTCTCCAACAATAGCTGTGCTGTTTATTCCCTCTGCACGGTGTCCACAGTTCCGACACCAATCTGTCTTTGCTGGATTTTCTTTGCTTCTTTCCGCTGGATCCACATACTGAAGACATGAATAACAAAAGTGACCGCCGATAAGACTTCCGAATTTGCTTGTGTCACCGTAATGATGTTGTTTGGCACTGTTCATTATTCTTCTTATACTATAAGTTATGGGGCAGGGTGGACTTGAACCACCAGGACCACTAGGGCCACGGGTTTACAGCCCGTTCTGCTACCAATTACAGGTTACTGCCCCTACTCTACCTTTATTACTTTACCAAAAATATTTCTTCTACTTGTCCAGCTATTGATGCGTCCTCGATTGCTACCGATTTGGAATCTATCTTTGGTTACCTTAAGTATTTTATGTAGGTAATGTTTTCCGTTAACTTTGTAGAGTACTGCGTCACCAATAGACAGCGAGGTTATGTTTGTCACAGGGACCACTGTTACTAGATCACGATGGTTGATCATTCCGGTCATACTAGTGCCACTTGGGCGAAACTTTACAACCTCGCCGTTCTTCAGTTGTTCTATTTGTTGCTTAAACATGTTTTCAAAGAGCAAGTCTTTATAATAGACACAGTTCTATCGAAGATGCAAGATCTATTTGTCTCGGTTAGGTCTACGTTTAACTACTCTAACTAAGGTTGCTTTTGTCGCGACGACGGAAGATAGCTTACAGAAGTCTCCGATGGCGACAATGTCCTCTGGCTGTATTTCAACTTCCCATACTTTTCCTGAGGGTCCTATTGCATTTTTTCTGTCATTGAAAGCATGGTCTTTGTTTAAGAAGAAGTGAAATCCCTTTTCTACTTCTTGAAGGATTCTCTCATGGTTACTTATCTTGGTGCTTATTCTATTAGATTTATTCTCTCCTACTTCCCATTTTGAATGCAGATACAATGATCTCATATTATCTAGCAAAATTTTATAGGCCCTGATAGGTTTCGTTCTATTTTTAAGTCGCCTTGTTGCCTTAACATAGTCATCTTTTAGTACTAAACACATCTTTATCTCCCGGCAAAAAATCCTATTAATACTCCACCAGCTAGCGCAACTATTCCTACGCTGCCTGACACAAATATAATCTTTAGTGTATTTTTTCTCTTTAGCTTTGGGATCTCTTTTCTCTCCTGGTTAAAGAGATCATATGCATGGTCCCTATCTTCCTTAAGATCGGCAATATTGTCATCCTTCAGGTTGAGGCGAAGTTGACAGCCCTCTAAGCGTACTTCGAAGGCAGCCTCTAGCTCTGACTCGGCTATATAGTTGTCGGCCCAGAGGGTGTAGCCTGTGAAGATCTTTAACAGGGTGCCATATCCTTCGATTGTAAACGCAAACAGGGTAGTACCCTGGCGGCTAATCTCCAGAGGTTTAGGCATCTCTAGGTCTAGTGGTGGTATCTTGAGGCTTAGCTCTTCTTTGGCTGGTGACATTAAGTTCTGAGCGGATGCGTTCAAGCTCGCTAGTGTTATTAGCAGCAACGGCAGCATTAATGCGGTTAACAGTCTTGGCAGCTTCTTGCTCATGAGCTTCTATCTCTTCCTGGAGTCCCTTCTGGGTCTCTACCAGTTGTTTGTCTCTCTTCTCGAGTAACTTATCAGTCTTCTCTCTCTTCTCAATCTGGCGGTCGACATAGTCTCGGTGATGCTTGACAGTACCCTCAAACTTCTTAGAGTCAGACTTGGGTACAAACATAAACAGAACTAAAAGTACAATGCCAACTACTAGGGGTAGGAATAGAAGTGCTTTCTGCCACCATTTGAGGGCCTTAAACTTATTCCATAGGATCTTTAGGCGTTTCACCAGCTTCACCAATTCCCTTCAGTGTGGTAACACCCCCGATGAACTTATCTATGTCGCCTTGCTTACCAATATAGCTGACAGCAAGGAATGCAATGGCAAAGATGCCAATGCACATAAAGAGGGCAATGGCCCAACCGAAGACCTGTGTCTTGAGGGCAAAGATTAGGACACTTGCCAGAACAAGCAAGGCAAAGAAGAATGCAATAAACTTCTTTGATTTCAATGGGGTTTTATTGAGTAGTGACATACACAACATCTCCTGTCTATATAGTACGATAGAAGGTATTGGTGATGCAACTACAGGTACTGGATGTCCTGCTCTGACCTGGCGTCCATACCCGCTTTGTGCGCCCAGCCAAAGAAGATGAATTCCCCGTCTTCTAAGTCGAGGCAGCTGGCTGGCTCATCAACCGATCTAACACTCTCAAGCTCGAGTTGTTCTCTTGCCCAATCAAATGGATTTTTCTCTTTCACAGGAAATCTCACCATTCTGTATGCTGCCTTGTCTGCTATAGTTCCAGTTTTTCCGCTGACACTATGATCTGCTTGTGCCTGGCATACAGCTCTGTGGAATGCGTGGTCTGCATTATTACCGCATTCACTTACGATAAACGAAACTAAGCCCATACGAAACTCCCGGCTTACGTCACCTCTGTGAGGCAGCTCGAAATACAGCTAAATTGCAAAATTTGTACAAAAACCAAAAATCTGCAAATCTGCGCAAAAATTTCTTCCGATTTCGGCCTATATAGGAAATTTTGCTCAATCTAGCTTAATTGGCCCATTTCCCTCTTCAGCAGCCATTTCTGGCGTTATGAATGTAATGATAGTTTTGCGGGATTTATCGTATATGGCGATTGCGGTAATTCCGCTGGTTTTGACTTCAAAAACGGAAACACGATTTGACTGTTTTTCGATGAATTTGGCTCTTCCGCTCTGAATTTGTCTTACCAGCTCATCGTATTCATGATTTGTGAGTTCTTTGGGGAATCTTTGTGCAAACCGGCGTATAGCATGCCTTCTTTCTGCTTTGGTTTTGCTACGCTGTCTAAAGAGGTTCCACCTGTGCATCGCCCTGCCTTCCTGTAGCCGGAGAGGGAATCGAACCCTCATGCCCTTGCGGGCACCAAGTTTTAAGTCTGGCGTGTATACCAGTTCCACCATCCGGCCAAATTATGTAGCTACTTGTTCCTCCTCTTCGGAGGTGCCACTTTGGTCAGCTATTACTGACAGCCGCTTCGGCGATATTATATCGTCGTCTTGAACCAGACGACCGCTGACTAAGCTACTAAGATGCAACCCCCACAATCGATCCCGACCGATTTGGCCCGCTAGCTTGTCAGAGAGCTTTTGGGGAATTTTGCCTACACAGCAGGGCATCATAACAAGCATTTCGGCTTTGGTGGTACTATACAGTTTTGCGATCCTCTCGGCTAGCCCCTGGCATGCATGGACTGCTGTAAGGATTACAGGCCCGTCTATCTGGTCAATGGATTTGCTAATACTCTTGTCGTATATATCGTGGTGTAGGTACGTAAACCTTCTAACTTCGTGCCACGGCCTGCTTCTGGGTCTCTTGTCAATGGCGTAGTTCCACTTCGATGGCAGCATAAATGCTGAAATCAGGGGAACTAAGGCATTTCCCGAGCAAAGGTCTATGACAGTGTAATCCATCGGTCGCTTAAGCAGCTTTGGTTTGATCCGGCGAATTACAGACATGGCCTCACTGATTTCTTTGGTAAATTTGTTTACAGGATGTGCAACTTTAATAACATCAGCTGCACATCGGAATGATAGGAATTGGTCGATATATCTCAAGTGGGACATACTATCTGCTTTCTGTATTTAGCAGGATGCTCAATACTGCTACTGTAACTGCTACTAGAGCAATCCGGAGTTTCTGTACATTGGCGGCGGCTCCAAAGCCACGTGAGCAGTTTAGGCATTGAGGATGGCTGCTTCTAAGCCAACCTCCTGGTTGTCTTAGTGCGACCGGAGAGATTCAAACTCTCAAGCCAATAAGGGCACTAGGTTCTAAGCCTAGTGTGTATACCAGCTCCACTACGGTCGCTTATTTGCCGTAAAGCTCTAGTACTTGGCTCTTACATTTGGAAATAGACTGAGAGATTACGCATTTATTAAAGTAGGTCTTGCATTCTATAGGCTTTGCTTCATGTACTTGATAATAGCTGCTTCCCTATTCAGCCTAAAAGTACGTAGGGTGTTGAATGTAAGGATACAGACTCCTATTATTATGGCTAACTAAACAAAGACATAGATGATTATTGTTGACCTTGTCATCTTTGCTTTTGTAGGCCCGCTCGGAATCGAACCGAGACCACCGATTTATGAGAACGGCGCTCGACCGTCGAGCCACGGGCCTATCTCTTATCGTTGTATTTCCAGACCTGAGGGTTGTTCTTAAGGTTAAATTTGTAGAGGATGCCGCCACACATTGGGCAGAAATGCTCTAGCATCTTAGGAGGCTCATCATCAAAGAGATCCTCTTCCTCATAAGGGCAATCCTCATTATCACACTTAAAATTCACTAGCTTCATTGTGGGCACCATTGAGTATCAACAATGTAGATGTTGCCTTTGGTATCCTTCCGTAGGTTTTTGTCCCACAGGTCCCACAGTATATGACCTTTGAGTCTTTTCCTCAAGACTTTTGCATCCCTGTGGTCTGCTTTAATTGGGATATATCGCTTTAGTAGGCCCTTGGTCTTCTTAAGATGACCATCCTTCCAATACTCTACGTCTACTACCTTGAGAACTGGGAGGCAGAGTTCGTGCTTACTGCTGCCCGTGATCTCATCTCTAATTATATATTCTTGATCCCACTCAGCATGGAAGACTTTAACTACCCTGCGAGGTGAAATCCTATAGACGGTACCGAATGATCCGACTCCGATTATTTGTCGTGCTTTTAGACGAATAGGTTTTGGCATGGTTACATACTTCATTGTTCATTCTCTTCCGGTACTGTTTCGATTACGATACCTAGTTTATCTGCAATAGTCTGACAATTAGGGCAAGGGTCTATGGGTCTTAGTGCTCCGCCGGCTCCAATGCGGCAAATCAGGATACGGACGATTCCTTTCTTGCGGGCGTCCTTCATGACCAAGGCTTCGGCATGCTCGCTCCCACCGTGCCTATTGAACCTAGGCCTGTTGGTACTAGTAGCAACACATACACCAGCTTTATTAAAGCCTAGGGCGGCCACCCTCAATTTGCATATGGACTGCTCAGCCTTTTTCTTAATCCTATCTATAGTCCTGCTATCTAGGTTCCCCATTGGTTATAATATCCTTGATCTGCTCTTCCGAGATTGGTGTAAAATACAGCACTCTGACATCTACTCCGACATCGATTACGAATATTCCGTTTTTAGCCTACATAAGTTGAAGAGGTTGCTGTGCTGATGGCCACAGATTAAAACCTGTCCGGAATGGAGCACATTGGATAGTGTTGGATCGTGAGCTACCATCCAGCCGTTAAGTAGAAATGTAGCCGGCTAGTGAACTGAGGCAATGCCGATATGGCCATAGTCAATAGGTAGCATGCAGTCATGGTTGCCGATGATCAAGTGTTTCTCACCGTGAAGCTGAAGTTCAAGTCATCTTTGCAGAGGATGGACAGCTTCTCTGTCTTCTTCATGTCCTGCTTCTCGACTAAGATTAGCCTGCTTATTAGTCCGACTCAGTGCTTACTTAGCTAGAGAACCTCTCCCGTGAAGCCACTGGGCTCCATGATTATGCCGACGTAGCTTGGCTGGACATACTCGCCACATCCTAATCTGAGTCTTTTTGCTTTCCGAGGCGCTTCTCTATTGCCTGCTGCGATGGAGTTTCCCACTCTTCGGCTTCTGCCTCAAGCTCTTCTTTGGTCGGGGTATCAGGTCCAGCCATGGTGGTCTGGTAGGCTCCATCCTCCTTAGCCAGTGTGGTGTAGTGGCTTAAACCTTGGCTTCCGCTGGAACTCTTCTGAGCTAATAACTTGGATAGTTTTGTAGATTGACCAACCGATGAGAAGCATGAAGAGTATCAGTCCCAGCCACATTGTCCAGAAGTGGGCGCTACCGATAACCAGCGGCCCATCGAGGCTGTTCTCTTGCCCCAAACTTCTGTCCTCCCTTCATGACGACCATACCCATATCTAAGCACAACCGTGTACACAACCTTATCAGTTTTCAAATCGCAAATCCTGAAGTCGTCGTACAGCTCCCCACCCAAAGGACAGTTATTTTTGAAGAACACGTACTGCTTCTCTGGATTGACCTTCGGAGAGCCCACCACCTCCTTCACCAATCCAAACAACACCTTGATCTTTTCTCTCAACTCCGAATCCCTACAAAACCAATCCCAAAATGGCTCGTACACCCCTTCATAGTAGAACTCTCCGGCATCGAAGGCCCTCAACTACTCAATCAAATCCCGTTTCTTTTTCATCATTTTCTCCTTTGGTCCTTGGACCCCGTTAAAAAATGTTCCTGCTGACTACTGACCGAACCGTATCAGTCAACTCCCTACAGGATAGTTCCTCTTCTGTATGCTTCCCTCCACATCGACACCCTAACCTATGAGCCCTGGTCCCCATCTTCTTCTCTACCCCAACCAACAACCTGACCAAGTGCCCATTCTCCATCTCTAACCTCTTTATCTTTTCCTTCTGAGTTTCCATTGTCTTCCTCCTTCCCATTGCTTTACTACTACAATACACAATATCTGGATACAGTACTCCCAGAAGGACTCAAACCTCCAGTCCATGGTTCGTAGCCGTGTGTCTTATTCGGTTTGGCTATGAGAGCTTATCTTACTGAGTGACGAGAAATGCGCCTACTGAGTCGGTGACCCAATTACCAGAAGCTGGATATGAGTGTGTGGCTGCATTTGTATTAAATCTAACGTCTGCTGTTGTGCCAGTTAGGCCCATGGAGGTCTCTCTTGTCACCGCACTACCTGCATATATATTCATAACATATGTAACGTTTGATGAGTTTCCATCTACGTTACCAAAGGTAACCTGGTTGGCTGGACCGATACTAAATGCAATTAGTGCGGCCTCTACATATGTGACGGATATGCTAAGGCAGGCAGCGTCGTCGGATGTTATACATCTCTTGCCTGCACAGTCAAAGTACATCCCTCCCATTGCAAATTTACTTGCGCTACCTACGTAGATGCCCTCGTTATTTACTGGGTCTACAACATGGCAGCCTTCCATGTAAAGGCTTTCTTTTGCGACTGCGTAGACCGAGGGTGCGCCAATAATGGATGTATAATACAGTAGGAACCTCTCGGCTGTTATCTTCTGTGTAACAATTCCACAGCCTTCCCAATCGACTAGCCATCCAGTGGCATCGACTGATCCAGCTGGGATACCGTTGGCATATCCTAGGAGTTGTCCTCCCTGGCCATGTACTTTAACATCAAATATGCTTCCCATATGTCGTACGGTTGGTTTGTTACCACCAACACGGAAAGTTTTACTGTCACCGCCGGTGAACTTGATCCCAAAGAATCCGTATGGTGATAGTGTTCTGCCGCCATATACATCTAAAGAGCTGCTGATAGCAATCTCTGCACCTGGTTCTACTATCTTAAATGTGTCACCATCTGTCGGTGTTGCTAGTCCCCAGTTAGCAATTCGTATCATGGTGGCGGTATTACTTAGAATGCCTGTAATCATTCCGGCTCTTGAGCCGGTCAAGAACTGTATAAACTTTCCTTGGAAGTCGTTTGGTGTCAGACCTCCACCTGATACTATAATCTCTCCAACAAAGTATGCCACAACAATACTAAATCCACCACTAGCGATGGTATATGGACCAGCGTCATAGTCTGCCATGGCTGCTGAGCCATCATAATGCAGGTAGCCCTGTACATCAAAGTTGATTATATCTGGCTGGTCATATGTTCCCGCTGCTAGGTGGATATGGACGATGTGATCTGGTGCAATTTCATGTGGAATTACACTATGTGCTTTGTTTAGAGTAGCATATGGTGACCCTTCGGACCCATCGCCTATTTCATCACTACCAGATGGAGATACATAGATCTCCATGTTTGATGTTGTAGACCCGTAGATATCCGAGATAAATGGATCATTATGGTAGTCAAGACGGCCTGTAAATGGATTATATTTATATGGCATTATTGGACTTCTCCAGCAGGCCACTAACTTGTGCTAGTGGAGTCTAGTCCAATACTACCAGATCTGGTGTTTCTACTCTACATTTGGACACTGCTCTAGGTGGAAGAGTAGTATCTGGTTGTTAGCAAGTTTGCGGAATAATGAGAATGTTGTTGGGTGGAACAGAAAGTATTCTGCATACTTAACCTCGTTATCTACGAAAAGGGCTATGTCATTGAGAAGGCATATTTCCGATTTGGAAGTCCACCAGGCTTCTTCTCTAAACCAATGGTTGCCATTCTTCTCAACCTTGGTCGGTTTATGGCCTGTCTCAATGAGGTAGGACACAACCCCCACGACTTTGTTGTAATGCACACCTTTTTAAAATCCTAGGCTTTGCAACTCTCCTATGACCTGTTCGGTTGGTAGGCCTGAGATTATCCAGACTTCATCTCCATTCTTTCTGATCTTCTCAAAGAGGGTCTTGAATCGTTCTGGCTCGGCATCGACTGTTCCGTGGAGGTTGTATCCTATTCTGACTATATTAGTCTTGATTGTGGTCGTCATCACGGTATGTCTCGGCTGCGTCGATAGCGCCGTCTAGGTCTCTGCTGGTCCAGCAAGTGGGTTTCCTGTAGCAACAGCTTCTTTCTGGTTGATTATGTTGATGCCTTGTCGGATTGTTTCCTTATCGTCTCCATTCAGAGTAAGGGACTCCTTTATCTTCTGGCGGGCTAGGTCCCATTCTTCTGTATCACATGCAGCCTGAGCTTCGTTCATGGCCTTAACGGCGATACCTTTGTTCTTGAACTTCTTCTGGAGGCTGCCGAACATCACATTAAGTACACGCTGAGGAACTTCCGGGGCTAGCAGAAGAATCCGGGACTTAATAATATTCTCTACGGCCTCCTTCACCATGTTTTGTGCGGACTCCCACATCATGGTTGGGACGGGTATTGTGGCTGTCCACTTGGTCATATCTCGTAGTCTGAGGCCTATAAGGCCTGCCGCTATGTAATTGTCCCATTTATCAGTGGGGGCCTTAATAGCGTAGCAGGACCGACACATGTAGAAGCCTTCTGGGGCTCCATCTTGTTTGTCCAGCTTCATGATGGCATAGGCGATGTCGAACCCGTCGTCAAGTCTGAGCTTGCCGCTGAGGATGTTGGCCCGGTTCTTTTTATAGAATAGGGCTCCCTCATCGATCAGCTTGCGGAATGCCTGGCGTTTCTTATGGCGTTCCTTGCGTTTCTGCTTGCAAATGGCTGCCTGTGTGTCCTGCTTGGCCTTACGGGCTTTGTACTTCGCTGTGCTGGCGAGGATTCTCGCTTTGACCTCTTCCAGCTTGTCCTCCGGCACCCCCGCCGGAACTACTACGTCTTGCTCTGACATGATGTCCTCTGTTAGTTAGCTAAGGATTCCCTGCATGGTTGCCTTGGCAATCCAGTCTCCGTACTCCTCAAGAAGCATTTCATATAGCTTCTCGTCGCTGATGTTGTTGATGTTCTTGATTTGGATGAAGCTGGCGTTGTCTACTTGATGTCTGGGCATATCATCCAGCTTCTCCAGGAAGCTCATTTGAGCAGAACCAACACCTACAAACTTCCAGAGGATGTTGTATTCTGCTGCCTGTGTGATGGCTCTTTCGGCCTCGGGCTTGTCGAAGTTATCACCGTTAACTTGATGAGTTTATTGGGGTCCATTCAGTCAATCTCCTGTGGATTGACGATTGGTTGCTCTGCAACATAACGGGTGCCAGCCCCTAGAATTGAACCAAGGCCTCTCCGGTATACGTGGATAGCCGTTACTATCTTCGGCCTGACGGCAAGTTGCTGGGTAACGATGTTTTAGTGTGCTGTCATTACACTAAGCTGGTAGAGACCATGGCAAGTTTTGAGGTTGGAGTCACACGTTTTTGGCACGTGCAGCCGTCTTTTGTTCAAAATACAAATGATAACCCAACTACTCTTCGGCCATTGGTCATAAATTATCGGGATAAGTTATCCTACAAGGGACATGGTTTCAAACTTCAAGTTTGATGATAACCCTCGTAGGTTCGACCCCGATGAATTTTTATTTCTTGCTTTCTCCTGCGACGATTTCGCTTACCTTGGAGACTGTTGCTGCATCAGTCTATGTTCTGAGGGCACTCTGTGCCATCTTAGAGACCTTCTGGTTCGCAGCCTGCACAAACTTCTCTGCCTGTTCGAGGCGGGCTCTTAGGTTGTGCATCTGGTCCTTGAGGCTCTTAATCTTAGTGTCCTGGATGGATACCTCTGCCTTGTAGGACTTCTTATCCATAGCTTTGCCAATGTTAGTACTCTGCTATGCCTTCTCCTTGGCTATAGTCACTGTGTTGTGGATTCTTATAGGGACACCCGATCTTACAACGGTAACCTTTAGCTATTGGCCTAGCGGCAAGTTGGACCAAAGGCATTAATCCTACGGTCCCAGATTGTTATTGGACAAGTTATTAAACAAAGGGTATTTCAGCATCTATAATTCTTTGATGCCTAGTCCTGATTCATCTCGGATACCTATGAGCTGTCAGAACATACTCTATAGGTCCCAGCCACTATAAATTTTCTACGAAGACTGTCCTGTGACCTGATAGTCTCCTCACCAGTTTGGTACAAACTTCGAACAGTTGCAGTTGATATTTTGTGGCGCTGGCGGACCACCGACCCGTTATCATCAGTAATGTAAGATAACCCTTCCTCGTCGGCCCAACAAATTTGAATTGCAGACAAGTTAACTCTCGCCAGGGGGAAATCTTAAAAGGATAACCCTAGCAGATTTCGGCCTGCAAATATTTTAACCCAGACAAGTTATGGATGTGGAAGATGTTAGGGGCGGCTACTAACCGCTTCCCAGCATAGATGATAGCTGATAATCCACTTTCCTTCGGCCTGGATTTTTTCTTACTAAGTTATCAAAGAGCCTTTAACTTCTAACTCAGACTTGTTAGCTTGTCAATGACTAGCTAGATACGAGCACTAACAAAATCGCTGATGATGTTAGGTGTCGCCGAGTCAAAGCCTGCGATGTCCATTGAGTTTGCATCCTGAGGATCACAAACTGTGTAGTGTGTTGCTGTGGTTGCACAAACAACCAGCTTGGAGTCAATTCCTATCTTCTGACGGTACTGCTCCAATGCCACACACGGATGGACACGGCCACTATGGGTATCGTTGTCTGTGTAGATTACGAACCCATCGGCCTGGATCTTATTCTTCATGGCCCAAAGCATCGGCATGGCACAATTTGTACCACCCCAACCGGTGCTGTTAGCCTTATGCATGGCCTGCTTTAAGGTATCCTTCCGACTGATTTTCAGGTCCTTGAACTGGTGCGTGAAGCCCATTGTGTAGCAGTCATGCTTCTCGGTACGTGCTGTTACCATAGACATTGCACATGCAACCATGCGTGGGGTTAGGCCACTGATGCCCATCACACCGCCACCTAGGCTGCTTCCCATAGATGGTGATACGTCTAGACCGAGAATCATTCTCTTGCCTGTTGGTTCTACGTTCCCGAAGGATGTGTAGAATGCATCGTCTAGGGCATCTAGAATGGAGCGTACTGGTTTCCAGCTTAGACTGCCTCTAAGGCCATGACCCTCTTCATATTGCTTGAGAGCAATGAGTACCGAGATTGGGTGGATTCTGGAATGCTGGATTGCCTCCTCATTCCCGAGCTTTTGGCAGACCATGCGGGCAGCTGAGCTGTTCTGCTTAAGCAGCCCAATGCTAGTCATCTTACCCAAGTTCCGCACCATAGCCATTATTGGCATACCCTCGAGCATAGCTTCCCAGACATTTGCACTGTTCAGCATCTTAGTTGGTACAACCTCACGTGGTAGGTTGTTAGCCTTGATTAGCTCAATGGCTTTCTTCTCACTAGCATTCTTGATTGCATTGCATGCCTTCAGGAATGGCGGGAGGATAAGTCCCTTATACTTATGGTTCCTGTCAGCTACGTTGCCTTCCTTGTCGGGGCGTACATCACCACAAACCCATTCGTAGATGGCCTCATGCTTAGCTGATTCTGGAACTACGTGAGCCTTGCGGAGAGCATCTCTTGCGCTCCAGCCTTCACGCTGCTTGTACTTTGCAACCTGGTAAGCTAGCTTCTCGGCTGGCTTCTTGTTAAACCAGTTTGCCACGGCGTTACGCATGTTTGTACCCCAACCACCACCTAGACTCTTACGGAACTCTAGGAACTGGTAGAGGTGCGTACCAATGCGGCACACCTTATGCAAGTTGGCGAATGCAGCCTTCCTGGTCTTCAGGTCTGGGCTGCAGCTTGCCATTGCTAGTACGTATACTGCCTGGTCATTCTTAGGAGCCCGACCATTGGTGGAGATCTCTACGACCTCATTGACCACTCTGACTCCGTCTTCTTTGAGGCAAGCCTCGACGTTTGTCAGGTTCTTTGTGGTAAGCTTACGCTCATTCACGTAGTAGGTCCCGCCTTCGGAACCTAGGATCAGGAACCTACGAAGCCTGTTCCACCTGTCTACTGAGAAGACGTAGGCACCTTCAGAGTTTTTGATCTGACTGTCTCTCAGCTTTTCATGCTGGGGGACTCTCGTTTTGTCTGTCGCTCTCTTAAGGTAACTCATTGCTCTTACTCCTTGCTCGGCCCGATTAAGGCAAACTAGCTTTTCTGCTATCTCTATTATGGCCTAGATGAAAACCGTTACAGAACAAGCACTTATAGCTACTATAATAATAGCCGGTCTTCTCCTGCATTTTTGCAGCCGATCTCTTAGCTGTCTTCTTGCTACCGTAGGCAACCTTCGGTTTACCATTTGAGCACCCGGTGGGACTCGAACCCACGAAGCCTTTCGGCGAGGGATTAAAAGTCCCTTGATCTTGCCGCTGATCGACGGGTGCTAGTTACCTAGCTTGTAATCCGCCCTATTTCTTGTATTTGGAGCCTAGTAATGTCAGAATGACATCGTGTGCTTGGTTGGTATTGAAACCATGCAGGCAGAGTTCACGCCGAAGACTCCCTAGCATTCGAGCATAGAACTCAATGCCTGTCTCACAGACATGGAGTACTTTCTCGATCAATGCTAGCTTCAAGAGTTCCATGGTATTCTCCTTCTTGTTTTAGTCCATTTGGACCAAAATCTCCTGCGCAATTGGATGTGTACCATGGAATGAGTTGGTATTGCAAGCTAAAATTTCACTTTTACACTCAGGGCACTCGAATTTATCCCCTGCATAACAGTGGCTTTCTCCCCAGCGGGCTATCATGCCAGTCTTCTTACAGACCATCTCCTGTTTACATTTCACGCAAATATACAACTTAGGACCTCCTACTACTATAGCACAGAAGTACTATTAGAGAAATCACAGAAAATTTTTAGGGGAATTAGTGACTAGGAAGGACCTACTCGTAGGGGATTTGGCCGGCGATGGCGGCAATCAGGTTATCGGTCTTGCTGTTAATACCACCGTCTAGTCTGTCTGGAGTAGGCTCTGCTTGTATAGTCCTTTTACTACGCAAACCAGACCTTTGGTCTTGTCTTTGTGGAATGTGGATTCATTCGGAGCTAGAGCTAATTCAGCCTTTCGTGCATGCTCATTCATAATCTTCTCCTTATCTTTCTTTGGTTCTCCAGGCCTCCCACCTAGATTGAGCTTGGTCTGACTCGTAGCCAGATGGTTCGTTGTTCATTCTTGCTTCATATCTATCTGTCTCTGCTTCTCCTCGGGCGTCCAGCATCTCATCTAGCTCATCATCGTCTAGCTCTTCGCACTGGCAGCCCTCGCAGAGGTGGTAGCTATCTCCACACCTGCTACAGGTTCCTCTGGCGTCTGCTGGGTGGGGTTCTCTGAACATTTCTTCTTCTTCGGGCGAATATCCTCTATGTGGCTACTGGTAGCAAGGTCTCATTGTCCTTACCTCCAAAGAGTCTCTTCCATATGCAAGTAAGGAGTGACTTCTTACGGAGGATTGGTTGCTTGGTGGCTATTAGTCTATCAGTAGCGGCATGATCTGTTGTCCCCTAGTCGGCTAGGTGCTCAATCATCCTATGAGCACTTTTGGTGCAGGTCTCATCCATCTGTTGGTCTGTTAATGTATACATATAGTATCTCCTTGAGTCGGCGGCCGGAATTGAACCGGAATCTCAGAATTATTGTATTCTTGTGCTGCCAAAGATAGATCGGTGTAGTAATTCTAGTGGCCAAGTCCACCATGGGACATAGAGTTCGGTAATATAATTATTTGCCTTAGCTCTAAGCCACCACTTACATAAAATCTTTGGTCATCCTTTGCCTATAATATAGTTGTTACCCATTTATTATCCTTCTAGAGTCTGTGACTGGATTTGAACCAGTGTCCATCTTGATTTGCAATCAAGTGCCTTGCCGCTCGGCCACACAGACTTGATATCTATGTGTATTTTGCTCTTTGGCAGTTACTTTCCTGTGACAGTTTGCACATAGGCAGATGCATTTGTTTATCTCTTTCTCGATTATATACCACGATTTTCGGCTGCTAATTATTTCACTAATATTCCCCACTTTAGTGTTAGGGTCTATATGGTGAAAGTCTAGAACTAATGGATTAGTTTCTCCGCATTGAGCGCAAGGATTATGTTTAAAGAGCTGTAGTAGTTGTCGTTGTACATATAGAAGGTATTTGTGTCTGTTAGATTTAGCTCTCTTAATATACTTTGTACGATTCTTTTCGTAGTGTTGTTTGTAGGTCTTCTTGCGTAATTGCTTATAGCAGTTCTTACAGTATGAGCTACGTCTAATACCCTTTTGTTTCCAGAAAAACTCAGTTTCTGGTTTTACTTGATTGCATTTTGTACACTGTTTGTCCATATGCTAATTTTAGCGATATGGACTGCAAATAGCAAATCAGTTTTGGATCTGCTCAGCTATGCCGACGGGTAAAGTTTGTGTTCTAGAATATATTTGAATACCTCGGGAGCCAGTAGTCTACTTATTTGTTCAATGGTAAGTGCGCTGTTTATTAGCTGTCGGACCTCCGTTGAACTGGCATCATGCTGGTGCTGAATTATTTCTCCTGGTGGGTCTTCCACTCCTGGCCGGGTAACCCAAATTGGTGGAGCTAAACTAAGTACTTCCTCTGAAGTTTTCCAATCCTTCATTTTCCAATAGTTATCAGCTCCTAGTATAAGATTGAACTCCTTGCCCTGGTTGCCAGCCTTGAGGTACTTTAAGATTTCTACTGAGTAGGTGGACTTGATTTCAGCTTCAGCTGTGGAGACGAGCATTTGTGGGTTCTCTTTGATCATTAAATAGCACATGGCTGCACGGTGATGGAATGAGGTGGGTTCTTTACCGAAGGCATGTTTCCAGCATGGAAGGAACCAAACTGCATCGACAAGCTTTCGGCCAAGGACTGCTTCTGCAATCGCATAGTGTCCTAGATGTGGAGGATCGAAGGTTCCGCCGAGAATTCCTACCTTTGTCATCGATTACTCCTTATTATACCCTTAAGTAGTGAGGGATGCCAAGGTTCTTATGTCTATTGGCTGTGATTAGCTTCTCGATGTATATGCGTGTTTTGGAATTATCGGTTGAGCCGCTTTCTATTACCTTGAGCCACCTATCAATCTCGTCGTATGTTATTCCGAGTTCGTTCTCGTCTGTTTGTCCAAGCCAGAGGCCTGCTGAGGGAGCCTTCTCTATTACGAATTGTGGTAGCTCAAGGATTTTAGCCATCTCGAAGACTTCTGTCTTATAGAATCCCATGATGGGCTCTATGTCACAGCCACCATCTCCAAACTTGGTGGCATATCCTAGCAAGGCCTCTGTCTTGTTGGTCGTGCCGGCTACGAGTCCATTGCATTGCCCGGCTGCTGCGTATAGAGTTAGCATGCGGAATCTTGCTTTGGTGTTTGCAGGCATTAGAGCATTTAGGTCTTCAAGTGCTCCTATAGCGTGACCGAGGCAGGCAATATCTTCTCGATAATCAGCCCACCAAGAGTTGAAGGTATTTTCGAGATCCATGGTAAAGGTCCGGATGCCTAGGCAGCTTCCAATGCTTTCTGCATCTATGGCATCTTGTAACTGGGAGTAACACGGCATAATAAGGCCAATGACATTGAGTGGCCCTAGCGCCTCTGCGCAGATTCTTGCTGTCAGGGCTGAATCAATGCCACCAGAGAGGCCGACGACGGCTTTAGTCATTCCTGCTGTTAGGAAGTATTTCTTTGTCCACTGGACTACTTTCTGTATTTCTTTTCTTAAGCTCATTCTTCATTTCGCTTTCTACGCTATTGAAAGCGTCCTTAATTGTGGTCTCTACGGTTCCAGCCATTGAGTCTAGGATAAAGTTCCAGTTATGGACAAAGACTGGATCAGAGTCATTCTCTACTGGTAGTCTGTTTCCTTTGAGTTGAGTGCAGACGAGCTGCATGCCGTCAAATAGGCCTTGAAGATACAGAGCGATCTGGTCGTGACTGAAACCTTGGCCTGACAGCTTCCTTAGGAGATTCGCAATGATTTCTTGCATAGTGCTATCTCTTCTTCTGTGCCAGTATGCTTGCCTTCAGTATCAGATAGCTTAACAACAGGTAGCCACTTACTCTCTCCATATGGCTTGCAATGGCTCATCTTAATAACCATATTAAGTGGCTTAACGCCTTTAATGTCATTGGTAAGGTTGGTGCCAATGCCAAATGAGCACTTGATCCCTATGTTATCACATTCTTTCTTGAGTTTTGTGGCTACTAGTGGGCTCAGACTGTCTGAGAATACAATTGTTTTGGATTCAGGGCTGATTCCTAGCTCTATATAATGGTCTTTGACTCTGTGTGCAAAGGCGAATGGGTCGCCTGAGTCATGCCGTACACCGTCGAATAGCTTGGCGTACTTGGAGCCAAATACCCTAAAGAATGACCTGCTGGTGAATGTATCAGGTAAGGTAATTCCTAGGTTTCCGTGATATACGTCAACCCAGTGCTTGAGTGCCATATGGTTTGCTTCTTGGTATCCGTACTTGGCTCCATGAAACATGAACCATTCATGTGCCTGCGTTCCAATAGGTTTGGTAGCATATTCTTGAGCTAGGTGTAGGTTGCTGGTGCCAACAAAGTTGTCTGGTGCAGTAATGGAGTGAACATGCACAATACCGGCATGGTGTTTGGCTGAGAACCTCCTGCGAGTGCCAAAGTCAGCATATGCTATGCCAGCCTTGGTAAGATCTTGTGCCTTCATTGCGGTACGGACCACTGCTTCTTGGATTGAATCTTCATCTGCTTTGGCTGTCATCCTGAAGTACAGCTCGGAGATGACTGCCATCAGCTTCACTTCCCATAGAATTGTGCGGTACCATGGACCTTTGATCATAACCCACAATCTACCATCTGGCATGCAGGTGGCGTTCACATCTTTGTAGTTGTATTGATAACCTCTCAGGAAATCGATGAAAACTGGGGTTAGGAACGGGCAGGCTACTTGAAGCCAAGCTGCCTCATCATATGTGAGGTGCAAGTCTCCCATCATCTCTATCTCTTCCTTTAGCCGGTTAATAAACCCTTTTGGGAATTTTGTGTTCCCCCTATTGGTAAAGTTATAAATAGCTTGAGCATGTGGATAGCACTGGCATACAGCTTGGCACATGGTCAGCTTGTAGAGGTCGTCATCCAGCATGCTTTTAATGATTGGAGTGGCCGAGCCCATTCTTTCCTCCTAGTCGGCGAAGATGTTAAAAGTTGCCTTGCAAATATCGCCGATGATTGGTGCTTTGAATGCAGTGCACAGAATAAGGACTACTGCTACAATTCCTATGATCCGCTATATCATGTCTACCTCTTCGTCGTAATCTTATATGTCTTGTTATCCTTAGTAAATATGAGCTGTGCTCTGTCCGCCTAGAGCTGCATGTCGTGGCTAAGGTTCGGGTCTCGGATTTTCTTTATCTCAATGGGATAGATCTCTGATAAGTCTTGTGAGGCAAGGGCATTCATCTCATTGAGGTCTACTACTAAGATGCCGGCCGTGTGGATATCTATTATGCACTGCTGGAGGCTCTGGGCTATAGTTAGCACTGTAAGTTTGTTGTGTTGTTTGAAGGCTTTTGAGAACAGTTGGCAGAATACATGAGTGTTCTTAACGTGCCTCATGCTATAGCCAACAGGTTTTCTGCTCTTGAGGATTATGTCTTCCTGAGAACGGCCTTCATCCTTCTTTGGACGAATGCTCCTTTGTAATTCTTGAAGCTCATCAGCTCCTGAATCACTACCAGTGCGGGTATAGGCTCGCCACAGCTGTCTACGAATGATGATATACCGTTAGAGAATACTGTAGCTAGGACTGTGGGCTTCATGGTGTTGAGGAAGTATGAGTCTTCAAGCATTCTGCTGTTTTCTGTTATGCTGTTTGGTCGTTGAGCTTGGGCATATTACACCAGTACTTTCGTGGTTGTGGACAGCTTCATCCCCTTGGCTGTCATTTCTTTAATGAAGTCGTCTTGGAGGTTCTCGAAGCCTTGGACTGGAGAAGTCCCGTCAGCCAAGAGAACCAGCTTCTCGATCACCTTGGGGTCGCTGAATCCATCAGCGACATCCCTTACGGTGTTGGCTAGGCAATGAGAGCCGGCCTCTCCTGCGATGAGGACCATGTCGGTCTTCTCGAGAGTCTGGATGAGCCTGGTGTTCAGCTGTGTTGTAGGGTCGTTGGGATCTGGCACTTCTGCCTTGACGCCGCTGTAGTGTTCGGTGAAGATATTGCTGCCCTTGGAGACGAAATCGATGGTTTTGAACTTTTTGTCGGCCCACTTGTTGAGTGCGTCCAGCACTTCAGGAACCACGGTGGCTCCAGGGCTGCCAATGAGACAGTGGGGAGGCCAGATGCACAGTGGGTACCGCCCACTTGCTTCCAGAGCCTCAGTATAAGCTATCATCCTGGGTGTCAGGTCTGGCTGGGTGGTGTACCAGACGGCATTTTTGATGTCGTTGGATGTGATGATGGTGAAGGGGTCGGGCTGCTGGCTGCTGGCATTCTTCCACATGGCAGGGTGCGCAACGTCGATCAGGTGGTGCTGGTCCAACGTGACGTGGATATCTTCTAGCTTGCCCCCTAGCCTAGCGATCATGTCTGCTATCCGGAGCATGTCATTCTCTGCCCCTGTGACGTAAAGATTGCCTTGTGGGTTACAGAAGTCATGCTGCGGATCGATCAGCAGCAGGTGTACTTTGGCGAATGACATTTCTTTCTCTTATTTTGCTTTCATATTCATGATTGGTTTTATCTGCTCAACCAGCCCGACTGTTGGAATAATAGCTTGCTGGATCTCTTCTGGGTTTTTGTATGCTTCCGGCGCTTCATCCAGTGGGATGGCTGAGGTATAGATGCCGTTCATTGCTTTCTCGGCATCTTCTTGCTTTAGTATCTGCTTAGCTTTGGTGCGGCTCATAGCTCTACCAGCACCATGCGGAGCCGAGAAGTTCCAGGACTTTTCTGCCCATCCTGTACAGATCCAAGTACCGTCCTTCATATTGAACGGAATGATGACTTTCTCTCTGTAGGCAGCAACGGCCCCCTTTCGGATTATGAGGTCCTTTGGGCTAATGTAGTTATGTACTGTCTCTACCTGCTCAAGTATTGATCTGCTAACCCTTTCGGTTGCAAGAAGTCTTGGTCTTAGCCTGTTCTGAACTGCTGGCTTAGGAACAATGTTGCTCAGGACATCCTGCATAATGGCAGCTCTGTTATGGGTAGCATAGCACTGGGCAAATGCCATGTCGTATAAATAGTCATACATAGCCTTGCCCATAAGTGGTTCCAAGCCCTTCTGGCTAATGCCGCTAGTGATTCCAAGCTGTGCTCGTAGCTCTTGGATCTTCCTCTGGGTGTCTTTGGGTGATGTAGTCTTCTTGATTTGCTCAATCTGCTGCTGGTAGTTACCTTCCGTTGACTGCTTCTGCATTGCGGCGGCGAGTCTTTGGTGGTATTCGCAGACATTTTTGCCTAGCTGTCTTGAGCCGCTATGAACTATTACCCATAGAAGATCTTCGTTGGTTGATGAGATCCCTATCTCGATGAAGTGATTCCCACCACCAAGAGTGCCAATTCCATTGAGTGCTCTTTGGAAGTCCTGTCCTATCTTGGCGCAAAGTGCTTGAAACCAAGTATGGTTGATCCTAGGTGGTTTTGGAGTGCTTGTACCAAACTTTTCACGCAACCTAATCCACAGTTGGTCCAAGCTTGATTGTGCCTCGGTGTAGAACTTGTGACCGTCTTCGAGAGCATAGGTTCCGGTTGTATGATAATGTACTTCGAAACCGAATGGGATTCTGTCTCTGATTTGTTTATCTAGAGCGGCTAGATCCATGCCCTTCGGCTTCTGTATCTGGATACCGAGCATTCCACAGCCGATATCTACTCCAACCACGTTGGGGATAACCATCTCTGTCAGTGGCATAGTGAATCCAATTACGGATCCTTTGCCAGTGTGGCAGTCTGGCATAATTCTGACTGGCTCAGTGAATGCCGGGTGGTTAAGCATGGTATAGATCTGACTAATACACTCTTGCTCTACATTCTCTTGCTTGGCAAAAATAATTGCCTTTGAGTATCGTCCCTGGATCTCGAACATTGCTTTATATCTCAACAGAGCTAAAACTCGAAGGCTGGTGGTAATGGTTCTGCGCCCTCGAAGATACACTCTACCCGGTTAGGGATACTAGTTAGCTTAGGAAACACGACCATCTCAACATCAGTTCGTTCGATTGTCATGTTGGGGTTCTTTCGTGCATAGTGTTTGGGTGGAAGTTGTTCTATCTCTTCAGCTATGAATGGTCTTTTCCTCTTGACTCTCCTGAAGTAGGAGCCTCTCTTCTCCTGTGGAGAGTAATGGTTCCAGTTAATCCCATATTTTTGGAAGAGCATTTCCTGAAGCTCTGGTGTCTGCTTCCCTTGCATCTCCTGATGGGAGAACTTGCTTTGTGCCACTGCTAGGATGCTGTTTCTGGTGGCATCCAGCTCCCTCCAGATTAGACAGTTTACAGCCTCTGTGAGTGATGGTACCTGAAATACACGGCAATCGAAGGTAGCTGGCGGCTTGTGGAAGAATAGCTGTGCACGTTCGTTCATATCTGCTTTAACAGTTTTCTGTACTTCTATATTGAAGTAGGCTGTGCACATGCTTGCTAGCACACTATTCATCTTCTGGAGCTTGCCATCGAAGAAGATTTGGCTCTCTATATCGTCGCTGTAGAATATAAGGGTGATTTCATCAGATTGGGTGTATCCAATAACAGCGCATGTCTCTTGTACGAGTCTCTTTGTGGTGATCTGCATCATCTCCATGAACTTGCTATCGAATGGGCGGTCTAGGCCTTTAGTCCATGTGTGGAATGCTCTCCCGTCGAGGCGGGCAATTATAGGCAGAAGTGGAATTGCTTTCATTGCCCAGTTCTTCTCGTAGAGCTTTATTCTATCGCTAAGTGTTATCTTATCCATTTGATTTATCTTTGCAGGTGTGTTGGGTTGCATCTTCTTCGAATAGTCGCCAGACTGGTCTATATCTACTACCAATATTTCTCCAGTGTGGTGCGGTTTGCTGGCAGTGCCGGCATGTCTTAGTTCCGTTGGGGCCATATAGCATTTCTTCTATCATGCTGTTGTCATTTATTCAGTCGGCCATATCTTCTATTGGAGTTACCTCCAACTGGTGTCGCCCTCTAGGGTATAGACGACAACCTCTACATCTTGGGCAAGGAGGGTTTCTTTGATAAGGCCCTCTATGACCTGCCATGTGCCGCCTGCTAGCCCGCAACCAATACGGGGAATATGTACACTGGCTTCTTGTTGCTTAGCATGTGTGGCTAGCTTGTTAAGGCACTGGCGGACCCTGTCGTATCTGATTGGAGGGATGTTTCCGTAGGGCTTGGTGTCGTGTTGTCCGATCATGTTGCAGACGTAAGTGTCGTCCTCAACCTGGACAAGTTGTGTCATGCCGAGAGTAAAATCTGGCATGTCATCTGCACCTTTTGCCCAGTGGCGATAACTCTTCTCGGGAAGCTCCCACTTGTTTGAAAGGGCAACCACGAAGCCACGACCCCATCTGCCTTTGTTGTTGCAGATGTGTGCAATAATTTTGTTTCCGTCGCCTTGTGGCTCGAGAGTATCACCTGTTACGTACTTGATCGTCATTAACTGATCTCTTCTGGGTCGACGTATTCGTCGTTATTCTTAGCAATACCTTCTAGCTCACAGAACCAGAAGCTCTTATATTTGTAGTGAGTCTCTACATTAGGAGCTTCTACTCTGAGAACGATACCTTCTCTGATATGGTCAGTATCGAGTAGAGAATTCCCTTGGGATAGTTCCTCACATAGTTCTAGTAACTTACTACTATCACCATCATAAATGAATGGTTCTTTAATCTGTGGAACTGTGTCTAGTCCTAGCTCTCTACAACGTGTAACCATCTGTGTCCATGGTAATTCAGTTACCTCTCTACCTGGACCAGTTCTGGTGATTCTGTAGACTGCAATCTTGTATGTTCCTGGGTCGCAACCATATTTGTACACCATCTTGGTTCCATACTTCTTCTTGAGTTTGGAGTCTTTGATGTTGTGCGCACCCATAATCAGGGCACCATCTTCAGAGTACCCTACAATTTCGTAGTATAGGGTTTCTCCATCTTGAAGTCCTATATCCCTGATTTTATTATGGATAGTTGCTCTGAATTGTTTACCAGAGTAGTATCCTCCGTCGTCCACTTGTTTAGGGTCCAGGACCACACGTCGGGAACCAGTGACGTACTTGTACTCGCTGGTCTTAAATTTCTCTCCAAATATTTTATTCCAGGTTCTCTTGAACCAACCGAGTTCCTTAACCTGACGAAGCTTTCCTGTGCGTGCAGAAGTACCATGTATCTTCTCAGAGATTGAGAGTATTGCTCCAGCTGGGATGAGGTCTACCATCATCCTAAGCTTCTGTGTATTGAAGTGCTCACGGAAGTCTGGGAATGATTCCTTTAGGATTCTCTTTGAGCTGCGGCGATCCTTATTTGTCCCACTCCCCATCATCTTTCTAGTAGCTGGGGTGTAGTACTTATTACAGATTGGCTTACCATTTAGCTCATCGATTAGGTCACCTTTGGTGAGCCTCTCTATATCAAAGCCAGTCCACTTGAGCATCTTTAAAGGAACCCAGTAGCCCATAGACATTTCTTTACGAAACCTTTGTGCTCTCACACGTCGGTTGTCATCAAAGAATCCAGCCTTAGCTTCTGGGTTGGCATTTAGGTGTGTGTGCCTATGTAAGTTATTTCGCTGGCACATCTCCAAGCTTAGCTGTCCGTCTTCAGGAAAGAAGATGCCTAGCGTGCCTTCTACTATATCTGTAGAGATGATAACTTGATGCCCAGCGGCAGTACCCAGCATAAGCCTATCGGCATTAGAGTGAGATCTTATGTTCACGATAGGTGTAATAATTGCTTTATAGTTACTCATCTGTAAGTACCTCTAGTAGTTATTAGATCTTGCCATACGAACCTCTTAGTCTTCTACTGGCATCCACTTTCTAATGGTGACCTCTTTTTCTTCTACCTCTACGATTTCACTATCGTATTGGTACTCATAGTCCGTGAAGTAACTTCCTGATCTACTGGCCGATACTTTCCAGCAAGTACCATCTGCGTCTCTGAAAATTTTGGTACCAAATGAGTATTTTCCCTCATCAGTGAAACCGATATCCTTGACTAATTTATAATCAGAATGCTCTTCGTCAAAGATGCTTTCTACTTCTTCTTCTGTAAGTTTCTTCTTCATTCTATTGCTCCTTGGCACATCCGGCAGGACTCGAACCTGCAGTGCTTTTCAGCGCCGGATTAGAAGTCCGGTGGGTTATCCGGTTACCCTACGGATGCATTATCTGATTACTTTGATCTGTGAGCTTTCTCTTTCTTTACATTTCCTCCAGCTTCAAACTTGTCTGTATTGATGTCGAACTTTAGTTCTACTTTTGGATCAGACATTCTGTCCTCTATGTGATGTAAGCATATCTAACAGATTCATCTTGCTAGGTAACTCGAATAGGTCCCAGTTACCAGACACCTTACAGGTGGCAAGAAACATACCAGTGTTTCTGTCTTAGAATAAGTATAGATGCATCACTTACCTAATATCTTTCCTAAGCATGGTATACAGAAATACCAACTATGCCATTTACCTTCAAAGATTGCTTTATCTACTCATGCTTTTTCTCCAGGATGGATTAAATGTCTTACCTTTCCTATCTTAGAGAGATGACGGATATGATTCTTCTTTACTCTTACAATGCGACTAGACTTTAGCCTTAGGTCTGTATCATAGTCGCCATCAAACAGATCTACTGTCAGTAGGTCTTTATAGTATTCGAGTTTTAGCTCTCTGGATTCCTTGTTAACTTTATACCAGCTATTATCTTCATATGCTCTTTCAGCCAGTTCTGCATAAGGAGCTAGCCTTTTACGAACATATGGCTCATGTATCATAAGGGTATGTTCTGGAGGAATTCCATGAATATATGTGAAGAGTTCTCTTATCAGGTTGGTAAAGCTCATTATCTTACCTTGGTGGACCCATGTGGCATCGAACCGCAGTCCAAACACTATCCATGTATAGATCGTTACATGCTTAGTCTACTCTATCCAACCATCTACCAGTGGATATCATAAATGGAGGTTTTGTCTTTTGTGTTTCGCCGCTGATATAAAGACAAACTCTGGCGGCTAGTTACATTAAATTGCGCCTCGTCCAAATATGTAATCTCATTGGATTTGGCGGCTAGTTTGCTTACGCAGTGGCTAGCATAGGTTGTACATCGTTGCCGATTGTACTTTGGTTACTTTCTAATCTGGTACAACCATCCAGGGCATGCACTATAAGCTTCATTAGTACCCGTCGAAGCTATGTCAAGCCCATTATTGGTGTACTTTGACCAACCTTAGATCATTATCATGTTCTACCCTATCGTGCAACGTTTTTACGTTTTGGAATAGTTGCCGAAGGTGTTCCATGCAGTGTTTCGCCCATTTGTCTGACTCGGAGAGATATTTGTCTTCTGTGTTTGGGATAGGCTGTGGATACATATTCAAACTACTCTGGGCACTAATGATTTCACACATTATGCCTTGGAGAGCAGTTGCTAAGGTATCATCCTTATTTATTGTTAGCGGCTTTGACATTACTATTCTTTCCCATTGACTTTTAGCCATATCTCAGCATTACTAGGAATGGGCGTAACTCCTTGTTTCCTCAGGCGAAACTCCCATCCTTTGCCACTAGCACATCTAAGTGGATAATGGTGTGGCTACTTGTCTTCTAGAACCTTTGGGATTATGTATACTGTGATGTCTTTTCCATGCTTCTCCCATGTTCTGAACTCGAACTTGATGGTATTCTGGCGGCTATTCAGATTAGTCGTGGTACATCCGTGGGCGATTCCATTGCTGTAGAGTATGGCTCCACCACCAAGGAGGGGATCGCCATAATTATTTCGCATGTGGAGCTAACCGCAAATGTAGTCATTGTTGGCTGTTGTAGTCAAGCTAACTGTTGATAATACCAACAGAATTGTGGCAATTGTTCTCTTCATGGTGTCTTCTGTTTTGTGGGAAATATTACCCTGTTTTTCCCACAAGACTGTGGGAAGGGTAAAGGTGCTGGTTTTTGTCCCTAACACGTTCCCTGGTCATCTTTGGAGGGTGGCCGAGTGGAAAGCACCCTGTGACCTGTATGGGGGTTGTTAACCTCACCGTCCGTGCTCCGCAACTGGATTTGCTAGGGTCGCTAGGATAAACCAGCAAACCTAATTAGTCTGCAGTTTTAGGTCGTACAGTGGACCGGGAGCAACACCAGAATGGTAATATGGCCCTCTACCATGGCAGCTATTTAGCGTCAGCTCCGAGACATGGAGGAATAGGCCTGCCCTTAGAGTACTGTGTGTTGTGCTCCAGGCTTGTCAGTGTGTCAGGATTCCATTACTCTTCTAAGGTCCCAAACCAACGGCGGACCAACGTGAGAAGAGGTAAGATCCTGAATGGGTTAGCGTATTCCTCCGTCTGTGAATCTGTTCTTAACCATGTATTCCGACCTATGTGGTCTTATGAACTAGCAGACAGATTGAAAGGGGTTGGATTTGAACCAACGTTTCCGGGCATCACACCGTGGGTGTCTTAGGCCGCTAGATGACCCTTTCAGTTAGGCCAGTTTGACCCCTGACCCAAGGGTTCTCCAAGGAGTTGGTGGGATGGCTGGGGGCAAGCCGTTTGTCTCCCACTAACTAGAAACATTCTAGTTATAACTAATAACTAATAGTACTCTCCGTCTTCATTGGAGTTGTGGAAGTACCTATCCTCTAGGTTAAGGTCATCTATAAGTCCGGTGGTCTCGCTTAACTGCAACATTGCCTCTGTAATAAATTTGGTCGTGGCTTCATGGTTCGGTTCTACTATATATTCTTCTGGTTCAGGTTTATCTGTCCATGTTCTGACTATGACTGGCCAGAATGTATTGTTTGCGAGTCCTTCTTGAGTCTTCTTGACTGTTACTTCTCTCCCTTGTGCTTTCCTTAGGTGTGGGACTAGCACACATTTTGGTGTAAGCTTGGCTACAACTGCGTAGCCCGAGCTGAGGTCGTACCTCCTCTTACCAATGCTGTATGATACGCCAGTTACTAGGACATCTTCGCCTTCTACGTCATCGGCTGGGTGTCCCTGTATCCAGGGGAACCATTTTTTACCCTTTGGTAGGTATTCTTTACCTTTACAGATAGCACTGACGGGCAGTGATCTGCCTGGGGTTACTTTCCTATCCTTCAGGAAGATACTAATCTCCATTGGTAGCCTCCTCGTATGTCCTGAGGGTTGGTATTTCTGTGTGTCCGAGCTGCCAGATAATCCGGCCGCACTGTTCACATTCCAGCCCCAGCAACCCTTTACCAGGGATGTGGGCTCCGCTCTGGTTACTGCCTGACTGCGTAATCTCGTACCATTTGAGTTTGCCAATGGCTTGAGCTGGTATTGCCTGTACATGTAGTGCTGGTACTCTCTTGGCCTCGTCGGCTGAAAGGCACTTGACATGAGTACATGGCAGTGAGGCCTCGATGTTAGTTTCCCTAGAGCTTGTAACCTGCTCTCGGAGCTGCTCGTACAGGACCTCTCGTCCGAGCAAATGACGCCTAAGCCTTGCGCAGCTTTTGCTCCATCTGGCTTCGTCAGTTATGGAGATTCTGTCTATCAGGCTAGGGTGGAAGTCGAAAGTCTTGACGAACCTCCACTTGGGAACCAGTTCACCACTCTTATCCCGGAAGAAGCCTCCATCCTTATGCATTGTATAGCGTGGTGGGTCGTATAGCCTAGCTTCACGCTTCCACTTACGATGTTGCGCCCATGCCATATAGGCCTTCAGGTCGTAGAGGTTATCAATACGGCTGAAGTGCTTAGCCAGTAGGTCAAGTACCTTGCGGCGCTCTTCGCTAGACTCCCGATTCAGCTTGAGCCTAGCTTTGATGATGTCTACCATCTTATAGATGGAGTCCCATTGCTTCTTAGTCAGGAATTCTTCGGTGAATGCCTGCGCTCTGCGTTGTAGCCATATGCTATCTTTGTGTGAGCTGAAGTGGCTGACTACCTGACCATTGTTGTTGCGCTCGCCAAGGTTGACTTTCTTTCGTCGGTCGAACCATACCCAGACGGCTATTCGTAGCTGTTCTTCGTCTCCCTTCTTATTTTCTCTCCACTCACGGATAAATTCTTCTCGGGCGATACTCAGAGCTGAACGGTGAATAACATCTCCGGTTTTGCGGTCAATATGGTCATTAATAGACCAGTTAGCCCACAATACTTTGTCCGAATGGTACATGCCACGAATCTTGCCGAGGAATCCACCAGAACGGCTACGCTGGCCTGTCATTGGGTCAGTAATCCAGGGTCCATAGAGGTCCCGTTCACTATCACAGCTTGCTGCTTCGCCAAGTAGCTGGTAGAAAAACTCTACCCTGTTTTCTGCTGCTACTTCTGTGTTGAACACTTCTGGCAACCTAATGCCTTTGTGGATTCTCCTTGGCTGTGAGTAGCCATAGCCACAGTATGGTGAATTTATACATGTGGTTATGTTGCGCCCGACCTCTCGGTCTAGAGCTTGTTCATATTGAAGCGTTAGTAGTGTCTGCTCTTGGTCAGTTGTAGCTTTGCTAATTAGCTCCCTGAATGTGTCAGTGATAGTTCTGATAGCGGCTTTGGTCTCGTCGTCTAGCTCTGGCAGTACTGTTGCTGTTGTGCGGGGGTCGTACCGCATTACGACCTCATCGTCGGACTGTTGAAAAGCTGTCTCAGTGTCATCGTCAGTGTATTCGTCACCCAGGACTGGGTTCTCAGAGCCGCTGGCTACTGCCGAGACGTCGGTTTCTACTCTAGTAGCAAATGGGCTGTGGTATACGTTGTGGTCTTGGCCTTTGCTATCGTAGGCGATAGCTCCGAGGATGTCGCTGACTCTCTCGGACTCTGTTTCTGGTAATACTATTCCCAGGGCTTCGAGATACAATCTGCTGGCAGATGGCCTCTCGTTGAAAGTCTCTATATCGGCCTCTGATCTATCCGAGCCCCACTCGTTGTATTCGTAGACTTGCGTGATTGGGTCAACAACGGCGAATAGTGCAGAATTGCTACGGTTAATGAACCATTTATCTGGATCGCCGAGGACGAACTTCAATGACTGTGGAAGCTCGTCTGTTTTGGTGCGGGCATCGCCGTAGATAATCTCGTCGTTTGCTTCCTGTAGGAGCATAAGCTCAGGAGTGTATGACCTCCTGTCGCCAGCTACATGTTCTGGTGGGGTTTTTGTCTTGGTTATATGCCAAGCTTTAACATCTTCTGGCGATGCTTCTACTCTCAGCCAGCCATGACGAGTCCAGACCAGCTTGGATGGCTGAGATGCCTTATGACGGTTTCGTGCTCCATTGGAGATAGAATGCCTGTTCATATGCCCTCCTTACTTACAGGCTAACAGCTGCTACTTTAGATTGAAGTAGAATGCAACAATTAAGCAAAATACTCTATCTGCATATCAGCTGTGTGTTGGTGTTCTGATTATATTACTCCTTTCAGTGGGAAAGGCATCCCGACCGGCTCTCGGGTGGGTTTGAGAGCCGGCCAGGACACCCATTGGGGGAGATGGGAACTACTGGTTAAAGTCGGCCTCGTTGGGATCGAGGCTCTCGGGGGCCTCGTTGTTACTTGCAAGCTCGTCGACTTTTGTACGGTCGATGATTTCCCTGACGGGTCCGTATGGCTCCTGCTGGGTAGCGAGATGGGCGAGGATGCCGTCTTTGATGGCCGCCCCGGTTTCGTCGCTGATGACTGAGCCGTTGACTTCTACCTTGGCGTCCTTCATGAGGCTCACAAGTCGGTCGATCTGGCGGTCGATGGGGGAATCCATGAACGTCAGTTCTCTCATGTAGACCTTGGTGTTGGCATACAACACCTGCTCGCCTTGGCTGTTCTTGCCAACGCTCGGCTGATGGGTCAGGCGGCCGTCGACCTGAACCAGACGTCCGGGGGCCAAGCTCTGGAAGAGTTTCAGCCCTCTGTCGTTTTCGGGAAGAATAACCTGGACGATTTCCCTGGGCCGTTGTTCACGCCCAGTGGCTGGGTTGAACTTGGGCTCCTTGGTAGTATCCTCGCATAGCATGGAGAACCGGATGAAGGGGACACGCTTGCGCTCCATCTGTCCGTTCTGTCGGTTGCGGCGTTCTTTCCAGTCCCATGTTATCATGGGCTTCATTCCGCCGTTGCCGATGATTCCTTGCACAGTAGTTTGCATTTCTTACTCCTTGGGCGTAAAGCCACTCTGTTACCGGTTTATTCAAGGAGGATGGTGGTAACATTCACCCTCCTATTGAGATTCGCCTTAAACCCTTACAACTAATAATAGAAGTATTTCTTGGGATAATGTTTTCTTTCCTTTTTCTGTTTTTTCCTCTCTAGCAGTAGTATGATCATGACGCTGATGGCTATTGGCCAGGCAACTGTTGTGAGGATAAATGCAGGGGGCTTGAATCCGAGTGGTCTCTTTCCTCCTTCTGTGATGAGAACTATGAGTAATAGAGTCATGATGCATCCGCATTCGAGCCATATTATAGTAATTATCTCAGTCATTTGTTGTTCCTGCCTTCTTTACGCCATGCTCAGCATAGATTACAGTGAGCATGAGGGCTTCGTCCAAGTTAACTAATGCCAGCGTGCCGAAGACGATTGCTGCCCACAGCATGATTGGAAAGTCCATGCCTGCGATGAATAGTCCTGCTGGGATGCCCAGGGCGAATATCCAAACGGCTGAGGATAGCTGTGTGCTGTCGTATTTTCCATCTTTCTTGGCACGGATGCCAAAGAGCCGAGCCATGATGGTGACAATGCCCTTAGTGGCATTTGATAGCCGGCTGATGCCATGCTTGAAGAATTTAACTATACGTTGCATTGGCTGCCTCCTTGGATGTCTGTGCTGACAGCACGGCAAACCAGATGAGTGCGGGGACAGCAAAGATGAGGAACACGATAGGACTTAGTGTGTTGAATGCGAGTGCTATACCACCACCAAGGTAGTAGCAACTGACCACTGTTCCAACAAGTGGTAGTGCTTCTGGATGGTGGGTGGCCCGCTTGAATAAGCTTTTAATCTTTGTCCACAGCTTCTTCATTGCCTCCTCCCTCCTTGCTGTCCAGTGGTTTGCAGTCGGGACAGATCAGCCTGCCATTGACCTCCTTTAACTCGGTATCGATCTGTCCACAGCTGAAGCAATGCTTGTCCTTGACTTCGTTGAATTCGGCGTCAATGGCATCAGGGTCAGTTGTGGCTGGAATGTCTCTGGTGGCGGCGAATGCACCGTATGGGATGGCTACCATACCGATGACAATAAGTACTACAAACATAGCAATGACCGCCAGTCCGGTTCCTACGATGCTACCCACCGTCCTTACGGCAATTCCGGTGCCTTTGGTTGCACGGCTCATTACGCCTGAGCACAGGCGCCTCAAGCCAGACCATATACGACCGAGTTGGTTTAACAGTCTCTTCATGTCTTCTCCTTTATCTCCTCTATCTCTTTGTTGAACAATCTCTTGTGCTCCTCTTCTAATAGTCTGGCGCACGTCTTGTAATACTTCATGGGACGTCATTTACTGAAGCTAATGTAGACCCTTACGTCTCGGAATATCTTAGTATTCTTTTGGTGAGTCTTCTGTTACACAGTGGGCACTGCATTAGTCTTCTTCTTCGGTAAGTTTGTCGTAGCAGTCCTTACAGATAAGCTCCAGCAGGTTGTCTGGGTCCTCGTAGTGTGGACTGTAGTCACTGTCTATGTAGTTGTCGCAACGCTGGCAGTAAAACATACTCACTGGTTTTCCTCCCTAATCTACCACCAGCCTGAGTATCTCGCTTAGGATGGTTCTGAGGTTCAGGTCGTCTAGCTGGTGGATGGCCTTGCGGATATTGTTTATCTTGACAATCCGTATGGCCTGTTGGAACGAGCAGCCCCGTTCTTGGACTATCTTCTTGGCTTCCTCTAGGTTTAGGGTCCTTGGGTCAGGGGTAGGTTCTATGCGACCAAGGGTGAAGTCTTCTTTATCCTGGGGCATTTAGCTCTCCTTCGCAGATATTCTTTCCAATCTCTTGGTAGCCTATTGGTGCATGCCTTTCGCAATATACCAATGGGCTGCCGGGGTTTGCCTCGTGTGTGGCTGCCCTGCGGCAATCCCACTTTGTGCAGTAGCATTGGAGCTTCTTGCCTACTGTTGGGAGATGCTTGAGCTTTGCTAGCTCGTCGGCTATGGTTTGCGTTACTGGGGTGGCGAAGTCCCTCTTGGTTCTGAGTCTTTCTACCTTCTCTGGTAGGGACTCTTCCTTTGTCCTGCTGAGCATTGTTTAGCTCCGGGTGTCTGGTTTGTTACTCTCTTAATATCTTGCCCTTGCTGCAATGGCTCTGATTCTTACGATATTCATAGCCTCGTTGTGCTGTTCAGTCCAGCTCATAGTGTGCCTACCGCTGTGCCACTCGGCAGCAAGGTCAGCACGTACCTGATCATAGAGCAGTCTGGCCCGACCGCCTCCACCCCAGTCGGTGGAGCGACCCTCATACTTGGGTAGCTGGTCTGCCATGAGGTCGTTGCGGTCGGATTTGACGGATTCTTGTAGGTCGACGACTTGGTCGGGGTCACATAGGTTGTATGAGTCTCCATTAGCATGGAGCATGAAGGGCTTCTCTGGAATGGCAGCCCCGTACTCGTCCTCTTGTTCAGTATCCTCGAGAATGTCTTGGGCTGCCTCCAGGTCCATTAGGTCCTCCTTCCATTACTCGCATTCGTCGTCTGCATCAGGAATGACGATACACCCGCCGCCTCCATCAGTGCAGTCGGACTCAGTGTAGTCTTCTTCGCAGTAGGCATCGCCATACTCGTCGACTTCGCACCATATGCCACCATAGATTTTGATGACTGTATCTGAGATGCACTCATCGTCTGGCATCTTACAGGTGACGCCGTCACACGGGTCGTGACATGCATCGTCGCCGGGTAGGATGACACAGCCCCAGTCACACTCCTCTAGTGTCTGGTCATAGATGCATTCTCCATCTATGCAGTTGTATGTCTCGTGGTAGATGATTAGTGTGTCCTCGTTCACGCAGTAATCGTTGGGTGAACTATCGCAGACACCATTGTCCAAACAGTCAGTATCTGGTTCGGGGCTGGCGTCTCCTAGGTCGGTATCGTTGCTGAAGTGTGGGGTGGGGTCCTCTGCACATGCCGCTATAGCCAGCACCATTGAAGCGATTGTCAGGTATTTCATTGTATCTTTCTCCTTAGTTAGGATAAGCAGATATCAGATCGCACAGTACCTGCCATCCGTCGGGTCCGTATTCTTTCTCTGAACTACGGAACCATGTCTCGTGCAGGATTCGGTGTATCTCACCGTCCTGTTTGTTTCTGCATGCTTGGTGGAAGTCTGCCTCTGCGTCTGGGTAGAACTCCTGGATACAGCCGGCTAGCCTGTTTTCGAAGGTCAACAACATTTCCCACCACTCGCCAATATTCATGCTTTCACTCCTGCCTGTTGTTCAATATCACTGAAGATATCATAGTTTGGATTCTTGGCTCTCTCTTCAGCCGACGGAGTCTTCTTCCTTGAATGCCAGCTGAAGAGCTTCTTAACTGCATGGAGGCCAATACTCAAGCCAACACCAGAGATGGCAGATGTCAGCAGTATAATGATGGCTGTGAGTAGTGTCTTGCCTCCTGCAAACAGAACGAATGAGATGAGTTCCATGGGCTTACTCCTGGTCTAGTGGGCCGTGCAATTTGAATGCCCTAGCCAAATCCAACTTATTGACTTCATGCTCTGAGTTGGTGTTGTTGTCCTTGTTGCAGTAGATGTCGTTATGAGTAAGGATCCTGACTGGTTGTCCATTGACGTTTAGGGTTTTCGGTTCCATTGTTCCTCCTTGTCTGTAGGCCAATAGCCAGTCTCTTGTAGCTGTTTTACTTCCTCGTCGAGCCACTCGTCGGCTGACATGGTATGTCCACAGTGGCCGCAAGCGATGTGCTTTCCGTCTGGCCACTTGTATGTGACTTTGCCTTTATTCTTCTCGGCACACGACTTGCAGCCACAGAGGTGGCCACCCTCACACTTTGGGCAATGCATCACTTACCTTCTCGCCGATGATGATGACTTCGGTCTGGTCGTCGAGCAGTTTCTTGTACTGTTTCTCCCAGCGTGGCTTGAGTACCTTCTTAGTGAAGACTACTCCCATGCTGAGGCCGATGCCGGTTACAACGTTGTAGATCATCATGCCGATGCCTGTGATGGTGGTAAGCCCCACCCAACCGCCAGTCACCAGCATGATTGTGACGACCACGTCCAGAGGTCCGAGGGTCTTGCACATGAGCAACCTTGGGCTCCAGGGCCGGCCGAAGAAGGTACTCATGAGCGGAACGTAGTTGATGAGCCAGCATACTGCGAAGGCTCCTCCGAATCCTACCAGCAGAAGTGATGTAATACTCATAGCTTACTTCCCTACATGTATTTCGGTACATGCACCTTCTTCGATGATTTCTCTGTGCCATGGATTGAAGAATGTCTCGTCTATGAAGTCGAGCTTGCCTTCTTCATCCAGTTTGTATTCCTCGCCTTCGATTATGAGGTGAGTGGGAACTCCTTCCTTGTAGTAGTAATAACACTGAGCGTCGATGGCAGTCCTATCCGCCATACGGCTCAGCATGAACATGAGCGCCAGCCCACCAATGATGGACCAGATGGTGATGAACCATAGTATCTGGTAGATTGGATTAGGCTTGGGTTTTATGACAGCAGTGGTGTAGGTATATGTAATCTCTGCCACCACGTCGATGTTGTGCTCTTTGAGGTGTTCGGGTGTAGCCAGCTCTGCGATCTTAATCTTGGGAACGCCGAGGAGCTGGTCTTCCTTCTTGACCTGATAGGCATAGCGCTTGGGCTTGGCCTTCATGTCCTCGAGGGTTGCTCTGGTCTGTGTCGGCGGAGCGGAGATGATTGAATCATTCATCCTCACGTCGTCATAGACCTTGATTATCCGGATGCCATGTTTCTTTCCCTTAAAGAAATCTGTGAGGGACACGGTGTCTTCCGTTTCTACAGCTCCCTTAGCGGCACATGGAGTTTCACTAGAGCTGTGCAGTGATTCCAGGTATGAGCTGTGCCACTCTCCTTCTTTGGCTTGTCACCATCACCCCATGTAAAGGCAAGCAGGGCCTCTGCATCTCTAGCAATCTTTAGGTCTCTTGGCTTGAAACCCGGGGTGACCACTGCTTCAGCCCCCTGGGCAATGGCTTTGTTGAGACCGTTAATTGTTGATAGGCTGTTCTTACCCATAGCCATGCCGAACTCTTGGTGGTACTTGTTGGTGGCTCGGGCTGTGGAAGTGGAGCCAACGTATCCACCTTCGTCCAGCGGCGCAGGCAGGTGCAGCCTCAGCTGGTGTGCTCTGCTAGCTAGGTATAGGCTGACTGCTAAGTGGTCTGACCATGCAGCGCCACCGCTAACTAGCCGGAAATCTTGTGGATTTAGCTGGAGCTTGTTGATATACCCTTGGGCATATCTATACATGTCACCGTATAGTGTCTTGCTCATCTCGTTGCCATCGACGCCACGTCCGGCGGTGCCGATGATACCGAAGTTCAGGCCGTCGAGTTTGGCTTTAATGGTTGCTCGTGCTTCCTCTGTAGACAGTGCGGACTGTTGCTGTGTAGCGTGCCTCCTGAGGTACATATTCCTGAATTCGATGACTCGCTTGGGATCCGTCTCTCTTTCCTTAGCTCGGGCACGAAGTGTCATCTCATCCGGTACATGTAACTCAATGGTTGTCACGTCAGTCCATTGCGAGAGGATGCGGTTGATGGTGGTGTTAGTGCCTGACTCTACGAATGCTGTGAGATTCTTTTTGTTACAGTCCTCCAGAAATGCTGTGAGGGCATTGGGGATTTTGCGTTTAACGACCTCCCATTTGTCCCAGTCCATCTGGTTGTTGACGATACATCCATATTCCTTGTAGAACTCTAGGACATCCCAGTAGTCGATGTCTGACCTATCCAGGAATGGCTGTATTATGTAGGTCTTGCCACTACACTGTGTACCTTTGATGTGAAGAATCTTCATAGCGGGGCTCCTTAGATGTCTTCTCTGTTGCTACTGGGGATACACGCTTGCCTGAGAACCAGACCTGCTCTGCTCCTTGCAATATCTCTGATGGCTTGGGCCTGGGCCTCGAGGTTATCTGCGGCCTCTAGTAGGTCAGCTCTGTCTGCTGCTTCTTTGAGGCACAGGCTGACCTGATCTATCTCCTCGGCGATTTGTTCACCGAGTTTGATGCTAGCCATCAGCTCAAGGTACTTAGGTCTGATGGACTTGAAGAAGCTAGCCGCTTTTCGGATGCCTGCTTGGGCGGAGTTGACGAGTTGGCTCGCCTTGCTTCCCTGACTGGGAGTTGCTGGCTTCGACTCTTGCTTCTTCCTCTTTTTGTTCTTGGCTTTCCTCCGCTTTCTGCTTCCTTGGCGTGTCACTATCCCCTCGCTTTCTGGCGATTTCATTTGCCTGTTGTAGGAACTCCTCGTCAGTGATGTCATCACTGTACAAAATGAGGTGATGTGTGTCTGTTGAGCCTTTCCAGTCACCTGACTGCTTGCAGAGTGCTGCCAGGTAACGGTAGGCTTGGGGTTTGTCCGTGAACATTGTGTTCCTCTCTAGTGGACTATTTGTCCTTTCTTCTATTGTGTGGCTGTGTTCATGTGGTAATTATGCCACATGAGGTCGATTTCGTTGGCTATTTTGAGTGCTTGGCCTATGGCATGCAGCTTGATGCTGGCTAGGTTGACGATGGTATGGGTTGGGTCCATCTCTTGTATTTCCATTGCCTTGGCCATGACTTCAAGGTCATCCTCTATCTGAAGTATGAGGATGCTGTATGTCCTTTCGCCTGCTGCGGTCTTAAAACTTGGGGCAATAGCTTTCTTGTCTGTCTGCTTCGGCATGGCGTCTCAACTCCTCGTTCTTCGCTCGCTGGGCATCCTCAGCCACTCCTAGAGGGCAGTACCTTGTGCATTCGGGGCACATGTTCTTGCGTTCTAGGAATGCCTTAACTAGGAAGCCCGGTATTTTGTGAAAACAGTGTGGACACTTCATTTCCACCCTCCATCTCACAGAAATGTACACATTTCCGGGATACCTCGGATAGCACTACCATTAAATAGTTGAAATAACTATAGAAGGCGGTACTACCTAGAGGTATTCTAGATGTATTGAAGTACATTCTGGTTGTGGTTTTTTGTGTTTACGTGTAGAAGAGAATATCTGAGGTCTGGCTAGGCAGCTGTTTGCTTGTGGAATCTCTTCATGGCAGAGCCAATGCCGGCTACACGGACTGGGGTTTTGGGGGCGATGTCGCTGACTTTCTTGTTGGCTTTCTCGGTGACGACGTATAGGCTGCCATCACGGATACACCCCATTAGTTTGAGGGTGTAGAAGTCCTTGCCTTGAGTAAATCCTCCCGTACGAAGACGGACGATGACTCCGTCGCCTCTGCGCTGGCGGTATGCCCAAGCATCCAGAGTGACGATAACATCGTCCTCCTTCAGTTCCTCGGCGGGCAACTCACCACTCCATGTGTAGGCCACCTTATCCAGGCGGCTATCACTATGGAGGTACTTACGTGGGATTGAGGTGTAGAGTTCTGCTGGCTTGGGTACGTCTTCCATGTACAGGTCCATGAGATTAGCTGATTCTTTATTATCTGACATGGCTTCTGCCTTTCTGTTGACTTCCGGCCAACGGTTGAATCCAATGAAATACATAAACTGTTGCTCATGTGTATTAGTCCTCCTCTTCCTCCTCTTCATTCCCCCATGGCGCAGCTACCAACCATGCCGCCGCCAGCTCGATGTACTGGCGATACTCCACGATCTGGGCCGCAGAATATCCATACTTTCGTCCTACTCCGCGATGATGTTCGCGCCACCACGCGACGGGATGTTTTTCGCATCCGATCGCCAGCTCGACACGACTACAGGTGGTCAGCTGGTGCGCGGTCCCGCGAATCTGTAGAGGAGATACGCCCCAATAGTCGCCGGAGACCCTGGCGTCGTCGGTGACCCTGGCGTTGTCGGTGATACAAGCGTCGCCGGAGATCCTGGCGGAGCCGGTGACCCTGGCGGAGCCACAGACACAGGCGGAGCCGGAGTGACTCAAATTTTCCTCTGACTCAATCCACCCACCGAGATCGCCAGCGGTAATCCCATGGAGATCTATGTCACGTAGATACTGCACGCGATGCAGAGTGTGACCACGTTTGGTCATTTCGCCGGTCAGTCTGTATTTCGGCTGACTCGATTCTCCATTTCTCAATTTTTGTGGTGTGGCTGTCATCTTCTTTGCCTCTCGTTGTGGGCTTTCATCCACCTCTCGACCTCGTGCTTAATGTCTTTGTGTGGTGCTTGGTCGCATGGGCCTTGGAGCTGTGCTATTTGCAGCTGCCCGTTGCTGGAGTTATACACCTCCAGTATTCCTTGGTACTTATCCTTACGTACTCTGTTCTTGAAACTGGCGCTCACTTTCTTTCACTCCCATGCTCCAGCCATGGTTATCTCCATGTGAGCTGTAGAAGGCTATTGCAGGATGCCAAAGCCTTCACATTCTGTGCATGGTGTACCGTCTATCTCCTGACAACTACCTTTGCACTTGGGGCAGAGACCATCTTTGAGGTTCTGCTGTTCTGTTTCAATGATGTCACGGCAGTCGTCACATACTGCGGCTGGTCCCGTTGTATGGGTCTGACAATACTTGCACTGACTCATGTCTCCTCCTTTTCTGCAAGAAATTGCAGATTATCTGCCTTACAAGGGCTTAGTAGGTAGGATATTTCGGGTTGGCCGTTAAGAAAGTAATGGCCACCCCGTATACCTCTAGGTACTCATCGACTCTGACTTGCAACTGTAGTTACCATTACAGTATTTATTGAGTGCAGCTGTATACTCCTTGAGTGTCCAGCTCTTGGGGATTTGGCTTGGCATGCGGTGGTGTACAGTCAGTTCTCGTTGTGTTTTGGCTGGGCGGGTCAATATCTTTAATTGCCCACTCTCCTCGTTGATGAGACATCCAATTCTACTTGAACTGAATGTATGTGTTGAGCCATCGTATCTACGATGCTCAGTGAACTGGCTTGTGTGGATGGCTGCTACCTTCCACTTGTCTGGTGGCCACTGCTCTGGGAGAGACTTGCTCCTGTTGCGAGCACCATCTGTCCTGGCAAAGCCATCCCAGTACTTGTCCTCCTTTGCTCCAGCAATATACCTACAAGGTATCTTAGAGCCATTGGGAGTGAAGTTCTTTTGTCCCTCCAGCTTCAGTGAACCACACATGGCTTACCTCGCTGTAACAGTAGGTGGGCTGCCTTGATTCGCTGATACTTAATTGGGTTGGCTCTTAACCTTCTCATGACTCGGGCAATCCTCAGCTCGGCACACAGCTGTGTCAGCCTTGCTGCCAGTCGTGCATTGGTCATTGTCTACCTCCTACCTGTTACTTGCGGCATCTGCTGCTTCCTTTATCTTCTGGCTGACAAGTCCCATGTCCTCTTCCGTGAAGTAGGTGATCATTGTATGTTTCTCCTATTTATTGGTAGAATGCTCTCGGTGGCTCCTCCTGAGAGTAGTACTCCACCTTGTCTGTGACGGCCTGGGTGATGAAGTTAATGAGCCATTCCTCCTCTTCATTAGGGCTATAGTAGCCATCGGGCATGACCTTGGCTGCCATTGCCATCAGTTTAGTGATCCATTCTTCTCTATTCATGACTTCTCCTTTCTAGCAGAATGCTAACAATACACTTACCAGTGTGAGGTATGCTGATGATACACCAGCCAGTACCATAACTTGGATAAGGTACTTTCTATCTTCGGGTGTCCACATCTTAGCCTCCTGTCTGATGGCTCAACTGCCTAAGATAGGCCATCATCTGTATGATAGCCTAGGTTTAGGGAGTGGAACTGGCAGGTTAGTGGACTTTATCTATTATATCTAGGTAAGCAGCTTTATGTCTTGCTACTCTGAACATCTTGCGTCTCTCGGTGCTTCCTGGAGCGGGGTACAACACGCATACTTCAGCCCACCAGGACCTATGTCCAGGCGCTTCTTGATGTCGTTCATGACTATTCCTCCAGTCCGGGGATGGAGACACGCAGCCTCTTGCCAGTGGCCTTGTCAATGATGATGAGGTACTTGTTGGTCTCGTGGTCGGCATACATGACCTCCACGTTGGTACCGATACCCGTTCCCATGTGGTAGCTGTCGTGCCAGTACGGGTTGCTGTCCTTGAGGAAGTCGGACATGGCCAACACCTTGAAACCGTTGACCTCTTTGCCGTAGTACCGCTCGATGTTGCCAGCCTCCAGCTGGTTGAACAGGTCATCGTCACCAAAGACGAACTCGGTGTTGTCATCCAGCCGGCGACAACCATACAGGCCCTCTCCGATGTAGCCTGCTATGAACGTTGTCCCCTCGGGCAGGTCACATACCTTGTTACCTGCACTGTTCTCGACACCCTGGAAACCATTTTCACATATCACAATGTAGCAACTTATTGCTTTCTCCTTCTATGTTGCTAGTTCTCCTGGCCTGTATCCAGGACTACTGAGGGTTGAATATATGGACCAGGTAGGGCGATGAATTTTGATTCACAGATCTCTTTAGGAGATGAGAATCATTCATGATTCAGCCTTACGTCATACCATGCCTCACAGTTAGAGGTATAGGGTATATATAGGGGATAGACCTAGTTGAAGATGACAATATGTACTCCTTAGTGACTTGAAGGCGTGATTCTTGCGTAAGCAAGAAGCATGCCTTCAAGCGAGGGAGGGCCGAAGGCCCGACCGAGAGCTAGAAGTGACGAAGTTAGATGAAGTTTGAGTCGAAGACGGTAGATTCCCCCGTCCGGAGCAATAAGTTAGATAGAAGTACCGTACGAAGACGGCGAAAGTATTAGAGTTCTTCTAATGTAGGCACCCACATAGTGGGATCTGCTTCTTGTGCTTCCATGATAGAGTAGAATGTATCTTCTACATCCTGGTGGTTGTGGCTGGCGATATATCTGGCCTGGTCCATCAGGTCTATGGCTGCCTCCATAGAGAAGCTCATATCACCACAGTAGCGATCCTCATACGAGGCCACCTTGGTGTGATTAACATGGTTGTGATTCCGCAGATTTGTGAGAGTGGAGTGCCAATCTCCCTTGGGGCAGCGCTTAGCCAGTCTGTAGCATACAGCCAGACCACACTGGATATAGTAGTACCAGCTGATAGTCTTGCTAGCGTGCATATCCTCAAGGACATCCATGGCTATGGCCAGCTCAGGGAGAGACATTCTGTCAATGTACATCTCAAGATAGTTGTACATGGCCGCTCCAGGGGAGAGCGTATCACAGGCATCCTCTTCCTCAGCGAGGTAGGCCATATCCACAGAGTGGCAGTACTCTTCCAGTTCCGCCTTAAGGCGAATGCCTCTCTGTATAGCACGATCTGCCTTTTTACTAGACAGATACTTACCATCACGGTAGTAGTTCTTTAGGCAGAACTCCCTCAGTTCATCCAGCTCATCCAGCTGGTCCTGTATATCGGTCTCTGCATCTACCAGGGCAAGAGGCACTTCCCTATTGTAGAACCAGCCGAATATGTCACCACAGGAGGAGCCGTCCACCAGGACCTGCTCGAACTCACGCTCTTGCAGGGTGGGCCATTCCTCATCCTCTACTACAGTCAGCCCATGTACTTCCTGCTCACACAGGGGGAGTACAATGTTGTTCCTTGTCTTGATAGTCATTGTGATCTACCTTTCTGCCCCAGATGTGGGGCTTGCTATATAGGATTACCTACACTGGGCCATAGGCACACTGGCCTTGCCCCTCTCTACGAACATGGCCATACAGGCTACCATGGTAGGTATACCAGGCTTTACGTCATGCTGTACTGGATAGGTAGGTGCATCATGTTGTTGGGTGTAGGTGATAGGCTTACCCATGGGTGCGGGTGCCTTCTTCTTAGGCAGGGCGCTACATACCCTACCCTCTACCTGCTTGGCAGTACTAGCCTTCTCTACTACTGCCTCTACCATAGGCTTGTTCTTCTGCTTGACTACACTACTAGCCAAGCTAATACGACCATCTACTACCTCATCCATGGTATGCTTACTACCACACATACCCATGATCTTAGCCTCTGCTACACTGGTAGCTTCTGTGTACTTAGATACTACATGGTTGAGAATACTCTTGATGTTGATCTTCATTGTTCTTTCCTTTCTCTTGTTGATGATTACTCGTCCAAGTGAACCATCTTGAATGCAGAGATAGAACGAATACGGTCTACCTCATCTGCTTTGAAGTGTAGGGCATCAATTGCCTGACCGATCTCATCTTCGCTAGGAAGACTAGCGTTGATAATCTCATCGATCCAGCTCATGATTTCTTCTTGTTTTTGCCTTGACATGGCAATGTCCTTTCTGGGGATGAACCCCTTTGTTCCATAGAAGACCCGTGGGCTCCGAAAGATTAGTGGGACTCCTACTCATCATTATCATTACTAGGTATCCAGCTATTTTTTCTTGATTCGTTTCCATATAGGAATCTTTATATCTCGGGCAGGTATATGTCATACTTTTATAAGGCGCACATCTAAAAAATATTTTTTATCGGAGGAGTTGATATATATGATTTTTAAAGGTGGAGTAATTGTCTATGGTAGAGTAGGGGAGGTTCTAGTGTCGGTATTCCTGCTCGAGCGGCGACAACACAATACAGTATGACAATCTACATTAATGCTACCAGTGGCGATGACACTACTGGAAACTAGCAGGGCCATATACTACTGTCAACACAGCCACCACTAACACCTACTTCACTCGTGAGACGGATACGATATTGCCTTATGTGATGCAGGTATTTTACAAGACAAAGCAACAGCTTGAAGCCATGGGGATTAACATCAGGAAGCGCCCGTTACGAGTTGCCAAGCCAAATCCATTTCCAGCAAACGATTACGGATGCACACCTCCTGCTGACTGGAATGGCTAAGATCTTGAGTTTTTAGATATGCGAACCAGAGTACAAAATCACAACAAAATTTTTCTTAATTTGTCTATATAAAGACGAATACGATATTGTGCTATACTTGTAGTCATAACGGGCACAAAAATCCGTCTATACTACAGGAGGTTCAAAATATGGGAAATAGCGGCAAACAATCTATGCATTCTTCAATCCCCCGACAGACATCTGCATCCATTGCAGTTGACAGAGCCTTGTACAAGAGATTGTCGGATTGGCCTAAAGTTCTAGCAGTCTTTCTAACCATCGTTGGTATGGCTGTAGGTATGGCGGTATGGGCAAGTAACTCTCATGCAGAAATAAAAGGCTGGACAGCCGAACAGGACTATGTTACAAAGACAGAGTTGAAAGAGACAATGAAGGAACAGTATGTTCCTCTACATGAGTTTACGAAGGTAAAGCAGAGTCTAGAAGATTTGAAGGAAGACTCAAGGCAGATCGAAAAGAAGCTTGACAAAGTTCTCGACAAGCTAAGCGAGATCAAGCGATACAGGAAATAGCCGTGACAACAGACCGCACCATGATGAACCTTTCTCAGTTCCGAGACAATCTAAGACAACTACTCAATCCTGAAGTCCTGAGACATATGGCTGACTTCTTAGAGGCCACAGGCTCGCAGGATGACAATAATATGCTAGCCCGCTACAAGTGGTTCTGTGAGAACGGAGAGAACGGTCCTGACTGTAGGTATGCAGTAATGGCCAAGGAGTTCTTTCTTCGGGACCAGGCAAGCGATGCTGCCAAAGCCTTAAACTGGCTCTACCACAATTGGTCAAAACATTACGAATAACACAGGAGTTTTACATGAAGGACATTAAAGTCATTGAGGAGTGGATTCTGGTCAAGCCTGAAGAAGAGGGTGAAAAGATCACCAAGGGAGGTATTGTTATCCCAGAGAAGGCTAATAAGCCCCAAGTGAAGCGAGCCCAGGTTATTCAGATTAGTGATGATGTGCCTCGGCTTCTGAGAGAAGAAAAGGGACCTGATGCTAAGATGGAGTATGGTGTTGGTGACACAGTACTCTTCTATGGCAAGACGGGTATTCCTATCGAAGAAGGCAAAGATAAGTACATGTTCCTGAAATGGGACGGTATGTTGGCTATTAGTCTGGTTCCAGTCGATGAGCCGCATATGTTAATCCCAATCTCAGACGAGATAGACGATTTGCGTCCACCGGAGGAAGAGGATGAAGAGGATTAGAATCGATCCCATGGAGTATCCCTTGAAGAAGGGGGAGTTGTGGTGGATAGTTCATCCGAACGTTGCCACAGCTGAGTTCCGTGTACCTCATGGTGGAATTACGCTCTGCACGAAAGATTTTCTTACCTTTAGGCAGAATGTAGTTTACTCTGTTGTGGGGGCTGACAATCACAATGGTTGGGTGACAGTAGTTGAGGATGGCAATCTGTATGATATGCCACAGTACTTGTTTGCCAGGTACTTTGATGCTGAAGCATTCGTGGTTGGGATTATGGATCAGGTCGAGTTTGAAAAGGCCAAGCCGTTCAATTATAGATCTACCATTCCTGGAAAACCTAAGGAAATGGAAGTCTTCACGGACGGGCCAGTGAAACAGTCTACGACTACTTTGGGAGATGATAGTTAATGGGCGGTAAAGGTTCAGGTACACCGAAAGCTGCATTATTGAAGCTAGACGGTACACAGATTGATAAGTATGGCCAGGTAAGCCAGTCTACCTTCTTTGAATTCCTTGATACTCCTGTGGAGCAGATGAGGAATCTAGAGAAGACGATGACTCCAGAGCAGGCCCTTAAGTTCCGCAATCATATTAACAGGATGGGTGTTGGAACCTCAGCAATCATGCCTATGCTCTGTGGTGGCAAGAAGTGTCCTATGAAGCTGTGTCCTTTCCACGAGGGTAGCGGCGGGTATCCGATAGGTGATCCGTGTCCTCTCGAGGCCAATCTTATTGCCAACTGGACAAAGAGCTATATCGAGGATTTATCTGTAGATATTGAGAGCCGTTCTGAGATGATCTTGGTGAATAAACTGGTAGAGTGTGACATAATTGATATGAGAGCCAATATTGGTCTTGGAGCCGACGAAGAAGGCTGGACCTTACTGAAGGTTGATATTACTGTCAGCGACAAGGGAACCGCCGAGATGACGAATGCTCATCCACTTCTTGAAGTAAAGGATAGAGTACAGCGATCAAGGGAAAGAGTTCTTGAGTCATTAGCTGCTACACGTAAAGAGAAGTACAAGCGTGCTGCGGCTCTCAAGAAGCGTGAGGACGAGGATATTGGTACTCACTTCGACAACCTTAAAAAAGCCCTTGGTGTGGCCAGTAGTAGAGCTAAGGGAGCCTCTATCGAGCAGCTCAAGGCTGATGCCGATAAGATGACCAAAGAAGATAAAGAAAAGAATATTGAGGATGCTGACTGGACCACCGAAGAAGAATTGTAGGTGATCCCTTGTGGCTATTTCACAACTGGAGGAAAAACTTCTAGAGAAAGACTATCTTCGCTGGCAGGCTAGAGAAATTGAAGCCGGCCGGATGAAGCGACCTCCAGCCCCTCCCTATGACCCTTCTAAGAAGTACGTATCTCCTCTATTAGAGTCCAACCGTAGAAAGCTTGGAGTTCCCCTCGAGGAATTACAGGATGAACTTGACCAAATTAGGCGTGCTAGATCCACGGGTCAAACTGTCGATTATAGTAAAGCACTTCGGGTGGGCGATGAAATTGCTCGGCTAAAGCAGCAAGAGGCAGACATGGCCTGGGCTCTTCGAGAGCAGGCAGAATATGAAGAATTTGTCCGAGGCCCTCGGGGCACCACCTTCACCCAACCAGCTACCAAGCCACATCCTTTGAAACGAGCAAAAGGCTGGTGGAAGAAGCTCGGTACACGAAAGAAACTCCTCTTTGGTGGCGCTGGTATTGTAGCAGCTACCCTGGCCTTTGGTGGCAAGGAAAACCATAATACTATTGAAGGGTTGCATCCATTCTCTGATGGTATGGGTACTGAGATGCTCCGTGAAATCTCTGACTTCGGTTCTGGCTTTGTTGGTCTTCGTGGAATGCTGATAGGTGAGATTACTGCCATAATGAGGGCAGGCCAGGAACAGATGTACAAGGAGGGTTTTGGAGCCTATCAGCTATATGAATGGGAGAGAACTAGAGGTGCTAGAGAGACTTTAAGCCGCTTTACCGAGCACAAGGAGAATCAGCTGAAGTTTCCTGCTATGGGTGATAGAACTAGCTTTGCTGCTCATATGAGAGGCGAAATTACTGAGTTTAAAGAAGACTTTGCTTCTAGATGGGATCCTCTTAGAAAGCTGGCTACTAAGCTTTATGGCAAGACAAGCAATGATGCTCTTGAGACGTTAACAACTAGACCTGAGTTTAGGACTGCTGTAAGCACAGCTCTAAAGGGAGAAGGCAAGTTACTTGGGAGAGGTCAGATGGGTGAGGCTCGAGCTTATGTAGGAGAAATGGTTCTCGAAGGGCAAAAACATAAGTTTGAGTTTGTGGCCAAGCGTACTTTGCAGCAAGGAGCCAGAACTGCTTCGGCTATCGAAAGAGAATCTGACCTTCTAGGTAAGTATGCTGTGGCTGAGGCTCAAGCCATGAGAAAGCTTGGTGCTGAGCGGACACCATCTCTCTATGGTACAGGATTGTCTTTCTGTGTAGATAGAAACACACTTATCATGGAGAAGTTCCAGCTGACTAAGCCTCTAATAGAGACAAAGAAGATAAAACTACCGAGTGGTCTGGAAGTTACCAAGGATGTTGCAGAGAATCCACTATCAGCTGATGAGCTAGTAGACTTAAAGTCTTTCATGAAGTCAGCACACAAAAAGGGTATTACGCATACCGATATGCATGCTGACAACGTAGTTCGTGTTATCAATCCAGAAACAGGTAAAGCTGAAGTTGCTGTGCTTGACTGGGGTATGGCCAACAGGTTTGAAGCCGTTGGCGGAATTGGTGGCACGCAGGCTCATGTTATGGAAACTGGCGCTGCGGCAGTACTCGAATCACTAGTATCCAGGAAACTTGGTCGACAGGTCGGAGCAACTGAGTTTTCACAAGTAGCTGATATGCTTAGGGTTGAGGCTCATGCTGTTGGCACTAAGGCTAGCAGATCTTCTCGTCAAGCAGTTAATGCTGTTTATCAGTTTGCTAACAAGCAAACCGAACTGAAAAATGCTATTGACGAGTTGAACCACCTGAAACACTTGGCAGATGATACGTCTCCAGCATTCATCGACGCAGCTGAAAAAGCAGTAGTACAGAAGCAGGCTGCCATGGATGAAGCCAGTAATCTTCTTCACGAGGTAGCTGATACTGTCTCTGGCTATATCCTCAAGGGCGAACGTGCACCATCTGTTGTCAGGAAAACAGTGGCAGATATCTTGCCTGATAATACTACTGGCTTGAAAAAAACTTTTGACAGGGTTGTTAAGCGAGAGGAGACTGCATATGCTCGGACTGAGCTGATGACAGCCATGAGAGATACAGAAGTGGCTCCTGGTACTACAGCTTCGACAATGGCACTTAGAGCAAAGAAAGCTGCTGTTGAAAGAAACCGGAGATTTGAGGAACTTACACGTAGAACTGTCGGTGCTGGGCTTAGAAAATCAGCTACTGCTACCAAGGGACACACTGACTTCGGATCAACTCGCTCGACAGTGGTTTAATAACATATTATAATAAATACGTATAACTCTATCTAGGAGAGTGATCAAATATGGGATTTTTCGGAATGAGTATGCTGGGTAGAGCTGGCATTGGTGCTGTTGGTGGCGGTGTTCTAGGAGGTATGACCGAGGGCGGAAGTGTTCTTGGTGGTGCACTCGGCGGAGCTGCTGCTGGAGCAGCTATGACACCCGGTAATATCGGCCGGCTAAGAGGTCGTTTGGGTTCTGTTGCTGGCGCACTACGAGGCGGCTTAGGTCGAGCCGGTACTTTGTCTACCAGAATGGCTAATCGAGGTTTCGGCATGCTAGATGGTGGACCAATTGCTTCTAATCTAGGAGCGGGCATGGCCTTTGTGGGTCAGCGTGGTGCCGGCCTGGCAGGAAGAGCAGCTAGTTTTATCGGTCAGAACTCGGTAGCCATCAACAAATATGGCCCAGCCGCCCTAGCTGGTTTGGGCATGGGCTCGATAGCTATGATTGGCTCTAGTGTCCTTGGTTCAAATAGGGGGTACTAAATGGGCTTCTTTGGTAGGACATTAGCAGGAGCTGCTGGTGGTGCTATCATTGGTGGCACAACTACACAAAGTTGGGGTGGCGCTGGATATGGTGCTGCTTTTGGAGCTGGCACTGCAGGCATGGGTCCTATGGTTGGTCGTCGTATAATGGCTGGGCGCACAGGACCTGTGGGCATAGCAGCAAGCGGACTCGGTATGCTAGGCGATGCTGCTTTGCGTGGCACCTCTAGACTAGGTAACCGAACGCTGTTCAATGCTGCCAGAGGAATGGACAGAGGACTTACCCAGGCGGCTGCCTTCCTAGGGAAGAACCAAGTCTTCATCAATAAATATGGAGGTGCAGCTCTTCTTGGCCTGGGCACCGCAGCCAGCGCACACATTGGCTCGTCGGTACTCGCATCTAATAGAGGCTACTAATGGCATATAACAACTGGTTCAATCAGAACCCGACACCTAATGCGGGTTATTTACAGCGAAGTATGTGGAATGCTCATGTCTTCGGCAGACAGCAGTTTGCTAAGAGTTTTGCCAGAGGCGGTATTGCCGCTACTATGTTTGCCCCAACCAGGAAGGAAATGCTACTAAGTCCTTGGCGTCTGAAGCATGCTGAAGGGAGTTCGCAATATATTAACAATCTTAGGAAGTTACAGAAACTGCACCCCAATAATCCAGGAATCAATAAGGCTTTAGGGGCAGCTGAGAAGGGTGCAACTAGGGGGATAGGTCGTGGTTTAGCTGGTGGTGCTCTTGGAGCAGCCATGGTTGCAATGCCAGCATTTATGGAAGAAGGGCCTGCTCACGAGAAAGCTCGAGCTGTTACTAAGGGAATTGGTGGATTAGCTGGTTTTGCAGCTGGAGCCAAGGTTGGAGCTGGTGTGGGTGCTGTTGTTGGTAGTTATGTGCCAGTAATTGGTACTGCTATCGGTGCAGCTGTTGGCGCAATTGTTGGTGGTATTGGGGGATCAATGACTGGAGAGAGTGTAACTGATTTTCTAACTAGAATCCCAGACAGAATGGTCGATAGAGAGAGGGCTCGGCGTGGATTTAATTGGGGGCAGCACAAGGCTGCTTTCCAGACTCAGCGAGCGTATACAATGAGACAGCAGTCTCTTGCTTTAATGAACAGAGGCGCTATGTCCTCTAGATCTCTCCTAGGCCAGGAGGCTATGTTTGTGCATAGATAGAATATGGTAGATACTCACGCAGAAGATGCTTATGCAGATTTAAAAGATGTCCACCTTCCGTTCGACTTAGATGAAGTTAACGAGGACTGTGTGGAGTGTGTCCGCAAGCAGCTTGATAAATACAAAAAGCATATGGATGAGAACAGTAGAAAGACCGAAGGTCGATTTGTTGTTCCATGCCGTGGCATTCCAAAAGACTACATCGATCCTATTCTGAAGGAGACTGTCAGCGAAGAAGTCTGGGAGGAAATGGAATCTGTAGTTGATATTGTTAAGTGGGCAGCTAAGTACTTGAAGCTTCCAACCGGCAACCCATGGATTGCTAGGTGGTATCAGGAGAAGGTTCTTAGATGCAGTTCTAGACGAAAGATGCTCCGTATTGCTCGACGAACTGGCAAGACTGATTTGGTTTGTGTAGAGATTTGCTACTACATGTTCACCGAGCCGAATATCAAGATTGTTGTAGCTGGGCCTCAGAAGTCACATACAGAAGAGATTATCACTAGAGTAAGAGGATTTATTCAGAGCAATCCTGCTCTCTCGAGTATGGTTACTCGTGACGTGTCTGCACCATGGTACGAAATTAAGCTTACCAATGGTGCTAGACTCAGAGGTTTTGCGGCTGGTACCAAGGGTAAAGGAGAGGGTGTAGGTATCCGTGGCCAGGATGCTGACAGACTTTATCTCGAGGAAATGGACTATGTTGACGAGAAGGCTATTACGGGTGCTGTAATTCCCATCCTACAGACAACACCTGATACAGCTCTAGTGGGTTTTTCCACGCCCTCAGGGTTCCAGACTCCGTACTTCAAGTTCTGTACGGACAATCCTCACTATATAGAATTCCACTACAACTACAAAGTCCTTCCGCACTGGAAGAATGTAGAGATGGAGAGGTCTTCATTTACGGAAGAGGACTGGACTCATGAGTACCTTGCAGAGTGGGGCTCTTCTGAGGAAGGCGTATACAAACCGGCTTATGTTGATGAGGCTCTGCAGACTTATGTATATGGTGATCATGTAAGAAGTCCATCATGGAGATATTGTATTGGTACCGACTGGAATGAGAAACATGGTACGGAAATTGTAGTTGTTGGCTACAATACGCTGAACGGACTTTATAAGGTCGTAGAATCTGTTCTGGTTCCTAAATCTGAATTCACACAACTGTCTGGTGTTCAGAAGCTAATTGAGATGAACAAGAAGTGGAGACCGTCCTTTATCTATATTGATGCTGGCAATGGGAGTACTAACTATGAGTTGCTACGTAAAACAGCCTATGAGCAGAGAACAAAGGATGGAGACAGAGACACAGCTAGATTGTTAGACATCCTCAAGAAGTATGATGCTGGTTCCTCGCTGAAGATCAAGGATCCTATCACAGGGCAGGAAGTACGCTCACCAGCTAAACCATTTATGGTGAATGCCTCTGTTAGAATGTTCGAGCAGAAACGAATCACTATCTCTGCCAACGATCAGGTTCTAGAAAAACAGCTGCGCAACTACATTATCGATCGGATGACGCCCACCAAGGTGCCTGTATATGGTCTTGCTAACCCTACTGTTGGTGATCACCGTCTAGATGCACTCAATCTTGCACTGGTAGCGTTTCAGTTAGAATTTAATGACTTGCATACTGTGAATGTTCTTACTACTGTTGCCGCCGTTCCAGATCCAAGAACCAAGACCACGCACATGAGAGAAGATACTAAGCTCTACAATAAAGAGCACCAGCCTTCTGATAGGCGTCTTGAAGAGGTTAATAGAAACTCGGTATTTGGTATAATGCCTGCAAGGCTAGATACTGTTCGAAGTACAGTCAAAACTAACCGTCCAGGTTGGGAGACAGACCAAGAGCCAGAGCGTTGGCAGCAATATTTGCAAAGAAAACGTAATAGGGGTACTGTATCTAGAGGCCGACCCAGCCGCAGCAATTTCTAGGAGGACTTATGGGGCTTCACTTGTATTATAAAGAAGATGATGGCTTTGTTGAGATCACCGATACTGGAGATCTTACACAGCCACTAACAACAGTGCATGACGGGAAGACAGGGGACATCCAAACAGTTCAGGTCTATCTACGGAATGATGATAGCTCTAAGTGGTTTTCAAATGTTGTTATCAAGCCTGTAGACTTAGTAGATGCAAACCCATATGGAGATATTATCTATACAGAGACTGGCTGGGGTGTAAAACTTAGTAAAGGTTCAGAAGAGCCTACAAAGGGAGAATGGGAAGATATTGACTGGGGCGACTCGATCAACATGGACGATATTGGTGCTGATATTGGTGCTGATATAGCTACCTATTATCCTTTCTGGTTTTTAATCACCTGTCCTCCGAACACGGATGCAAAAATCAAAACCGATATAGTGCTCAACGTAGCCTATACAGAGAATTCGGTAATATAACTATGACGCAGCCAACAGTATCCAAACTAAGAGACTTGCTGAAGCCTCGAGATAGGCAGATTATTGATGCCACAGCTGGGACTAATTGGATACCCAAGAATCCTCGAGAGCTTATTTTGCCTTATACAGAGGAAGACGAGGAAGTAGATCGTACTTCTGTCGAATTCCGTCGCAAGAAGGCTAAGGAAGTCTACGACGGCTATGGTGTTCTTATCGAAGAGTGTCAACAGCTCGAAGAGGAGATCATTGAACAAAGTAAGGACGTCGAGGTTACTCTTAATCCCGCTACACATCTTCGGGTGATAGAGGCAGTACAGAGAGTATTTCCAGGATCTGATGGCAAGACGATTACCTTTGAGATGTATCAGAAATGCATCCAGGCGCTGGCAAAGGTAAGTAACGAAAACATCCCGAAGCCGTATAGGTGAGAACAATGGCAGGTGACAGTTATGATGGTATTTAGTCCTATTAATGATCAGGCATATGATGAGGCAGCAATACAGATAACATACTGTAAGTTGTTTCCCTTACTAACAGAGGATTTTCTTACACGACTAGATTCCAAAGAGATGATGTTGGCTTCTAACCTGATTGTGCAAACAGATGCTGGTCAGGCAGTTTCTACAACTGGTAGTCCAGTAGCACAATCTGGCTCAACTACTTCGCCTGGACAAGGTCGTGTTAATGCTACTTATCTGGGCGATTACAAGAAGCCTGGCACCTTGGGGCTTGAGCAAGAGAAGAAAGCTATTAAGGAGGCCGGAGGGCAGGTAACTGGTTCTGTCCTTGAGGCTGGACTGGGTGAATAGATGTCGTTTACACAAGATACACATACGCAAGTGGATACTAGCCCTAAAGAGCTGTATCGTGCTGGTCCAGTAAAAGTGGATGTAAATCCGGCGAATCCATTTAGTCAAGTAGATTATGGCGTGATCATTAAGGCTTTTGAGTTTGAGGCTTCTAATATCGAGACAGAAGAAGCTGCTAAGGCCCATCACTATAGAGATGTCTATTCTACAAAGAACTTTTCCTATCGTGTTCGTGAACAGATGAATTATTATCCTGGCATGCATCAGACTACTGGTGGTGTGCCTGGTGAAGATCCATTCTATACAAATGCCAAGAAGATAGCCGACGACAGGCTCAACTTCTGGGACAATGCAATGGATAATCCAGAGTCTTTTATGGACGGTCTACGAGATAGACAAGCGGACTTTGATTACACCAAAATCTTTGGATCAGATCTATCAGCTAAGAAAAGAGCTGAAGAGATTGGTAAGATGCTTACCGAGTGTGTTCCTTGCTTTGATAGGTTGCTGGATGGTATGCAGCTATTGCCTGATGGAGATCTTCTCGAGATACACGCTCTTAATATCAAAATCCGTACAGACTTACTTGATAAGATTCGTGAGCTGTTTAAAGACCCAGGAGCATTTATTGATATCTGTGAACTACTCAAGATGCTGTCTCACTTGTGTCCACAAGATCTCCTGGCAATCCTAGCTCTCTTAACACAGTACCTAGCTAAACTGAACCTGGATTTCCGATTCAACTTGGATTTCATTATTCAGCTGGTTGGGCCGATCCTCAGCCCATTCCTAGATGCTCTGTCTGCATGGTTAGACAAGTGGATACAGCTTATTCTGACTCCCATCATCTGTGTGGTAGACCACATCAATGAGACTATTCTTTTGGCTCAAAGCATGAAGATTCCATTTTCTGATGTGAGTGCCAATGTAGGTATGGATTTAGGTGTCGCAGCACCAGCACACGAGAATGCTGCTGGTAGTTTCGGTTTTGGTGGAAATACTGGTGTCGGAGATGCCTCTGGAACGAATATGGATCCACATGCTTCAGCGTGGACGGGTTGGCAGTGGGAAGAATTTAATACTCCCGATGAGGAAAAATACAACCCCGTAGTTCCGACTCCTCCAGCAGAAGAGACCCAGATGGCGAAAGAGGAGATAGTAGAAGCCTGGAGTCCATCATTCTCAGAAGCTGAAAGAGAAGAGCGGAATGCGAGATGGAGAGAGTTGCAAGCTCGAGAAAGAGCAAAGAGAGATAGAGTACCTCCGCCTGAACAATACCGAAATACCGATGGTACTCGTTGGAGTAAGGATGATATTCCCAATTCTGAGAAATATCAGACTGGTGGTGGCTGGGAAGGTGGCTATAATCCACCCGAAGACCAAACTGCCCCCAGTGAAGGTACGGCTTATCTAGACGCTTCTCCTCTGGTGAACTCTATCGTTCAAATGCGCAATATTCTCCAGGGTGGCATTCAGTATATCAAGGACTGGTTTACCTATATCACCCAAATGATTTATGATTTGTTGGGTACAGATTTTGGCTGGATGAGTACAAAGGCTGATAACACAATGTTGAGGTCTAGAATCATTCAGCTTATTCTAATGGTTAAGTCCATAATCGAAGCCATCGCTAAGAATGGTTTAGAATGTGGCACGCATAGTAACTTTAATCCAGCTCAGCTGAAATATATTCTTGAGGATGAGCTGAATGGTAGAACAAATACAGACTTTGAGGTTAGACCAGATGGAACGATTGTTGTTCGCCCTCCCACAACTACGTGGCCCAGCGACCAGACTGAGGAAGATTTACCTAAAGAACCTGGTCAGATTCCTGGACCGCTGCCTGGCGTTGTTATCGAAGAGCCAATACCTAGTGGAGACAAGCAAAATTACGTAGAATCGGGTATTATTATCAAAGACTGTTTCAAGAGCATATCCGCTACAGAGCTTGAACAGGCCAGAGCATGGATTGCTGATTTTGAGAAGAAGGGTGCTGTTTAATGGGAGTCAAAACTGAACAACTAGAATTCTTCGATCAGCAGGCACCGAATAACGGTTTCGGCAATACTAAAACTGGTCAGGCCAAGAGAGTGACTATTCCACGGATCATTCCGTCATCTGTCAAGGCCTTTACGGCTAATCTTGGCCGAGGCCGAGTGAATTCTATCCGTTGGGAGTTGCCCGAGTGGGATCTAGCTGAGTGCGGCCGAATCCTAGATACAGAAGCTTATGTTCGTAGAGCCTTTCGCAATAAGAAAAACCTCTTCATGAAAGAAGGCTGTCAGTTCGTAGGTGCTAAGCCTGAACGAGTAAGTTACATCAAACGTCGCTTCCAGCAAATAGAAGAAGCCACTCAAATTCCATTCAAGATTTGGCTGGGTCAGATCGTTTGGTCTTTGGTTCGGACAAATAATGCATTCTTAGCGAAGGTTCGAAATGAGAAGTCTTCTGGTGGCAGAATCCGGACTAGCGCTAATGGCAAACAACTTAAGCCGGTAGCAGGCTATTTCCCTATCTCTCCAGAGACACTTCGTTTCAAACGAGATGAATACGGTAAAATACTTAAGTATTCTCAAGAGGTTTATGGTAAGACGGCGGTAGAATTCCGCCCAGAGGACATTATCCACTTCTACTTTGATAAGCGTGAGGGCTTTGCTGTTGGTACTCCAGACCTGGTGCCTGTGAAAGATGATATTCGTGCTCTCAGACGGATTGAAGAGAACGTGGAACTACTTGTATATCAACACCTTTTCCCACTATTCCACTACACAGTGGGTACACAGAATGAGCCAGCCAAGGTATATGCTGATGGCCGGGATGAGGTTCAGGAAGTACAGTTAAAGGTAGCTCAGATGCCGTCTGATGGTTGCTGGGTAACACCTGAACGGCACAAGATTGAGGCAATCAGTGCTTCGAGTTCTCCTGTGGCAGTTGAAAAAGTAATTGCACATTTCAAGCAGCGTATCTATACGGGTTTGGGAGTAAGCTCTGTAGATATGGGTGAAGGCGATACGGCTAACAAGTCTACAGCTCAAACTATGTCTCGGAACCTTATTGATGATACGAAGGCCAACCAGAAAGAATTTGCAGCTCAGTTTGAAGCATTCATAATCAGAGAGCTACTCCTCGAGAGTACATTCTCTGACGCTACTTTGCTGGATGAAGAGAACGAAGTCTACCTCCAATTTAATGAGATCGACTTTGAATCTCGTCAGGCGAAAGAGAACCATCTGGTTGATATCTTTCTTAAAAACGCCATCACACATGACGAATTACGTACTGGAATGGGCAAAGAGCCGTTCCAGGGTGAAGGTTGGCCAACATCTAGAAACAAGTCTGTTATATTCACTAAGGGCGACGGTGATTGGGCTAGAACCAATTATGGCCTAATTGAACGTGACAAGATGCTCATTACAGCTGTAGACGAACCTCAGTCCGAGCAGGCTAAAGCAGAATCTAAATCTCGAACCACAGCCAACACGGCTAAGACATTATCTTCTAGTGGCGGGAACTCAGTCTCCAATAAGAATACACCTAGCAACCAGCACGGAACACGCAGTACTACTAAGGTAAACAAAGACAACTTTGGTGTCCACAATACTATTCCTTCTCTAAGTGTGATATATATGCAGGGCGCTCCTCTACAGAATATGTATGATACGCTGTCTGATGACTTGGGTCGACATATTCGCACTCGAGGAGTGGTGATGTCTGAGCTAAGAGTACTAATTGACTCAGCTTTTGGACATGCTAAGGAAAGATTGATATCCTTATGTCAACGAGCTTATAGGCTAGGCCTGCAGGATGCTGGGGCTGAAGTTTGGGAAGTCCGTTCTGATGTGGCAGATAATAAGATCAATGACCATATTTCAAGATATGTGGACAAGTTAAGGAAAGATGTAGTGTCACAGCTAAATCGCCACACCCTCAAATCTAGGGATATTACTGATGCCAATGCCGTGTTTGTTAGTCTAATCATGGATTCTCTTAGACACAGAGCAACTATGATTGATAATAGTGAAGTTATGCGGGCATATAACTACGGCAAGGTTAGCGGGTTCCGGATTAGAGGCTTTGAGCGGATCGCCAGCCGTAGACATAATGCTCGAGATTGTGATATCTGTGACAGGCATATTTTGAAATACGAAAACAGTGATGTTATAATTTTTGAAGACTTACCCCCTCTGCATCCAAATTGCACATGCACAATGGAGCGAGAGGCTTAAGGAGTGTTAGCAATATGACGCTAAATTTCAACTTTACAGATTACTTTAGGCTTACACAGCCTAGTGATCAGCAGGTAGAAGAGTGGAAGGATTATCTGGGTGGCATGACTGCTAGTCAGGGTCTTCGTATTATCATGGAGGCTACCCACGCTGCATATCTGAATCGTAATGACAGAGTGTATATCCCATCTCGCATGGCTGAGGGTGTTTCTACTTTCAGAACTGGCGAGAAACCAACCAAGCTTCTCAAGCATCACCGCCCAGACGAAGATCCTGTTGGTGTTATTCGTGGGGCTAGATTTGTACCTACCGTACCCGATGAACTTGCATACAACCCTGATGTTATCAACTTGATGAGCAGCAGTGCTCCCATTAAGGATCAGCTAAAGTCTATGAGAAATCTATGGCGTTCTGGAGTCTTTCATCAGGAAGGCTGGAGAGGCCTAGGTTACATCGAACTTATCGGTGACGTGTATGACAAGACAACGATTGAGCAGATTCAGGATGGACGTTTTGACGCTGTGTCTACTAGCTTCCGTTCCCCTGGACATGTATACTGCTTTATCTGTGGACAGAACTGGGCCAAAGATGGCTACTGTGATCACGATCATAGCGAACTCTATACAGAAGATGGAGCAGAAGAAGATGATATGAAGTTTCCAGCAATGGCAATTGCAGGGCTTCATGACTATATAGAAACCAGCTTTATTACATTTGAAGGCGATGCATTAGCAACGGTTAAAGTAATGGATGAAGCTAATGCTGATAACAATATTACGTTCTTCTTGCCAGATACTTGGAAGGAAGAGCCAACCACTTGTGAACCCACTTTTGAGTTTAAGGACTTCAAGGAGGACGATATGGCAAAGCCAGCAACGAAAGATGAAATTACTCTTTCCGACGCCGAGCAGAAAGTTCTCGATATCATTAAGAAACTTCGTGCGGATGCTAAGGATGAAGACCTTATTCCGTTGGCCCAGAAGATTGTGGTCCTTCGGGATGAGGAAGGATTCCTTCCATTCCAGCAGGAAGCGGAGATTGATGAAGAGACGGCTATCCAGTACGCTCTTGAAGACTTAGAGACATCCGATCAGGAAGTGGACGCAGATGCAGTGTATATGGAGATGGAGAAAGAATTAGACGAACTAGATCTTGCAGATGCTAAGCTTAGTACTAAGACTCGTAAGGGCCTACCTAGCTCAGCATTCTGTGGTCCAGATCGTTCTTTCCCAGTACCGGACTGTGCACATGTTACTGCTGCCCGCCGCCTAATTGGTCGTTACAAAGGTCCAGGCAACAAATCTTCGATTCTTGCTTGTGTATCTCGTAAGGCCAAGTCTCTAGGTTGCAACAGCAGCGATAGCGGTGAGGAACAGGGTACCAACAACGACTCTACCAACACGAACCTACTCCCATGTGAGGAAAACAGCCTAAAGAATATGGAAGACAACGATCTCCGTAATGTTTATATGGCTGCTGAGCTAGAGCTTGTATCTCGAGGCCAGAAGATGGCATTTGAGTGCAAGGAGTGCGCTCTTCACGAGGAGAAGGTCAAGAAGGCCGAGAAATCAGTCGCAAAGGCTGAAGCTAAGGTCGAAAAACTCAATGATACTCTAGGTATTCTACGTGAGGAACTTCAGCGTGCATATGCAGATTATGCTGCTCAGGTTGACATCACAGTAGAAGCTAAGGCATCATTACACGCAGAACAGGTTGAAAATCTTGCGCTAATTGGAGTTTTGAATAAGAAGTATGATACTCTTGATGCAGCAAAAGTTGAAATCAAGGATAAAGACCTTGGTAAACTAGGAGAGGCCATCAAAGATGGCTTTGACCTTGAAAGCGTGACAGCGAAACTTAATGACGGTATGGCTAGAGAGCCAGAGGGTATAGTGAAGGATCCCACGGTAAATCCGGATGGAGATAATCCACGGCTTCCAGAGGAACTTACAGGCCCAGCTCTGATGGCTATTGACAACATTAAAGAATTAGTCTCGGATGGCAAGATTTCTGATGCGAAGCACATTTATGCTACAATGAAGAAGTTGAAGTTGTTCCATGATGAATTAACATTTGAAAGCCTTTCAGTGGAAGACGAAAACACCACTGAGTAGAATTTGATACTAGGAGGTAACCAACTATGGCTATTGATAGAGGATATGTTCCGAATCACAAAGTGTGGGACAGAATGGGTCGAGTTACTCCCAATGTGGAGCACTCCCACTCCGAGCGTCCTAGCTTTGAAAGTTTTGCTGCGCCATGGCTGCCAACTCAGCGGTATGATATGGAATATGAATATTACATCACAGTCTCCGCTGGTAAGGTAGTGGCTGAGGATCGCAATGGACACATCGTTCCAGCCGGTCTCCGCAAAGCCTGGAATAAGGCAGGCGGCACGACTGTTCTTAGCTACACGGCCACAGATGCTGCAGAAAACGTAATTGACCTCACAACCGGTGTGGTCGTAGCAGGTGTAGTTTCTTACAACCAGACTCAGCTTACCGAGGCTCTTAGAACTCGTGGTCTGATTAAAGAAACAGAATATGCTATGGACTTCATTTCGAAGCCTATCGGCGTAGCATCTTACAACTACTGGAAAGCCGCAGGCGAAGATCATTACGATCCAGCTAAGCTTTATCAGCACAACTTCCGTCCACAGGCTCTCGTAGCTGTTACTTGTGACTACTGCATCACGGTGCCAGTAGTTCCAAACGTTGCTACTACAGAGGCTATGGCCAACGACAATACGGCTGGTGCAGCCAATCTATTGTCCGACCAGCTCGACGGTACGACACCTCGTGCCAAAGGTTGGTTCAGCTCAGCACAGATTAATGCTGTAACCAAGTATGCTAGCCAGGTTGCTTCAGGTGACGACCTTGTTTGTTATCTGTTTGATGCTTATCCACTAGCACACGTTACGGACGACACTCCAATGACAGCTTCTGTAGCTGGTCTTGTAGCAAAGAAAACATCTCTCAGTGCTGTAAGTGCTGCAGGCGATTACTACATTGACCACGATCTTGGTTTGCTGTTTGTGTATGAATCTGGCGGAAACGCAATCCCGTCTCCATGGACTACAAGTTCCACAATCACATATTACAACTACGAGTCTGTCGTAAGCGGTGCTGGTAATAGTTATATGTGTGCAACGGGCGACCTGAATTTCGGCGACTTCCTCACATATGATGAGGATAGTAACCTAATCAAGGCTAATCTAGATATTGGTACTGCAGAAGGCTACAATGCCTCCGGTACAATTTATACTGGTGATCCTGCTTATGATTCAGGTAGCAACGATGTTATTTCGCTTCAGCTTGAGCAGGCTATTAGCAACCACTGCGCTGGTATTGTTGGCCAGATCATTGGTGAAACAAATTACCCACGTGATTATCTTGACAGAGTAAAGACAGCCTACCATGGCTATTCCGCTGCCAACATGAGAACTCCTGGTTCTGCTACCGGCGGACGTAGTGATCAGTTGACATACACTGGCGCTGCTGAGAAGATGATCATCGTTAACCTTATCATGCGATAATCATTAGTCGAGGAGGAATTACTAAAATGACTAATCAGTTTGATCCAGCAAAAGTCTTCGGCGATAGTTACGAGCTGTACCGGGACACGTGGCACAACAATGGATTTAATGTTCCTGCGCAGACGCAGGTTACATTCTCCGACTTGATGGCCACTCCCCAGGCAGCAATCTGGATGCCGAAGATAATCGAAGAGATCGTGCGTGAGCCGGTTGAACCGATGCTCATCATCCCATCTCTACTCGATAGAATCGCCTATACACCAGCTGCTCGCATTACGTTCCCAGCAATGGGTGCTATGATAGCGTTCGACCTTGCAGAAGGCCAGACCTACAGAGAGCAGAGCCTGAACGTCGCTCCAGGTAGCATCACGATCAACGTTGGTAAAACAGGTATCATGTTCAAGATTACTGAAGAGATGCAGAAGTACTCTCAGTATGACATCATGAATATGCATATCCGTGCTGGCCGACGTGGTCTTGACCGCCACAAAGAGAAGAAGGGTATGGACTTTGTCTCTGGTATGGGTGTCACGCTTTTTGATAATATTGACCCAACAAGTTCTGTATATGGTACGTGCACAGGTCGTAATATCACAGGTGCTGCAAACGGCTCCTGTCGTATGGAAGACTTACTACGTGCATATAGCCATATCATGATGCAGGGTTACACACCTGACACAATTCTCCTTCACCCACTGGCATGGTCCATGTGGATGATTGATCCGTTCCTACAGACAATTGCCAAGAATACTGGCAACGGTCAGTGGTTCCAGCGTGTAAACATGCCTAAGCAGGGTCTCCCATGGAGTTCTGCTAACCAGAGCGGTATGGGTATGCAGGGCGGAAGCGGACAGTACACACCTCCAGGTAATGCTGCTAGTGAGACTCCGACTGACCCAACTAACGCAGGAGAATTTGATCAGAACCTTAATACTCCGGCTGTAGTTCCAAGCTACTTCCCATATCCACTACGTGTAATCGTGTCCCCGTTCGTACCATTCGACGAGGATAACGAGACATGCGACATTATGATCTTTGATTCTGCTAACCTTGGTGCGATGGTTGTGGATGAAGATGTCATTACGGATCAGATGGAAGACTGGAACGCAGACATTATTAAAGTGAAGCTGAGAGAACGCTATGGCTTCGCAGTTTATGAAGATGGCCTTGCTGTAGGTGTTATGCGTAACATCCCAATTAAGGCCAACGAGATTGCGCTCCCAGTTCATCCGACAATCTCTGCTGCTGGTTCTCTAGATGAGATTGATGTAACGACTGCAATCGCTGGTCTATAAGCATCGCTCGTCGTGATGTAGCTTTCAGAAGGGGAGGAGGAGTGCAGATTCCTCTTCCCCTTTTGTTTTATAAACACCGAACCAAGGAGTTCTAAATGAGACTCGTAAGATTGAAGCTAAGGGGATCTTGTCCGTTTTGGATGATGCCTCCTATTCGGCTTCACAGCAAGGAAACAACCAGTCCACTAATTGATGTTGATAAGCTAAATCATGCTCAGAAGGATATCATCAATAAGTCTGTAAGATCACAGGAAATTATGCTAGTAGACCCTGATGGCATCAAGGTACTAGGTAGCCTAAATGATGTTGGCGTTTGTCCAGAGCCGCAGGTAAGCATCGAAGATATTGATATCGACCAAGATGTGATACCAGAGATGGTGTCTGTAACAGTAGATGATCTGCCGGAAGACAAGGACAACGAGTGGATTATGGATCCCAAGTACTTTGATGATGCTAAACTTTTCTTGGATAAGCATTTCAGTACTGTGAAGAAAGATCTAAAAGCTCTTGAATTGACGGATGAAAACCTTATGCTGCTGCATGCATGCTTGCATGAAGAAGTAGAAGGCAAGAAGCGAAATAGTGTAATCAGTGCTATTCATACTCAGCTCGAGAGGTACTAAGATGGGAAATACGAAGCTCGAACAAGTCAAAGAGAAGGCTAAGGAAGAAATAGAGCTGATTCCTGATAAGAGGACCAAGAAGAATCTTACTGTATTTGAGAAGATTTCTAGGAACATTTATATTAAGAATGGCTTCAGGTTTATTCGAAATCTTCGCAAGGAGGCCGCTAGACAAAAAGCCATGAAAGTAGCCAAAGACTTTGAAAAACAGACCCGACAAATTGAGTACGTACCAGATGTTCCATCCCATGCATACGAACGTGAGTTAGCTGATAGCTTTGAGATCTATGAGGAAGACTAACTATGGCAACAACTCCAAATATTGTTGATGTTTATCCGGCTAACGGAGCCAAGGGAATTCCTATTGGAGACCAGGTTACGGTGACATTTGATCAGGAGATGGATGAAGATACCATCAATACTGGCACATTTGTTCTAACTGGCCCAGATGAGGCACCGGTATTTGGACCTGTAGATGTTACCCCATTCGATGTACCAGGATTTGAGGACGAAGATATTCTATCATCTCCTTATTTTGCTGGTTATGTCAAAGGAACTATTAGCTTTTCTTGGGTGGATGCCTCAGGAGGTGTCGTAGATGACGACCTTGAGGATACCACGGGTGCGGGTGACCTTTGGCAGACAGTGGCTATATTTACACCAGACAAACCTCTTAAACCAAATGTAGAATACAAGGTCATACTATTGGGTGATGAAGCTCCTGCGGATGATTTTGATACTGGAATCAAGACAAGAACAGTCTTTGATACAGAATTCACAGGCTCCGGTACTGGTCGGCTTACGTTCCATGGTGGTTACACAGGCGATGAAGACCGGACTTATGTGGTAGAAATTACTTCTGGTGGCTCTACTGGAGATGCAGAATATATTTGGTGGAAGACTAGTGATCCTCTTACAACTTATGCAGGCATCACATCTACTGGCGCTAGAGAGCTAGAAGATGGTGTCTATATCCTCTGCGATGCAGATGGCACCTTTACAACGGGAGATCAATTTCAAGCTGTTGTGGTGCCTGCGCTTACTCTAGAAAACAACTACAACTGGTCATTCTTTACTGGCAGTGGTTCTATCCTGACACCGCCTTCTACAAGTCCTACAAGTGGCATTGAGAGCGTTGCAGGTAACATCGTTGGTTCTGGTACTTATTCATCTTTCTCTGTCACTGAGATTAGTCCAGAGGATGGAGAATATGGTATACCAATTAGCGAAGACCCTTATGCCGGAGAAACCATCACAGTTACATTCTCTGACGATCCTAATCCAGCCACTCTTGCAGGCGATGCTATTAGCGTTAAGAGTATACCAGCCAATGGTGATTGGGATACATTTGATGCGACTGGAGACTTAGAGTTTGTGGCAAGTCTTGTTGATAATGTTCTCACAATTGATCTTGATCCTGGCCAACTACTTGAAAATAATATAGTTATCTTGGAGCTAGATAAATCAATTGCTGATGCAGATGGTGTCACCTTAGGCACAGATTTGGAATTCTACTTTGGAACGACATATACACCTCTATATTCGAGCGAGAGACGTATTCGTTTGGATATTGGGCCACTTATTACTGATGTGCCTGAAGAGACAATAATGCTAGCCATTCTCGAGGCTAGTCTCCAGGCAGAGGCCAATACCCTCAGCACAGTAATTCATAATTACACTTATTTTAAACAGGCTAGGTGGCAGTATACTACTTGCCTGGCAGAAATGACCCTCGTGAAAGCACTTCTGGGCGATACTAGTCTCAGCGATGGCATGTCCAAGAGGCTCGGAGAGCTGAGTGTTACACGTACAGGTGGAACCGATTATTTACTTAATCTGCTGGCTAAATTAGAAGACTGTGCTTTCGGGTGGGAAACGTCTATACAGACAGGTGGAGATGTTACTCGAGGTACTAGCTTAAGGCCTCGGGTTAGCGTGAAGGGTGCTTTAGCAGAGGATGCTATTGTTGTACATCGTCAGTGGGAGCCGACATCATCTCTCGGTCCTACAGACCGTATGGCGGCAGCCAATGCGAATGTCTATTCCTCTGGGCGAAGAGACCTAAAGACCTTCAGACGTAGGAATGGCAATACAAATGGCTGGTAATATCAGAAATCCCTATCGTAGCGGTGGTAGCAGTATAGAGATCGATCTTCGTGAGGAGATGGAACAGTTACTTTACGGCTCTGCTGGCGAGATAGCCAAAGGCAAGAAGGGATTGCTAAGGAAGATGCGTCGGGACTCCGAGGGCGAGCTAATTAGGTGTCCTTGCAGGAATAAAGTGACCGACGAACCTGACCGTGACTCCTTTTGCAGATACTGTCATGGTCATGGATATTTTTGGGATGAGTACGAAATAGTGTATTATAAGAATGATGACTCGTTTCGAACGATCGAGGGAAAAGTTCAAGAATATAAAGGCGATATGTTCTTCTTTCAGTACTTTGAAGATCTATCACCGTCTGACTTTATTATTGAACTAGCGCTTGACAATGATGGAGCGCCCGAGCAGCCAGTACAGAGATTGAAAGTATATGATATTATAAGTGCTGACCAGTTTAGGGCCGATTACGGCCGGGTGGAATTTTGGCAGGTTAGAGCTAAATTCCAGCGTAAATGGAGCGTGTGGTATGGTGTCAAAAATAGACAATATAACTAAGCTACCTGAACTAGGTAGCAATAGTCGTTTGTCTGAGGCTGAAGTTACTCAGCAGATTGACAAGTATTTTCGAGATATTAGTGCAGTCAAACATCAGCAGCCAGCGCTCAATACTATTGTCGAATTTTTCGGCTTGGTACAGAAGGCTATTCGTTCTAGGGAAGTCTCAGAGAAGGTTCCCGAGGACAAGAGGCTTCTAGTTTTGGCAAATGACCCGCCAGAAGAGATTGATAGTGAGGCTATCACATTCTATCTTCAGAGCAGAACGCCAGGACAGTTTAATAGGGGTTCACAAGGTAACATGAGAGTAAAAGAGGTTGTGCCCCACGTTAGAAGTATACAACAGCATCCAGAACATCTAGGTGAAAAGCTAGTGACTATGGGGCGGTTTTTCGATAACTATGTGGCATTCAATGTGTATGCCCGTGATGATTATGCAGCACTTAATAGAGTGTTGTGGCTTGAAAATGTAATGGACAGTTTCCGCTGGTACTTTGGCGTGCATGGAATAAGAAGAGTAATTGAAGAGGGTGTGGGAGACAAGGAGCGACTCAAGATCGGCGAACTTACGTTAACTAAATATCCAATGTCCTACTTTGTTAGGACTGAAGATACATATCAGTTTGGCTCTCAGGAACTCAAGAATGTTGAGCTTAACACCTATGTATCGAGTAACTAGAGGAGGGTAATCATGCCTGACACAAATGTTCAGTATGAGAATCTTGCTGGAGTCATTGTTTGGAAACAGGACGGTAACCTAGTAGCCGAAGCACCGACGAGAGGCCCTGTGACACTTATTGTGGGTACGGCAGGCCGAGGTGTTGGAAGCACAGCTTACACCGTAGCCGATACAGCAATAGCTAAGAATGAGTTTGGAACCGAAGGTACTCTGCTTCGTGGAATGTGGGAAGCTCGTAAGATGGGTGCCGACGATATGATGCTATATCGTATTGGGGCAACCTCTGCTTCTGTCACAGGAATCGGTGACTCTTCTGGTAGTGGCGGTTATACGGTTGCTACAGTAGAGCAAGATGCAGATGCAGGTGGAAACTATGCTCTGTATTACGACGACTCAGAAGATCGCCTTGTTGTTAAGCGGAATTCTGATGACCTGGTTGTTTATGACAATGATGAGACAACTCCAATCGATCTGTTTGAAGTTGTTGTAAGCGGATATCGAGCAAGTGTTGGTGGACCCGATATCGGTTCGCCCAGTGCTTATGTAAATCTAGAAGATATTGATTCAAGTTCATATGCCGGCACTAGCTTTACTGCTGGTGACGATGGCCTTGGTCTTTCTCGTATGGAAATGTATGAGAAGCTCTATGTTGCATATGAAGACTTGAAACTATCTAACTTTGACGTGATCGTTCCTATGGACGTGTATCTTGATGACTATAATGTTGTTAATCAGGGTCATTACTTGGGATCAGTTACTCCCGAGACTCTAACTCTAAACACCTATCCGACACAGGGTCGTTTCCGCCCGGGCCAGGATGTAGACTCTCTCGGTAAAATATATGTAGAGGAGTATGAGGGGAACTATTACTTCTGGTGGTGGTTCAACGATGGTTCTGGCGTGTTTACAGCTGCGGACATTTATCCAGTAGATGCTCCAGGGTCTGGTTCTTCCACGACTAAGATCGACGGTACTGCTCTCACGAAAGATGACTTCCACGAGGTAAACTTTGCTTACCAACTTGGTCGTTTTCTCTATGAGTACAGCACTAATATCGTAGATGCAACGGGTGTTATTGGTGTCCTACCACCAGTGTCTAATAGCCTTACAGATAAGGCTCGCTGGGTCGGTACATCTCCAACACTTACATTGGATACAACAAGTGGCCTTTATTACATTGCAGCTGCAAGCGATAATGGTACGGGTCTTCTTGGTAACAAGTTCATGGGTGGTCGTTACGATCACAGATCTGGTATTGCCGGCGGTGGATTCATTGCTACGGATACCAAGTTCATGGATGGTACGGAGATCGAAGATGACAACGAGATCGCAGTAGACCTGGGGAAATACATCAACATTACCCCAGACTATCCGCTGCTACGTAATAACTACAGCGCAACTACATATCCAGCCGCATTTGCAGCTTCATATGGTGGCTTCTACATTAACCGTGAGCCAAATAGCGCTCCAACGAATAAGACAGTCAATAGCGCTGCTATCCTGTTCAAGTTTGGCCTCCAGACGCTAGATGATCTAGCTGGTGCTGGTTATACAGTGCTACGCCAGAAGACTACAGGTCTGGTAATTGCCGATGCTCCAACAGCTGCTCTGGCAACTAGTGACTGGACACGCCTGTCGACGGTTCGTATCGTGAAGGCAATTATCGATGGATGCCGTGATGCTGTAGATCGATTCCTCGGTGAAGGAATGTCCGATGCCACAAGAGCTAATATGAAGCAGTCCATTGAGAACGTTCTCATGGCAGCTAAGAAAGCTCACTACCTACAGGACTACAAGCCGTTTGAGATCATTCAGACGCCCGACATGGAGGTAGCCGGCCAGGCAACAGTCAATCTAACACTGATCCCAGCATTCGAGCTGAGACAGGTAACATTCTCGATTTCGCTTTCGAAATCGGCGTAATTAAGGAGGTCGGAAAAGACTATGGCACAGCAGTCTGAATTCACCAAAGGATATAATAGTTTTTCTGGTATAGACATCAAGGCGACCTTCGGCACAAAGGTCATTGGTAGTCTACAGGGAATCTCTTATTCTATCTCCAGAGAGAAAGCACCTATCTACACGATGGGTAGCGCAGATCCACGATCCTTTGCTCGAGGTAAACGTGGTATCGCTGGATCGCTTGTATTCGTCCAGTTTGACGCTGATCCGCTTATGTGGGAGCTGGCAAACCCAGACGACGAGACAAGACGTCTATACTTCTTGTCTGATATCGATGATCTCAGACCGGAGTACAGCAGCGAAGGCGTTATTGACGTCGCAACCACAGGAGTATCTGCAGCACCAGGTTCTTCCAACGCACCAGGCGTGAATATTACAGGGCAGGAAAGTAAGATTACGACAGCAGGTGGCGACCAGGCCAAAGCCATTCCATGGTATGCGGATCAGATTCCACCATTCGATATCGTTCTCGCAGCTGCAAACGAATATGGCGCACTTGCCATCATGAAGGTTCTTGGCGTTGAGCTAATGAACTCGGGTTATGGTGTATCCGTGGATGACATTGTTTCAGAGCACAGTTTTACGTATATCGCCCACGGTATGCTTCCTTGGACAAGCCAGGGTATGCATACTGATATGGAAGGCGTAAACCCACGCTAAACTGTAGTTTCTGAACCCGCTAGCACTCGCTAGCATCTCTCCCACGAGGTCATAACATGACTCAAAATCTTGGTACCAAAGCAGGCCCTCTGATTCCTTCCGGCGGACTTATTGCCGGTGATGTTCCACAATATGCACAGGTCTCAGAGTATGCCAAATGGTACGGCACCTATAGTGGTGCTGATATTAAGGTAGTAGTGCACTACCCATATGACCCCTCTCTCGAGAAGGCGCTCAATGTTGTTAAGGCTGAATCCGAGGCAGAATTAGCGACTGAGGAAGCTTACTTTTGGGCCAATAGAGGCTCTATGAATACTAAAACTTTTGCTGACCAGATAGCCAAACTCCAGGCTTTGCGTGCCGATATTGATAGCCTGGATCAGGAGATAGCAAACGCCAGACTGTTACCGACTTCCAAAACTCTTGGTGAAATTCAGACAATTTCTATAGGTTCTTATCGAGACAAAGCACCGGTCAGGCCCCTGGGATCAGTGTATCCTAGGGGCTATGTCCGAGGTCCTAGATCAATCTCTGGCACCATGATTTTCACGATCTTCCACGAGCATGTATTCTCGGATTTACTTAGACTCACTAATATGAGATATTATAGTACAGGGACTAGTGATTATGACAAATACCAGTACACGACAATGCTATCAGACCAACTACCTCCTCTAGATATTAGTCTTGTTTTTGCCAATGAATATGGAGCAATATCTCATATGGGATTGTTTGGTGTTGAGTTCTTCCAGGAAGGCATGACTTTCTCCATCGAAGACATCTACTCTGAGAACATACTACAATATGTAGCCAGGGACTTTGATCCACTCCGCATTGTTGACCAGCGAGAAGTAGACACCCAGGGTGTTACAAAGACCTGGGCAAGCACAGCATCGGATATGCTTAGAGAGAAACAAATAGTTGCTTACAGAACACGAAGGAATCCCTTTATCTAATGACACTACGAGATCACAGAGGGAACATTATTACTCCTCCTCTTGCTGGAGCGACACGGTACGAGTATGACTGGTTTACTGGTTCGCAGATTGGCATCATGTTTGGTGATGTCTTAGTGGATAATATAGTGGCCATTGACTTTATAGTTAACCAGAACAAGACACCTGTTTACGGATACGCAAATCAGTACTATACTTTTGCTGCAGATGGTAAAGTATTAGTACAAGGGCGGCTAACCGTGGCATTTAAAGAAGCAGGATATCTACTGTGGCCTATTAAACGATTTGTAAACCAGAAGGCTGCTAGTGAATGGACTACTCCACGTTATGGCAGAGATAGCGACGGTAACCTAATCAAGGGTTACGACTACAATAATAGCAATGGTACGTTTACTACTGCAGCCAAGAGAGCTAAGGATCAACGTGTCATGCGTGGTAATATAGAGCAGGTTCTAGAATACAGTGCTAGCGGACTCGAAAATAGAGCTAGTGGTTTCTGGAAGGAACTTGCTGCCCTTCCTGATGACAGGTTTGAGGAATGGGCTGAAGTATTTGAAGATGTTATCTGGTATGGTAGCGACCCAGAGAATGCCATGATGAGAGATCGGCTATTCTCCGGAAACCTCCCAGAGAGGTTTGAACTAAATGATGAGGAAATCCTTTCCCATCGTAGAGCGGATCAATATCCCAACCTAGATATTTGGATTGTTTACGGGGATATGAATAGACCTGCCGCAAATCACACCGTTAAGAAACTCCTTGATGTTTCATTCACCGGCCAATCCCAGGTCATTGAAGTATCAGGAGAGCCCATATATGAGCAATATAGTTTTATAGCGAGAAATCTCGTATAACCCCAAGGAGAAAATAATGGGTAAGAAACGTCCGGTAGTCCAGAGTACTGAGGAAGCACAGCGTGCTGGTGTCGCTGAACAGCTCCTTAGTGCTGGCAAGAAAAACTTTGAAAGCGTGTATGGTCCTAAAGTTGGAGGTTCATTTGACCTCGGAGACGATATGAGAGCCATGCAAGGAGTGAAAATGATGACCGAAGAACAGGTACAACAGAACCTAGGTGCTGGTGCAGAAGCTGAGATGTCTGAGGTACCAGATGGAGTAGACTTTACTCCTGAGTCCACTGTTCCACCTGAGCTAATACAGCCAGAGCTAACAAAGGATATGCTACCACCTGATCCTTCTCCACAGGAAGAACAGCAGGAAGAAGAAGGTCTGTCAGAGGATCCAGACAAGAGAGCACAGCAAGTTGCTGAGTTTTTGGCTTCTAAGTATCCAGGCGCACCAAATACCGATACCCTCAAAGAGTGGCGTCGCATTCACGGTGGTGCCTTTATGTTGCAGATTGCAGATAGAATCTTCATCTATCGCTACCTGAAGCGACAGGAATGGATTCAGCTCAATGCTAATCCTAAAGCAGCAGAACTGTCTGAGGATGACGTAGAGAATGAAATCTTCAATCGATGTGTGCTGTGGCCAAAATACAACCAGATCCAGAAGGCTGGTATGCCAGCTGGTGGTATCAGTATGGTCGTGCAGCAGATTCGCTTGCAGAGCTTGTTCCTTGATCCAGCTTATGTAGCAACACTAACAGTCAAGATCTAGGCTTGTTATGAGCGGACTCTATCGTGCCCTCGAGGCAATACAACGAAAGTCGGATGACGTTTTCGCCGTCGAGATAGAAGGCATTGAAGTCGTGTTTCGCCTTCCTCCTGTACAGGCTGCACAACAATATTCATTACTCTTGAATATGGCCCAAACAGAGTCCGAGAGATTGATTATTTACGAAACGATATTCCGTGATGTGGTCGAGGATGATCTGCTGGCTTCTGAAGATGGCGACATTATGGCTGGTGTGCCGGAGACAATCTCCAAACTAGTGCTCATGATGTCTGGGCTAGATAATTCTGCCAAGGAATATACTGCACAGCTATTTGGTTTGTACCGACAACAGTCAAGCTCGGTACTCATGTGTATGAAGAGGGCTATTTGTACTGCTTTTCCCGGATATACATTTGAGTCGCTTGGCCAGCTGAATTACCAGAATTTGGTTAATGTATTCATACAAGCAGAGAAGATACTCCTCGAACGGGGTATAATAGAAAGTGAATATGACTTTATGTCGTCAGAAGAGACTAAAGAAGCACCATTTGCTGTGGAGGATCTAATCAAGCAGGATAGAGATGCATATCATGATTATGAGTTTGTCGATCAGGAAGATCCACGCAAACTAGCTAGAATGAACAAGCTACGTGAGGCTGCTAGACGGCGTGCTGAAGAAGAAGAGAGAGTATTTAAGGAAAGATATCGACGGCGACAGCAAGGCTAGGTGGTGTCTTTGGCAGGGCCTTACATTACAGCTACCGGACCTCAACCAGAACAGCCTGGAGAATCCGTATCAGGACTAGCGAAGCTTGGTTTTGCTAGTGCCGCTATTGCTGCCAGTGGCTTTATTTCTACTGGTCAGGGCGGACGTCTGTGGGATCATTACCTTAGAGGTATCCGCACAGCTGAGACTGCTTTCCCTGCCGCCATTCTGAGAACATTCAGAATCTCAGAGTCTCTATCTCCACTCGAGAGCTTTAAGCAAGTTGCAGTGCCAGCAGAACAGATGGCTGCTGGTGGTAAGTATGCAGAATTCTTGCGCTCTACCTTTGGTTCGAGTATTGACGAGATCAGTTTGCTGTCTAAAGGAGCTGTCTTCGGTGAAGTTCGAGCTGGCGGCAAAGCTGTAGGTATTGGTGTCCAGATGAAGGCCGGCACTCAGAAGGGTGCTGCTATTGCTGACTATTATGCCAGAATTACAGGTACACCACTATCTGCCAGACAGTCTCTCAATGAAGCTTTGCTGAAAGCTGAGTATTTTGCCACATCTCCTGGTGTCCCATACGGTCAGTGGATCGAGGCTATGGACCCCAGCCAACGAACAAGAAGACTCATCTTGGGGGCTAAGTATAGAGAAAAGCTAAGAATACTTGGCAAAGACTTTGCTCTTAGCAAGAGTATACAGCAGAAGGTAGCCAAGTTAGAGACTCTGGGTCAGCTAATGAGAGCCAAGGCTGCGTCTACAGTCGGCCGTCTAAATACCCTACTCTCTAAGCCATTTGAGTTTCTGCCAGAGCGTGTGCAGCAGTGGCCAATCATCAAGACCATGGCTGTTAAGCCTGGGTCAGCTACTCAGATGTTTGGTCGCTTCATTAAGAAGGCTGTAATCGCTGGAGCTGCCTATAAGGGCCTAGAGTACTATGACTACCTAAGACATCAAGGAAGCCCTTGGGCGACCGCTCTAGGGGTCTCTGGTGGAACTCTGGCCGGTGGTGCGTTGTTTAAGGGCGTAGGACGCCGTTTCTCGCCTCTTGGAATGGCTGTGGGTGCTGGTATAGGCCTCTATACCTCAATAGCTCCTAGATTCGACGAGGGGCTCTTCTATGGCGTTGCATCTATCTTTACAGATGCAAGCCTGGCTCGAGCTAGAATCTCTAGGTCAGTAGGCCTCACAGAGTCTCTACAGCGACAGGAAGCTATTACTCCTGGCTTAGTATCCGTCAAGACAGCCTTAGGCTTCACAGGCGTAGGTGCTATGGCTGCGGGTCTTTATGGCTATGGTGGATTGATTGGCGCATCTATACGAGAGAAGTTTGGTAAGGGTGGACTAACAGCCGACATTATCGAGAATATGCGAGAGACTCGAGCCGGCAAGATGGGGAAGAGGCTTTGGGGAACTAAATTTGGTCAGAGAGTGGCTAAGACTCCAATCCTTAAGCATCTAACCAAGATTAAGAGCCCGATGGCTCTAGGAGCCCTGGGTGGTCTGGCTGCTTACGGAGTCCTGTCTACGGGCCTAAGCTTGCTGTCTGGTAACTTCGGCGCAGCCATGCCATTTGCTAGCCTTCTTGGCACCACAGAAACACCAGAAGAACTAGAGGCTCTCTACTCAGGTGAACAAGAGGTAGCTATTCGAAAGGGTAGATGGTGGGAGTTTGGTCGCAGTACGCCTTATGAAGGCGGGCGAATTGAATACTATCGCTCACACATGATACATCGTCTCAGAACCAGAGCCTACCAGAAGGGTATCTATGGCTCTGAGGAAGAGCGTTGGGAATACGATCCGCTAATGAATCCTCTCAAGGCTCTCTTTGGTTCTGACGAGTGGAAGTACCACTATGAGATGAAGTATCAGTATGAGAGACCTGCTCCGTTGACCGGTACTTATTTCGAAGACGTGCCATTCGTAGGGCCTGCGCTAGCAGCTACAGCCGGTAAACTACTTAAGCCTCGCAAGCTGGTACGTCCAGACGAATGGAAGTATGGGGCGGGAGAATACAGGCATCTTCCAGATGTGCGTGGAGAGACAGAGCCAGCCTATGAACTAGGAGGACTAGGCCCAGGCAAGCCAGTTGAGCCCGATGAGGGCACACAGCTATTCAATGAGCTGATGTACCGTAGGCGTGAAGCTGTTGGTCTTGTAGGTTTTGCTGAGGGTGCTATCGAGAAAGCCCTGACTGGCAGAGAAGAAGTCTTCCAGAACCTGCAGATGCTCGGTGTTATGGGTAGAGAGACCGGCTCTGAGTATTGGCTATGGAGTCACCTGAATGTTGGTGGTGCTCTAGGTACATCTGAGCCTATCAGACGTTTCATCCCACGTACTAGAAGTTACCTTGAGGAATATAACCCTCTTGACAATACAATGCCTTCTTGGATACCACAGGACTACTTCCTAGACCTGACACATGGAAATCCATTCAAGAAGATTAAGGAGGCTGAGATTAGACTCCCAGGTCCAGGATATGCTGCTCGATACCCTGAGGTCGTAGGATTGCAACCAGAAGAGTATCCATTAGTCCACAGACTCAAGATTCTTGGTGATGTGGCTATGTGGAGTGATGAATACAAGCAGGCTCTGTCTAGGGCTAAAAGAAATATGAACAGACTATCCGACCAGGAGAAACAGATGGTTCGGACAATAGAGGCACAGGTCAAGAGTAAGAAGACACGTAGAGAAATCACTCCGTATCGTTTCAGACCTGAACTACTTGCAGAAGAAGAAGTTACAGTTACAGACGTACTAGATCCTCGCAGAATTAAGACAGTAGAATATGGAGATGCTGTTATTGAGTTACAAGGTGTTGGCGCTGTGACTAATATGGCTGGTGCGTTAGAGTTTGCTCGAGAGAAACTTGTTGGTAATAAGGTTACCATCAGAACGCCTATTCTAGAATCTAGAAAGTATGATGTTACCAAGCGTGGTAGCAGAGTTAAGGCTGTAGCAATGCTTGGAGATACTGACTACGGTCAGGTATTGGTCGAGAATGAGCTAACAGCATACAAGGATCTGAGAGATGAGTTTGAACAGTTGAGATTCACACAAAGAGAGCAGCTTGCTGGTAGATTGGGCGAGGCTGCACTACACGGCATTGAAACTCCTCTGGAGATGCTAACACCTATGTCGCCAGCATCTAAACTAATCAGACAACGTTCTCCTCTTGAGGAGTACATGGCTACAGAGGCTATCGGTACTAGTAACGCTTTCTGGGATAGACCGGTAGAGAACTTCTTGAAGCCGGCAGCTAATATGGCTCTTGCTGAGATTGGCTTTGATGATATTCCAGAAGATATTCGCCAGCGAAGAGACATCAACGAATACTTTGACATGCTAGCCTGGACTAAGTCTCGCCAAGCTGAGATGGCAGCTAGACAAATAGATGACTGGAAGGCTGTTAAAGAAGCTCAGGCAGCACAGCACGAGACTCTATTTGGACTGGATGTATTTGGCTCTCCTGTAGCGGCCATGAAAGCCCTACCACGTAGAGAACGTGATTTTTTTAATGCCTTTGTGAACGCTCATTCTGCAAATGAGAGACAGAGAATCTTAGAACTTATTCCTGAGAATGAGCAGAGAATCTATATGGCTCAGTGGCTAAGACAGGAAGAAGCTGCTGCTCGAGCTAAGAAGGAAGCAGGGTTGTCCACAAAGTACGATGAGAATACTTTAGCAGCAGCTATGATGATGAGACGTTCTGAAGGCTTTGGTATTACACCAGAACTGGAAGAACTATGGATGGCTGAGACTGATGGCAAGATTCCGTTTGATGAGTGGGTTAGAGAGAAGAAGGCTGAAGAGTATTTTGCTACACACTCATTGCCAGGAGCTGACTGGTTGGGCTGGCACCCGTCTGTAGATCTGGATGATGTCAAACTAAAATACGTTGAGATGGCCGGGCTAGACCATCATGACTTTGATCTTTGGGGCGCACGCCGTAGGTCATTAGCTAGGAAGCCATACATTGCCGATGAGCTTATTGCCGATATGTCTGCACAGACAGACTTAGAAAATCTGGCTATCTCAAGAGCAAATGCTAAGGCGATTGCTAAGATGCACGAGGAGTCAAATGTCTCTTTCTCTAATATTGGAGCAAACTTGCCTCCACGCTATGATATTGAGATAGTAGATAAGAGAGATGGATTAGTACAAGAAGCACATAAGCGTTTAGGAGCTAGATAATGGCTAAAAACTTTCCATGGAACGTAGAGGAGCGTTCAGACTTTTGGGGATATGGTGCCACAGCAGCTGTTGCTGGTGGCGTTGGCTATGGTCTGTATCGTGCTAATCCTGCAGTTAGAGCAGCAATGTCAGTAGGCACCAGAGATGTAGCTCATGATGTGGCTGCTGAGCTTAGAACTATGGGTAGATTTAATGTCGCTCGAAGAGGCGCTAGATCTGCTATTGACGATATTGGAGAGAATATCCTAACTAACCTTGCTGCATCCAGTAGCCCAGGCACAGTTAAAGCAGACATTGCCCAGGCCACATATGAAGCAGCTCTCAGAGGCGGAAGAAGCACACATACAGAAGCTTATAGTGTCTATCAGAAAATCATGCACCAAACTACTGTGAGGAATGCCTATGAGCAGGCTAAGGCTGCTATCGGTGAGCTTCAGGGTGATGTGAGCTTGTTGACCAGCCGTATAAGCGATCTGGGAGAAGGTGGTTTTTATGGTCGATTCATGGGGCAAGAGGGTGGCCGTCTTACCGAGATAGCTAAGGCTGCTACTGCCACAGGAGAATTTGTTGGTAGCAGGGTAGCTCGTGAAGAGGCTGCATGGATGTCTGGTGCTGTTGCTGATAGAGCAAAGGCAATTCAGGCACGCTTAGACGCTGCTGCTTCTCAAGCCGGCGGTAAAATTCAATGGACCGGCATCCAAGACGTTGAAGATATTCTTGAAGGACAGAGAGTTACTACTCCTATGCTGCGTGGTCGTGTCGGTGGTGAGGCTATTAATATTCCTCTCAAGGCTACTGGCATGACATATGGTGGCGACCAGCTAACCGCAAGGTATGTTACACGTGGAGCTTTCGGCACAACAGGCGATATTAGAGATTACACTACTGAGTACGTTAGTAGATTAGAAGAGATGATGGGTGCTCAGAAGACTAAGACTAGTCTGAAGAATGCTGTTATTGATGCCAACCACGAGATTGTTAATGCTATGAGGAATAGAGATGCTGCTCATAGATCAATGGCTATCTGGAAAATGCCTGAAGCTATGCTACCTGCGGGTGGTAGAGTAAAGTCTAGAATGAATCAGATGGAAGCCGTGTTTGTAGGTCAGATGACAGAAGGCTATCGCAGCAAGGTGATTGCAGAATCTCTGGCTGGCGGGCGTCAACTCTATCCAATCGGTAGCCCAGAGACGGTAGCTAAAGGAACATTCGTTCGAGGTGACATAGCAGAGCAGCTGTTTGGTCCTATGGGCAGGCTAATGGGTGTGGAGCAGAGACCTACTCAGTTCATTCGTGAGAAGTTTGGCGTTACCGCAGAAGCCAAGGCTGCTGCTAGAGGATTCCGTGGTGAGTTTGGTAGACACTTTAGTAGGCTGGAGCGGAAGATTCAAGGTACTGAATACCAGGGTCTTCTCTATGGCGGCTATGCACCAACCGCAGCACAAGCATATACTGCACCACAGCTAACCGCATTCTATGCTAAACCTTCTCGTCTAGAAACTGGGCCACTAGCACAACAGATGTTCGCAGAAGAAGCTATCATTTCACGTAGGGTAGCTCCTATGATGGAGTATGAGCGTACAGTACAGAAGAAGATTGCTCTTAATGAAGGCTTTAGAGTCAACAAGCAGGTGCTAGATGCTCTAAAGGCTAGAAAGGTTGGAGAGCTTGCAGAGCTTGGCGAAGTTGGCAGAGGAGGTTTCTTGGGTGTCGAGTTTGGTACGGGTAAAGAACTATGGGTAGAAGGCGCTGGTGGTGCTCGAGCAGATATTATTGGAGCACAGCTTACAGGAGAGAACCAAGCTACCGTATTCCTTAAAGAGAGACATCGTTTGTCAGATGAGAAGTGGTGGAAGTTCTTCAGTGAGGATGTAAAGTTCCTAGGCAAGCAGGCTGATGATGTCCGCATGAGACGTCTAGCTGAGGCTGCTGGTATTGGTACTCAGGTTGCCGGTCAAGACCTTGAGGCTATTGTTAGTGGTAAGCTTGTTGGCCGTAATCGCATGGCTCTCATGACGCAGCAGATCGAAGCTTTGTCAATGATTACCGCTGGTAAGATGGAAGATAGAGCACTATCGCTTCGTAGACAGGTGCTGGCCAAAGAGTTCATGACAGACCCAGCTCACTATCTGAAGATTGATAGACTGATGGGCGATCATATGGCAGATGCAGAATACCGAATTCAGAAGAACATGGTAGCCTTGGCTAAGAAGTTCAAGTTCTCACCAGAAGAGATGGGACTTACCTTTGGCCTTATGGATGCTAAGAGAGCTGCTGAGCTGGGTATTGCTGCAGAAGTAGAAGCAGCACCTGGTGTCGTCGGTCTATTCAAGGGACGTCTGGGAGATCTGGCATTTGAAGGCGGAGCTGGCGGACTGGGTAAGTTTGAGCAGACAGGCTTCCGTCTCTTGGCTATGAAGGGTGAGGAGGGACAGAGGTTCGCTGCTGAGCTGGCTACTAGAATCCGTGGCAAAGATGAATTGATTCCTGCTAATCGGATGATGGCTAGTGTGCTCAATGAGATGGAGCTTACAGAACGACTATCTAAGATAGCAGGCAAGGCTCCTATTGACGAGCGTACTCTAGCTCAGATGACAGCTGGCGACTTACTCAGAGAAGAGGGTCGGTATGTCACTATCGGTCGGAAGATTCAAGCTTTCGGCGGGGCCAAACAAATCTATATTCCTGGCATTAAGGAAGCTCAGGGAATGATGCTCCCTACTATTACAGACAAGGGACAGAGAATCCCATCTGATATTAGTAGAGGACTAGAGGATTTACGTGGCTTGGTAGCCAAGGGCGCAGCCCAAGAAGAGATTGAAGATGTAGCTGCTAGACTCAGAACATCTATCGTCCAGCAAACAGAACTACAAGCCTCGGCTACAGGGAAAATCCTTGGAACTCGGTATCTTACAGGTATTCGACAAACTGCTGCTCAGACAGCACAATCTAATGCTGCATTCAGAATCTCTCCTCGCACAGCCAACAGAATGTTTGAGGACTTGATTGACCGTGCACAAGGCACAGAGCAGAAAGCCTTCCTCAATATGCAGAAACGTAAGCTTCTGGATGAGGGAGAGCAACTTATAGGTGGTGTGTGGCGTCATCCAACCACAGGACCAGAAAGCTTCCAGTTTGTTCGCTATCAGGTAGACAGAAATCTAGCCGATGAGCTTATTGCCGCTCCCTACCAAATGGGAGAGATTGTTCTGGGTGGCAAGCGTCATAAGGTAGATGTTTCGGCAATGGTTGGTATGAAGGGCGACTTTGACAAAGATATGTTCAATATCGCTGCTATTTCCGACAGAGATACGGTTAAGCGTCTAACAGCCAAGATGAAGAATGAGGTCGCTGAAGGTTATACAGGCTACTTGTTTAACCATTACGCTATGAAGGATCTGATTGATCAACGTAAGGGACCGATCAGTGATCTTGTTAACCTAACTAGACAGGAAGCTCTTGAGCAGGGTGCACGCAATCTGACGACAGCCAAAGTTGCTACTCCACAAGTTAACCTAGCTCTGCAGAAACTCAAGCTTGGCCTGCAATATGCAGCTCCGAAAGAGTATCGTCCTATGGCTGAGCTGTTCTGGCATCTTGAGGAGGTTGCTATTGGTGGTAAACACGGTGCTCAACAGAGTAGAATGTATCAGGATATTGCTCATGCCGTAAGACAGAGAGATGCTTCAACCCTCGAAAGTGTTATCAAGACATTAATGGGCGAGAAAGACAAAGTCATCTCGGGTCAGATAACAGGTCCTACAGGAGACCTTGTGCCTCAGACCATGAAGTATAGCCCAAAGCGGTGGGCTGATCAGGCTATGCAGGCGGCAGTATCTGCTAGTGAGGATGTAGAGATTGCATACAAGTCTGCTCGGGCAGCTAAGGGTATAGTGCCACAGGATATGTCCACATTGGTTGAGATGTATTATAAGCGTAGAACAGGCTCGTTAGATGTGGCTCAATCTGTAATGCATTCCAAGTCTTATGGTATGCCAGGATTTACAGAGAGAGCTAATAGAGTATTGCGTCAGGCCGGCACAAAGACTCGAGCTATTCTTGGTGCTCTAAGTAAAGCTAAGGCTCCAGCTCTTGTTGGAGCAGCAATTGGAGCCGGCATGATGCTGTCTGCTCCTTCTGTGTCGGGCGCACTACAAGCACCCAGAGAAGGCCCTGCTGGTGGAAGAAATATAAATAACATAGATCTAGGTCCTCCGGCTGGTGTTGGAGTCAATCCTCCACCTCCAAGGATTATGGTATCGCCCAAGGCTTATGATATGGGTGGAATTAAGATGTCATCTCGTGCTAATATTAGAATGTCTATGCCGGATGCACAGCAGTCTGGTGGAGACTTCATGCGAAACGCTAGAACTTTAGCTAGTGGCGGAAATGTCAGAGTCCGGACAACAGATGATCGAGAGGCTCTTAGTCCCCACCGATTGGCGAATAAGATACATGAGAGACTGTAAAAACTATGCCTAAAACTATATACGATCAGCTCCCCGAGTACCAAGATCAGACAACAGAGGCTACTCTCCCAGGAGAGAATGGTCAGGATGTGCCCGCAGGTTCAATCTATGACCAGCTACCCAATGGTTTTGGAGAGGGGCCTATTCCTGATGAATGGGTTCCAGGAGCAAAACAAGATCGCCAGAAAGCAGCGGATTTCTTCCGTCAGGAAGTAGATTTCCGTGGCTTTCCAGATGACTTCTTGATCATCAACGATGTTGTTATCTCTGGAATTCCCACCACAGCTGTATCGATTGAATCTAGTAATGATGTTGTTGTAGCAGAGACTCTTAGATCTCGCTCGCCAGTGGTGTCTACTAAGGGTACTCAGAGTATCATGGTAAACATCTCTTTGGTGTTTCCTCCAGGACAAGAGCAGTCATATAAACTTCGCCGGTTGATTTCAGAGCTACAGCATCATCCGTTACTTTATGTATACAATGGTAAGATTCGCAAGTCCTTAAATATAGTCGACCCATCTGAGAATACAATCTTTGTTCTCGAGACGGCTACAATGCGTAGTGACTCCGAGCATACTGGTTCAATTATACTAGATATGACTCTACACTATTTCAACTATAAGCCATTCTCACACCACTTCTGGTACAACACAGAATTGCCGTGGACTAAGCCAACGAAAGAACAGGCTGGTGATGATACAGAGCCTAATGAGCTATATCTAGGTGATCTCATAGGATATGAGGCATCATCTCATTCTATGGATAGAGAGTCTGAGAAGATGGCACGTGATTTGTACAATGGCACAATTGCTTTGTTTGGCGAAAAGCCAAATGCACCAGTCAATATGCCAATGGCTTCTAAGTCCTGGATGTACTATGCCTCGCATATGTATATGAAAACATGGGCTGTCAAGGAGACTACCAGTGACTACGTAGGTATCCATCTAAGACAGTATGAGTATAGAACACCAGATAGTGATGAGGCTCGGGCGGGTCGTGGTGCTATTAAGGATATATTTAGAGAAGTGACCGAGGATGATCTGCCAAAATTCAACTACCATTATAAATCTCAAGTAGATATACCAAAGGAACAGTATGCAGACCTGACTGCCACTGAGCGACAGGCACATCATGCGATTGACAAAGAACATGCTCCGCCACCCAAACCAACTGGAATAGATTGGCTAGATACCCGCAATGAACTTGTTTCTACATATGGTATTTCAGTATTCGCCGTAAAGAATGGTTTAACACCTGGTGTCTTGAGTCCAGTATTAGCTAATGCTGATGGGTCATATCGAAGCTTCCAGAATGCCAGCAAGTGTAACATTCACTTTTTTGAAGTTCTGTATCGCAGCGGTTACGAAGTCTCAGTGGTGAAGACTAAATATGGAAAAGGCTATCCACAGATTGGTGGTATGCTTCGTCAGATCCGGAGTCCTAGACTTAAGTGGGGTATTCGTATTTCTACTAAGACAAAGTCTCAGATTAATAAGATCATCCAGACTGGTGTGCCATGTGGTTTGTTAAACAACTTTCACGTTGTTATTCTGACCAAGGTACACGAGGTAGAGCATGCATCAGATGGAAGAATTACTCGTATCAGATTTGCTGGCTATGATCAAAAGAAGCTTGGCGAATATAAATCTTGGACATGGACAGACAAAAAGACTCCTGGGGGCCTAGAGATTGTACAAGCTATTCCATCTGGTACGAGACCGCCATATCGTAATCCTCTTGGCCCGATCAAGAAGAAAGATGCGGTTGTTGAATTTGTTAACAAGGTTAATAAGGCCGAGACCAAACAGACTGGCGGTAAGCAGGACGGCAAGATACTTAAGGACAATAGAAGCGCAACCAAGCGAATGAACTGGATCAAGAAGATATACTTCAACGAAGGCCTTGAATATTATACTGATGATCAGAAAGTACGAAACGTATTCTTTAGAGATATTAGCTGTCATGTTTCTAGCGATCCGATTAATGTTGAACTGATTAACAGACAGAATATTGTGATTGCAGAAGACATGGTAACATCTGCTGTGTCGGTAACATTCGGCAATCGCCTTGCTAAGCAAAAATTGCTAAGTCAGGATACTCATACATGGCAGTTCTTGGGTGCCGGCAATAAAACTGGCACCCTAGTCTTCACATTTGCTGGCGATACAGGCCGTAGGTCAGCTGATAATATCAAGAAGATAATCTATGAGTCTCGTCGCAATGCTAGGAAGTTTGGTTCTGTTATTCCTGATGCTGGCACAATCAAACTATCATGGGAGGCTCCAGATGGTCGGCAATCTCCAAATACAATTTTAGCTTTGTTTGCTGGCAGAACAGGTGAGCATCCACAGAAGGATATGAGTGTAATCGTCACTGATTTCTCAGAGCAGAGCGATCCAAATAACTCAGACCTGCACCAGCTAGTAGTCAACTTTATTGTTCAGGACTTTGCAGAAGAGAAGCTAGACAGAAATGTCTTTACTTCTCTGGATCAGAAGAAGCGTGTTCTTAGTGTTATCATGGATAAGTTTGTCTCTTCTGGTTGGGTTACACCCCAAGAAGATTATGAAGATAAAGACAAGCTTGAGGAAGATGGTAGACTTTGGTTTGTTGCTGCCAATCCAGAATATATTCTTTATCGAGATACCAAGACAGTTCGTGAGGAGTATCTTATACAGAAACACGTAGAGGGTACAGGTGTTGTCGGTGGTGGTGCTCGCCCATTTAAGATTGTTGGTAATAAAATCCCAGCATGGCTTGCACCTATTATCATTGAAGCTGTGGCTTATACAGTTAGAGCAAACGATAAGCTTCCGAGATGGGATACTACTATTTTTGATACTTTTGCCGCTGAACGTCACATGAAAGGTTATAGAGACAATAACGAAACCAAGCGATTGCCAGGCCGTTCTTCTTCTGGGCCTGCTGGTAATGTGACACATCCTGGTGAAGAGGTTAATGATCGTGAAGCAAACAACAGGCTGGTGGATCAGATCTTTAATGAGTGGAGTACTAATATGGATATTGTATTCCAGAAGATCATGCAACATGCTACTGCTTCTGACTTCAAAAATCACTTTGGTGAGATCGGAGACGAACTTGTAGATGCATTAGTGTCTCAGATGGGCGAATGCTACGATGATTTGATGCTACCGCCTACACCTGAGTATAACGTACCTCTACCACCAGACTTCTATGTGTATGATGACTCGCATGAAGATCCGGCGCTATCCACACTGACAGATGATGGCAATATCGAATTGCTTCTGCGACAGCATTTGCGTAACGAGCGCAAGTCTGTAGCTCGCTATCTAGAGGACTATACACTCGGTGGCTCTTATATGTCTAGAAACGTAGAGTTCATCAAGTCTACTCGAGATCATTATGTTTCTCAGATGGACAACGAGATAAAGTTCATTAACTTTAGTCAAATGTTGGCTGAGGGTTGCTCTACTTGGGAGCCAGTATTTTATAGAAATACAGACCCTGTCTACAATGAAGCTACGGTGAAGAAGTGGACAGATCACGTTCTTAGTAAGGGTGGCGGCTCAGAAGATGAGAGCCGTCAGACCTTTATGGAGAATCTTGTCAAGCTCAGTCCTTATCTAGGTGGAGAAGCACGACATTGGATGGCAGACAAGGATCAGCCATATAGTGAAGTTGTAAATCAGATCTATGAAGAGAACTGGAAGCGTCTTGCCTTTGGTCCTAATCCTGACTATCAGGCTGCTGATACTGTCATGAATGGTAATCCAATTGATCCTCAAGCTGAGGCTTCACGTCAGGCTATTAAGAAGACAGAATCGGAAGAGCAGGCCGAAGCGCAACAGAATGCTGAGACATATGGGCCGCATCAAACTAAGATGGAAGATGGTTCCATTACATTCGGCCAGAGCCAGAATGAACGAGACGCAGCAGGTTCTGGTATCGGCGGAGCCATTATGGAAGCCTTAGGCACGGTTGGATCATTCTTCTTGGCCACAGCAGAGGCCACAAACCCTGTGATTAGTTTAGCTAGCAAGGGTATCTCGGCTCTCGTGCAGACAATGAATCACGAAGATGTCAAGAATGTATTCAAGGAAGAGAATGAAGACAACGTCCGTTCTAAGACTGCAGCATCTACAGCACTTGGTACAAAGTGGAAAGATCTAAGTATTAGACGTGTGTTCCCTACATTTAAGATATACTTCATTGAAGACGACGAATCAGGAACAGAGATCTTACAAGGGCGTACAATCAGAGCATTCGATGACTTTTATTCCTACTCGGCTGTACAAGAGATTAGGGTAATTCGCTCTCGCAAGGTAGCTGCAGACTTGGCTATTATTCGAATTACCAATGTCGGTGGCAAGTTGCTGCGTAGGCGCTTTGGTGAAGAATCGCAGTATGAGAAAGACCAGAAAGCAAAGTTTGGTATTGAAGCTGAATATGAAACAGGTATTTTTGCTGATACCGAGAAGGAGAACCCATTTGAGAGAATGGTTCTTCAAGATGGTGTGAAAGTTCAGATTCGTTTGGGATATGCTAGCAATCCGGACCATTTGGAAACCGTATTCCTAGGTAGCATTGTGGAAATGTCACCTCGGGAAGATGGAAAGATCATAGAGCTGGTGTGTCAAGGATTCGGAGCTGAGCTAGAAGGTGTAGAGTTGGGGCCTCTGGAGGATGGCCCAATCTTCTATTCCTCACAGCAGGTTCTGTCTGGAGCTATTATCCAAGATAGTATTGTTAACTTTGGTCGCCGCTCTAGATGGAATAGAACTCCATCGGCTGAGCAGAGACATCAGTTCACCGGTGGTGAAGGAACTGGCACTCTTGGGCAGGTAGGGCCAAGTTCAGTACTAAGAGCTTGGGCTGAAGCACGACAAGGTCGCATGAGCTTCAAGTACCCCTTTAGGAACTACCCACAGGACGACAACATTTTTGCGCCTCCTCCAGCTCAGTATGCTACTAAGTGGATGAGGTTCTGGAATAATGCTTGTACCTACCGGCCGCTCAAACAGACACCGTGGCAGGTATTCAAAGAGCACGAGCTTAGACATCCAGGATATATCTCTCTAGCGGTACCATATGGTCACTCGCCTCGTATGACTATGTTCTTCGGAGCTAAGGGTCAGCACTATTGGAAGGAACCACCTACAGGACTAGAAATGTTCTTAGCTGAGAGTGCAGAGGAAGAGATCATCAGACTGCGTGGACTGAACAAGGCTCAGCGTAACCAGGCTCAGTTTAGACAGAACCTGGAGAAGATCGCTAAAGAGAATACGGCTTTGGCAAATGCTATTCTGAAGGGTGTCTCTTCATTCTCTCATCCACTTGATGTAGGCACGAAGCTTGGTGAGATTTTTGGTCGCTACAGACCATTCAGAAACTATCATTACTTCGATTCTTCGCACCATATCCTTAAGAACTCCATCAGCACAAACCGTGATGGTACATTCAATGAGGTTGAAGTTCTATACTTCTCAGATGAGAATGACATTGAAGAAGACGATATTGATGAACTCGTCACCAACCTTGAGCAGCTATCTCGAGGCGAAGCTGGCCTGATGGCTTGTCAGCTGGACGAGAATATGCCTGAAGAGTATATCCGCTCTTACAGAGAAGAGTTCCCCTCTTGTGTGACGGATGACATGGCTAGACGATACGTCCAGGGTCTGTTTGCACGGCTGCTTAGAGACAGCTACAAGGGTGAGCTTATTGTTCTAGGTGAGCCGACACTCAAGCCATACGATGTATGCTATCTCAATGACTCGAGTATCAACATGACTGGGCCTATTGAAGTAGAGCAGGTAGAACAGATTTTCAATAGAGATTTCGGGTACATATCAATCATTACACCTGACATGTGTCTTGATATCAATGACTACTACAGCGCAACGACATTTGACCTAACAGCTGCTAGTATGGCTTATACATTTGGTCTGGACAACCCCGACACAGCATTATCTTTGGGTATGTTGGCTTCGCCTCTTGGAACCTTAGCTTGGGCTGGTGGCGTAAAGCTGATAAAACATACACAGGATGGTGTTCCTGTAATAGCTACGCCATTAGTGCTAAATGGCAAGCCTATGATGAGTGTAGCTATGGGACAGAAGAGGGGCTCACTATTGCTTAAGTGGCATGGCCAATGGAAGCAGTATAGAGATGATCTGGCAACTGCTTGGAGTAAGTTTGATATTGCTGAGTCGATGTTCCAGGATGGTCTTGATCGACAAGAAAGTCTATTTGGCTTCTTTGGAGCTGAGATAGGCGAATCTATACCAACCGCCGAACCTGACTAGGAGGACTAGATGCCACGTCGATTTGGAGGAAATACCCCACTGGGGAGCGAGCTTAACAGTATGGGCAGCCGCCAAGAAGGCCTTCGTGTGGCTCGTCGGCGAGTGAGATATGGTATTATCAAGGATGTAGTTGGCCGCAAAACACAACAGAGTGTATACGTGGTTATCCTCAACCTGCTGAATCCTGATGGCTCGCCAGCTGGAATCTCAGGTCCTATACCTCTACAAGAGCATCCTTCAATGATTGCGGCTAATTATGGATCTCCTGACGAGCTTGTTGGGCGCTATGTAGTGAAGGTAGAGTATATGGGTACCTCGGTTAATAGAGGCGTAGGCACAATCGTTAAGCCTATTACCGATGATAAAGAGATCACAGAACAGACAAATCAGGTCCAGATTACTGGTGCGGCATTCGCTCCACCAGGAAGCGGTCTGATATAATACCGACAGGAGTTTTACAATGCCAACAAAAACAATCAAATCAGAACCTGATGGCGAAGCTGGAATCGTTGCTGCTAAGAATGCCGTAAGGATCAATGGTAACAAAGACAACTATGTGTTGGCTGATGAGCGGGGGGTTACAGTCAATGGACCAGTCAGTTTTGTCAGCGGTTCCGGGCAAATACGCTTCGGTGGACTCTGGGTAATGCAGAACGAGATGATGCTGTCTCTTCCATCCACCATGGCCACACCAACTCCTGTAATGACCATTAATCCCCCGGTAGGACAGCTTGCAGCCATTATGAAAGATGCTGCAGTAATGATGTCTCTGCTGGCTACATTTGCAGGTGGTTTCTAATGGCTCAGATTTACGATAAGGTCGATTGCTTTTGGACCTCTCGAGGCGACATGATGATCGGTGGCAAGGGGGACATCCTCACCACAGAGTTTGATCCACTTCGTTCGCTTGTACAGGAAATTCAGACACGCATTGAATCAGATCAGGGAGACTGGGTTGTCTTTCCAGCGACTGGCACCAATCTGCGAGACTATGTCGGAGAAGCAAATAACCCTTATGTAGCTGAAGCTATTAAGACTAGGATCCACGGAGCACTTACTAGAGACGGCTTCATTAACAACCGTGATATAAACATACAGTATATGCCTATTGATCGTGACAAGTTGCTTGTTCGGCTCACTATCACAGTGGCACCTACTGCCTTGAACAATAATTCTCAGACATTAACACTGAATTCGATATACAATTATTCAGATAACAATGTATACTTTTTTGCATAGGAGTGTAGTCAATGCCATTTTTTCCACGTGAAGAGAAAGACATAGTCTCTGAAGCATTACAGAGAATGAGTCGCTCTACTAATATCACTCAGCTGGCTCCGGGTGGTAAGGCGAGATTCTTCCTTACAACCGTTGCTCGAGAGCAGGCCCGTCAGCAGGCTCTATTCGATGCCAATTTACTTCAACCATACATCAAGTATTCTGAAGGTAAGTTCTTAGACTTCTTTGGTGACATGCTCAATCTTCCTCGGGTAGAGGCGACACACGCAGGAGCAGCCAACGAGAACTTTATGTTCTATGTACAGAGTGGTCGGTTTACTGATTTAAATTCAGGCTCACCATTTACTGTTCCTGTTGGTACGGTGGTCGGAACAGTTCCGTTTGACGGCACTACCGTTACTCCAGGTCTTGAAGTTCAGGATACTATTGAGTACAGAACTACAGAGTCTGTGGTGTGTGAACCGACAGCCTCTTATGTGTATGCTCCAGTTAGGGCCACAGTAGAAGGTGCTTATGCTTCTGTGCCTCGTAATGCGCTGACACAACACGGCTTTGATGGCTATGCACTGGCCGGCACCAACCTCCTGAAATGTACTAACAAATATGCAATTGATAATGGTGTAGATAGAGAGAGCAATGAGTCTTATCGCTATAGGTTGGCCAATATCTTTACGGCTCGGAGTCAAGCAATGTATGTCAGTATTCGTCTGGCAGCGTTGAGTATTGCAGGAGTAGCAGATGTTGTTATGGTGAATGCAGAACAGGGGCCTGGCACGTTTGCCTTATATATTCGCAGCATTACGCCATCTGTTAGTCCAGAGCTGGTGACTGCAGTATCTACGGCTGTGAATGAAGTGGTTGCTTATGGTATCCGTCCATTTATTTCGGCACCTAGAACTCTAGGTATGGAGATGGTTGCTGCGGTGAACTGGTCTCCTCGAGCAAGCAAAGAAGAGATTGCAATCGGTTATACAAATATGCGGAATATAGTTGAAGAAACCATCAACGAACTAGATATTGGAGAGGCATTAAATTTGACGGACTTGATTGTCGCAATGCTAGACGTTGCTCCGAAGGCAAATAGGATTGGTCAGAATATGGTGAACACATTTGAAGAAGTATATGTACATCGATCTAATCCGACTGCTGAGAGCGTGACCACACGCAATCTTGTTTTCTCTGATTATATTGAGCCGCTATACAATGAAAGAATTCTACTAGAAACATCTACCCGCTATCGTGGTATTCAGTTCATAACATTCTAAGGAGTCTGCTATGGCAACATTAGGCACCTGGCCCCAGGATATATATTACCTGTCGTGGATGACACAGAGGCTAACCAACCGTGCGCCAGATTGGACTCATGCACGCAGATGGTCTTGGTCTGTATTCCAGCAGATGTTGAATCCCACAGCTGCAGATCTAGAGCGTGTAAACAAGCAGTTGGTTGAAGAGCGAAATAATATTTATCTCAGTGCCACCAATATAAACCTGATTGACAGACTCTACTTTGTTGAGCTTGGTGTCGGCATGGAGTTTTCTTATTCAGATGGTGGAGATGGAATCATAGTCTTCGACACTCCTGCGGTATATGTTGACATAGAAGATACTGAGCATCAGATTACGATTGCCAAAGATAATGATATTGAATCTCTCTGTTACACAGCGGTACCATCTCGAATTGAAGACGGAGAGATGGTTTGTTCGTATCTTGAGGTAATTCCACGGACAGAAGTTTCTGAGCTTGGTGACGTAGCCCCTAATTCTTTGCCAATTCCAGGCCATCTGTATGTCACGCTGCGCAACAATAATACTTGGCAGTATGAGGTTGTTAACAAATACTTCTATCCAAAGATCCACATCCGAGGGACTACTCGCAAGGGTGTAGAGATGGAAGAAGCTGTTCCTCTTAGATATAACGGTACTTTTAAGACGATTAATGAGTGGGATGAGGTAACCGAGGTTTTTGTTAGCTATCTTGACGCCGAAGCCGAGATCACAGTTGAGGTTCTTCCATTCGACCGGGATACACAACTGGACACACACAACCTTGTTGTGCCAGCTACCGGAATAGAATCCTGGCGATTTGTGCGCCTTGAAGAGAAGATATGGGGTAGTGCTTTAGTATCAGAAGGCTTCACGGTGAGCAGCTTTGATGTTATCCGTAAAGGCTTTGATACTCTCGACCACGAGTGGGAGATGGAACTTCATAATACTAGCGGCACGCCTGTAGATCTGACAGCTATGGTTCTCAAGCCCAATACAGACTATATGCTAGCTATCGATGATAACTATCTGTATGTCTACAACACAAAGCTTCCATACCCAGATCTGACAGTACTGGGTTCAGAGAGTGCAGATACCAAGATGGATCTGTGGTCTGACAGATGGATTTATGCCAGAGGTGATTCTGTAAGAATCTTTACTGATATTCTAGATGTAAGTGTGGTGCCCTGGCGAGTCAGATGGAGTGTTGTTGACCCAGATGGTCAAGAATACTATTTACTAGCTAATGGCTCTAAGGTCTTAACTGACAGCGGTGTGGATGCTTGGATTGGCAATACTCGCTGGGAGTACGGAACTTGGAAAGAGATATATATGGATTTTCTAGTTGAGCAAACTGGAGTTCATGTAGTCACCCTCGAGACACTCTATGCTGACGCCGATAAACAAGGAAACAATGTTACTTTGACTACGAAGTTTCTTTACTATGTTCCATCAGCCACTCCAGAGAATGTTATTGAGCTTCCTAATGCATTAAAGAATGCGACAGATATAGGCTTTGATTCTGATGGCAAACTCTGGTTCTCAACTGGCGATGATATTCTGCTGGCCGATCTATACTACGACTACTTTATGGTGGACTATGAGCTGAATAGAGTTTGGTTGCGGGAGAATTACTCTTCTGTTAGGGTGGTACTATGAGCGGACGTAAACTACAAGGGTTTTCAATATATATCGAGCTTCCTACACAGGTAGAAGGCACTCCTGGAGTCCGCAATGTTGTCAATAATTTTGACTATCACGGTGACTTGGTGTCTCTCCGTAGGCTGCATGGTGAAAGTAATGCAAAGTACAAGCAGAGGCTTATGGATGTCTCGGTGCATCCAGGTGGACCACTATACGAGCAGGTAGTGAGCGGCCTAGCTAGAGATCTAGGATACCTCCGAAAGAATGCTCTTGAGATTAACATCAAGTATAATAGTGCAGGCGACCCAATAGCGCAGAATCCTCTAGTTGATGTTCTCGCCAATAGAGTTGTTCTCTATAGTGATTGGCGACCAGATGGCACAGAAGTCATTGACATGGAGATTCGAACCTATCAGTTGGGCGATCCTGGATATTATCTAGATGACCTGGTGGTAGAGATCAATAAGTCGGAGTACTTTTCGGCTTCGCTAGTGGACGACATCAGACCAAATACTATTACTTCTACTTTGGTTCGAACTAACTCAAGACACATTGTTCCCGAGGCATATATCCGCTCAGATCAGCTGCAAGTGCTTGATAATCAAAACATTATCGATGGTACTCTGGTCTTCTTTGAGAAGATAATCTTTGAGACAGAAGTAACCGGAACTCCTTCCGCTGACGGTGAATATGCGGTAAATTACGTATCTGGAGAGATTCAGTCATATCTCCAGCCATCCGGTCAGAGCTATTGCTCATATCAGTATAATGAGTTCCCACTGATAGTTGATGCTGTACCAATTCAGGTGTTTGCATTCCAAGATGACGACTTTCAGTATGAGCTGTTCCAGCATGAAACTCTAGATTCCGGTGAGGTTGTAAATAGCCTGCCCAACGGAGAGGGCTCAGAAATCTATCATCAGCTGTTCACGCAGACTGAAGTATTCTGGGGCGAGTAATTATGGCAGTAACCAGACCAAGTATAAATTTTAGTACTAAGCAGACGGTGTATCATCGTGAGAGCATGAAGCCTTATGTTGGCTTCGAGAACATAGATGATATGCCTGATGGATGGCGTTTTGACATCAAACGCTGGTGTAGTCCTTTCGACCTAAGACTGCCAAAAATGCCTCGTCTATCTGATACCTCTACTCAAGGTGTATCTGAGTCGATATACTTCAAATCTGGTGTTGGATCTGTAGATGCTGGTGATGTCTACATGAAGAGTATAGACGAGTTGTTCCGTGACCACGAGAGACACTGGATTCCTATTCTCCGTACAGGCCAGTATTTTCGCTACAAGACGCCATGGTATCTATATGGCGACAACAGTAGAGTACAGTATATTAGCTCAAGTGAGAATCGTGATGGACGCAATTATCTAAAATTAGATGAAGAACCTGACATGTCTTCACCTATCTTGGCTTCTTCTTTCCGACGAGTCACTGCGACAAGAACTCCTATGCATGACACTGTCGTACAGCAGATGTATGAGTTTTCGGGTGTCTATGTAGATGAAGAAGAGCAATCAACTGTTACAGTGATGGGCAATATCAACTGGAATAATGTTGACTATAACAAGCGTGAATTCATTGTTGACACCAGTATCGAAGGCACAACCAGACTATTCTTCAATAAAGACTACACTGAGACTGTAGGTGTAGTTCCAACATACTATCAGGATTTAGCAGCCTGTGAGGTCCTTGGCTTATCTAATGGTTCTAACTACCAGGTCTATTATCTCAAACGATTCCCAGTGCTTGCAGACAATTCCTTCCATTTGTATGTAGCGGACGTCTCTACTTGGGAAGAGTGGACTCGAGTTGATACATGGTTCGAACTGATTAATTCCACAGCTCAGAAGCAATATTTCGTCGACAAGGACTTGGGGATTATTTATCTTGGCTCGTCTGTTAATGGCGGATGCCCACCGTTGGGTCGCTATATTGTTTGTAGCTACGATGTAACTCTAAGAGTAGAGTATGAAGAGTCAGAACGGAAGATGGAAGTTAAGGCCTGGGAGGCAGACACTAGCCCGGTGACACAATATATCAACCAGGGCTTTGTGTGTATTACGCATGACCAGCTCGAGGCCGCTATTCTCAAACTTGAGATTGACAAGGCTATGATTCCATTTACTCATGCCCCTCGAGAGTACGGGCCTATCTACGTTGGCTCTGACTATGGAATCCTTAAGGCTACTGTGACCACAATTGGCGGAACAGTTGTGCCTGGTATTGAGGTTGGCTTCGAGATGACACCATCAACCATCGGATACCTGGCCGGGTCAGCAACTTCCACATCTGTGACTAACGGTAGAGGAGAAGCATACACCTCTTACCAGCCACCAGTATCTGCTGATACGCTAGGTTTCTATACTGTCACAGTAAGAGCATCTACTAATCCGTACTACCCAAATCACAAAGAACTGATTATCAAAGAGACTGAGACTGGACTAGAAGGCCGAGAAGAAGAAGTCTATACATTCCAGGTACTTAAGGATGACATTCTGCTGGGATATGCTACTGTTGACGATTGGATTTACTACAATCTGGATGCTCCGTCTTGGGTAGTAGATGCGACTACATATGCACAGTGGAAGTCTGAGATAATCATCGACTACGAGTTGGAAGATTGGGCTGGCGTACAGGCAGATGGTACAATTGTAGGAAGAAAGGTTGTTATCTACAAGCTTGATCCTAGTACTGAAAACTATGATTCTTCGGCTGTACATCCAGCCATAGGCGATATGGGGGCTGTTGTTCCTCTCCGGCCTGAGCTAGTAGAGAAAATCACGGATAGTGGTGATGATTATTATGGTTATTGGCGAGTTATCTATCCAGAAGATGCTATCGCTGATTGTGATCCCGATGACAACAATAACAACATTGGTGGTTACTGGCTGTGCTCAAGCAGAGTAATAACTTTCAAGGCACATTGCTGGAGCCCCTACTATAATCGTATAATATATAGCAATGATCTTGTGGTGAGGATTTCACTGCCAGACTACTTGCTTGGCGAATACACAAATGATTATCTGCAGAAAGTCCCATTTGGCTGGAAGCTACCAACGGATACAGACAATGTGGCTGCAGGGCTCAATGGAGCCACCTTTATAACTGTGAATCCTCACTCTGGACCATATAAGATTGTAGATCTCGTGAACGAGACCACAAGCGATGACTGGGCATCGGCTCCATTTAAGAGTATCGGATTCCAGATGTACATCGAAGAATCTTAAGGAGGCACTATGGCCAACACAATTGATCAGATGCAGGACGTCTTTCCTGTTTCCTTTGAGTTTGTAAAGGGTGAGCAGCCTTCGGCTACTAAGCTAACTGGCTGGGTCAAGCAAACCAATACTGCTTTTGCTAGAATGACCAAGGCTGTCGGTGACCCTTGGGAATATACGGCACACAGCGGAACAAGCGGAATTTACTTTCTGAGTCCTGACAGACTAGCACAGGCTAGTCTTGCTCGATTCATGGGTCCGTCAGACTATACTTCTCCTCGAGGCGCATCATTCCAGGAGCCTATCAGTACAGCCTTAGAAGTAAGGTTGCCATCCTATCGGAATACGTGGAATCTAGGCTACCCACTTGTCAAACTTACCAGTGATCATCTACCTAGTGATGCTGGTATGGATAAAGTAGAGAAGCTGAACTGGAGTTCTGACGTTACATATATTAGCGGACCAGTGTCGTATTTTGATACCGAGGTGGCGTCTGCTGACCTTGTAACAGAATATGGTGAGTTCTATGTTGACTACTACACAGGAACTATTACAGCCTACACCACAGCAACATCTGAAATAATACTGCAGATTGATAACCTTCATATGTTTGGTCCTGGCCCGGCGTGGGGCACATCCAACATAATTCCCCACTGGAATGATGACGCAACTCTCTGTTGGGTAACAATCAATAGTACATCTGGCGGCACTACGCTCTATGATGTGGCCCTGCCACAAGTACAGAGTACATCTCGGGATACAGATCCAGATGCAGCTCTGCTTGGAGCAGTGTACCATCCAGATATAGCTATTGCTTCTGTCGTACAGTGGAATGCTACGGTATCAGGAGCTACGGCATATTATAGACTGCCAGTATCACTGACCAACAACTTGACTGCTGGCGACCAAATTCCAGATGGCTTTATGTATGTCTGGGACGAGTCTACTGGGCGCATTGTTCCACAGACAGAATTCTTCTATGTAGACGAGCATAATGTTCAGGTACAAACGCCAGAAGGTTGGCTAACCGAGGGTGGCTCGATTAGACTTATTGTTACAGGCACAAGTCTGGCAGAAGCGGTTCACCACCTGATGATGGTACAGCGTGAAGGTCGCCATGCGGGCCTCTCAACTGGCCAGCACCAGGACACTCTGCACTATATGGTTCCTATCTCCCATGATGAGATCGTAGACTCCTTCAGCGGCCCGATTGGTAGTACAATAACAGAGCCCACGAAGTTCTATTTCCGTGAGTCAACTGCTCCTGTTAATCCACATCCACAGTATATCCATAGAGCTGGATATCTTGATGATGATGAAGAGGGTAACTCTGCTAATGCTATGAGAGGGTGGCTTGCTTTTGCGGGCCGCTATGACATTGACAGCGCCTATACGATTGGTGCAGGTACTGCTAGTGGCACTATGGGTGCTACCTATGGTCTTATCTTTGGCGGTGGAACCATAACCACATCTTCCCAGAATGCTCGACTCGCCTGGGAGGGTGGAGAGAATGTGGACACATGGAGTGGTTCTGGAGACACAGCAAAGAAACTAGGTTTCGGCATAGACGAGCTTGGTGCTCAACGTGTGGGCAGCGAGCGATTCGGCGCTCTTACTTATACCCCATGGTATGGAATGCCTCTGTATCTTAGAGGTCAGGTAGATACAGTATTGGTAGAAGCAGTGGGTGCAGTACTAGGCTTTGACTTCGGCGACTGGGGTGAGATGAACTACATCAAACTCACCAAAGCATTCCGAAGTGGGAGCTGGGACATGCCCAACCAGGCATGCTGGATTGAACAAGCCACAACATCAGCATTGTCGATTACACCAGGTCTTATCGGTGGAACAACAAGCAACCGTCTGGCAGCTGAACAAATTCGTGAGTTCAGATTCCGAGCCGGTTCATACAATCCAGACACCAGAAATGCAAATGATGGTCTTGGAAACACAACACAGCCACTGACATTTGATTCGAGTCTCTCTCATGACGCTATTGAAGCAAATGGTGCTAGTAAGTATTTCGTTGTAGATGGAGAATGCGCCTCAGATTTCCGTGTTGGCGATACAATTACGTGTGCTGGATTTAGCAATAGCGGCAACAATGATGACTTCACAATTACGGCAGTTTCTCAGATCGGCGGGAATACACATGTTAGCGTATCAGAGTCTGTAGTTACAGAGCCTTCTCCAACCAGTGCAACGGTGACGTCATCTACAAACGAATTCAATCCCTATTTCACATCACCCGGCATGGTTGGAGCTGACTTCTTTAATGTTTATAGCAATGCTATCTTCTTCTCTGATACTGGCGATGGCAAGACCACGTCGTTTACCGACCGTGGTAACCTTTGGATGAATACTGGAAGTTCTGATAGTATGCCGTCTGGTATCTACTACGTCCCACAAGCCACTCAGGGTCCAGCCATGGCTCTGTCGCTGTATGACTCATCCCTAAGTGCCAGCAGCCAGCCATTGTATGTTGGTGACAGATATGGTTTCTGGTATATTTCCGAGGAAGATGGTCCAGTAGGGCTCATAACTACAGATTCAGTGTTGATTTCATCTGGACATGATACTGGAAACCTAGCAACCATAGTGAGTAATATCAGAACCTATGGTGATTCTGGACAATTAGGAATCGCTGCTGGTGACTATGCAGCAGTTCAGGCATCTTACGGATTGGCTGGCTCGTCTATGGGGCTACAGCTCTATGCAAGCGATGACTATCCAGACATTAGAATAACTTCATGGCATGGCGATATAGCCATTAGGACATATACATCAGGCTATATTGCTATCGATTCAACCGAATATCTCACAATAGATGCCAATGACGACATAAACATCAATGCAGATAATATCTATCTGGATGCAAAAAGCTACATCTTCCTGGATGCTCCAGGCATCAATGTAACCTCAGAGGACTACAGCGTAACTATTAACACAAATCTAGATTTCATTGTGAACTGTGGAGACGAGATTGAAATGGAAGCCGATGGCACAGGCGACAATTGGCTCGAGGCAACCAACGGCAATCTCTACCTCCGATCTGGAACAAGTTTTAATTCAAATGCTGTATTGGGACTGCAAGCAACCGGTCGAGCCTATATCTTGGCAGATGAAATTGAGCTATTAACGAATACTACCGGTAGTGGGGATATTGCGATTAAGAATCGGCATGGTGGGAATATCGAATTGTATTGCTCTGGTTCAGGCGAGGTACAGTCAGCTACTATCTATGGTGAAGTGGCCGCATCTCCAAGGCGAGCAGTATATGTTAGCGATAGCTCAAGTAACTATACTGTAGCCACAACATCGTCCAGCAAGAAATACAAGACTGATATCTCTAGCCTAGAAGAGCCACCTACTTGGTTATATGATTTGAATCCAGTAAGCTTCCGGTTCAAGAAGAATAAGAAGTACCTCGAGTGGGGCTTGATTGCAGAAGAAGTACATGAGGTATTGAAAGCTGCTGAGGTTTCAGATAACGCTATGGTGTTGTATGAAGATGGAAAACCAGATGGTATTCTGTATGATCAGCTAATTCCACTTCTTCTAAGTGCAGTGAAAGATCTCAAAACTCGCCTGGATAAACTAGAGGGATAATATGACAGCTTTTAGTGGACAGCAACATTTCCAGGTTCGCATCACCAGTGTGGGTGGCAACGATTTCGATGCTAGCACCAAGCAGAATGTGAAGAAGCGTGTGGAGAAGATTCTCTACTTAGAAAATCCTCCGGATGACGCAGTCCGTCTGACCTATGTCGGATCTAAGGAGCTATCGCCTGCAAACAATCTGTTCATTGGTGACCGTAGCGATAGCCTTTATGCCAACTCCCGTACTGGCCGTATTCAAGAATTTGTTGGTGATGTTTCGCCTATTACTGTGAAGAACACAAACTTTATTGTCACTCAGATGTTCAATGAGGCTGACTCTGGTTCTATCCCATTGTACTTCAAGCATATATTGCCGTTAGCCATAGTGGCTGAGTCGGTGCGCATCTACGACCAGGATTTTAATGAAGTCAGCACTGACAAACACAAGCTTCAACTTCAGGCTGTATATGATGAGGACACCGGCTATCCGACAGATGAATATACAGAGTATCATCTATACAATAACCTTAAAAGTTCCTATAATGAAAGCACAGGTGAATACGTAGTCTATTTTGTCCAGTATACAGATACCTCCGGTACCACCGACGTTACTGTTACGGAGCTGTTAAGCAATGAGCTGGCATATACAGAAGCAACATTTGAAGACATTTGGTATGCGACCCTCGAGTTAAAGCCTTGGGTTAAGGCATACCAGTGGGATCCAATTACTTTGTCAATTAAGATGCCGGCTTCTGGCGAGTATGCAGTTCAATATCAGGAGAGTAAAAGGATCAGTGTTAAAGATCCTGTGGCTCTAGATGACATTCATCCGTGGTTCCCTCGAGTTGTGAATGGGCAACTGGTTACAGGATACGATGGTTTGGCACTCAACTATTCAATTCCTGAGTTTGAGAATCAGGCATTCAATCCTCTTGAGCCATACAAGGTTGCAGTCCGAGTTGGTTGTGTGAAGATAGATGACCATCTTGTAAAGCTCCCACATGAAGACCTACAGAGTGGCTCGCTATTCTCGTACTTCTACTTACTATTTGAGAGTGAAGAGGGTGTCATAGTCTATGCTGTGACTAATGATCCATATATGGCTGGTACAGAATACCGAGACTTTGACAATAATACAGTGCTCGATGATAACGGTGATGAAATCCTGTGGGCATCTGATACACTATTAGGACTAGATAGCATGAGCGGAATTGCTCATGTTAGCTTTGAGATCAGTGACTCGTATGATGTCTGGGCCACATATTCATACAAGGAATACCAGTATGAGGTGACAAGTCTCAACATGAATCCTGTCTTTGATGGAGACGCCGCCAAGGAACTAAGATCCGTATACTTGGTTCCGGAGTCTTTGGCTAACTCAAACCTAGGCTTACAAACACAGGGTATCCACTGGATAAAGACTAGCCCCTCTGGTCTTATTACAGGTATCAGTCAGAACGGAGATGGAGGCAACGAGAATATTGCTTTTGATGCTGAGCTTAAGACCGCAGCTGGCTATGGATTAAATGGCGTATTAGACATGCATTATAGCTGGCGGGCAACAACCATGACAGCTTCCTCACAGGAAGTCATTGATGGCCAGCATATAAACGTTTCATCTACTAACAGCTTTCCATACAAGGGCTGGATCCGCTTCTTGGACGGAAGCGGATATTATAGATATGCACGGTTTGTAGAAAAAACAGATACTTCTCTAATACTGTCCTCAGATGAGAACCAGGTGGCCTACGAGTCCAGCGGGCTTGTCATAGCAGGGAATACCACAATAGAACTAGTCAATTTCTTGGATGAGCGCACAACGCTAAGCACTCGCACTACAGATGAGACAAATCATATCCCTAGTGGATATCCACCATCGTACTCGAAATACTTTATGCTTGCAGAGCTATCCATTAATCCACCACACAGCCAAAAGGATGCTGTTGTGATTGATGTCAGAGAGAATGGCGGTGGCGTAGATAAAGGCAAATATGAGGATGCTAAAGGCCTAAACCCACAGGTTCAGTGGCTCTCAGACTTTGGAGACTATGATGGCCAGGTCTATCCTGGCAATTCAGTGCTAGTTATTAAGCTGCCGATTAAACTGTTGGACACCTATACAGAGAATCAGCTATATGATATTGTTTTGCAGAACATTCCATTTGGTGTAAAGCCACTTATCAGATATTACGGCTATAAGCCAAACATCTTGTACGTAGGCCCAGAAGAATCAGAAGGAGCCGTAATGGGTTAGCGTTTGGATTGACTGTGTTCTTACTTAAGGAGTAGACCGTGGCCAGAATGATAGTAAGATGGGACAAGATGGGTCCTGAATTTACGTACATGGTATGGTATGCCAAGCAACCAAAGGGTCCGTGGATTCGTCACAACGAGATTCGTTTAACAGACGAGATTGTGGATTATCTGCGTGGTTTTGATATTGATACCGGCGAGTATTACGAAACCTTTAGCTATAATGAGTACTACATCGATGGCCTAGATGAACAGACTAACTATTCTGTGAAGGTGACCTGCCACGATAGGTACGATGCTTGGTGGTACAGTCAGACAGATTACGATAGCGTTGGTGGTGGCATGAGAAGTGCTTATTCTATGCCTAGCCCAGATGGTGGTAATAGACTTGGTTTTCAGTTTTATGTTGACCTGCCAGTCCTTGGAGCTTTCTTTGTCTTAGTCGGATCAAATGCTCCTTCTGTCGGTCCAACATCGTGGCGATATGACGCCGATACCGACATGTGGATTCAAACAGCAATACCACAGATAGACATTCCTAAATAAAGGGGTTCATAATGGGCAGCACTCTTGATAACGTAGTCCGGGCGACAATAAAGACTCATGACGATATTATACTAGCGGGTCATGGCAGGGTAACACCTACTAGGATTGCATATATTGCTCGGTCAAATGATTTCGGACAAACCTGGACCACACCGTGGTATGAAAGCATCGCTAACGCTGAGTGGCCGTTAGGTTTTGGTATTAGCACAGACGACGAACATCTATATTACTTTGGCCGCATGAGCGACATGTTGTATAGCTGGTATAAGACTAGTGACGATTCATCCGGGAATGTTGTGGCGCACTCTTATCCTGCATGGAGATATGATACCTATCTAGAAGGCGTCACAAAGATTGGCGGATATTACTATGCTGGGATGACACCCGACGTGAATGGTTCGATTTCAGGCTTAGACATCGGTTGCTCAAGTGATGGCATCAATTGGTCTACTGCCATGGAATGGCACAACGACCGTGTTTACAGAGAATACTGGTGGCCATGGACTCAGTTCAAATATCATTCAGGAACTGACACACTGTGGGCTTATAACTGGCAGTACAATGTAGACCATACAACCAAATCAGCTATTGTATACAATCCAACGCCTAGAACCAATCCAACCAATTGGATTGATTGGACGTTTGATACAGAGTACTTTAGTGGTTTGCGACCGTATCAAGTTTTTAGTTTAATGCTGAATGAGAATACAGGCCAGCCCCAGTCGTTTTGTGCCAGAGCAGATGTTGCAGGAGAAGGGGTTCCTCAGCGTCAATGTGTCTTTGGACTGCTGGACAATGGAACATATGATGTTTGGCACCAGAGTACGCAATACACCATTGTCGCAGAATGGGATCATCGCAACAACACAATACTTAGGCCAGAGGTTCGCAAAATGTATTGCTTGGCCTGGCATAGCGGAGGCAAGTACATGGCTCAAGAAAGTGAAGCCACGCAAAATTTCAATGGATATGATATAAAAATGTTAGAACTGCTTACTACACCAGTTCCGACGACAGATGTGTATCCCGTACCATTGTGGGGATACTACACTCCAGAAGAAGGACGATAGGAGAGACAAATGACTGTAAATATTACATTTTCCAACGTGTCTGGTGGAGACTCCCTGTCCGACACAGTGGACCTGGGTTCTGTAGAGCCTGGAAACGAGTCTTCCTGGCAAGACATCTTCATTCGCCATGATGCTGTGGTTAATGAGATTACAGATTGTGCCTGGTATCTCCAGCGATATGTAGGCTCTAGCTATCTTGGCGAGAATGAAGATGATGACTTAACAGAGCTGATGTCATGGGGAGACGCTGCTACTGGTGGATTCATTATCAATCAGGTAATCCCACCTAGCTGGACATACGGCGAACAGTTTAACACTGGCGATGATCAGCTGATCAAGAATGGATATGGTGATATCAACAACCAGTTGATTCTAGATGAGGACGCAATAAACATCGGTACGCCAGCTGGAGATGGAGTAATTCCTGTGGCCGGCGAGGCACATATCCAGGCCCGCTTCAAAGTTCCTAGCTCGGTACCTAATGGTGCTGGTTATAGAGCCGCCACACTAGTCTTCTCGTACTCAGCTACATCCTAGGAGGCAATGATGAGTGATACAAATTCTCCAGGAACCGTAGACTCTGAAGTTTGGACAGCCAACACGGATCGTGAATACTCTACCCCAATAGAGGAAGAAGAGTAGTTGTCGCCTGCTGGTATATACAGTATAATGTACAAGTCGATAGTGAATGTCACTTGTATCATATTGAGGAACTAAGATATGGAAATTACAAGACTTTATAACAATTCGGACAGCGAGTTGCTGAGGATTGACACAATCACGGTCGACGTCCAGCCACCGACCTATAAAGACTTACGGATCGGTAATGATCCTAGCCTTCAGATGAAGGTTGGGCCACAAAGGATAAAGACACGGATCATGACAGGGGGAAATACGATAACCAACCGCACGGTTGCCACCATCGAGATCACTGGAGATTTTGACAGTTACGACACTTCTGGACCAAATTATGACTTCACCTGGGCCATTAAAGATCTGGGTAATGGTCAGAAGGTTCGCTTCGATATGTCCAATCTCCCTATTGTCGGAAGCAGTGTGTAAACAGTCCTTGACATCAAATATCACCTGTAGCATATTAAGGTTTGTGCTACGAGGAGAGTACGTAACGTTAACCTTATAGGAGTAACCAATGAAAGTTAAGAGAGAAAAACTTGTTGCCATGTGGGGCCTGATCAATCGCCTTCAGGGACAGAAGACTGCGGTCAAATTCCACTATCTCCTGCTCAAGAATCGAAAGCTTCTCGAGCCTGAGATTACTGCCTTGCAGGAAGCACAGACTGCAGATCCACCCGAAGGACACGAGGAGTTCAACAAGAAACGCCTTGCCGTGTGCAACGAATTTGCCGAGAAGGATGATAACGGTGAAGTTAAAATTGTGAATAACAATTTTGTCATCCCGCCAGATCAAAAGGAAAAGTTCGAGGCAAAGTTAGATAAGGTGAAGGAAGAGTACAAGGAAGTCCTGGAGATCATGGATAAGCGCCAGGAAGACTTCATCAGCCTGCTTCAGGAAGAAGTAGAGGTTGATTTGGCTACCATTCCCCTGTCCATTATGCCCGACAATCTTGTTGGCAATGAAGTTGAGACCCTCTTTGAGATCATCGATGGTGACAAGTAATGGGAGCATGGCTGAAGCTATTCACTGATGGTACGCTGGAACATGGTAGTGATGAGCTGATTGCCAAGAGAGAAGCTTCGTGGACTCGTGGCCGGCTAGATGGAATAGAGAAAGTCCGACTATTCAATAGACGGCGAACCTGTTCTTTGATTGTTCCCAACACCAACTGGCATCAGTTTGATAGATTTTCAGTTATAGTCTCAGAGGGCACACAGCAGCCCACAATTACTCATCGTGTGGTACAGGCCGAGATTCAGTCTCATCACGTAGGTCTCTACCTAGTATGCTCAGACTCTGGAGCAAATTATGCTTGGACAGTCGTTCGAGAATTAAGGGATGCTGATAGGAATCGTTTTCACAAGAAGCTTACAGATAAACATGTAAGCCAGTGGCTCACCGTTATCTTGCCCGACCGAGATTATCCAGGTATAACCTTCTCAACTAAGGGTAAGATGAATGACAACCAGCACATATCTAAATAGTGTATTAAAGATCCTTCCCGCCGTTCAGGCACGGAATATTACCGATCTTCTTAATGAGTTCCAAGCCGAGGGTGAGATTAAGGATGCTGACGAGTATAGAGCTAAGCTTCAAGAGCTAACTACTGCCGTCAACGATGCAAATCCTAAGCCTTCCTTCACGCAGATACGTTCTCTAATCTGGCACCTCACATCGTCTGATGCACACAACATCATGATGAGAGCTACACAGAAGGACCTATTTGCTATCTTCCAACAGGCTATTGAGCTGGGTGGCAAGGTGGACGACCATCACTTTCTTATTATGAAGAACTTAGCTGCTGATATGGAACGTGGTCTGGCTGACCAAGAAAATACTATTCGTAGGCTTGAGTGGCTGGCCAATACATCTAATGAGTTTACGATGGCTATCGTGAATGCCTTTGTGTCGGCCTCGTTGTACAAAGTACCACGCAGCCAGACAGGTGCAGAGAATCTCTACTTCGACAACCGTACATATCAGAGTCGGACAGAAGCAGAACTTCCTAGTGCTGTTGTCTCAGAGCATGGCCAACGGCTGATTTTGGATTCAACTAATGAACCCCAGCTGCTGCCTATCTCGGTTACAATGCACACAGACGAAAGCTCCTATGGTACACAGATTCAGACAGCAGTTAATAACAATATTCTGAATCTAGTGGATGGCACCAGAGGAACCTTTTGGACACGCCATGTCTACTTGTCAGAAACAGTTCCCAAGGTAACAACTGTCCTTGAGTTCAATCTTGGTATGGCCCGTGACATCAATTACATGATCCTCGAGGGTGCAGCTGATACTGTGTTCAATGTCGAAAGTATTTATGGGATTGCGCCTGATGGCCATAAGATGGCTTTGCTTACAGATGTCACAGAAATTAATGGCAAAGAGCGTGTTGATTTTGACAGGACTCTGGTCCGTGGCGTCTACATTACATTCTCTACTAACTCCTACGTGAAAGCAGATTATGTGACCGACCCCAAGTCTGCTATCTTTGATTACTTCGAAGAAGATATGATGTTTGATGAGGTAGACCTTATGGAGGCATTTGGACCACTAGCAGCCGAGGTCCTGTCGTCTAAGACTCTGGGCGATATACTTAATGTGCCTAGTGGCGACTCTGGCATGGTAGACGCCTATGTGTATCCGTTTGCACTGGACAATGTGTGGTTTGGGAATAGCCTTTATGAGGATAGTGGTATCTTTGTGTCGAAGCCTCTCAAGGGAGACAATCTTGGTGTGTGCGCCGTTCAGACAATAGAAACGACAGAGACAGATGAGGATGTGAGTAACTCTATTGAGTTTGAGATCATTAAACAGGATCTTATCCCAAAATTCGGCGAGACTAAATTTCCTATCCCTAAGCTCGGCCAGACAACAGTAGAATCCGAGCGGCTTATCCTCACAAAGAGAGAGTTGGATAGCACAATGGCTGATTCCGGTCACCTTAGGTTCTGCCCCTATGTAGATCCAGCATGGACATTTGGAGATGATCAGCCAGTTAAAGTTTATAAGAATGGAGAGCAGCTAACACTCGGAACGGACTTCCAGATCGCTATCAAGCTGAATAGTGCTGGAGATGCTCTGTTATGGGTAGGCTCGTGGACAGCCTCGCTGTCTGATTCTACAGTCTTTGCCAACTACACTCTAAGTCCAGCCAAAATGTGGGTCAGGATACTTGCACCAGATTCTACGGCAGTCTATACGGTGGATTACACAATCCGAACGAGTGACACGTATATCGACGATAACACAATGTGGCTTGATACAAACAAGCAAATCTTCCTGTCTGACGAGGGCAAGGTATATTTTAAAAGAGATAATCCAGATGTTACAATAAAATCTGAGTTGTACCTGCAGATAACCCTGCGAAGAAATACGGCTTCTCAGTCTACAACTCCAAAGCTTCATGAATATGCATTGCTCGGTGCTTCATATTACAGCTAGGTGGTAACATGCCAAACAAACACTTATCTAGGCCGCCAACAGAAGTCATGAGAGCCAGACTGAAGGTTCTCTTAGAGAATGTTAACTATCTGTATACAGCCAAAGAGACGGTTCTCGAGGAAGACCTGGTAAATGCTTACCACACAGCCATGAAGTTGTTCCTAACGTCATTAGACGGTTCTATCTGTGGCGCAGTGGCCAAGATTCTCAAAGGTTCTCCGGCCGATCCTTTCCACTACAATGTATTTACTAGTTCCATCAACAAGGACCTTGAGGCTCTCTACTCAGAAGCGGGCGCTCTTGATAAGCTGATTGTCTCAAACTTCAACTCTGTTATTGCCGAAAGGGAACAGGTACTCCAAGTATCCAGACGAGTAAGTGATAAGCTGGGAACCTATTTGCTATATGCTGATCCTACTCTGGGTGGCGGGTACTTCTTTGGAGACTCCTTCAATAGTGCCGAGAAAATTGAGGTGGGTTCTGATCTACTAGACACAGACGAGTGCTTTATCGGACAGAATGAGGGAGTTATTCTTCTTCCACTAGATGGAGATCCGGACGCACCGAGAATCAAATCCTATACAATAAACAAGCCTAGCAATGGAAGTGCTGGAAATAATTACGAAACTGATGTTTTGGGCAAAGATGAGATTGAGGCTATCGGAGATAGTGAGCCCAATACTTGGTATGAGTATGAGCGGGTGACAGCCTACGAGTCCGATACACCGCTTGTCTTTGACCTAACCATTACCCTCGACAAGATCTCAGTTATTAATCATATACATATTAACCCTATTAACTTCGGAACGCCATCGCCGGTGTCCATCGTGACGCTCGAGACCTCTAAAGATGGCCTTGAGTATGTGTCGGTTAAGGACGAGGTGCCAATCAAAGACTTCGTTTCAGAAGAGGAAGACAATGTATTTGATCTGTCGCCAGCTACCGCAAAGTATGCTGGTCAAGGGTTCTACTCCTTCCTGCCTCGGAAGGCTCAGTTTGTGCATGTCGTTCTGGAACAATACACACCTTATGCTATTAATACGATAGACGGTTCGCTTCTCCGCTATGCTATTGGCATCAGAGATATCAATATTCTGGGTCGCAGGTTCAAGACAGAAGGCTCTCTGATCTCTGTGCCAGTGAATATTGGCGAGGAAGCTCGTAAGATCGCCCTGTGGGCCTCTGAGAACCCCGTAGAGGTTAGCATGCTGTCTGATATCACTCATGCTATTTCAGAGAATGACGGAGCTACCTGGAGGCCCATACAGCCCCAGAGACGCTCTGGGTTCGATGTACCTGAGGTGATTGACTATAACACCATTGCAAAAGGTGCCATTGAGACAGATATTGCAGTTAAAACTCTTCGTCATAAAATAAGCATGACTAGAAACACCGATGCGTTCTCGGGTAACGTGACTCTCAAAGAAGAGAAAGAAACCAACATTGATGTGCTGAACGTACCTACAGGCGGAGACTTCTCCTTCACAACTACTCAGCCTCCTATCAGGGAAACTGTTAGGGTGATACTCCCGTTCTACGGAAGCTTCTCCTGTCCCACTGCAGCATATGGTCCTTCCATAGTTGGCCAATCACAGCCAATGGATCTAGACTTCCTCGAGTTCAATGTGGATGTACCGGCTATCGGCACTCTAAGATATAAGCTACCGTTTAAGAACATTCCTAATCTGCCTGAGCATATTCGGGTATTTGTGAATGGCGAACAAATAGAATACTGCTCTAAGAGCGATGAAGGTATCGGCAGCGTGTCTGGCACACAGTCTTTTACCAGCTATGATGTGGTGGATGAGAATAGCAAAGTCTATTTCCTGAATAAGGGTGGTGCAGAAATACAATTTGGCTGGACAGATGCGGCTGGTATTCTTAGAGGGTTTCTTCCTCCTACAGGTGCCAAGATTGAGGTATGTCTGGATGGAGACAACCCTCGTCTCGAGCTAACAGATGCAGGCTATGTTCTATTGCTCGCTGGAAGTAGCGATGGCTTTAAGGAGAACGTCAGCTTAATATCTATGAACAATCTGTCAGACGAAGAAGCAGTTGATGTGGCTATTGAGATTCCAGCTGGGCGGGACAAGGTGGAAATCTCTAGTTCACAGCCGGTAAACACGAGTGCTTTGTCGTCCAAGAAGAGGCTAAAGTTTCCTGCCAAGGCAGGCTATAAAACCATGTATGATTCCACCCAGGTAACCAGAACACTATCTCCAATTAATATTCCACAATCCCGTCTACTGGTTGATAGTTCTTCTGATCCTGTAGAGGAAGAACTAGATCAGGGCATGCAGACTATCGTTCTAGAAGCTGAAGATGGCATGCTGCCTCCAGTCTTCCTTGAGGATATGGACACATGGCAGATTGTAGAATACGATATTGATACTGGAGAGCCACTGATATCAGGCCTACAGTTCACAAACAAAGTAGAATATATTGATGGCCGACAAGAGCTGATGACGTGGAGTGGCACCGAGTGGGAGTCCGATCCATCAGCTTATAGCTTTGATGCTTACTCTGGCCGGGTCTATACCGGCAGTTTGCCGTACACAGATCGGAAGACAATGTTCCATTGTAAGGCTCTGTCGGTGACAGTAGTTCCACCAGACAAGTGGGAATACTACAAAACATCTGTTCACGGTCGCATGAATACACAGAAAATCGTGATCAATCCAGAGTATGTAGTAACACACACAAGAATTATGGCTGTGGATGGTACCTCGACGCCAGTTCAGAGTGTAGAGTTAATTGGAGAGCAGGATAAGGGGCACGACTGGTTCAAGCAGAAGTTGGTTAAAGGTACCGTTGTCATGGACGATAGCTTGTTCCCAGAAAGCGTGAAGCGTAAGGAAGTCCCGTACATTGATGGGTATACAGAGTTACACGACACTGTACAGATTGAAAATGAGGAAATTGTCTTTACGCCTATCGGCGGTAACCTTTACACATACACACTAGAGCTAATCAGCGATAGCCAGGCTATCGTTGGGCAGCCAGGCTTTGCTGCTGTGCGTTCAACGATCAATCCTGTTACTGAGGAAAGCCTATTTGTGGTCTATTCAGCCACAACACCTAGTGCTCCAGGCGAATGGACCTTCGAGACTCAGGTAGATGGCTCCTGCTTGATAACCGTATACGTACATGCATCGGTCGACCCAACAGAGAGAGACCATACGGCCAGCTACAAATATGCCGTGATTGATCCTGGCGTTGATATGGATGGTCTGTACTCTGTTGACTATGAGACTGGCACTATGCACTTTGCTACTGCTATTGAGCTATCTGGTAATATACAGTATGAAGTATCTGCTTATTCAGCCTTCTATAATATTGCTGAGATTGTGCCTGATGGCGACATCAAAGAGATTGATGAAGAAGGTATGAAGATTACACTGAGTACTGCTTTGGGTATGAGATTCCTGAAGATGACTACAGCTATGAAGGCTCGGCCTGCCTATGCCAAAGTGGTCTATGACTACTACAAGAAGTCTACTGAGTCTCTAGCAGATTTAGAACCATACTTCTCACCAATCTGTAAAGACATCGCATTGAAGGCTGTAACGGTGAGCACGATAGAGGAGTTATAATGGCATCGCTAGCTACAACATACAAAGAGTACATTCTAGAGCAGTTAATGCTTAAGTATCTATATGATGGTGAGATTCCCACATCAGACGACATCGAGGATGATCTAGAAACCTATATGGAAGTTCATCCTGACATGGACGAACCAGCCTCAAAGAGATTTGACTGGTCCGTCAAGCCCGGAGAGAACTCAAGAGCTAGTAAGATCCAAGATATCGCTCATTATGTATCCCAGGATGTAGGTGTTGTAACAAGAGAATTCTATCGGATTGCCGAGGTGTCAAGTCGGTTCTATGATCGCTGGTCTTCTGAGATGAAGCGTCTGAGTGGTTTTGCTCGTAAGCTCGAGCAGAGAGCTGACTCTCTATTGTTGCTGGCGGGTGATACTACAGGATTCTTTGCATATGTTGGCGATGTGTTTGCTGACATGTCGAAGGTGGACACAGAGCTAACTGATGCTCGAGTAGACCTACATGAGACGGCGGTCACCATCAACCCATCACACGACGAGCTTACAGGACAGGGAGCCCTACTAGACCTGGGGGACATGACAGAGAACGATGTGTCCTTTACGCCCTTGTCCCAGCATCCAGGCATTGCATACATGACAACAGGCGACGGCAACATGCTGTCTAATATCTTTGAGACAAATAGCTCCACCTGGGTCGGCCGGGTGGTGTCTGACAGTGCTGGTGATATGGTATGCGAGCTAAAGGCAAGACTGTCTAATAATACAGATCTGGAGGTCTCTCGTATTGCAGTTGAATTTGTCGGCCCGTTGGGAACAACAAGCTCTACGGTAACATGCCTCTATTCTGAGGACGGTTACGTTTGGAACTTAGTTCCTTCTGTAAATGCCACCAAGACCCTAGAGCGTAATATGTCCTGGATCTTCTCTCTAACTACCATGAGATGGGTCAAGTTCATATTTCGGAAGACAGCTCCGGACAACGTGGACAACGAGTATATTTTCTCTATTTCCTATGTCAGAATCTATGGTAATGATTACGATTCAGATGTGGGTAACACCTTCTACTCAACAGCTATGCAGGCTCTCGATGCAGAGAGCAATCCAATCCTCTTCTCTCTGGTAGCGCTCAATACATGTCAAGAGACTCCAGCAAATACAGGAATCACTTACTACTTGTCTGCATCAAGGGATGGAGATATCTGGACTGACTGGATGGGTATTAGCCACTCGGAAGCTGATGAGGTGTTGTATCCTAAGATTATTAATCTAAGTGGTGCCAACTGGAAGGACAATACAGAGTTTGACGACATCACACTCCTTAATGACACAGTTACGGCTAGCAGCGTGGCTCAAATGCAGCTGACTAATGAATTCAGCAACACCACGCTTGACCTTCTTGGTTATAAGTTCAAGAATACTTCCTTTGGTGTTGTCAACACAGCCATCACGGTGAGCGAAGGTGAGGATCCAGATCTGATTGGTAACAGTGTAGTCGTCTGGCGTAATGTTCGATACCGTCCAGACACAGACTATCCAGATACCCTGACCGTTCGAAGTAACCCACGGGGATGGGGTATTAATGGCAGTGACTACGTCTGCTATTTTGAAGTGGTAGACTCTGATGGAATCATCCTTGATTTCGGTGAGCGTACATGCACGATTGACGGTGCCCCATATAGTGGCGTCGTTCAGGTCGATTCTGGTATTCACAAGTTCACAACCCAAGCAGAAAATTGGTTTGACATCGCAGATAATATTACGGATGGAGGCTATGCTTCACCTAGCCACGTAGGCTCAACAGAAGAGCTAGAAGCCCTTGATCCTCTGTATCCGTATAACCACAAACTAATTATTGAAGGATTCCCGTATGTTACTGGATTCCAGGGCGAGAAAGCCTACACAGGAACAGATATATCTGCAGAGTTCTATGCAACTCGTACTAGCTTATTTGACTTAGAAAACAACCATGATACCTACGGATACTTCTCCGTCAGGAGGGTAGGCTCAGAGAGCAGCCCCACTCTAGCCGTAATTATGCATTACGATGCCAGCAATCCTGACTATGCCAATGAATTAAATGTAGTTAAGTGGCGCTCCGGAGCAAGCGACACCACTATGTATAAGTATGCTAAACTTAAAGCAGTTCTTTGGACCAACGATGCTGGTGTTACACCATCATTGACATCCTACAGGCTGAAGCTGGGGATGTAGTCAGTATTAGGGTATAATAGATTCGGAGGCTTGTAATGACAACGACATATGGATTCAACTGGTCGTGGGTGAGCAATACTGATGCAACTTTGAATAAATCAGGTGTGGTGTACCAAGGCGGCGGGACAATCTATGCATTTCGCCAGCCCTCTGGCGGAGCAATTAGCTCAGCTGATCTTACTGCATTTGGCAAGTCGGTAGGACAGAATCTACAGAAGGTTCACAGTGATTGGCGGACATACATTCGCCCAATTCTGAATTCCCTACCAGCAGGCAACGCTGACACACGATGGAGTACAGAGATTGGCAAGGGACTGCCCAGTAAGATTGACTGTTTTGCTTATGGTGTCCAGGGAACAACACTATTTGTGTTCAATGATGCTACTAGCAGCAAAGCAGATGGTAGATACTGGGACTCTACAGAGTATCGTCCCAAGACTATCGCAGAAGCCTTCGAAGATGTCTACCAGGCGCTCTCAGAGATTGAGACAACGTTAGATGACGATACTACGGTAGATTTAGACCCACTGTGGGCTGCTATCGGTGAGGCCTATCGAGATACTGATAGGGCCACAACAGTAGGAAGCCTGGATAGTCGTGTTGGTACACTTGAGACGTATATCTCACAGCTAAACGACGACATCTATGAGCCTACAACATACCCTTACCAGATCGGGACTCCTCTACCATATAGCATTGCTACAATGCTCAATGAGCTGTTGGTTCTTCATAACTCAGGTGGTTGGGGAGCAGATCCGAGTGATGTGAGTCATGCTGGCATTATGCCTAGTGCACATACGCACGCATTCGATGAGGTGCTTCCTCCTCCAGCGCCGGCCAACACCCAAGGCCGCTCTGGTTCCTATACAACACTAGAGAATGAGGTCCTTAGACTACGATGGGAAATTCAACGTACTCGAGGCTCTACAAGTTGGTACTCGGACGTTACCTACCCTTATGGTGGAGTGGCCGACCTTAAGAACCACATCTTGGCTGTAGGCAGCGGTACACCATCAGCCAGCAACCCACATGGTCAGAACTACATCGACATGGGAGTTGACACTTACCTGGATGCAATTGTTTCTTTTACGGGGATGTCTAACTACACAGACTCGAACCCCACTTACACAAGTACCAACTATATTACACAGAGTGACTCTCTACAGGATGCTGTTAGCGATCTGGATGCAGCATTATACTCAGCCCTCGGTACAGCGGTCGTTCGCATGGACTATGGTCCATATGATCGCTCTGGACTCTCAGAGACTGAGAGAATGCAGAATCCTATTGTTGTAAGCCATAGCTTCAGCCGTAAGCCTGTGATCAACGTGATCGACGCCGCACCGGAGGATGGTGCCGACTATTGGGGCATGTACAGCTCTCCTGACTACGACGTGGAAATTGACTATCCAAATAACGACACATTCAGAGTATGGACCGATGCAGCCATCGTTGAGATAATTGCATTCTTCTAGGAGGGGTTTGAATGGCAGGAACAAGGCTAGATAGATCTAATAGAGGCAAGGTGTCGTTTGGCACTGGTGCTCCTAGTTCATCTACTAGAGGCAATATTTATCTAGATGAGTCGAGTGGACTCTTGTATGTGAAGTCTGGGTCAACCTGGTACGTCTGTGGTGATAAGCTGTGGAACCTCGATGGCGGTAACATCGTTAATCGGAATAATTATCCACTTAAAATAACAGCTAGCGACGACTCTGAATTTACTCTTAGCTCTAACAGCTCCTCAGATACTAGACTCACATTGGGGTCGGTTAATGCCGGCTCTGGTAGTGCTGAGCTATATATTGGTGGGTCTGAGACAGATGAGCTTAACATCTCTGCCGTGACCTTCTTTATGCTTGGCTCCAATTCTTCGTATCTAGGAGTCAATGACGTAACGGTTTCAGATCTAACACTTACTGTAGACTGTTCAAACAACGGTGCTGGAGATGCACACGTTAAGATTGCAGGAGACAATAGTGTATCCTTGTGGACTGGCGAAAGCGATGGCTCGACAATTGCACTATATGTCTCTGAGGTAGGAGCCGTTGGTATTGGAGCCGATCCGGGAAACTACGGAGTGGAGAGAGGTAGCCTAATTGTTGGCGATCTTACCTCGGGAATGGCTGGGGCTGCCCTAAACATATGCGATATTACAAGCGTAGGAAATGTCAGCACATTCCGCCGAGATAGCAATACACTCAAGATCAACGAATATACCGCAACGACTGTAACAGAGTGGTATGACGGTGACTTCCCTAGCACAAGTCTTATCTATCGGCTGGATGGATCTGGTCATCACCATGCGGTTGACGGAACTACCAACCTACCTGCTTACAGTTTCATAAACAATGTAACAGCTGGGATGTATTACAACGACACTGATACTAGGTTAGAATGGAGTATTTCAACCAACCTGTTGATGTATCTTAATTACAATGACGGACTAAGAGTGACGCTTGGTAACGGAACGGTTAACTTTTTGATTTCTGGAAACCAGATCTTTGACTGTAGTCTTACTGAAGTTGTTGTTAATAATGGCGGGCTTGATTCAGTAGACCTCCGTGTCGAGAGTGATAATTACAACAATATGCTGCGTGTAAATGCAGAATATGACCTCGTAGCCATCAGTAAGGATGGCGGTTGGACTACTGGCGGCCCCGCCGATGCGGCTCTAAATATATGCGACCACACAATGTTGCTAGGAGATGTAATCTACGACGTAGATTTTACAGATGCTACTTACTCAACTATTTCTCGTGTTCGTGCTCTAAGCATTAAGATGATTCCAACCGGTCTTAACGCCGGGGAAGATGCCCTGACCAACTATACATTTGGTAATGGTACCTGGTTGACGGATTGTGGACCCACAGGAACGTGGACATATTCTTCCGGCTGGGTTATTCCCGGACAGACAGGTCGTGATATTGGATGTGCCCTAATCTTCCCTCTGATTCGCACTGGTAACTGGGAGTTTAAGGTTACATTTAGTACAGTTGCTCACACCGCATCTGATGAGACACACATCTCTCTTGGTGTAATATCTGTCGGTAACTTTACACCATTCCATACAGTTGCGGTATGTACATCAGCTGGAATTGCTGCTCCGCAGTTCTGTACATCCAACGGCAATGGTGGCTTTAATATGCAGCAGTCGGCTGGGTCGGCTGGCAGTTTGCCAGGCACCTTCTCGCTAGGTATACGGTATGAAAATGGCTGCTTCTTCCAATGGAATAACACTACTGGATCATGGCACACAACTGCATGGTCTGGTGTATTTGGAACTTCAGGAGGATGGTCTCAGTTTGGTATCGATCATCTTTACTTCCTTGCAAGCAGCGAGGATGTGCTACAGTCCTCAAAAGATGTAACAGTAACAAACGTATACTTCGAATATCTAAACTAAGGAACTTCACTATGTATAATAAGTTTAGACAAGGGGTTATCGGCTGTATTAGGAAACCTACTCTTAAGGAACTTCGCCGGTCACTTGAGGCAGGTACTCGAGAAAAGATTGTCGATAAGCTTCGCAACACAGACCCTGTTGATGTGATTGTGGTCAGTAGTGATGAAGACAAAATCGATCTAAAACTTCAGAGAGAGCAGGAAGAAGCTGAAGAAAATGCTTGTATTGAGTCGCTTGTAGAAGAAGTATATGGTGGTCTACTGGTGGCAGAGATCTCCGTCGAGGAGATTCCCACCAAGAAACCTAAGCGTAAGAAGAGAACTACAAAGAAGAGAGTTACGAAGAAGACTACTGAAGCTTCCTAGCTAATTCCAACAGCTCCCGAGTCTCGGCCTCGAGCTGCTCTACGAGTTGTGTCAATTCCTCAATCCTATTCTGTCCAAGCACATTCAGTCTGTTTAGCTGGTTAATGCTCCCGCCTCCTTGGACGAGGACGGCAAGTTGTCTTACGGTAGTCTCTAGATCGTCTAGTCGCTTACGTTCTGTGGTAGTTAGCGCCATTAGTCTGTTCTCCTAAAGGTAGTATGTATCAACATATTGCCACGGTGGTTATCTTTAATGTGCTCGCTAGTGTATTCAGGGTGGTCTGCTAGAAACTTATCTACTGCTCGTCTGACGCCTCTAAGGAAATCATAGTCATCAACTAAAATCCACTCACATACCTTATGTGATATTTCCATGTCATGAAGGCAGCCTTTGTAGGAATGGTCGCCATCAATATGTATAAAATCATATTTGCCACCATATAGTTCGTTATTCCTTTGGCTGTCAAATAATACCAAGTTCACATTGAATTCCCTAAGGATTTTAGGTGCTAGGTCGGTAAAGAGTCCACTGACTCCCCCGTGAGCATTTCCGTTGTTGTCTAGGCCTATAAACTCAGCCTGATGACATGCACTTAGGAAAGCAAAAGCAGAGTATCCAGCTCGCACACCGATTTCACATATACGCTTGGGTTTCAAACGCTTGGCAATGGCGTGCTTGTTTCTGTAATAGTGTTCTACTTTAGGGTTTGTAGGGAAAGACTTTCTTTCGCCGTCCCACCACATTTCAGCCAATTCATTCCACCAATCCATTATGTTTTCCTTACCACCATGAGAGGTTAACATACCCAACCTGTTCAAGTAGTTCTTTTAGTTCGTCATCCTGGTGCAGGCACTCATACTCTACTCCGAGTATCCGCTTCATGCCAGTAACATCTCCTGATAGTATCATGTTCTTGGCTTCATTAAAACCTTCCACCCCACGTTCTCTCTTGCATAGTAGAGTGCCATCCTCAGTAAGCCCAATTGGCCTCCAATCGTAGACGAAATCTAGGCCAGGCTTCCTCAGTTTAAGCCCACAGTACTTAAATAGGTCGCTTGCCAAGTTAATCCGACCCTCTAGCTCTTTGGCTGCATCTGTATCAACAGGGAATAGAAATCGGTTTTTGCAGGGTATTTTTAAGATATCTTTAAAGCGTGCAGCAACAGTTTGTGCTCTGTCTTCTCGTATTGCTTGGTCTTCGTGCTGATAGTGTACCTTATACCTTGCATAGGTTCTCCAGATTAGGGTGTTAAGAGAAAGCATCGGATCTCGCATCGAAATTACTACTGGTATTTGGGATCTTTTGGTTTGTAGAGTAGTTACTAAGGGTGAACCAGGAGTGTCATGGTGACCATGCACCAGGATAACATCTTTCCCAGCTTTTTCTTCTGGAGTTAGGAAACTTAAAGCTGTTTTCTGAATCCATGACTGGTCTACTACAGTACAGGGATTGTTCTCGAGCGAGAGTTTTCTGCCTCGGTTTTCCATAAATCTCTCGCCTTTCCAAAAGAATTTGTCTGGCGGATAGTTACTTTGGATTAGTCGACACATAAACGTACCACCAGTGTGTGTGACGGTGTAGGCTATGGCTATCATGTGGTTTCTGCTCCTTTAATTTTACTGGTCAGCTGGTCGTATGATTGTTTGGCGTAGTGCTCCCATCCTGTCCAGACGATACCATTCTTGTCCTGCCCACAATAATTCTGTGGTTCTTTTGCATCACAAGCAGTAAGCTCCATTTGTACAGTGGGCCAGCCAAGTATATGAGCAGCTTTTCGTGTGAAGTTAGCTAGCCTTTTGATTATGGTTCTGTCTTGTGCCCGAGAACACTCATAGCGAACCATGATCTTCTTGACATGGGAACCCCAGTTTTCGTTGACTCTCTTATCCATTTCAGCCAACATGTTTTCTAACTCTTTTGGATTTGGGCGCTTTATTCTCTTGGCCACGCCGAACTTTACCAGAAATCCTCCCTTAAGACGGAAGGCATATCTCACCCCGTCACCCAGGTCATAGTACTGACTGGTGGCCTCGTGGAATGGGGACCATAAGAAAGTATCAATCTTCCTGGGTATTTTATAAGCAACTGGCCTCATCATCTTTAGCTGATCCGGGGACAGTTTGTCTGCATAAGGCATCGTGAATTTTTTGCCTGGCACAAACTTTTTGAGAAATAACTCTAGACCTGCTCCCATGGCGGTGTAGGTGTCGGGCGTCTTAGTGCTAATACAATCACACATGCTAAAGCGTTTGATGTGACCTAGGGTAGAACGTTGACGACCCTTAACAGCTAACTGGATAAGTTCCTCGTTAGTCATGTTACCACCATAGAAGATTGCTGTATCCAGCCTTGTCTAAAAGCTTCTTTAGAGGATCTTCCTTCTGCAGAAATTCAAATTCAAAGTTGCAGAATGCATTCTTCTGAATGTAGCTTACGTTGCCAGACTTGTACTCTCGTTTCATCTGCTCGAATTGGCTATAGGCCTTGTCTTGGCCTGCTCCAGAACTCTTCTCTTGGCTGGTGTTGATGGGCTTCCAATTGTTTACAAACTCTTGTGTTTGCTGGTTGTACTGTAGGCCACAGTGTTTGTAGAGATCTTTGGCTAGCGACGTGCGCCCCTGGGTGGTCTTCGACAACTCTCCGTCTATAGGGAATAGCAACATTCTGGCAGGCGGCACGACAAGTATATCCATAAAGGTTTGACAGATTCTTCTTGCTTCCTTGTGTCTTTGCTCTATCGGCCTTATATTGGGTAGTTTCCTACCGTATCCATACCAGCCCTGCCACGAACGAGTCATAATAGCTAGGAACGGGTCTCGTAGAGGAGACACAAATGATATATCGAGCGGATCGGCGTGATGTAGAATCTTCATTATTGGCTTGCCTCTGTGCCAGTGATGCCCCTTAATAAGAAGCAACTCTAAATTACTCCACATCTTAAATACTTTGTCATCGGGCTTTGCAGACTTCTTAATCAGTATTCTGAGCTGATTACCACTAATAGGAGATTGGAAATTGTAGTCTTCATAGTTCATGCCATCATGATAGCGGTTGCCAAACCACATATCGTCAACTTGGCACCACTTGTTTGTACTCTGCCGCTGTAGATCCATTACAAAGTGAGTGCCAGTGTGGGGTATTGTATACGTAAAGATTGTTTTCATTGACCCATTAAATCCTGTAACTTTTTAACAACCTCAGCAGTTTCTAGCTCTTGAAACTTGTGTGGTGGAAGTTCATAAGCGTGAGTCCACTTTTCTTCATATGCCCAGTTTCCTGTCTCTCCTCCGTGCTGCATGACACTTCGTTGGTTGCCATGCTCGTCACGGGTAGGATAGAAGTATACAGATGGTACACTATTTGTCCACGCCGCAGATAGCATGCTACTGTGCGCACCAATAAATCCCGCTGCCTCTCTAACGATAGCAGCTCCAAGACGTAAAGATGTTAGGTTAATCATATTGTGGATTTTGGGGCCAGATACATCAAGCACCTCGTCCTGACAACGAATACCCATGCGTCCCCGTTCTGAGTGTCCCAGGATAACAACTGGAGTTCCTAGTCGTTGAAGCTCTTCTATTACTTCAATATACTTAAAGTCTGGGAAACACTTGTACTTCCCGTCCTTAGGATGTGGTCGACAGCCTCTATGTGGAAGACCAGCAAATGGGTGAATAACAACATATGGCTCTTGTCTTATCTCGTCTAGAATCTTAGTCTCTGTTGGAGACAGATATAGCTTGTTTAGACTTGGTTTAATTTGGTTGTTAGAAGCATATTTTTTTATGTCTTCTGTTAAAACCATTTGCTTCCACATCCGTTCGTCCGGATGCCCAGGCGGCTTCCAGTCATGAGTAAGAATTGCATCGATATGGGGATTGAGTTCGATCAACTCTCTTGCTGTAGAAGAATGACATGTGATTATGGCTATAATTTTGATGTCTTTATCATGCTTCTTTACGTTCTCGACTAGTTTCCACTGAGGCTTCTTGAAGTATGTGTATATAAAGTCTCCGACTCCCCCTCCTGCTCGTACATGTAATATGGTCATGCCTATCTCCTAAATTTCTTCTTGACTACTTCGGCAACCTGCTTAGCTCTTATGGCTAACATGCATTTAGAGTGTCCTCGAATTGTGTTTAGCTGCTTACAGGGTATTCTACTGTTTCTCCAGCAAGGAATACAGTCCATATCTGATTTTATCACAGTCACATTATCGTAGCCCTTACATCGAGGCCTATAGTCTATAGGACCAAATAGAGCTATGGTGGGTATGTTTAGGGCCGCTCCGAAGTGAAGGAGGCTGGTGTCCACAGTAATGAGTCCATCGCACTGCTCAAGAATCGCTATGGATTTCTGGAGTGGGAAGCCACAGGCATCAATCACGTTTTTGAAAACGTGTTCTCTTGAGTGATCAATTAATATTAGCTCAAAGTGTGGACCCAGCAACTCAGATAGCTGGTGGAAGTACTTCTCAGGCCAGTTGCGATACATTTCGGCGCTTCGCAGCCCGACAGCTATCTTTGGCTTATTAGAGGATACCGTCTTTGCAATGAAGTCTTTTGCCCACTGTCTATGGTCATCGTGTACTATATATTTAGGCTTTAGTTCATGTACGATTTCTCTGACTCCAGCTGCTTCAGCGTATATCTCAACACGACTTTTCTGTACATCCTTGCCTGCAGCCACCCTAGCAGATTCGTATCTGGCACATGGCGATGATAGATCAATAATGGCGTAGTATCTTTTGGGATTGATATGTGCATCCGCATCTATTAGCCTATGAACACTAGGGTTATTTTGCAGAACAGGCCATAGTTTACTCTGGCAAGCGACCTCAATGCGTTTGTCTGGATGCTTTTCCTTGATAGCCTCGAGCGTGGGCGTAACCATTAACATATCACCAATACCGTCTGTAATTCGCCGCACCAGAATGACAGGGTCCTGATTCTTATCAGTAAGATCTTTGCCGTATGTTATGTGTGCGGCCGTTATGTAGTTACTAGTAATTTTCCTTCTGATTGCTACTTTCACATCTTCTGGTGTTACACCAGTGAGGCACGCAAACTTATTACCCTGGCTCTTGGTGCATCGTGGGCTGTACCAACAGAACTGGCACGGGAGCTTCTTTAACAACACGGTGCAGTTGGAGTAGTAGTTGCATCTGCTCTCTGGGGGCACAGGACCAAAAATTGCAATGATTTTCTTTTGGAGTGCGCCGGCCAAATGAAGCATGCCGCTATCAGGACAGACAGTTACCTCACAGCAATCCATGATGGCCGCAACCTCCGTGAGCTTGTGATCTGCTATTATAGTTACGTTACTCTTCTTGTGTCTCTCCCATCTCTCGACAGTGTTACCCCAGTCGAATAGAAAGACATGTAAGTCATCGTCTTCAGCCAACAAGTCTATTAGGGTGCCGATGTGATTGAGTGGCCATGTACGTCTGGCATCGTTGCTGCGAGCCTGGATGGCAATTAGAGTTTTTTGGCCTTTTACATGTTTCTTGATAAACCTGTCGGCCCACTTCCGTTCTTCCTTCTCAATAATGTAGATTGGAATAGGATCTGCAGATACATCTATGCCTACGGCATTAGCAAACATGTCTATTCTGTTAGGTGGTATAGTTCCAGGCTTCTCTTGGTCTAATCCAGTGGAGGTGATGTCTACAACATAATCGTATTCTGGGTCTCGAGCATCATGAAAAGGTATCAGCGTGTCTACATACGGATTATGTCTAATGATGTCAGCCAGTGCCCCCTGCGAGTACTTCATGTCAGTAGCATAGGTAATGTGACACTGTGGGATAACCATCTTAATAGCCTTAGTTATTGGCGTTGTCATGAGAACATCGCCAATACCACCCAACCTACGCTTCAAGCAGATTCGTGGGCTCACAGATCGCCTAAGCCTGCTGATCTTAATACGAGTTCCTTCGACCTTCTTCTTTGAGCTGGCGTTGACAACTCTAGCTGGCCTTGGGGATCTCCTATGTTTTGGGGTTATTACTCCATGCTTCATTTTGTTGGCCATGCAGAGCCTCTGTTAGGTGGTTTTGATGAACTCGAAATTAATTGATGGCTTGAAGTTCTCGTCGTCGAAATACTCCGCCTCTGTAGTACCAAAGACCTCGCCGGTAGCATGAAAGCTGCCAGGCTCTGCATTGTGGACTGTATAAACAAGGTGGGTTACGAGCATAGTCTTGTCAGCTAGAATTTCACCAATCTTGTCACCTAGTTCTGTGTGGAATCTAGGTTCGTCAGAATTCAGCATCCGTGTCCGAATGTTGTCAACTCTACGCTGGCTTGGATAGTCGCCCAACTTGATTTCCATTCGGAAGATGTTGGGGCGGCTTCTCATGAGAGTCTTGCAGTACTGCTGTGCTCTCTCTAGGCTCATGCTGCGGATGTCAGTAATGCCTGCCATTGGTGGCGGACTGGCTGGGTCCATATCGTAATAGTCATATGTAACCCTCATGCGCTGAACACCTTTGCCACTAGCATTAATAGCCTTGACAATGCTGCTCTGATCTTTGGCATACTCGGCAACTTCCTGATGTGTGGGGTTCCGGCCGAAAAGACCAGACGATGGATTTCTTACTGCATTGGGATCGAACTCTTTAGTCATTTTTGACTCCTCCAGTTTAATGTCTCTTGCAAGTCAGACAGCATCGTAGCAACTGTTCTTCTGTCTATTTTTAGTAACTTAGCAAGTCCTTGAGCTGTGAGCTGCCTCTGATCAGCTGCAAGTATCATATATATAAGATATTTTTCGCTTCTTGTAAAGCATTTTCCTACATATCTGTCTTCCCATAGGATATTTGGGACGGTCCAATAGAACTCCTCATCCAGGGCATACTCACCACCAGTATCAACGAGACCACTAGGCTCCTCTAATGGACACATGTACTTTTCAACTCTGGAGAGCATGTCGGCTACCCGTCTAGGTATCTGAGCCTCTAGGTAAGGCACAATAGAACTAGTATACTTCTTGTGCTCTCTAAACAGCTGTTCACAAAGCATAAACAACTCTGATTCAGCTTCAGCTGCCAGCAACCCCTTCTTCATGAGAGACCTCTTAGCCCAGCCTAACAGAGGCCTAAGCAATATATAGAATGCATAGACCCTGTCCTGCTGGCTAGTCTCAGGAGTGTAGAATATGGCTCTCTCGTATTTACGAAAGAGGTGTTTGCGGCGTAGCTTCATTCGACTACTGATGGGCCGATCGCTGGATGTTGGTACTCCGGAAGGAATCTCTCGGCGTGGCCGTCATACATAGCTGGCAATCTGTCGTTGAAGGCTCTTAAGATCTCTAGAGCACAGCCTCTGATGATTGGGTGAGCTGGCTTATCACATCTCATATTGAAAACGTGCATCCACTCTCTTAGGTTGGCGGATATAACAATCTCAGACTTAAGACCAATAGGTAACACGGATCTAGCAATCTGAGCCTTGACACCCATGTCGATAAGCTTCATGTAGTGCTGCTCACAGTGGCGCATGGCAGCTTCCCACTCGTCTTGCTGCTCGGGTGTCATACCAGGCTGCTTAACAACTGTAATCTCAGCATCGAACTTGCCTCTGGAGTAATTACAATACCTTGTAGACTCCTGTGCAAAGCTAGCAATCCTGTGACGTACTAGCTCGTGAGTGTTTCCAGACCAAAATGCTTTGCCATTTCGTCTAACATATAGTGTCCCATTGGGGACTGTAACGCAACGAATCTTGCCCTTGTAATGTTTCTTAGACCAGTGTTTCTTATTAAATAGATGTTCGTTAGTCCTATCGGTTACAGACACAATGTACTGGATTACTTTGTTGGTGATGGTATTCCCATTCTTCATTTCTCGTGACTGGCCTCGCCTGTCGTCGGTTCTTATAGAGGCACATCGCCCACCCTTCATAAATAGCTCTTGTAGGTCCCCAGCAAATCCATAGCTAGCTGTATATACAACAGTATGGCCGTTCTCTTTATGAATGTTACCGTCTCCAGCCACGACGCCTTCCAAGAATGCTCTAATGTAGTTTGAGTTAGCATGTTTAATCCAGGTTGGACATCTGCCAGTATATGTTTTCTTCTGGTCTCTAGGGAACCACTTTCTAAGAAACTTATATAGCTCAGTGTTGTTTATTCGAAAACCGTCAGGTTTCTCTTGAAACTTCCATCCTAATCCGCTTAGTACTTTCTTAATATATCGTCTTCCAGATTCTTTAGTCTGCGAGATAGTTACTCGTCCACCAGTGTCTTTACTCTTCCATAATGAACCATCAGTGATCCATATACCCATAAATCTAGCAAAGTCTAGTTTGTGTATTTGTGGAAAGAGATAAGCATATGGAGAGTCTTTACGAAAGCAGTTCTCCCCTATGTCTCGGAATAGCCCTCTAAGAAATTTTACCCGCCGCCCATAGATCTCTTCTGCTCTACTAATTTTCCAATTTTTGTCTTTCCTTGAATCGTAGTGAAACCAGAACATTCTGTGATTCGGAGTAACTGCAAAGTCTACAATGGTAGACTTGCCGTAGATAAGTTCGCCATCCCAATCTTCTTCTGTATAATCTAATCTTTTCTGGTACTCTGCGCCTTCTGTCTCAGTATTCATTGTTAAAAACAAATCATCATCTGTTGTGTCTTCAAATTTCTTCCAGCCATCATAGGTTAGGACTTCTGTCTGATCGTCATAACATAGTCCTCGGTCGGCGCTAATACGAGCTGAGGCCATTGCATGCTCAAGCATCGCATGGTGGCCCCTGTCCCTAAGCATCCTAATGAACTTAGGAGCAGACTCCTCTGTGATCTTGTCCTCTGACTTATAACAGTTTCCGATCCACATCGACTTTCCATTATCTCTGATGCAGATGATACCATTGTCAGTAGAGGGGCAATACACCTTGCCACTATACTCTTCTTCAATCAACTGGTCTGGCTTAATGATCCAAGAATCTCGTTGGGATTCTTCAGCATAATATATCCCATTACAGTTTCTCCAGTGTTCTGAATCCATGAACCCAACTGATGCGTTCTTTCCTGTTAGTATCCATAATTCCTGAACTTGATCGACTAGGGCCTTGTTGATTGACAGATATCTTTCCGTCCTCGTTGTATTTCCAGAACCGTCACCCATATATAGAATGTCTAGAAAATAACTGATCATTTCAGAAGATAGCTCCCTAACCAAGTTTGGTATCCTCTTATTCTCAGAATAGCGACCACAATGTTCTTCGACCCACTCTACAAAAGGTCTACCCTCCCAGATTCTAAAAGTATGGATGTGTAATCTCCTAGAATCTGGTATCACTGAGAACTGGAGACCTAGTTCGATTAAGGCTTCTTCTATCTTATAATACAGCTGTTCGTGTATACTCTGTGTAATTCCAATGTAAGATCCAGACCCTTTTGGCTTTCCGATGTGGCCTTCGGCAATGTAGGCTGCAAGAATAGTTAGGAAATCTTGATTAACTTCATATGTCTTGCCTTTAATAGTTGTCTCATGTGATGGGTTTCTAGAGACGTATTTATAGTCATTTGTCTGAATATATTTTGTACAATTGTCTTCTCGTTGCAGTATGCTATCCTTGAAATATTTTGGAACCCACCATCCGTAATTGCGCTTATCATCTTTTAAACAACGTGCTTCCACAAAGCCATATGGCTTAATAGTATCCTGGTGATGTGCCTTGCATGCAAACATTCTATGGTCGGGCGTTACTCTAAATTTAATATTTCTATGTCTTGAAGATAGCAAGCTCCCGCTAAAATCTTTTGCTACCATCTTTGATGGTTGGTATTGGAGCTGTTTCGTGTCACTGTTAAAGGTCAGCACTTTGTTAGTCGGCTCTATGGCTGAAGCTTCCTTCCATCCTTCGTCTGTTAGTATTTCAGTGTCCGGATGCAGGCACGTGCGCCCAACTCTCTCCAGCCACTGCTCTATAGTGGCGTATCCCTCTGGAATGTGGAATACAATCTCATCAACCTTTGGTTCTGCTACTCTCATTTTGAACTCCATACCCATGCTCTATGGTGCTCTGATTTGCTCATTATTCCCAACCTCTGATTTTGTCTGCATACTTCTTAGTTAGCTCGTCGTAGAAGAGGTACTTGAAGCCTTGTTTCTCGCAGAACTCAATATCCTTCTTCTTATACTTGTTATAGATGATAATGATAGTCTTTGCTGCATCATCGGGATAACACTTCTTGAAGCGTCTGAGTTTGTTCCGGCTGCGGGCATCCATATATCCCTTAACCTCTACCCAGCCCTGCTCTAATCCATCGGGTAGCTTCTTTCTGCCACGTATCTCAAAGTCCATTACATATACATGAGGTTTGGTCTTGTACCCCTCAAATGTAAAGGCCCGCTCCTCATACTTCCAGGGCACTCCTAAGTGCTGGAGTATCCTTGCGAAGTTTGCCTCTGTGGCCGACTTGAAGGAGTATGCGGGATGTACATCTTTCCGTACACCCTTCTTTGTCCGTGCAAAGTTGGCAGCCACAGTCTTGATTGTCTTAGACCCACGGCTGGACTTCGCTGTTTTCTTGTCACCACAATCTACACAGACAATCTTCATTGCCATCTTGTAGCCATCGCCCAAGTAAAACAATTCCTTGCCGCATACACTACAGCAAACAATTCTACTTCCTACCATTTACATCATCCTTCCATATTAGTAACAAGTTGTTTCTGCTTTAACCCCTCGTTCCAGTCTTGTATTTTTACAGATTTCTTCCAGTTGCAGGAATTGCCATCCTCATCTGGAATATTACACTCATACTCAGCCGTGACTGTCTTCTCCTTGAGGTTCTTGGCAATACTCGGGATTACCCATTTGCCACAGACCTCGCAGCGCCTGTAGGCACCAGTAGTCAGCTGAATATCGTCTACGCTAGCCTCAATATCCACCTCTGGGACGAGCAGGGAGATTCGGATGAGTGCTTCATTCTCTTCTGGTACAACATGGAGCTGGACTGCGTCTACTGTCTCAAGTTCCATGTCATTCAGGAATATAGAGATGTCGCCGGCCGCATCTCTAAGAATCTTAAGTTTGACTGTCGGTTTTGGCATCGTCGTCTCCTAGCATAATATGTGGGTACGGCTCGGCTTCTTTGACCGACTGTAGCATGCTCTCGGGGATTTTGATTGTCAAGCCCTTCTTGTCATCGGACATTGCTTCTTGTTCTTCATCCTCTTCTCCTACACAGACGTAATCAAATGTCCACTTAGATGAGACCCAGTGACAGCTGGAGCATTCTACCGGCTCATCCATACCATCATCGTAGCGGCCATCATATTCGAATTCTTGCATACAGTTTGGGCAATTTAGGATAATTGTCATGGGTTCCTCCAGCGTGGCAACTGTTAAATTTTGCTCACTTGGACATCCGTACATACTCATTTGTATTTCTCCCAGCATGGCTTGCAGTACCATTCCATGCTCTCTACTGTGAACTCGCTATCTGGTGTAAACCTGCTTGGTGCCTTCCAGGAGACAAATCTCCCGCAGCAACAGCAGTTTGGGTTTACTATCCGAACTTTCGGCTTGGTATTTTTCTCGTTGGCCATTTGTACTCCCTCGGATGTGGAATCTTAGCCTTTGGCTTAGCTGGTACTATCTCCTCTGCTGGCTGAGATGCCTCCACTGCTTCTGAGACTCTCTGAGACAGCTCCTCTGCCGTGATCTTCTTCTCGTCATACTTGACAACCAGATAGGCCCATCCAGCCTTCTCAGCGGCCTCCTGCTTCTCCCAGTCGGCCTCCATCCGCTTCCTGTAGTTCCTCTTGGCTTCTTCTCCAGTGACGCCTCCGAAATACACAGGCCTAAAATGGTGTTCGCCATGCACCTCGACCACAATATTCAGTCCCAGAACAACCCAATCAAACTTCTCTCTTCCTGAGGCGAACGATGGATTTACTTGGTTGACTGGATACTCCTGTCTTACTTGGTAGTTTGGGAACAGCTCCGTCAGCAGATTTCCGACGTGCTTGTGCATCTGGCTAGCATTCTTTGCTAGCTGTTGGGGTGTCTTAGCTCGTTTCATAGATCGGTAGCCTTGCCATCTCTTCATTCATGATACGTCTCTGCTCTTCTTGAGCTTTAGTCTCTCCCTCTGGTGGTTTCTCTAGAACCTCTTCTACGGGGAGTGCAAGCAACCATTCTTCAAGCCAGTATGGTAGTTGAAACACAAGCTGGTGTGGGTTGTCTCTGTCCTGTCTTATCTGTACTTCACCATCTTTTTGTAGCTTGCTGGCGTCTATCTCGCCCTCTTGTGCAAGCTTCATAAGTACATGCTGTAGCTCTACTTTGATGGCATAAATACTACGGCTAGTGATGCTTTCTCCAATGTGTTTCTCAATCGCCTCGGAGATTCTTCTGTATATTTCCTTCCGCTGTTCGGTTTGGTTTTTCATACGAATCTCTCCTCTTTGTTTTTTACCATTGGTGGCATTATATTAAGGTAGCCCTGTGACTGGGCAAACTGAACTAGAGCCCGCCACAGACTTTGATCCTCTATCTTCTTGAGGCTATGAGTACAGTCTTCCACGTATGCCATCTGCTTAAGGTTGTCTAGGAATATCATGTAGCGTTTACCTTGATAGCCGATGGTTACTCTATGCTCCCATCGGTAGTATGGTAGCAGATCTACATTCACGTTCTCTTCGCCATTAGCAAGTGCCACGTTTACTGGTAGAGGAAATCGCTTCTCGTTTACAAGGTAAAATCCTGGCATACCTTACACTCCTTGCAGGCATATGGGTTCGCATGCTGAGTTCTGGAACGAATGCCGCATTCTACATGGTACAACATCTTTCGAATTCCTTCCATGGCTTTTGGGCTAAAAGTTGACGTGGTGACACTTATTTTGTCAATAGACTCGTCTACGTCTATTGAGATGTAAGTAATCGTCTCTCCACGCCCGCTATAGAAGGCATAAGCTATTGCTTTTATTGCCGGATCCGTGGCTGCCTGACGAAGCGAGAGTCCCTTCCTGTCTAGATTAATAAGAACTGTGTTCTGGGGTTTCTCGAGATCTACCTTGACAATGTCCACCTGAGCCTTCAGGACACTTGTGCCTATCCGGATGGTACTCTCTGCTTCTACTCCAGCTGTTGGCATCATCCAGTCAGACATGTCGTACTTGCAATAATCAGTGAATTTATGGGCTGCTGCCAGCGAGATCTTAGTGGATTCTGTGGCTGGTAGATGTTCTGCCGCCGGCCACCAAATCTTATCCCATGCCTGTCTTAGTTTCCGTGGGCTGACGATACTATCTTTGAGGCAAGCATGTCTTTCGGCCTCTATGATTGCTGCTCTGATCTTCTGTTCTGTGAATGTGAGTGGTTTAGCTACAATCCTTGTTGCGCCCTTAGCCTGAAGAACAGGGCAATAAACGTAACACGCTATGTCGAGTGGGCTGAGGTACATTACTCGTCGTCGTCAAGATCGTAGTGGCTCTCCATTTCGCTGAGTACGTTGAATGGCTGCTCTACGAAATGGCTTCGGTCTGCATTACAGGCGGGACAGTTGGTTGTTACACCATACTCTCCCTCGAATTCATTTCCGCAATTACTGCACTGATAAATCATCTTGTTCCTCCTCTAAATCTCCTGTGATTTCATCTAAGAGATCCGCTACCCGTTCTGCACTGTCAGTAGCGTGGTCAATAATTCTGGCCACAGTTTCTGTTTTAGCGGCCATCTCTACAGCCTTAGTGGCTGCGACTGCTCCGATAAGTTGTTTCATGAATCCTCCAACACTCAACATAACGCATTACTCATACAGCGACAACTAAAAATCATTAGCTGCTCTGTTTTCTGCTAGGAAGGCCTTACGGTCCTTCTGATCCTGGATGGCAGTTTGTAGTTCAACAGCTCGATACTGTCCTGCATAGCCGTAGAGATCCAGGAATTCTCTGCCTTCGTATCCAGAGACCTTATTCTTACCGAACTTTACCCAGATTCTAGGTAGTATGTCCCCATGCTTATCTTCGTGTATAAGGATAGCGCTGTCTTCATCACAATGGTGTAGATCATTGTACAAGTGAATGATTACACTGGCATCGTACTGTAGTGCCCTGGATTCTGCGATTGCCAAGTTGGTTGGCCTCTCACCAGGAGCTAACTTTCTATATTCCACTGTGGATACGATAGTAATGTGGTTGGCTACCGTCATGTTTTTCATTAGATTGCTCAACCGTTTGACTCGCTCGTGACCCTGTAACTCAGACAAGTCTGGATACTTGTGGAAGTTGTCACAGAACAGAACGACGTTCTTCTCTGGATATTTTTCTCTATACTTCCTTACCAGAGCTTCTGCGTACATTAGAGACTGTCCGTCACTAGCATCACGAATGACAATCCTCTCGTCTCTAATTGCCTGAATAACTTTGTTGTATCCCTGCTCTCTGAGTTGTGGTACGAACTCATATCCATCCTGCATTTTCCAGTAGTTTGGACTCGAGACATGGTTCAGTCTGAGCTGAAGCGTCTCTGTAGCGCAGCAGACCATCTTGTATAGGATGAATCTGGCGGCATCATCAATGGAATGGTAAATACAGATGGCATTGTTTCGCTCTTCGTTTGCTATCTCCCAGGCCATTTGGCTAGCGAATGTTGTCTTGCCGGCCTGCTCCGAACCACCAACAAATACTAGATTGTCTGATCTCCAGTCATCATCTAGGTGAGCAGCGATACCACCCAAGCCCCATGGCTTCATAAAGAACCCTGCGAATTCTCCACTCTTCTGCTCGTCAGCTTCCTTCTGAGCCAATACTGTGCCTAGAACTGTGTTCTCGTCGCTCTCCTGTTGTACGGCCTTGTTGATCTCACCTAACTGGTGCTGGGCCTGAATCAGGGCCATCTCTGCCTTTTCTGGGTTCTTCTGTACTTCCCAGGTCAGGGCTTCAATGACTGCTTTCTTTTTATGTTGTATGTTTGCTTCCTTCTCGCTTCTGAGACGCTTCACCTCAGACATGATGATCGCAATATCATGGCCTGTCATCCTGGAGACCTGCTTAGCCATCTCCTGCTGGCGGATATGACTCTTCTCAGACACGATTATCTGAGCCATCTTTTGGGCTATCTCTGACTTCTTGTCCTCATCCAAATCTTCCTTCTCTGCCTGTTCTTCCATGAACTTGGCAAGCCTCCATTCGAATGCTGTCCATTTCTTTAGCCGAACGAACTCATCAATGCCCCTAGCTCTCAGCAGATCGTCTGGATCTTCTCCGCTGGGTAGCTGAATAAGTTTGACCCTGAAGTCTTTCTCTTGGGCGAACTTCTCATCCAAGGCTTTTCTAACAGCCTCTTCTCCTGCGTCATCGCTATCGAAGACTAGGATGAGGTTGAACACCCCACATCTCTTCAGTAAGTTAACGTGGTGGTCTGTGAGTGCTGTACCTAGAGTGCAGCAGCAGTTCATTAGACCATGGTGTCTAGCTGTAATGACGTCAGCTTGACCCTCGAAGATGTACAGAGGGCTGGCTGCTGTCTTTGCTACATCAAAGCCGTAGAGACGTGATCCCTTATTGAAGATGGCGCACTCGAGCCCCGTACCTCTAGTGTTGATATACTTTGGGCCACTGGTTTGGTCACCTTTTTTGTGCTTCAAGTTTTTAGCACTGAAGCCTACTGGCCTACCCTTGTCATCATAGACTGTGAATAACAGATTGTGTTTGTCGAATAAGTTCGATCTATCCAGGTCAACTGCACTTAGGAATTTTGGCTCATAGCCAGCCTTCTTCATTGTTTCCATGAACTCTTTGTAGTTGACTGTCCCAATCCCCCAGCTTGCAAGCTTTGATCTCTCCCAACTCCGGCGGTCAATCTCATAGTCAACCGTTGAGTAGTCCCCAAAGTTTGGATTACTAACCAGCTTGGCCGCTAGTGCATAAGCTGAGTATGTTCTGTATTCGTATATCTCTTCCGGTGTTAGATCTTCCAGCTCTACTTGAACTCCGAACTTTTCTGCGAGATACATGACGTTCTCTTCAATGAATCCTCTGCCGGATATTGGCTTGCCCTCGAGGTAGTGTGCCGCCAGGAAGATACCAGCTGAGCATCCACATGCAAAGCAGTTCGCTCTATACTGGTCTATCTCACCACGACATGACATTGATGGGTGAGTGTCATTATGGTCCGGGTGAATGCAGTTGAAATCCTTGCTTGTGTCAATCCCATGTTCCTCAAGGTATTGTTCAAGATAGGGCTCTAGGGCCTCGCTCATTGCATCCAGGTTAACCAGTCTCTGCTTCATCATTATTCCATGCCCTTTTCGTCCCACCAGCGGAGTGTTTCTTTGTACTCCAGAACTATGTTGGCTGCTTCTTCCATGTTGTCTACCTCAAATGGATAGACACCTCTAGTCTTTTCATTCCATGGCTGTTTCATCATAATCGGAATCGGCCCATCGATGTCAGCCAATACCCTGGGATCATCATCAATGATAAAATCAGCCTCTACGCATTGTTTCGAGTGTACCGAGTCCACCATAAACAGATAGTACTTCATGTTGGGGAAGTATCTCTTCAGCCATACATCTTTCTCTGGTGGGCAGCGGTCCCAGTTAAGCACTTTGGTAACAAAGCATATCTCTGCACCAGCATCGGCAAGTCTCTGGACCTGCTTAATGGCTCCTGGGAATGGCGGAATATCCTCGAAGAATCCCTTGTCACAGATTTCATCGTACAGCTCTCTGTGATCAGTATACTTTGCCTGTTGCTCTGGAGTCATCCTTTCCCAGACTAGTTGTGCTGTCTTGGGTTTGTAGGCATCGTCCTTCGTCATCTTGATACCATACAGCTCTTCAACCTTCTTAAAGGAAGTGGTTGTAAAGTCCGCAATGGTGCCATCCATATCTACTATGACTCTCATCGTTCTCTCCGTTGTTTGTGGAACCTTATCCGTCGGTTGCGCACTGGTCTTTCCAGTCGCAGTAGGCACAGTGCCAGTCGCCAAGTTTATTGCTCTTAGCGTTGGGGTTCTTTACCCATCTCTCATACTTGCCTTTTGCAATCTTACCTTCAGAATACAGTCTTTCAACTGTAGCTGCATCGTATTCGACCATGTATTCTTTTTTGGGTAGGGTTTTCTTGCGCAGGATCTTAATCAGCTCTTTATATCGACCATGCATGTCTTCTATTGTAAAGGGCTGGAGTGATGGTCCTTCCTGGAATGCATTCCAGTATGGTCCTGGAATCTGCTGCCAGTAGCACTGGTGCTTGCCATCATTCCGCTTCTGGAAGCCTACCTTGAACTCTACCCTTGCACCACTAGCTCTATCCATATAGAAAATTCTATATTCATCGAGCACATCCTTATACTCCCAGGCATAGAGCAGTGCCTGAAGGAAGTGGCTTTCTTTCGGCTGGCCGGCAATAAACCGGCCAGTCTCCTTCTCCCTCTTTACTCCATGGATCTCCTTCTGGTTTGGGTACTCTGCGTAGGTCTTCATCTCTATACCCATCAGCTTACCTGTCATGGGATTCCTGAGGATAGCATCCATCTCTCCAGAAAGCACAAGCTCTTTATTGAAGAACTTCACGTTGTTAGATACCCAGAGACCCATCTCTTTCCAGAGTTTAATCTGCATTCTCTCCAGTTGTTTGCCTATTCGGCCTGTCTGGTGGAGCTTGATACCTCCTGGATTGCTCTTGGGTATGTCGTTGGTTCTATAGAACACCTGTCGGTGACACTTACCCAAGACAACCTTACGCTTGCCATCTTGGTAGGCTACCGAGGCCTCTGATGGCCAGAGACCCTGACGTCTCTTATCGAAGGCCCTGTGTCTCTCAGCAAGTATAGACTCATCTTCTTCTGCGATCAGAGAAAATACTGGCTGGTTATTCATCGTATAGGATTGGCGGCTCATGCTTCGGCTTCCTTATGTATTTATCGTCCATGTACTCTCGCCCTTTGAACAGGCAACCAACATCTGGGACGCATTGGTTCTTCTCTAACTCAGCTACCTTCTGAGCAAGGTGCTGGATCAACTCCACCATGCACCACTTCTTGCGGCGATGTCTTACAAGGATTGCTCCAGGCTTGCTCGAGAGTATCTTTCTTCCTCTAGCAGATGCTTGCTCATCACATGTCTTCTTGGCTGGCCATGGTGCTACTAGAGGTGCTGGTTTCTTGGCCATGCCTGTCTACTCCTTCTCCTTCGATGGGAACCTAACGACATTGCCTGGGCGTTCGCTTGGAAGAACTACATCACTCTCTGCCTCAACGTCTTCTGGCGGGGCTGTCTCTTCCTCATCTACAGGCTGCATATAGCAGTCACAGTTGTGTTTACAGTCACAGTCTAACGTACAGTTCTGGTCATTGCCTTGATGTTCTGTCTGTGCTCCCTCAGCTTCTGCCTGCATTTGTGCTATCTGTGCCTGGATCTGCTTTTGCATTTCCTTCTGACGCTGGATAATCTTGTCAGCCACGTCCGTCTTGTAACGCTGCTCAATCTCCTCCTGTGTGAAGAGACCTTTCTCAACCATCATGGCTGTCAGCATCTGCATTGTCAGCCTAGCTGTATCCAGCACCATGCCGATATTCTCCTGGGATCGGGCAATCTGTACCATCCCCATCTCTAGGTTCTGCACGGCTCCCACTAGAATCTGAAATTCATCTGGTGGTCCCTCGGCTGGCATACCATCTGGTGACAGAATTGCAGGGTTTGGAGTGCCGGCCTTCTGAAGCATCTGGCGAACAATCTCCTGTACTCGTTTATCTTCACTCATCCTATATCTCCTTAGTGCATAATCCGTGGTGTGTCTTTCGGGGTTACACTGTTGCGGTCTCTCATCCACTTACCACAATCCTTACAGCGCAGTCTCTTGTACTTATATAGCTTGGTATATGAGTATCCTCTGTACTCTAGATTAGTACCACCACATGCTGGGCAGTGCAGTATATCGTCATCAATAAGTAGGTTCCAGTTCGGCATACTGGCTGCCAGTGGCATCAGTTTTTCTGTAATGTCTCTTTGGGTGCGAACATCCTGTACGTTGTATTCTGCAATAATTTCCATAGCCTCTACGTCGTGTGCTTTAGCTCGTCTCCAGATATACAGTGGCACCTCAGACTTCTGTTCGTCGCATCTAAATGCTCGAGCGATAGTCTTCAGCTTGTTGTTGTTTAGCCTCAGGTTCTTCTTAGCAATTCTCCAGGTATCAATATGTACTGGCTTGGGGATTACTGGAAGCCCATGCATGAGACACCGTGTCTGAATGAACGGGAAGTCAAATCCTGGAGAGAAGTGTCCGATTAGCACATCTGCCTCTTCCATGATCTTAACTACGTCTTTCAGTAAGTATAGGTCCCTTTTCTCGACTGGTAGCTCATCCCAACCAGAATAGTCCCACATCCGCATGACTACTGGCTCTGGCTCGTCGTGCCACCAGTAGCCGAAGCAGATCATCTCTCCAAATTCGGCAGACAGATCGGTGGCTTCAATGTCGAAGTACATAATCTTAGCCTTGCTTATTTGGGTGGCTATTGATGATCCGTATGGTAACTTAGGAGGCTTATTGCGCTTGTCCTTGTGCCGGCGAATAATACCCTGAACGGCCTTAGTAGTCCTTTGTGGGAATCCTTTGCTAGCCAGTATCTCTGCGATCTCTCGTGCTAGCTTATTGCCAGCGTGCTTGATGACCAACTGTCTCTCTTTGTCGGTCCATTTATCATGTGTGTCTTCCATGTGTCTATCTCATCCTTTTCATATTTGTTGCGACAGCCAATGCTTGCTGATAGGCCGTGTGGCTAACATCCTCACGGGGGATGAACTCTACCAGTGTGCCGTCTTGTACCGTGAGTGTAATCGGGTGAATGTGTCCAGCCTCATTGTCCTCAGTTACTAGCTCAAGATCATTGATAATCACCTTGATGAGTGGTGGAGAATCATCACTTTCAGGTGCCGTAACCCTAACACTCCCACTAACAATATTGACTGTGTCTTCTTCGAGGCACTTTTCTAGCTTTCTCCACTGTCGGGGGAAGATGGTTGCTTCCATTCGGCCCGACTTGTCCTCGATGTTGACTACGGCCATGTTCATGCCACTCTTGGTCCTAATCTTTCTGATTGCTGACACAACCACTGGGATATTGATTGGCATCCCATCTTCAATTCCTTCTCCCTCCTTTAGCGCAGCAACGGTGTGTCGTGCGAGTCTAGAAAGACCAGGGTACTCGTCCATAGGATGTCCCGTCAAGTAAAATCCTAGCGTCTGACGCTCGAGCGCTAGCCTGTCTTGTCTTGAACCCTCATCTATCTCATTCATCTCCGGTAGTTGTGGCTCTTCCGGAATTTTGTATGGCTTTGGTTCTTTAAGCCGTTTTGGTTCTCTTCCCTTGGGGTTCTTCTTCCACTTCTTGATTTTCTCGTCTCTTATGCTTTGCTTTACATCAAAGTCTATCTGGCAGGCCTTCTCCTTCTCCTTGATTTTGGCTACACGTTCTACCCATTTAGGATGTTTCTCATAATACTTATACAGCTCGTCCAGGTTTTTTACCAGTTGTCCTCTGGAGAATTCTGTTATTTCTCCAAGAGCACCACATGCTGCGAGAGCTTTAACGGTCCCCTTGTTGATCTTCCGTTGGACCATCTCTTCTAGAGACTTGAATGGCCCGTTGGTGTTCCTCTCTTCCACGAGTGCATCACAAGCTTTTGGTCCTAATCCTTTGATTCCGGCCAGTCCAAATATTATCGTTCCATTGTTGATGGTGAACATTCCCTCTGAGATATTTACATCAGGTGGCTGGATTGGAATCTCTGCCTCTCTGCAGGCATAGATATACTTCACCAGATCCTCCTGATCCTTGAAGGATGCATTTAATAAGGCGGTATAGAACTCTGTAGGGTAATGAGTTCTTAGCCATGCTGTCTGGTACGAGATAATTGAGTAGGCAACACTGTGACTGTTACAAGTCACAATACCCTGGTCTGTTACGAAGGTATGGTTTGGCGCTGCCATTTCTACATCGTACACATTCTCCTTCCCGCAGGGTTCTATGCTACGGATGGCTACAGGTTGAGTATACAAACCACGTTCTCCCATCCTAGTCCGCCCCATGGTATAGTATGCTTTCTTATGGCAGGAGACACAGTACGTTGCGAGATTATCTAGGCTGTTGTTGCTGTGGTTTCTGTCTATGTGATGTATCTCGAGACGCTGGTGTGTATGTTGGCAGCACTTGGCTTCACATTGGTTGGCCTTCTGGGAATTTAAAGCATATGGTATCAGGTTGCTATTTGAGTGGTGCCTTGGGTCATTAGCGGAACCTTTGTTAGTAAATCTGTATGTGGTATCTTGAGGTACATGCCCTGAGTTTATGTATAGGCGATCTTTGGGCTTTAGCTCTGCAGTAGTCTTCTCTCCATTAGTGGTCGGAAACTTGTGGTTCTCAGTGACCACAATACTGCGTCCATCTTCGGTTGTAATTCGGAATACAGATCTGGTACCTGCATATCTAATGTCTACGATTCTATTCTTCCGTAACTTGCCGTCTTGACACATAGAGAATGCCGTCCCATATCCATATCGTCTATATCTGTAAGCTAGCGACGGTTTACCAATATTTCTAGCATATTCGGGATCGTTTGCTAGTTTGTACATCTGTTCGATGGTGGCCCGAAACTTATTTCTCTTCTGATGACCGACACGATATAATGTTTCTTGCCCGCTTATGCATTTGTTGAAACAATTAGAGGCCACCGACCCGTTATTTAGAACAAAGTTGTGATCAGCCTCAAGGCCAATGTCGAACACTTTCTGTTGGCCGAGGCTCTTACGGCTAATAATTTTCATGTATTTTCCTACTGGTATGCTCAGATGGCCCCTAGTGCCTCGCTATATATCTCAAGGTTGGCGAAAACCCCGCCTAGTTGGTCATTGCCAGACAAGAATTGACATATGTCAATTCGGTCTAGATCATCTGGTATAACAGCAGATGTGTCTTGCGCCTTGTCTGCGTCAACCATTAGTCGGACATCATCAGGTTTCCAATGTATGTATCCACGGTGTTGATTGCCGTCACAGATATTGCCATCTACCGGTAACTGCACTGAGTATGCCCCGCCAACCCGTATGTAAGTTGACAGCCTGTTACTAGCTGAAAGGTTCATGAATGTCCATATCGCATCATTGCTTGATCCACCATCGCTAAACACAAGAAATTGCCGATAAACACTTGGGGTAAAGTCTGGCAGCATAAAGTCAAATCCACAAGTATTTCTACCTCCGCTTCCGACTCCACCAAGATTTCCATCATCGCTCTTAAATCTTAGTTGATCCTTAGATCTCGTCTCAGCTGAAGCTCCGGTAATTATTGGTGATGTAGCATAATCATAGTTCTCACATTGTGCGTACCAAATATAAATATCTTCTGTTACACCATCCCCTGCAAATGTGACGTCGTTATCATTTTCTGCGACAAACACACTCCAATAATGTGAAGCAGCAGTACCAGTAATTTTTAGTACCACCAAAACAAAACCATCACCCAAGTCCTCGATGTATGGCAGAGCACCATTGCCGTTTGTTCCTATAGCAACATTAGCCAAGTCGAAGTGTGCATATGCTCCTGTTATGGAGTCAACTACCTTAATCCACTCCTTGTCACCTGCTTTAAAGACTGCGCTGAATGTCCAATCGTCAGCTGTAAGCGTTATATTTGTCCGAACGCTATGAGTATCGTTATCTACACTACAGACAACTGCATCCATTTGAATTCCTGGGCCGGGTCCATCAATGGAATCAGAGTTGATAGTACATCGTGTTTTGGTCCATACGGCATTATTAAAGTCATCGCAATACGTAAATAGATTCTGTGACTGAGGTTCTGATAGTCCTCCCTTGATGATTCTCTTCTGTGTCGGGCGGGCCACACACCGCAACGCTTCTTCTCCAGCTAGATAATATCGTCGTGGTGGAACCTTCTCTAAGGTAATCTTATCAAATTCTACGTATCCGTCAGTACTTGCAAGTGCATATAGGAAAGGACCTCGTACAGCAGAAGCGGTATATGATACATCAAAGTACTGCCAGTCTGTGCTGGTGGTAAGATTGAAGCTAGCACTCCCAATGTTAGATACCCGAGGAGTGGTCACTCCATCGCTTCTACCGAATCCTGTTATTCTGTATCTCTCACCTGGCTCACATTGATGTAGTTGCCGTGCAAATGGGTTGGTTGTCCCATCATATGCAATTCTAAGGCACCTAGAACCATCTACTGGATCACTTTGCTTAGTGAGTACTGCATCATTCTGAGCATCCCATCTAGCAACACCGGGAAGCTCCATATCTCCATCCTCTAGATATATACGCTTTATTACGATGTTATCAAACTCTGAGTATCCAGAAGCACCCCAGTTATAAAGTCTTATATCGCCTGCGCTTGTTACGAATACCTCGTCTAACTCTTGCCACTCGTTGCTGATTGTGCCAGTCCAAATTGAGGTACCACCCCAGAGGATTCTAGGGTACCCGGAGCTGCCGTCGCCACGGGCTCTACCAGTGATACGGTATGTCTTGTTTGGTGTGAGAACCTGTTGATAGGCATACGCATTCATTGTACCATCATAGGCTACACGTAGTACCTGTCTTACTCCATATGACTCCTTAGTCAAAATAGCATCATTCCAAGGAGTCCAGTCGGAAGTTGACTCTCTTTCCATGTCACCGTCATTAACTACATTTCCGTCCGGCTCTGCTTTGTCTACATATGCAGGATAGTTTCTGGTCTTTAGGATTGGTGCAGCAGTGCCTTTGGCTAGCTGGGGCCACTGACCCCAAAACTTTGCTGATAGTTTTGCCGCTAGATCATCTTGTACATGTGTATCAAGCCAATCTTGGCCAATCCAGGTAGCGGCATAGAGTATATCTCCATCAAATGGTTGATTAGCTACTCTTGAACCAAAGTGGAATTCATTAGCGCCATTCAGAGTGGAGTGATATGATGATACATCAACTGCCGAACCGCTAGGTAAGCCGTTAACATATATCTGAGCATATCCATTTCTATCTACAAATACCCATGCATCGTAATACCTACCTGTAATTAGGGTGTCTGAATATATGCCTATATAGCCACTTGAGTCATGTAAGACAACACGCAGTCTATGTGATGATGTGAATGTCCATTCCCAACCAACATTGCCAGTTCTAGTTGCTAAGATAGATCGATGTGCGGAATCATCAGTACAATTGAAAATTATTCCTGATACTATATCCTCGGTCGATACCTGACCAAATGTTGCATTCCCAGCCTTATAAAAATCGCTTCCTGCTCCGGAGAAGCGTACAGAACGGTCCATTGGCCCAAGTGCTATAGATCCTTGCCGATACTCTGGCTGCGTGCCACCAGTTTGTCTAGTAAGAATTTCCCCATATTTCCAAGGAGCAAGATCAGTACTATTGGCATCTATTCCTCTATACCTGTATAGAGGAGATTTGGTTTGTCCATTGATAGTTAGAAACTCAGACAGTCGGGCTATGCCATTGATGGGCATGTCTGGCTTATCTTTGTACAGCTCAAATGTCTTGAAGGCTGATGGTCTGGAACTACGTATGATCATTTTATTCTAGAACGAAAGTGCAGCTAACAGAGAGATCTTCGGCATCATTATTTGTTCCGTTAGCATCTGTTGTGATTTCTATGTCGTCATCGATGGAGACTGCATAATCTGTATCTATATCTACTGTGGTATGCACCCAAGATGTAGAAACGTCTCGTCCTTCGTTAGAATTGGTAGTACAAACTTGAGTTCCACCAATAGAGACGTTAACTCTTGGTTGACTGGCTCCGGTATCTGCTGAAACTACACGATGAGATATTCTGGCTAGATATGCATTTCCTAGTCTCCACTGTATATATGTTGCTAAGTCATTTAGGACAAGATCTGTATCGGCGGCATCGGCAAATAGGCCAGGTATATTTATATCTAGCTGCTGAACACGAGAAGTAGGACCAAACTGGATCTCGTCATCACTGACACCCAATGGATATCCAGCTATTGTTACAGTACCACTAGAATAGTCAGTAATTATTCCGTAATACCAAGTACCGCCAGATTGGCGATAACGTATTGGACGACCGACCTTAAACTTCAGCTGATTATCTGAGTCGTCTGTGACAGTGAAGCTTGATCCGGATACTCGAGTGAACGAGTTGCCACCGAACCATGCTTCTGATATAGAGAAATCACTAACAATTTCATGATAATCCAGCTCTTTAGAAAATGGATTATACTTATAGGGCATTCACCGCCACCTCCACAGTTAATTATAGTATTTCTGCCAGTTCATGTATAGTATACAGGCTATGATTCTCTTTGTATATGGTGTCAATATCTAGCATTGTGCCATCAATTGTAAGGAACTTATGATCCTTGGTGGCTTGAATAACAGTCCCGTCCTCGAGGGTGTATTCAAAGGTTTCCTGCTCGCCATTATCGTGCCACTGGCTGATGGGTTGTATGGTAATAAGGCCGTTGCTGATTGAGTAGACATTACATTCCAGTTTATTACCTACAATATCCCCAATTCTCATGGGCCCAAACTCTACTGTGAGCACCTCAGTTTCGTATGTCAGACAATATTTGGCGAAACCGGCAATATCGTCAAATAGCTTAGTAGCAATGCTCTCAGAGATACCATTTGTTATGCATCCGTTGACGAATTTCTCCCGCTCGGGCTCCATCTTCTCCCGGATCTTCTTGCCAATGATCTGCCTCATATTGTCGGCTTCGGGTAATGTATATCCAGCCAAATCTGTACAGATCTTCATAATTTGCTCCTGGAAGCAATTATGGGAGACCACTCCATCAGCTATAAAGTACGGAAAGCTCTGGTCCTGCATCTGGATATCATAACATTCTGCCAGTTTGGGTTCTGCTGTAAGGACGTCGAGGTCTTGTGCCTTGTATTCTACATATACTGGAAACGTATCTTGCAGGTATGAAATTCTGTATGCTTCTTTATATACTGACAAGAAGCCTGGTATCCTCCAGACGTAGGAGTTGTTTCCCTGTGGTCTATACATCCCACTGCCATGAAGGCTACGTTGTAACTGTTTCTTGTGAGATGGAGACTTATAGAATAGTTGCGAGCTTTTAATTAGCTGTCTTAATAGCTTTCTAGCTATAGGTGGATAATAACTATTTCCTATCCTGCACTTGTAATACTTACCGGGTAGCTTAGGAGCAATGAGGCTACAAAATGCATATCTGTCTACAATATATATGTAATTATCGGAGATACGATATGCTATCTTCAGCGAACGCAATAAATCTCCAATGTCTAACAATAGCTTGTGAGAAACAGACCGATAGTAAATTAAGTTCTTTCCGTAGTGGCCGTCTGCGTCCCATATTCCACGAAGTAGCTCTACCCTTGATCTTTCATTGAAGTCTCGGAACTGTGTGGGAAGTGTTTTGGTATGTGATTTACTTATCCATTGACCGACTCCATACTGTTTATCTAGAAAATTAGTTGGTGGAGATTTTCTAGGAGCAGTATTAAATTTCGAATAAGCATACCATGCTCTTGTGTTTTGATAATATTTGGGCTCGCCGCCAAAAACTCTTGATATCTCTTCAGAAATCCATTTAGCCTGTTCCTCTGTGCTACATGTAATGGTTTTAGTCCCTGGCTTCATTTCTCCGTTTCCGATGAGAAGCCCCAATATGTAAGCCTTATCTGAAATGTCGATCAGGTTACTATTAGTTGCCCACTGACTGTATAATACAGATCCACATCGGTCGATTTGCCCAGATAATTGAGTAGATAAATTGCACTTTAGGTCTTTTGTAGCACAGTCACCATCTGTTGTAAGCCAAACGTGATCATCTGATGATTGAATTTCTTGCTTGGTAGACAAGCCTATCCGTAGTGTTCTCTTTTGGCTTTTGTATACCTTATCTACTTTTCCTGTCCATATTTTGTGCCCGTCAGTGGTTAGAATACTACTGCCCGGTTGGATTTCTTCTATCTTTTGAGTTCCGTCCTCAGTGCTAATAGTAGTCCCTGCCGGTAGGCACATTACACCATAAGTTGATTTAAGGATGGGCTCCAGTTTTCTGTCTGGGTATTTAACCTCGGCCCCATTACGACCTGCAACATACTGGTTTGTGAGTCCTGTATTGAGTGGACCTGGCCTAAAGAGTGCTGTGATGGTCGACAGGTCGTCAATCGACTCTGGGTGGATCTTGATGCATAGATCTCTAAAGCCCGATGAAGTCTCAAACTGAAATATTCCATCCAGCTTTCCCTGTTGAAATGCATTTGTAAACACCTCCTGATCGTGCTCGTTAATTGCATTAATATCTATGTCAATACCTTGATGCTTCTTAATCAGCCTAATAGCTTCCTGAATCACGGTCAGGTTCTTTAACCCAAGGAAGTCGTACTTAACCAGCCCAATATCTTCGACATCATTCATGTCGAATTGTGATGTTATCTCTCCACCCTTACCACGGAATAGTGGGATATGGGCTTGGATTTCACTATCGGAGATCACGACACCAGCAGCATGAACGCCCGCCTGTTTATTGAGGTTCTCAGCTTTCTGTGCAAATTCAACTACTTGTGGCCATTGGGTATTAAGAATATCTGGCTCAGCCTCGATAACTCGTTCGAAAGAGAGTGCCTTGCCTGCGTCATCTGGCGGTATCATGTTGGCAAGTTTATCTCCGACACTTCGATCAAATCCAAGTACTCTAGCAAAATCCCTGAGGCTTCCACGTGGCTTGAACACAGCATAAGTCCCAATCTGTGCAACTTTGTCAGCCCCATACTTCCCTCGGACATACTCAATCACCTCACCTCGACGTTCCTTGCAGAAATCAATGTCTAAGTCAGGGCTTGCCATTCTTGTATAAAATACAGGAGCAGTTGGCTTGCAGTCTGTTGCTTTGATCACATAGGCTACGGCAGAGTTACAAGCATTCGTTACTTGAACTTCACTTTCTTGTAAGTATAGCAGATAATCTATCGTATTATCTTTGCCATGTTCTTTGTGAAATAATAGCCAATCTAGTTCGTCGTTGAACCACTGGATGACCGCCTCTTGTCTATCAATATCGACTTTGTCCAGTATCCGTTGTCTATAAATTTCTGTCGCTTCCGAATAAGGCATATTGTATCCTGTTGATAGATATATTTTACAAATGAATATACTCCTGCCTTGTTGTATATCCTAATTTGCCATGTGTTGGTTCTCTTATCGTTATACCATCTTGGTCCAAATTTACTGAGAGAAATATATAAATGCTCAAAGAACGGATTGCGGCATCCAGTAAAAGATAAATGTAAATAATTGTGCTCCTTTACTTTGTTAACAAAGACACAACCATCTCCATCAAAAATGCCCCGGATAAAGTCCGGTGTGTATTCTCCTAGGTTTACCGTGGGCCAAGATAAGACATTGCTCTTGGTGGATATTAGACCAAACAATTCTAGCTGACTTACTATTTGGGGGTCTCTGGTCTTTATGCTATATGTTCTAGCTCCGGCTTGTGGCTGGTAGGTATACAGCTTTTTGTTTGGGGTCAGTATTTGGTGTACTTCTTGTGCTAGCTGTAGGTCTTTGGTAGTAATGTCTAATATGGGGCTACCTTTACCATGATATAGGTTTCCGTCAGCCCAAACTAATCCTAAGATATATGCAGATATACTGTTGATATCCTCAAAAATATTATTATCAGGATTCAGTCTACTAAACCCTGAACATGATCATGAGCAATATTTTTGTTTCGGTTTCTTTGGTTTGTAGAATAGGCGATTACAAGCCTGACATCTTTGCTCTTTGTGTGTTCCTGACATGCTCGAAGTATATTATGGCTTGTAAAACTTGTCAAACTCTGCTTTTGGAAGTTCTTCGAAGTCAATAATTGGCCTTTGTGCTCGCCCCACCCCTAAAAATCTCTCAAAGTATAGCCCGTATTTGATGGGATCAACATTCGTGATACCCACACAATAGCAGACTAATGAGCCCGCACCCGACCCTCGGCCTGGGCCTACGGGAATTCCCTGTAATTTTGCCCAGTTGATAAAGTCTGCCACCACTAAGAAGTAGGTTGGGAATCCCATCTGGTCTATCATATCAAGCTCATAGGCTAACCTTTCTTGGTATTCTGTTGTGCCATCGCCGAATAATTCTGCAAATCCTTCTTTAGCAAGCTCACTAAGAACCTCGCTTGCTGTTTTGCCGTCTGGTAGTTCGAATATCGGCCAGATGGTTTGATCATACTTCCAGGTACAATTGCATTTGTCAGCAATTTCTTGAGTAATATTGAGGGCGTGGTGCTCCTTCTCCTCAAACATTTCTTCCATCTCTTCTCTAGACTTGAAGTACAGCTGGTCCGTGTCAAACTCGAGGTCTCCTGCTGCCAGCTTACAGATGGCATTATGTAGCTCCCAGTCAGCACTCTCCTGGTAGTGGGAGTCTTGGGTAGCTACTATGGGAACATCGAACATGCCTGAGATCTCAAACAGGGTCTCCTTAAGCTCATCCTCCCAGTCGTAGCCATGGTTCTGTACTTCAATGTAGAAGTCATCACCAAACATGTCGACCATCTCTCGAATGTGCATCTTGGCCTCGGTTATACGCCCGTCCAGAAGGAACTGGCTTAGCCTACCAGCTGGACATCCAGACAACACAACAATACCCTCCTTGTGTGCCTCAAGTACCTCACTGTCAATTCTTGGCTTATAGTAGAAACCATCCATCCAGCCAATGGATGTCAGTCTGAATATGTTCCTAAGACCAGCCTCATTCTTGGCTAGCATGGTAAGATGGTAGGATGTCTTTCTGTGGTTGTCTAACTTATTCTTTGTAAACCTGGACTCGGGAGCTACATATGCTTCGAATCCGTATATTGGCTTGACCTCTGCCTTCTCACACTCCTTCTTGAACTTAAGCATACCGCCACAGCGACCGTGGTCGGTGAGGGCTACGGCATTCATGCCTAGCTTGGCAGCTTTGGTGGCGATTTGCTTACAGCTCTGGGCTCCATCTTGGGGTGAGTAATCACTGTGAGTATGTAGGTGTATGAAATTCTTCATCTTATCCTCTAGCTATGGAAACAACTTGTGCCACGTGCACAAATCCCATGCTACTGAGTATATCATAGAACTCGGTCTTTGCGAGCTGGAAGTCGTCTTCTGTTTTGTCTGTATAGACTATTAACTGAATGGAGAGATGGTAAGTGGAGTATATGAGCTTGCATACACACTAGAAGTGCTTAGTCGCTAGAGTCCTGATGAGGTTCATTCAGCATCGCCTCTAACACTATTTTGCTCCACCCTTCGAGGTTTATCAATTTAGATGCTTCCTGTACAGTGAACCATTGACAATCAGCAATAGTGTCTTCACGAGGCTGTGGGTATTCTGTCTCGGCTTCCGGAATGTCCACTATCAATACATACCCAAGATGAACTCTGCCCACAGGGTCTGAGTCGTCATAGATTATGCCAAACTCCTCGGTATTATTGATAGTCTGATTGTATGTGTCTCCCCACTCAAGCTCCTCAAGTAGCTCTCTGGTGACAGCTTTACTCAGAATCATGTTGATTCCAAGTGTTCGGTCATCATCCTGTGGGTTGATGTGTCCGCCAATGCCAATTGACCACTTGTTATGAAGTCGTACCTCGCCAGACTTCTTAGATCTTAGATAAGCGAGGATGGTATTTCCACGACGGATGACTACATATGGAATAATCTGCTTCTGGTCTTCATTTGTCTCAGCAGCTGCTCTTTCAGTGAAGTAGGCATGGTCTGCACAGCCATACTTCATATGATGAATGTCCTTGTCGTTGGTGGAAAATCTTGGTAGGCCGCTAAAGCCATCCATGTATTTGGCGTCAAATACCCAAATGCTCTCTGTCATTTGTTGCTCCTATAAACCTTCTCGAATGGCTCTTGGTGAGGACACACGATCAGTACTCTGGTCTCCCTGCTGGTTGACTTAAGCTTCTGGACCTTACAGTCAGGATACTTGCTTGTTACATGCTGCATGGCGGGATTACTACAACTGCCGATGATGAATATGATAAGTCCGACGAGGATGGAAAATGCTGTCTTCATTATACGGTTCCTAAGGAAAAGAGTTACTGTTGTCCTTTATACCATTGGCAGACTTGCGGTGCAACCGGTCTCTGAATCTGTACCATAGGCTAACTAGCTTGACAACCAGGGCAATGCCGCATGCAACGGCAATTAGAAATGCCCACTTGATGACACAACATATTGCAATACAGACGCACGTTAGCAGAAATAGATGCCACAATCTCATTTTAATACCTCTAGTACCCCAACTACTTGGTCCAAACTGCAGCAAATATAGTCAAACATCTTAACCATCAACTCAGGCTCGCCATTCTCCAGCAAGAGAATAGTCTTCTTGCCTTGTCCAACGGCCCAACCCATCTCCATGCCAAATGGTTGTACTCCTACAAATACATCAGCCCACTGCATAGCTTCCATATCAGATAAGAAGCCCTGCTCTGCTAATGGATGATGAAGGTAGTCCCTGTATTCTTGGGGAGTCCAGTCCTGCCAGTCTGGATCTATGTCGTACCAGTGAAAGCCATCCTGGCCTTCGGCTGGGTGCCTAAAGTCATAGACCTCGTGACCAGCCGCAGTAAGCCTTCGAACCACCTCTGGTTGGAACTTATTCCTCCAGCTACTAGCTACATATATCTTCATACTAATACTCCGTAGACCCTAGCAGCCCTCTACCAAACACCTCTGTCCACTCCTTGGCTGTTTTCTCCGTAGGTGTTTTGCCATTGGTCTCTGGGTCTGTTTCGTCAAAGAGCTTTAATGTCTGCTCGTCGGCCAGCTCCTGCCACTCTATTTCATCCTCATAGTCCTCTCTCTTCTCTCCTATCTGCTCGTACCAAACGGTCAAGGCGTCTTCCTTGTCGTTGGCGATTACCCATTCCTGTTCGTTGAAAAATACGTGTAAGCTCATTTGATCTTGTCCTTGTATGTATCACGGAAATACTGCATATATTTCCATACTTTAAGCTTCATAGCCCTCTGTTCATCTGGCCATCTGGCCTTATGTAAGATAGCAGCAGGATGTGTCATTGTAAACATCGGGATACCATCACGGTCCTGCCACTTGCCCTCCCAGGCTCCCACACGTGCAGATGCGTTGGCGGTTAGCTGGGCAAGGGCTGTTCTGCCACAAGCAATTAGTACCTTGGGCTTCAGGATGGTGATAGCCTTCTCTACGAATGGCCAGCACCTAACAATCTGCGTCTGCTTGGGGGTGTAGTTCTGTTTGCTCTCGTGTTTGGCTGCTGTGGGACGACAGAAAACACTGTTCATAATGATCATGTCTTCCTTAGTGTCTATGCCGATAGCTCCCATTATCTTATCCAGCAACTCACCAGCCGGCCCAACAAATGGCAACATCTTCTGCTGCTCTACCTTACCTGGGGCCTCTCCAATCATGAGGATTGGAGCCTTGGGATTGCCCCGGTATACAATAGGAGCGCATCCATGCTCAGACAGTGTACAGCGTGTACATCCGAACTTGAATGCGGCATCAAAGTTACCCCAAACTACAGTCTCCATCGCCTGTTTGTAAAAGTTGTCTTTCATCTGAACAGTGTCTTCCTAACATTTTCCTTGCCACTGCCGTGTGGGAAGAAACAGATCACCTTATTCTTGTCACGAAGCTTCTCGTCGTGCATACAAACCTTGCACTTGTCGCACTTGATGCCGTGAGTCTCCTGGATACAGGGCACCATATTAAGGCCTTGGAAGGTGAATGGTCTCTTAAATGGTTTAGACCAGACCATACACACAGCATAACCACGTTCCATGGCATACTTGGCATCTTCTACTATCTCGCAGCTGGCGAGCACAGACACTTTGCCCCAACTCTCACGAGGAACTTCCCTCCAGGCATGGGTATAAGTCCAAGCCTTCTGGTTGTGCTCATTCATGTAGTCCTCAGCCGCAGAGGCTACAATTTTGGTAGCTCTAGACGTGCGGCAATCGCCAACCACATGTAGTCTTAGTGGAGCGCTACCCTTCATATTGCGGATAGCTTTGGCTTCTTCTCTGGCAATGTCAATAGGTCTGGTTTTGCCGGTTTGCTTAGCCACCTTATTCATCCTACGAAGGTGAAAACCAGAGTGTCCGTGCTGGGCATAACAACCACAGTCTAGAAATGGGCATGTCTTGGGACACGATTGGATTGGTGCATATGTACACGACACCGGCCCTGTCTTAGAGTTCTGACTCTTGTCTACTGCGATTACTGACTTGATTACTTTTATTGTCATTTTCTTACCTCTTAGTGTGGATACAGAGCACATACTACCTTGGCTCCGTTTACTCCTATAGCCAGACTACCAGAGTCCTGAATGGCTTTGATGTATGGACGATTTAGCTCGGGGTGCTCAAACAAAATTGCTTCCCAAACATCATCCACATAATAAACCGGCTGTTCCTTATCGAATCTATCTTCTTCTAGGAACAAGACCACCGTCTCGTTTGGGTCTAGCTCCTGAAGTCGCTCTATTAGTTCGTGTACTTTTATTGCTCTCACCGTGCAGCGATTCCTTCAACTTGCCAACAGTGTCTAACATCTTGTTCGCAAGATAGTCGTTGTCGTACATTGTGTATCGGGGGATTTTGCAGATCAGAAGCTCTAGCTCTCTAATGTATCGGCTTGTGCTGATTCTTCGTTGCTCGAGCTTGGCTGCTCGCTTGTCTCCTCTTCGGGACACCCTAAACCTCTCAAATCTAGAACTTCATTCTTGATTGCGTTTCTGAGGTCGTCGTTTTCCTTCAGATAAGAGATGGCATTTTCTCTGCCCTGGCCAATCCTATCATCCTTATAGCTGTACCAGGCACCAGCCTTTCTGACGACATCGTCCTCAACGGCTAAGTCAAGGATCTCTGCTATCTGGTCTATGCCTATGCCGTAACGGATGTCGAACTCAGCTTCTCTAAATGGCGGAGCCAGCTTGTTCTTGACGACCTTGACCTTTGTGCGGTTACCAATTATCTTGTCACCCCGTTTGATGGCACCGATTCTACGGATGTCTAGCCTTTGACTAGCATAGAATTTCAGAGCACCACCACCAGTAGTGGTCTCAGGACTACCAAACATTACACCAATCTTCATTCTGATCTGGTTCACGAAGATGATGATACAGCCTGTCTGATTCACTGTGCCTGCCAGCTTTCTCATTGCCTGGCTCATCATTCTAGCCTGCAGCCCTACGTGAGAGTCACCCATCTCACCCTCCAGCTCCTTCTGTGGCACTAGTGCAGCAACAGAGTCGATTACGATTAGGCCAACCTCACCGCTCTTGGCTAGCATGTCGGCTAGCTCGAGGGCCTGCTCACCGTAGTCTGGCTGGGACACAAGTAGTTTGTCTAGGTCTACGCCTAAATGCTTAGCATAGGTTGGATCTAGTGAATGCTCGGCATCAATAAATGCACAGATCTTGTCCTGCATCTGAGCGCTGGCCACAGCGTGGAGGCATAATGTGGTCTTCCCGCTGGATTCGGGGCCATAGATCTCTACAATGCGGCCCTTGCGGTAGCCACCAATACCTAGCGCTGAATCTACATTAATTGAGCCTGACGGCACAATGTTGTTTGGGTCCACAACTGGCTCATCAGTGAGCTTCATTAGAATACCCTTACCAAATTTCTTTTCTACGGACCCTTTCACGAGGTCGAGCGCTTTCTCCATGTTTGGACTCATGTTTTACCTCTAACTGTGTGAAATGTTTACTGATTCAGGTGCTTTTCAATAATACGTTCAATATAATTAAAACTATCTATGGCATCCTGCATAGTTTCTGCTCGTGTGGCAAAGACGTTATCACAAAGCTCTTTTGCTTTCTCTAGCTGTTCCTGCTGTTCCGCTTCTGTGCGTTCCCTCTCACGCTTTACTACCTCGAGGACAGTATAGAGGTCTTTGACGACCTTAGGAATCCTTTTGGCCTTCTTGGGCTTGGCAAGGTTGGGGTTGGATGGGGGCATGTGTGGTAGAGCCATTTGCTCTCTCTTCTTTTTATCTTTCTTCATGGTTTCGCCTGCAGAAGATTTTAGTTTGGCTGCAACTATCTCCTCAATTCTACGCTTACACCCTTTACGGAAACCATCTATGTCCTCAACACCCCACAAGGCAATAAGTTCTTCCAGGGATATATCTTTGATGGTCTGGTTGTCCGTAACGGCGTAGTCTGTGAATTTCCAGCTAGTTTTGTATGAGCATTGAGGGCAGATTGAGTTAGAACCGGCGGCGAGTGACATAATAGACTGCCAAATGTGTTCGCACTTGGGGCAAGTAATGTCGACCTGATAGTCGTCCATAGGAATGCGATGTTCTTTGTTGAATAGGAATGCGCTGGCTGATTTTTCGTATTCCAGCTCTTCCTCTTTCAGCTCCTTGCCTTGTTCTCTCATGACTCGATAGAGAGCCACGTCGTCGATTGCACGAGTAATAACCTTCATCCACAAGTCTGTGGTGAAGCTTTTGCTCAGGACGTCGGTTCTACTACTTAGCTGAATGAGCCGGTCTTCTTCGTCAACTTTTTCGTATGATGGTCTAGTCAGTAAGGATTTCATGTACGTCTTGAAAAGCTACGCTGGTGTTAGCTATGGCCTCTTTATCACTCAGGACCTCTTCTGCGTCAAGCACCAAATTGTCTGCGTGTGTTCGGGTCCAGACCATATTATAGTACAGCCAGCTTCTCAAGGCGTCAACAACAAATTTGCGAAATATATACATATCTAGGCCATCTTCGGCGGCTACATACATCGACATGAGGTATCCCTTCATCTCGAGGTAGGCTCTGCCATTGGATGGCCAGGGTAGAAGGAACAAGACTCCAAGGATGCCAGTGATGATTACGAATATCTTAAGGCCGAATCCGCATGCTAGGATCATGAAGAAAAACAAGAAGACTGATAGCACCTGCGGGCATAAGTACATCCACAGGAAGTTGAATGTGCCAAGCTCATTCCAGTCTACCAGGTGCTGATACTCATGGGAGAGCATCTCAAAGCTGCTGGTCTGTCTGCTTGGCATCCAGATTGTATTGGGAGACGTGGTTGTGCCAGACGCTTGTAGCTTCTGTGGCATTCGCCGCCAAAACCAGTTCTCATCCTTATACTTTATCTCTGATTTAGGGTATCTTGCTTTAATCTTATCAGCTAGTTCGTGGTACCGCTGTAAATGCGTCATGTTGCCACCTCATACATAACCATATTACTATTTGACTCTAGCTACAACCAGTGCTTTCGCCACATTGCGGACAGACATAACATGCGCCAGCTCTGCCAGTAATTGTCTGGCATCTTGGGCATGGAGGGCCATCAAATGATATGTTAGCTTTGACTATGTTGCTGTTTGGCATCTGCATTTCATTAATGAATGTTTCGTCGTCATCTTCATCCATGAAGTTAAGCTTTAACCACCTGAATATGTAGTCCATTACTGACTGGGCAAAGCGTACGTCCTCATTCTGTGTGACGCCAGCTGGTTCAAACTTAGAGCCAACAAACTTGTCCACGAATGTCTCGAGCGGCACGCCATATTGAAGCCCGAGAGATACAGCTGTGGCCATACCATCCATAAGCCCCTGAACAGTTGTTCCCTGCTTCTGGGTGCGAATGAAGATCTCTCCAAGATCACCCTCTTCGTAGGTACTACAGGTAAGATAGCCCTTCAGCCCAGCCACATTGAACTTATGGGTTAGAGACTGCCTGGTCTCTGGCAGCTTTTTCCTGTAGGCTGTCCATCTCTCGTCGTTGGGTTCGGTTACCTCTTCAATCTCGTCCTTCTTGGCAGTCAATGGTTGCATAGCCTTGCAACCATCCCTGTAGATGGCAATTGACTTAAGGCCCTTCTCCCAAGCATAGAGGTAAGCCTCTATCACATTGTCCACAGTAGCATTAGCTGGCATATTGACCGTCTTGCTGATTGCGCCATTCAGGAATTTCTGACAGTCAGCCATCATCTTGATGTGGTCAAATGGTGTTATCTCATTGGCTGTCTTGAGGACATCCGGGTTGTCGAATACACGTCCAACCTCTACGCAGCTAGGCTCTATCTCTATAGTCCCTCCACCAGTCAACTGCTTGTAGGCCTTGAGGGCATACAGTGGCTCAATGCCGGTGCTATCACAGTCCATTAGGAAACTAATGGTTCCCGTAGGTGCCAAACATGTCAGCTGAGAGTTCCTGATGCCATGCTCCTTAGCAGTCGCTACAAGCTCATCATTTCTGGTTAGCCTCTCAACCAGCTCTAGGTTTCTCTCTATATTATCGGCATAGGCAATGTATGATCCCATTCTCTGAGCTAACTTTATACTCATGTTGTAGGCTGCTGCTGTCATTGTCATGGTAATCATAGCAGCTTCTTCTCGGGCGGCTTGGCTGTCGTATGGGATGCCCAGTCTCATAAGATAGGCACCAAGGTTGGTAAATCCTAGTCCTAGAGGTCTGGTATGGGTAGCAACGTGTCTGCTCTGCTCAGTAGGATAGTCTGCGGGCTCAATCATAATATCCTGGGCCGTTACTATGATGGCAATGTCCTCTTTAAGCTGCTTGGTATTGAACCGTCCGTCACCTGTAAGGTACTTTACTAGGTTCATAGAAGCCAGATTACAAGCAGAGCCATTGATTGCCACATGTTCAGCACATGGGTTTGAGCACTCGATGTCTCCTAGAGAAGGCACGGGATTATCCTTATTGATTCTGTCACAAAACTGGATACCTGGGTCTCCGGTAGCCCAAGCAACTCGAGCAATCCTTTCGAATAGCTCTCTTGCTCTGACTGTTCTGGCTACTTTACCGTCTCCACGGTTGACTAGCGCCCAATCTTGGTCCTTTGTCACAGCCATCATGAACTCATCTGTCACCATGATGGAGTGATTGGCATTCTGGAAGGCTACCGTAGCATAGGCCTCCTCATGTGGAATACCGTTCTCGATGAGCGTCTGAGCCTTCTTCTCCTCAAGAAGCTTGCAGTCGATGAACTCTTCAATATCAGGGTGGTCAACATCCATAATGACCATCTTGGCTGACCTACGTGTCTTTCCACCACTACGTATGGAGCCCGCTACCTGGTCCCAGATCTTCATGAAGCTTAGGGGGCCTGAGGCTACGCCTCTGTTACTTAGAGGCTCTCCCTGGGCTCTGAGGTGGCTCACATTGACACCTGCACCTGAGCCACTCTTGAAGGTCATACCTTCTCTGACTCCGTGTTGTAGAATGTCTTCCATGTTGTCATCGATACCATAGATAAAACAATTGTGAACTCTTATTCCATTAGTGTAATAATCCCCAGTATCTGTTTGGATGTCATAAACTTGGTGTTCTCCTAGAGATTCTATTTTTTTAATTGTAAGTCTGCGATATTTTTCTATTCTCTGTCCCTTGTCTCTATTTTGTCCTAAAGATTGGATTAGTTTGTCTTGCTTGTCCTGACCAATGAACCCAATTAACTCTTGGAATTTCTTACACTCAGAATGAATATGAATAGATAGACAATGCATCGGCTTGTGGTGTTGCCTTTTGTCCTCTTTAATTCCTCGTCTTGAGAAGATACCTAGCCTTTGTAATAATAGCTGAATTCCTTCAATAACTTTTGGTGAGATAGTTGAAATGCCGACTTCGGTTGACCCAGAACTATTTGTTGTACAGTATCCATCAGCCTGAAACCATGCCCGAAGATAAGCGATAACTGGTCCTAGATGTGGTGTTGTAAACAAAAACTCTGGGATTTCCATACTTTCTTGTTTTTTTAAAAGCCCCCAGTTCTCTACGAACGTTCGTGCATTTTCACCGTAGCTTCTTAACCGTTGGTACTCGAAGCCTTTGTTGGTTGTGCAGCTACGGATTTTGTAATATGTATCCGGAAAAACTCTAACAAAAGCTTTTTCCAGAGCCTCTAGTTCATCAGAGTTTATAGATATGCCTTCTAGTATTAGCAGGGTGTTCTCGTATTGCCTAACAAATCCGTCGCTTTGTAGCCAGCCTGCTAAATATGCTTCCTGGCAAATGGAAGTATCGTAATTATGTCCCGAATTAATACTTGGTGCATTGCTCCAGAGTAGCATGTCTCCTGTTTGTAGTTGCCTGGCTTCAACAAAACATCGTTCTTGCTTCGATGGTTCAAATTCTTTCTTCCATCCATTAGCTTTATATACACGATGATCTGGCGTAACATCTAATTGCAAACCCGATTTAGTTGTAATCCTTAATACTTCTTTCTTTCCATTGTTTTTAGTACCCAGAACTATTTGGCCATTTGCAAGTGTCAGCCCTACCATATCTTTATCTACGATTTCTTGTATTGTAAGCAGTCCTTTGTTCTTGGTATTGATTCTTGCCCATCCGGGCTGGCAAGCTGCTACCTGATTGTCGTTCTCTGCTACCCCAACATTGAACCAAACTGGGCTATTGAATGCTGCTCTCTGGTCCAGCAGAATCTCTTCCAGTGAGTGCATGAATTTATGTGCCTGTTCTTCGCTCTCAAAGTATCCCTGCTCCTGTCCCCAGAGCATTATCTGCCTAGCAATTCTACCCACTAAAGTGAGAACACTGTTCTCGTTATAGTGGAAGTATTTAGAGGCGGCAATGGTAGCTGCTCTGTCGGACCAGTGCTTGGGAATTTCTATGTTGTCTTTTTCGAAGATCACTTCTCCGCTAGGCTCGGTGATCTTTACGTTTGTGTGACGTGTCTTCATGTTAGTAGTACTCCCAGTAATCTAAGTTGTGTATATGAATTTGATACTGTGTCTCAGCTAGGTGACCAAGACATTCTTCCAGATCATTCTGACAGTTGGGGTCGCACCATTTCTTAATCCCCTCGAGAGCGGCATCCTTCTCTTCTAGCTCCTCAACACACTCAGAGTCACCACAGTCGATGTATATAGGCACAGGCACTAGGATCCTCTTGCTCTTTACGCACTTGTAGTACTTAGTGCGCCACTTCTCAATCACCTGCACCTCAGCCTGCTTTGGCTCTTCGTGGGCTGTGACTATGAGGAGATAATTTATAAGTAGACCGACTGAGGCCAGGATAAAAACTGCTATTACTAGTGCCTTATACTTATACATTATCTCCTCTTTATTGATTTGATGTAACACCGGCCACCACATGACGTGATGTGTTTAATAGCTGCCTTGACAGCGCTGTTAACAGCGGTTTTTCCGTCAATACCCTGTTTCTTGCATGCGAACAATGCGCCCAGGGCGATGTCCGTGCCTGAACCTGTTGCAATATAGCCGCCATGGGGTATTTTGTGTATTTGGTAGTCTCCCTCAACGGTATAAATGCCTGTAGGAGAGATAAGTACAATATCTACTGGATGTTGATCTGTGGGCTTGTCATCATACTTACCCACCAGGTCATCCTGAGTGATTTTTGTCTTGATAGCATCTCTAAGCTTCCTAAGATCTCGCACGCTTAACAGTCTATCTGGCAAGTCAGTACATTCACGGATGATGTCTGCTACCCTGTATGACCTAGAGAAGCCTATGATGTAGTTGCCCCTAGTAATTAGCTTGCTGCCAGTCTCGTACATGGTATCGCCGGCTGTACCCATACTGTCTGAAGCAATCCAGTATCTTTCTCCATCGTCGTATGCAGCAATAACTGTCATCTAGAACCTCACGTCTACAAATGCGGACCAATCATCGACTACTACCTCAAGATTGCTGTCGTTGAGAAGCTCGGTTCACTCGATACAGCGCTTTACATTGTCTTCTAGCTGTATCTGCATGTCCTTGGGGATTATGGTGAGCGTCGTCGTACGAAACATTAATTGTTATCTTGAAATGTCTCATTGCTACTATCCACTATCATCAAAGTTGCGTACTGTATTGCTATGGCCACACTTTACGCACTTGCAGTAGCTGTCATTATCCCACTCTAGCTCTGTGGTACTCTCAGAGCCTTTATCCCACATAGTAGTGTAGGCAAAGACACTGAGCACGAATGGTTCGTAACTACCACACTCTGGGCATTTCATGCCTTCTAGACAGTTAACGTTGGCCATTGTGCTCTCCCTTGATCACAAAATCTCTCTGAATCCGAGCATCACCAGACAGGGCGTAACCCATAAGTTCCAGAATCTTGCGTAACTCAGTGAGTGTATCACAAGTCTTCACCCAAAAAGTGTGGATAACTTTCTGATTTGCAATTGCACTATCCAGCTCTTTTACAGCGAGGGTGGCTGCAATTTTACAGCTCTCGGCAGCTAGTGGCTTGCCAGTTTTCTGCTGTGTTTCGGCTCGCAAGTCGTTGTATGTAGTGTTGTATTTGTCGCTCTTGGACTGCTCCATGATAGCTAGCTGTACCTGCTGTGAGTCCCTAAAGTAGGCTGCCCTCTGGTACTTTGTCCAAACTTCTTGACCAAGGTTGACAATTGCCTGGAAGGTCACATCCTCTGGAATCTCCACGAGAAAATGCTTCTTCCACTCGAGCATTGTTTTTCCTTCGACAAGAAAGTTTTCGTCGAGGTGTTCCTTGACTGCTGAGCAAAACTTCTGGGTCTCACGCAACCTCTTTGCTATTCGTTCTTTACTCTCGCTCATCTTCTACCTCTACCCTTATGTCACCCTTCTTGATGATGACTGTGCCTCCACCAAGAAGACTTTTAATCCTTAATAGGTTCTCTGCTTCTGACTCGGTGAGCTGGATGTCACCTACGCCTATGCCAACAGACACGCCCACCTTGGTCTCTACAGTGAACTCTACTTGCTCTTCCTCTATCTCATCTTGGTGTGCCAGTGCCGCCGCAATAACGTCAAGATCCTCTACAACCCCCATTCTGATGGCCTTGTTCTGCTCCTTGGGCTCTAGCTGTTTAAGGTCTGGCAGGGTCCACAGTAGAGTGGTCTCTCTAGGTACCCATGTCTTAGCCATCTTGCCAAAAGTAATGGTTGGAATGTCTTCGTTGCTGTGGGGCTTGAAAGACGACATGTCCTGGATATGGAACTCTATCTTTAGGTCAGCCTTCTGTTGTATTACTGACGTAATACGATCTACTAGCCCAAGCTGTTCCTTGCTAGCCTTCCAGACAAATACGTTTACTTTCATGGCGTGCTCCTACCATAACACAGAGTACTTAATCACGGTTACATCTCCCACCTTAGAATTTCCAGGCCAATCCCTAAGAAACTTGATAAACCGAATGGGTCCAAGCGCTATGAACATCGACGGTGTGGGTACTAGCACAAGCTGTGGAATGATTTGGTCCGGCTGCGGGATTCCATACTCCATTAGTTTGTTCTCGCCACAGATTCTGCGTATGTATTCGCATGTCTTGTCGCTTACGGCGCATACGCCACGGTGGGTGTCTGTCATGTAGAGTAGGTTCTTGTGGTCATGGCTGTAAATAAAGCAAATATCTCCAAGGATGTTGTATTTATCTCTAATATAGGCTTTGTATAAGTCTCTGTACAGATTGAGGATTTTGAGTCGGGCGGCTTTAGATATGGTAGAAAGCATGTGTTATTCTCCAGGCTTAAAGAGACTAATGACACCATTAGCCTCTTCGTGGTAGTTATCTGTCCAGCCACGGAAGTTACAGTTCATACATTTCATGTAGGAGGACTTCTCCTCCTCCATCTTTTCACCAGGTGTGACGTCGATAGTACCGACAGACTCTACAACGAATGTATGTGTCGTAACTATGCATATATACAAGGGCTGTTTACATCGTGGGCATTGAACAGGCATAATTACTCCCAGCAACGCACCAAACTACATGATGCGACACTCTATTCTACTCTACTGGGAGGATTTGTCTACTGGTTTTTGATGTGCCAAGTGATGGTTTCCATAGGAGTTCCATCTCTGTATCCAGTATTATATATTTTAGTATCACTGTAGTTATGGACTACTGACTCTATTGTCTCGAGTGTCTCGGTATCAGTGTCATCATAGCTACGATAACTGAAGGATACAGTGAAGAAGAAGTCGTTGTCTGCTTCGGCTTGGACGACATATAGCTTGTCTAGATCCAGAGCTAGCCACTGTTCTACTAGTGAGGATGGGCGGGCACCATTAATGCTGGTGGTTGGTAGGCGGGGACACCACGAGCAATACGCTGATGGTATATGGTCTACACCGAACAACCTAGGCGGAATGCTAGTTCTCAGTCTGGCAATGCTCCAAGCGGCTGGCCTTCCCAGAACCTTTTGCGCTGTGCGTGTGATAGGCCTTTGTTGAATTGTGACATGCTATTCTTCTTTTGGGAGGGGTCTAAGAACTGACATGAGATGCTCGTAGGAGGTTTGGAATCCGGCTGCTCCAGCATGGCCACCACCGGAGTTACATGGTCCTTTAGCTCCTAGCCTCTTGGCTAGCTCGCCGCAGTTGACGCCTTCCTTGATGGAGTAGAGGCTCACCACCCAGTATTCTGCTTTGTACAGTCTGAAAGCACAAACCATGTCGTATTCGGTCATATCGATGGCAACCTCGAACTGTCTCGAGCCACTCTGAGGGGTGTTGAGAGCAAATACCTTGTTGCCACAAAGGTCAGCCTTGAAGCCATTTTCCAAGGTCAAACTACGTAGCTGCTTATCGTTATAATCCTGGAGCACTTTGCCTTGCTGGATCATATTCTGGATAGCCTTAGCACCATCATCAGGTGCATTATTACCCATTGATAGCTGCTGCCGCCACCATTCCATGTTCTTGGCTGGTCGGGTCTCCATGTTCCTGAAATACATCTGTAGTGGAATCTGCTCGTCCTTCCAATCAAAGTGGGGGTAGTCCTTATTCCACACGTCATACTGGCTGATACGCTTGACGATTTCTGGCACAGGGCTCACAAAGAAGTGTTCCCAGCATAGCTCACAGGCTGCCCTAGGGCCTTCTAGGACCTTACCTTCCCAAGGTACCTTCCCGTTCTTGTAATTCTCCTGTATCCAGTTGTAGCTGGTGACATGGTGGTCGATCCAAACTAGGTCTGCCTTTTTAGTAAGCTCTGCCATTCTATCGTATGGCTGTAGAGAGAAGTCAACCACGTAGATCTTGTCATTCTCATAGTCTACCTGCGTGTCGTCGAATGGCTGTCCATAGTTGATGCGATAGAAGACGATGTCTTCTGACCTGACGCCTGTTGCCTCAAGGCCGAATGCTGTGATAGCACCCGAAGCATGCCCGTCCATGTCGTTGTGATGATAAATATGATGTTTCATTGCTCTAGCATCGCTCCAAACTACAGTTCTTGATGTCCTGAGATTATTTGTCTAGAAGCTCATCGAGCTTCGCCTCGAGGCGCTCAACTTTGGCGTGGAGATCATCGTCTCTTGCCCAGCCATCCCACATTATGAGCAGTGGGAGAGCAGTCTGGAGCAGAGTAGCGATAGCTAGTGACTCATCGTGAGAGACTGTTACTGTTGCAGTCTTAGTCGTGTCGCCCTTCTTCTGATATACTGACCAGAAGAAGTTATCTCTGTCTGCAGGCTTGTCGATTGTTAGGTTGATTGTCTCTTGGCCTCTGTTTGCTGTGCCGGCACCCTTGTCGTGATAGATCTTGAGCTTGCCGTTATTCTTCTCAAACATCTTGTGGCCTGGAGCCCTGATGTACATGAGGATCTTGGGGATGTCTACCATACCCAGAGCCATGATCACCTTACTGTTCTCCCAGTCGTACTGGTTCTTGCCTACAGCTGGGGCCATCTCTAAGAAGAGGCAGCCATCGTCCTTCTCACGACGGTCATCTGTGTAAGCTTTCTTCAGGTTTAGGCGCAATGCGCCAAACTTGCCTGTCACACCCTTGAAGAGTGCGAACTGGAGGGGGGCCTTAAGTCTTCTCTGTCTGTCCTGGAATGTTTCGTTCTGTTCTGTCATCTGTTTCTTCCTTTTTGTTCTTTACCCATGTTTCTTTCATGTGTAAGCCTTGAGCCATCAAAGCGTTTCCTAATGTAGGCTGTGTGGCAAACCTTGTCAAGATTTTTTCGGAGGATAAACCACGACAACCTTCTAATGACTCACCAACACTAAACAATAAAGTTGCGAGGATGCTAATAAGTTCGTTTGGCGTTAGCTTCTCATTGTTAATTACTTCTACTATGTTTTCTGTGATTTTCAGAGTCTTTTCTTTGTTGTTCTCTTGCATGTTCTTTCTTGCACCACTCGTGTAGGAATGCTTCGAATTCGTCTATGGGGCCTTCCCTGAGACGGTTGTATGGAATGATTTTCTTACAGCCTCGAGGGCATTCCCACTCAAGGACTGTTTCTCGTGATTCTCCATATCTGGCTGCAACCAAGATGAACTCGGCCTTACACTTGGAGCACCTTGGCAGTTTTCTCAGTCTGTATGTTGACTGAGCATGTGCACTTCTAGACATTGTATTATCCGTTCGCTGTGTCGATGATCTTCCTGACCATCTCTAAGTTATTCTTGATAGCGATTAGCCGGTTCTCTAGGTTGGTGATGCCATCGTCGAATATCAGCTTTCTTACAGCTTCTAGCTCGTCTTGTGTGCGTAGCTCGCCTGCATTATTGTAGATCTTTACTATAAGTGATTCTAGGGTATTCATCCTTTCATCAAATGCTAGTTCCGACATGTTAATCGTTCTCCAATGGGTTCATAGGCAAATTGAGTTGCTGCCTCGACTGCGATTCTAATCGCTTTATGAAGGCCTACTTTCTTTATACCCCATTGGTAGCAGAATGTCACGTCGAAAACGTCTCCACATCCCGTAACGTCTGGTGATCCCTTGCATTTGCTTGGGTCTGGTGTGTAAGCAATGTGCTCTCGATGGCTGGAATGTCTACCATCCCACATTTCAGCACCATTTGCACCTTTGGTTCTGAGGATGAAGTCTGTGCCAACTTCTGTGGCTAGCTCCACGGGTAATTTGCAGTTATATTTCCTGCAGGCTGCCTGATACTCTTGTGAGTTGAGCTTTAGGATAGTGGTGCCGAGGAACTTCCTTAAGTTAGCACGTCGGCTGTCTGTATATACTGGGATGTTGGCATTGTGAGCCATAGCAATGAGACGTTGAGAGCGGTTCTTGTCAAAGAGCCCTTTCCTATAGTCTAGTAGTGTTACTATGGATATATGTTCAGTTTCAATGGTATGTTGAATCCAATCAAACCATATTTGTTCCTCGTCGGAATCTTGGAACGGTTTAATGGTTGTCCTGTCGCTGTCTACTCGGAGTAGGTGGTAATATCGCTCGTTGTCAATGTATCGTATCTTAATAGCATTAGTGTTTTCTGAACGTACTGTGGGTGATATGACTGGTATACTGTACAGTCCTGACATCCAGTTTGATGTCTCGACGGATGTGTAAGTAGCGAAGATTAGAGGAATTTGGGCAGTTGCGGCATAGGCTGCTGCTAACCCGGCTCCTCCTGGGGTATCGGCTGGTCTTCCTGTAAGCATCGCTACCGGAATGGGAGCCTCGGGTGATAGCTTTGATACATTAACGTAGAATGTTCTATCGATTAGTAGATCACCAATCAATAAAACCTTTGCCCTTGGGTCCACTGGGGTAGATTCTGTAGCTGTCATTCGGGTAGTCCGTTGTCGACGCCTCAACAAACACTGTATTTCCTTCTTGGCCGTCTGGGCAATAGAAGGTATGGGGCGTATTCTGTTTAATAGTAATGGAAGAATATGGCTTAGTCAAGCGCATGGTATTTCGTTGGCCATTTTGGTTGACAAGCTCTACTGTTAGGTGACCTTCTGTGAGGATAAATGTCTCTACCTTATTGGCATGCCAGTGTAGGCTAACCTGTTGACCAGGGAATAGTGTCATGATTTTACAGGCATGGGGTTCTCGACAGATGATTCGTTCGGTTCCCCATACTTTCTCGTCGGTTGTTATTCTATGCGGGTCGTTCTGCCAAAAATGATTGGCCTCTGACTCTAGTTGCATCTCTTGGCTCCTATTCTGGGATCCGTCTTAGTAGCTCTGGATAGAATTTGATGTATGGTGAGCCCTTAATAATTTCCTTGGAGGCTTGCTTAAAGAGTTCGTCCAGCAGGTCGTCTTTTACCTGCTTAAAGATGTCATCACTATAATAGATCTTCTTCAAGATCGCCAGACATCTTTTGGTCTCACCAGTTACGTGCTCGTTTAAGAACTTCTTCTCAGCTAATGTTAGTTTCTTCTGTTTTGTCATTGTCCTTGCTAAAGTTGTGTGGGACCGCCTTCCCATCCTTGTCTACGGTTATGAATACTAGCTCTGCGGAGACTACGTCTCTCTAGATGTTAGTAGATATCTTCCTAGTCTTTGCCCGGACTCTAACTGTGAAGGACAAAGTGCCACAATTGCCTATACTACAGAAGAACTCTACAATGTCGCCTTGATGGGCAGGACTCTTGAAGATTAGCTGTGATACCTTAAGGGTTACAAGCTGATTGGTCTCTAGCTGGCAGGTTGCATAGATGGCAGCAGCCTTATCAAGCCACTCCATCATACGCCCATCAAATAGTCTATTTGATGGGTTTAGGTCGCCAGGCATGACGATCTTTCTAAATGACATTGTCTTATCCATGGCCTGGTATCCATTCTGCATTGCCTACATATTCCATATTTTCAAACTTGCATCTGTAGTATACAATTCCGTCTTTCATGTTATAGGAAGCAATAGCGCCTTGGGCTCCCCACGGCTTGGGTTCTGTGATAATCATGAGGGACGCTCCAAATCTCTCGTCATGATCTGGATTGATTTGCACGATGTCACCGGGGACTAGCTGTCTAGATTGCATTTTGTTGCCTTGTGGTTGAGATATCTCCATCTTTGTCGTGGAGTCTTGGGACGATACATACAGGCCATCTATCTGAGCCTACTATCTCTCTTACATCGGGCCAATCACTGCCCTTGATTATCATATCGGGCTTAAATTCGTCTATAGCCTGCTTAAGGTCTGTGTCTGTGTCAAATACTTTTACCTCTACCTGTGGGTAACACATGTTCTTGATGGACCAGGCTGCTTCGGCCTCTAAAATATGAGCGGTCCTTTGGGTAGAGTTTTCTATGGGTCGGCTATGACCCTTAAGTGCTCTTACTGAGTCGTCGCTGTTTATTAGTACTAGCACCTCTCCGTAATTGGACCATTTAAGAGCCAATTCTAGTAGGTATTGGTGTCCAGTATGGAACAGGTCGAAACAGCCATTTAGCACTATCTTCATAGTGTGAACCTGTAGAGGCTAGCTAGCCTCTCTCCAATCTGTTTAGCAAGTTCTCTGTCCTGCTTTATGCCTTCGTACCGGGTGACAGCAGCTGACCCTTGGAGCCATTCTGATAGTTGGGTAAGCTTAGTATGCTCGGGCTGTGGGCCACGATCTAGGAGAGCATTGCGGAATGCTATGTCTATTCTCTGTAGGCTAGTCGGTGCCTGGAGTGTGTCAAGTGTACATACTTTCCCCCAGGCAGGATTGATGCATGGATAGAACTTGCCTATATTGGCTAGAATTGCGTCTGCTCTATGGAAGAGAATGTCTCCAGGGTGAAACATTGGGTTACAGCCAGTGGGCATAAAGAACTTCTGTAAGTGCATATACTGGTGTAGTAGCTCGAGGATATCGTCTAGGCTGTCATCTTGGTAGATAATGTCGCTAGCGAATGGAATGACATGTAGCCACCTGGCATTCATCCAGCCACATCTACCGGAGAGTATGTGCTTTGCCCAGTCGAATAGGTTGGCGAATATGATGGGGCTCCCGGAACTACCATAGGATATGGTTCGGAATCCCGTCGGATTGCCGGACTTAAAGGATGGATTTATAAGGGATTCTACTGTATCCACATAAAGGCACAGTATGCCAGGGGGCTCGGACTCTATCCCATAAATCCTGTTGCCTGCAGGATATAGGCCTACCAGGTGTGTGCCCATATCTTCTTCTCTGAGCAGGTCCTCGGCTGTAGCCAATAGGATGTCCCACTGGTCTTGAGGTAATCCGTAGTAGAACTCAGATGTCTGCATTTAGTCTCCTAGAAGGGTACGTCGTCGTCGCCGATCCCTGAAGAGTCTTTTGGTTTCGACTTTCCTTTGCCTCCACCATTGCCTTCACTCTCCTTGGCGAAGTAGGCTGTCTCTACCTCTGCACGGATGTGCTCGAGGAGATCGTTGCCAGGACCTCCGCCCTCTTCTTCACGTACAATGGTGATGACTGGATGGTACTTGGGCTTACCGTTCTCGTCTGTCTCGCTCTTCTCATCTTTACGGGATGGTAGACCGATTTCGACTCCACCGTTCTTGCTCTGGAAGAGCTTAAAGCCTTTCCATGTCATGTGAGTTTCATCCCCACCGTCAAGGCTGAACTGCACGTCAGCAAAGCCCATCAGTTTGCCGCTTGCGTATTTGTGTACCCAGACCTTTGTTACTTTCAACATGCTTTCTGCTCCTAAATAAATGTTAGAGCCTCCACCTTGAGACTCCAACCAGGTCAACAATCTGACCATTGATAATACCGAACGTAGTCTCGAAGTGGCTTGCTAGGTCGCCACTAATAGTGGCGACTTCCCAGCCGTCTGTTCCGATACACGTCGGACTTATGAAAGAACTATCACTGTCATAACCTGGATTGACAAAGATAGGTTCTGCACAAAAGCAGATACCTTCAAATAGAGTCACAGGTAAGAACTCACCGGGTGCGTTATGTATTGACGGTGCTTCGTGTAGCATGTATCCTATCCCGTGTCCCGTCATAGATACAACCTGCTTCAGGTGCTGTGCTCTTGCGGTTTCTCTAATAATTGTTGCTATCTCCATAGTATCTTTTGGTTGCTGCTTGACTATATTACTTAATGCTTTCTGTGGTGCATTTACCCATTCTGATTTAGAGCCTACTCTGGTTGTGAATGCAGCATCCAAGTTTAACCATCTATCTCCATAACGTATACAAACACCACAGTCAACAGAAACTATATCCCCAGTTTTGGTGGGTGTGTTGTTTGGCCGACCATGGGCAACGACATTGTTGATAGATATACAGATGGCATGGTTAAATGGTTCTCCAAGGTAGTTCTGTTGAACTGTAAATGGAAAGTCAATTATCCTATAGGCATTATTCTGTCCGAATATTTTATTGCAGGCTGAGATAAATCTGCCCTCTAAGTGATTTGTATCTCCCTCAGCCACCTTATTATATAGCTGTCTAAGGACCTCGCCGAACTTCTCTCCAGTATCCTGGTAGAGTTCCATGGCTTCTGCAGATTTCTTGATGGGAATCTGGGGGGCGGTTGGCGATGTCATACATTTATCCTTGTCTGTATCTTACCTTATCATAGTCTAATTTTGTATATAGTCAAGCAGTTTATGTGTTTTCTTGGAGTTCTTGATACATCTCCTGAAGTGCTATCTTATAGGCCGATTCGGGTGTATGTGATTCGAACATGTTTCCATCAGCATTGCGAGCTGAAAGTAGACAGACCATCTGTCCCTCATCTGGAAGTTCTCTTTGGGCTGATTTAAGTGTACGCAGTGCGTCACTAGTTGAGTCAAAGACATCAAACCATTCCATGTCGTTGTCGTCTGCGTACGTAACGGCTTCAACTAATTGTTCTGTGCTAGTCACTCTAGCTCACCTCCATGGCTAGAGCATAGCAAGGAGCTTAGTTAGAAGCAAATCGAGACCGAAGTTTCTTGGCGAGGCTCAGACGGCGGGTAACTTTGGCCTTGAGGTTTGCCTGCTCTCTCTTGTAGCAAGCCTTAGGATCCTCTCTGTCTAGGCACCATGATGGCTTGTAGTTCTTGGCCTTACATGCTGTACCACAGGCATAGTACGTTAGGGTCTCCCTGATGCTGTCTGGGCAGACAGCTCTAGCCTCTGCAAGCCAGTTAGCACCACACAGGGCCTGTCCTTCAATGGTATCCATGAAGTGTGGGCAGTTGGCGGCGCAATCCCTACCACACTGCAGCAAACCTTTCTCCTTAGCTGGACCCTTCTTCTTAAGGGACAAGACGTCCGGACGGAATCTGCTCTCCCAGTGAGCCATTGATATCAGCAGATAAGGATCATGCTTGTACTCTGCGGCAGCCCTGTCAACTGCCTCGGCGATTTCATTAGCGTAGATAGTGTTTCGCTTCCGTGGATGACCTGGTTCCTTGTCAATCATAAACATGACTGCATTCTGGGTTCCCATGTTGCCGTCTCCATGGGCAGCTAGGGCTACCATAGAGAAAAGGGCGGTTAGGAAAAGAACTTTCAATCTCATTTGTTTACTCCTTAGTTGTGTACATGTATTGTACATCTAGTGCATAGGCTCTATGCCTAATACAAAAATTGCAGTATTATACAAAATTATGAAACGGAATGTTTCAATAGGTACTCTAGAGGATAGCGGCCGTCAGCGTGTCCAGCGAAGTCACGGTGTGCAACCACACCTGGCCCAGGTTGTGCCCTGGGAGGTATCCTCCAGCCTTTAATCTTTCTTTTCTTTGCATTCAACCCAATTGTGGGGAATACATACGGTATATGTAGTTTCTTGCACAGGAACGGGACAATCTTTAACAGAGTATCTAGCTGCGCCTGTGTTGGAAGGACATACCGTTTGTCCTTCTTGTCTGCTAACCATGTCCACCACTCAGCTGGGATGGTCTCAAATTCCATGCCTTTAGCAAGCTTTGGCGCATACGGATTTACTATCTCAATACCAATACTTGTCTTGTTTAGCTGGTTTGCGTGTACCATCACGTCGTTTGCTAGGTCACCGTGACATGAAACCACACCGCTTCTGGCTAAGATGAGATGGACGCCGTACTTCTTTCTTGTTAGGGTCTTTTTACATCCTTCGGCTGTGCGCCCGGCTGTTTCGTGTAACACGAAATGTTGCAGTGGATGTTTTCTGGGCTTGCTCTTAAATAGGGGCTCGCCATCAAAAACAAAGTTTTTAACAATAACTCCGTCGGGTGGCTTGATGAAGTCGGCGTCTATAATAAAGTTGGATGTCTCTAGCATCTGAATTCCTCCAATTTAGACACCATCTTATCTCGGCTGCTATAATCTGTCAATGAATTACAGCTTCTGGGAAGGATTACGGTAGGTTATGGCAGTCCTAGGTGTTTGCTCATCTGCTCCATGGTGAAAGCCTCGATAGCTTTGTAGTTTGCATTTTCGGGGAGATTTGTTTTCTCCTGAGCAACTTCAAACTTGGTCTCTAGCTTATCAGCATGCTCGATGACCTGCTCAACCTCCCACTTGCCGTGCTTGATGTCAAGTATTAAGCTTGCCATTGGAAGGGGGAAGATTAACTCGCCTTGCTCGAGCAGCATAAGTCCCTCATACAGCAAGCGAATTAGGTGTGATGCAAACTTTGTATCGTATCCATGTTTAAGAACCAGCTCGCTGCGGTTAGTGGCCTTATCTAGCCTCTGCTTGAGCATTTTGTATGCCTTCTTGGCATAAACACCAGGTTCAAAGCAAATGTCACCACAGTGGATATGGTGTCCTGTGTCCTTCTTCCAGAAGGTCTTGCTGTCTGGATCGCAATCTATCATGTGGTCATACACCTGACCCATAGTAAGCTTCGGGTCACAAAGTCCTAGGAAGTCATAGCCATTGCGTAGCTCATTGAAGTGATCCCGGCGGATAATCATCTTGTGCTTCTGTGCATGAGCATACCCGATGAACCTTGGGATACACTGTTGGCTAGGGAAGTGTTCCCTCATTGCTAGAAGTGCTTCACCAGAATCATTGCAAAAGGCCTTGGCCTTGTCGTGCGCGAATAGAATCTCAATTACATTAGGGTTGTTCTTGAGTGCTAGGTTGATAAACCTCCTGAACTCATAGAGCTTCCGGTCAACTGCCTCAGCAGTATTCTTACCACTCTCATCCTTGTCAGCCTTAGAGAAATCTACCTCTTTAACTGACTGGAGGCCCAGTACATATTCCTTCGGTGGCATAAAAATACCAACAAAATCCTCATCAGATTCTGGAGTGGAAGTGCCATACAGGTGTGATCCTACCACTATCTCAAGGATTTTGTTCTCTTCTGCCCGCTCTCTAAGTAAATCACTCATCTTGGAGTATCTCTAATACTTTCTTAAGCTTCTCTGTACTAAGCTTCTTTAGTTCATCATCCTTGCATAGGCTCATAACTTTGTAGAGTATCCTTTTCCTGTATATGATCTTCCTGTGTTCATCGGTAATTGGTTCGATGTGATTGTGATTCCAGATGCCTGAGTGCCCGACCTTTTTGCCGTCTTGTTTGCGCCATCTCACCTCAGGAGCATGCTTGTTCCAGCCTGTAGTAATTACTTGGGTCTTGGTGGTTCTAATTACTTCCCTAAAGTAGTCAGGACCGTAGCGTCCCATTACGGTGACGTAGTCGCCAGTTTTAATGTCTTCGAGCGTGCTCATTAGTATACCTGTTTAGCGTATTTCATGATCTGGGTGGTTTTCTGCTTATCAATATTGTCGAGTGTTATCTCTTCACAGTCAGTCCAGGTAAAGACTTGTATCCTTCTATGGCTATTGAAGCTAGCTCTAAGTAACATCATATCTAGTTTACTAGAGGCTTTTTTGTGGTCCTGGCCGCTATAGAGCATCTCTATTCCCTCGGTGCCAATACCCATGATACAGAACCAATGATCCTTAGGGTTCTCTTCCTCTACCTCTTGGCCACATGTCTCACATATTATAGTCATCTTATCTCCAAAACTGCCACCACTTCTTGGGTGCTACTTCTTCCGGCTTCTCTATGGGTGATCACTTATTACACCAACCATCTTCGTTATGTTTTCTACATTCTTCGTAAGTTATGACGTTACCAATTATGAAGTTCCAGTGTGTTTATGTGTGTGCCCTGCATAGTTGTTCTTTATAGTACTGTCTTAAAGCCAAGTCCATGGTTAACATGGTTTGGTACAAGTCTGAGTCTATGTGATATATAGTATGCATGCCATGATATAGCATGCTGTGTGGATGTATCTCTCCTGGTATGAAGTGTATGCAGCTGCCGTAATGGTGTTTGTCTGACTTTATGGTTTTTTCCTGGAAGGCATCACAGTAATCAATGGTGGTAGTGGCTATATAATACCTTCAACCCTGTGTCTACATCTCTTACAGACGGCGGGTCCACATATCTCACGGTCATCCTCGTCAGTGGCATACATTCTGTGACCGAACATTGTGCAGGGTATCTTATTCATCTTCTTCCACATTATGGTCTCCCCACATTAGGAATAGCAAGCAGCATCCTGCATGAGCTAGGTGAGACTTGCCACTCTCCGGGTCCTTCTTCTCCCCGTCATACCATGCCGTCATATGCCTCATCAGGGCACCGAAGTATCGCTTCCTTAGGGGTCTCACGTGCTTCCAGTTGTCGTCTCCGGTAAATTCAGCTGTTGCTGTTGTCTCGCTTGATAAATTTAGCTGCTGTAGGCGACTGAAGATACCTAATCGCTTCTTTAAGGTCAGTGATATTGTCACCAAACATTCCAAGACCGTTGTTGCAGCGACTACATAAGTAGCCTCTTGCAAGTCCTGTTTTAGTGTCATGATCAAGATGCATGGTGCATTCAGAAAACTTACGTTTACATATTGCGCATCTATTTTCTTGTTCTTGTAGTAGAAGTTTAACTGTTTCTTCGGTGAGCCCTCGGCTTCGAAGGATGCTTCTTCTTTTTGTTCTTCTATCCTTTGCTCTCGCCTTTGGGTCTGTGCGTCTACGTTCCCTATACTGAGCAAGCTTATGGGGATTGTCTCGTTCCCATTTTCGCCGGTTTTCTCGCTGTCTTTCGGCATATTCAGGATTCTGTTCTTTAAGCTGTTTATCGTAGCAGGCTCTGCACATCCCTCGTGAATGTACCACTCTATATTTATCGCATTTAGTGCAGTATTCCATTCTTTCAATTCCTCCTCCAGGGAGGATAGCATAGAACTGGAATCTAACTCAAGTTTTTGTGAATACTTTTTCGCACCGAAGGTAAAAATCTCGACTATCTCTCCTACTTCTTTGTATGGTAGGAGTTCCCATCTGGGTTTGTCCTGATCGAATTTTCTCCCTAGTGGTTTCTGGTCTTTGCTCATAATTATCCTTAGACATTATCAGTCTGTGTATAGCATTGGTTTAAGTTCTGATTTTATCCGCATAGCAACCTCGCCTCTCCAGGTACTAGCATTAGATAAAAAATATCTGACGACACTAGATGCTGAGTCGTAGAAGTAGTTATTATTAATGCTATTTAATGTCTTTAGGGCATCAAGGTACGGCTTGGCACCAAAGTAAACTTTCTTCCAATCCTTTTCTATCTCTTTTGCTATTTCATACAATGGTCTATGTGACATTAGTCTAACTCCACTAGATATTTAACAGTACACTGTTCTTCATTATAAACAATGAACTCGTTGTTTCTTAAGTCTGCACCACCAAGAGCAGTAAGTGAATCATAGTTACCATGCTTCTTGAGGTTTTTATCTGTGAGGTTATACATCCAGTGTTCATGTTTCTTTTTGGTTAGGGTATTCCCCAAGTGAACATCATATAGAGCCATGAACCCCTTGTTGGATGAGCCTCTGGCCCAATAGGAACCTCTACATGAGGTGTAGCCATAGCTCTTTCTTGCTTTATCGGCGAAGTATAATCCATAGCCAAACATCTTACCTGTTATGACAGCATTAGTAGGTCTAAGTATTAGTCCACCGTCTAAGATGTTCCACCAGTTTTCGTTTCTACTGCCGTGCCAGAACAATCTACGCTTCTTAACTTTTGCTTTCTTTACAAACTTATCGAAGCGTTCCTGTGTCCTTTTGTTAACAACCTTAAAGGCTCTTCTGAATTTGTGGGAAATCTCCCCAAGTTCTTTCTTGATAGTTCTAATATCATCTTCATTGGCTGGTACGATTTCAAGTCCCATTGCCTCAAGGATAGTTTTCTTGTCCTCGGCTTTAGTAGTCTTCTTGACAGTGGCAACACGAACTTGGCCCTTAAGAATATCAAGAGTAGCCTGTTCGCTTACAATGAGGCTCTCTGCGTCATTCTTATCTCCATACCAGAGGTGACTTCGTACGTCTTTCATCCTCCTTGGGATTACTTGGTATAGATCTAGTAATAGGTCATTGAAGTTTGATGCCGTGAGCTTCTTCTCGGTTAGAGTAGATAGCTTAGCTAGTTTATCTAGAAGCTTCTGTGCTTCCTCTACTTGCTTTTGAGTAACAGCATCAGAACTTATGGTGTAGTTAGCTTGAACAGATTTGTGGGCTAGTGCTTGTAACTCAGTTACAATTTGGTTAATGGCATTGTCACTAATAGTCTGAAAGTCTATGACATTTTTGTCTACCACACGTAGCTCGGTTACGTCTTTGTATCCCTTCGTGATTTTTGACTTAAGTAGGGAGTCCCATTTGCTTAATGGGTAGCGGGCATGTTGCTCAGTAGCATCCACACGGCCGTAGGTGACAGCAATCTCATTACCTTCTTGGACCATATTATAGTACTTATTATTATTCCGGGCTGTCACCATTATTAGGTTTGCTATTTTTCCCATTCTTCTTCCTTCTAATCTATCTAATTAGAAAAGGTATACCAATTGGAATTCCGGCTGGTACTAGGATATACCATAAGATCCCGACGACAAAGACAGTAACCATCATCAGTATTGCCATCCCCAGAATGTACTGGTCTCGTCCGGTCCGAATCTTCCTTTCTTTGGTAATATATAATTATGTAGGACTCTTTGCTTTGGTATCTTATCGCTAGTTCAGAAGTACAGTTGGTATATGGCTTAAGGTACCATAGTTAGCCCCACCCAAATGAGAGGGAGCAGCCAAGATAATATAAGGGAGGCTTTAATCACTTTGCTTCTCCTTTAGCTTTTTGCCATATAAATATCTTGCGAGTTTTACGCCTGTAACTATAAGGAGAGTAGGTATAGAAACTATCCAGGTAAAAAGTATGATTGCACCTATAAAGATAGATCCAAGTGCTATTGCCAAGTAATATTCGTCTTGATTACACCCATGATTACGTCCATGTGTTTTCTCTAGATCTTTTGTGAGAATAGACCAGAATATTCTTCTTGGTTTCTCTTGGTGTCTTATATAATGTGAGAGCCAGAAGATTAGCTCGCCAAGGAGGTATACAATAGAGGCAAGAGCAACTAGGCCAGCAAAGACGTATCCTACGATGAAGTACCACATGATATCTCATTACATAAACTGTACAACAATCCACCCAAAGAAGACGGCGAAGAGTGGTTTAAGAGATAGGGTTATTAAGTTTGAAATTACTAACTCTTTTTTCTCATCGTCTTTCTTTTTTGACTGGGTTGTTGCTGTGAAGTATCCAACAATAAGACTGAGGCCGATAGCTTGTAGAGTGCTAATTTTCTGTATATTAAATATAGGTACAACAAACCATTCCCACAATATAGATAAAGCCCAACCGTTTAAAATAGCTGATATAATTATTGTGAGAGGAATTAGGAGTATAATTCCAAGTAAAGCGAGTCCAGTATGGCTTGATTTAACTTGCATCTAATTTACCTCTTATCTTTCTCCTAGTTCAACAAGTAAACTATGATCTATCATTCCGCTATGTACTTCAGCATGACAGTTGGCACATAGAAGAACACACTTTTCTATCTCGTTACGTATATCGTACCAGGTAGACTTCTCGCTGATGTTGAAGTCTTTCTCATGTGGATTGAGATGGTGGAAGTGTAGCGCTCGTAGGCATTTATTGTACCCGCAAAGGAGACAACCGCCGCCGAGGTGGGAGACGGCCGATTGTTTTAGGAACTCTTTCCTCAAATAGCTACGCTGCTATGCGGGATACTTCTCTCATAGTCCTCTGAATCATCTTGTTGCCGCCGCCGAAGAGAGATGCTTCAAATCTTTTAGCCTGGTGGTCTCCGCCTCGAGCTTTACGCTGATAGTTGGAGTACTCTACTACTGCGTTGTAGGCAGCCCATCCAGTACCAGCAACACCTGGAATGTCCTGTCCTGTGCCGTCATAATATAGCTGGCTGATATTGTCCCTGACGTTCTGCCGCATGGTCTCAGCCTTCTTGGTTATAAGGTGAGGTGGTGGCATTGGAACGACCTTCTCAAGGACTTTATTCCACTGATTGGCTGTAAGTTGAGTTCTAACAGCTCCCTTAGCCCAGGCATCAAAGTCTTGAAAGCCCTTGTGGGCGATGCCTAGCACTCCCTTGGCCTGCTGGATCTTTTCCCTGAGGTTCTTAGTGTGGCGGACCTTTACGCCTTCTCCTGCCGCCTGGCGGAGAGCTACCTGGGCGGTGTTAGCACACACGACCCTGATTGTGGTAAACACAACTCTTAGGGATGAGCTGCCGTCATGGCTATTATACAGGAACAGGTAGTGGTCTATTTTGTCCTGTGGAAGGATTTCTGTTTCGGATATCTTGCCCAGCAACCAGATCTTTTGGCCTCCATAAAGCGAACCAGCCGTGTGGTACCTCATGTCACCATCTTCTACCAGGCTGTCCATGAAGTCAAATGCCTCTAGGTTCTGGATTGGCTGATACCTGTTGCCCACAATACCTAGGATCTGCTGATCAGCAGTTCTGACTACGGCCTTATGAGTCGGAATAATTTGGCTGTGTATCTTGTCCTGGGATGCATAGATTTCCTGTTTCTCTACTTCCCAGTCTAGGCCAGCCTTGATGATTGCATCCTTGGATAGGAGTGGCTCGTCGCCAACATAGATGCCTAGGCCATGCCAAGGTGGCTTCTGGTTATACATCATTGTCTCTACTGCGTCTGTCATTTTCTATTCCTTGTCTTTGATGGGAATCCATGTTGATTGGAGGGTAGAGGATTTAAACCTTTGTAGGTTTTACCCTGCCACTACTTTCCAAGCGGGCCGATTACCACTCTCGCGACCCTCCTAGTCAGAGAGGAACCACCAGTATAGGATAATGATTACTATCACTGTCCCAATTTCCATTATTTGTCCTTCACTGCCGAGAAGTAGCACTCCCAACACACAGGCATATACTTCTCTTCTGCTCCAAGCTCGATAGAGGGGCCTTGTGTTGTGGGCTTGCCGTTGATTATCTTAAGGTTCTGTGTTGCTTTCCGAGTACAGCTAAGACATACTGTCTTGATTTCTTCAATCTTGTCTGCTACCTCAAAGAGCCTCTTAGCGGCTGGAAACAGCTCTGACTTAAAGTCAGCCTTGAGTCCAAAGCAGATGATTGGAATATCATACTCGGTTGATACACTCCTTAAATAATTCACCCACTTTATAGACAGGAACTGTGCCTCGTCTACTAGAATACAAGCGGTATTGTCAGGAATATCAAAGATATGTGGATCATCCTGCATCAGGATGTCAGCATTGCGCTCGATGCCAATCCTAGTCTTGATTACACCGTAGCCAAATCGTGTATCCATCTCTGGCTTTAGGATAAGTACCTTTTTGTGCTGTAGCTCATAGTTGTGCGCTATGACCAATAGCTGTAGGGTCTTGCCTGATCCCATTGTCCCATATTTGAAATGCAATTTAGCCATCTGATTTGCCATCCTTGATTATAGCTGACATTGCTGCCTCAAGCTTAGTAGTTAGTCTGATGGCCATCTTTCTCTTAAATTCAGGACTGACTATTTTAAGCGATAGCTGTATGGCTTTCTGGCCTGTCTTGCTTTCATAGAATGCAATGAGGTTGTCTAGATCAGTGTCTGTATAGATTTCTTCACATTCTTCCAGTAACAGTCCGTTAATGGTCTTCTTTACTATGGGTGATATTATAGCCCTAGTGAAGACCGGCAGCTCATTGAGTTCTGTGCTGAACTGTGCTACTTCGTTGATGACTGTGTTGAGGCATTTCATCACCTTCTGCAGTTTTGCTTCTCTATCCATAATTTCTCCTCTGGTGTTATCCAGGCTACTGCTTTCGAGGCAGATGCAATACCATTCTGCCAACCCTCCATGGGCCTGGAGGCCCTTAAGATATGTTGTAAGCTCCTGTTCGGATGTCGCCGTACCTATTGGGTGGCCGCAGCCAATACACTAGAAGCAACTGATCTCGCCGTTGTGTACCTCAACGGCACCGGCACCCCGAAATCATAGTCTACTTCTCCGGCTGGATTAATGTTGGTTATGCGGTCGACAACCGTACAGTCTTGCAGTACGGATTCGACAAGGCCTTTAGCCCCGTACTTAGCATAGATAAATTTGTCTAGTAGATTAGACATGCAGCAGGCAGGCGTAGCGATTGTCGTTCTGGATGTAGGACTTGGGCACTACTGTGGTACGGTGGACTGCAGACACGGTTGTCTTTACGATTTTGGTGTGTGGCCACGGCAGGACTCGGCGCTCGTGTGCACGTGGAGCCTTTGCCATGGCTACCTTCAGGACTGTCTCTGACTTCTCGCCCTCAAGCCGACGCTCCACTACATCTAGGACCTTAGCGGTTCGGCAGTAGATGTCACTCTTCTTACGAAGCGGGTAGGTGATGTAATCACCTGGCTGGATGATGTTACGGAACATGTCATACGCTGTCTTCATCTTCTTTCTCCTCTGCTTTTAGAAGCTTGGCTACTCTCTCAGTAGCCTTAGTTAGCCGGCCCATAGACCAGCCTAATTCTCTGGCAATGGGTGCCATGTATTTGTAATCATATCTGCTTTCTAGGTTAAGCTTCTCTTCTGTGATGAGTAATACAACTTCTGTATTATCATCTTCCTTCTTCATATCTCGCTTGGCTTGGACGCCCATCTCCATAATACTGCGGATGGATGTGCTCCCCTTTGGCTTTTTGGGCTTGCGAATGCTAGATTTGATTCTTCGTCTGCTCATACTGTTCCTCATAAGTTGGTCTGTAGTGCTAACTCACAATAGCACAACTACACATGAGGTCAAGTGCTATTTTCCTCCGACTTTTCTTCTCTCGGCAGCTTGCTGAAGGGCCTTATATGCTTCGGCCCAGTTAAGCAAGTTCTCAGCGTGGCCCTTCTCTGCGGCCTTCCTTCTTCTCCTGTGGTGGTTTAGGTGGTCTTGGATGGAGTGGTCCATCCCACCACCAGCCATCTGGCCAATATTTTTTATTAGGCCACAGCTCTATTACTAGTGGCTCTGTATCACTTAGATCATCGCCCCACCACCACTGCCAATCTGACGGTGGACGTGTTGGTGGCGGTCTTGGTTCTCTTGTCCACTTAGGCTGGCTCATAGACTATCTCTACTTCAGTTCTAGTGTAGCGGTCGATCCATTCTGAGCCACAGACAGTGCAGTAGCACTTCTGTTCAGCCTGTTGGACGTTGTAGGGATTATCATGTGGCTCATTCGCTTCGACTGACCTTCCCTCGATTTTGCTGCTGCCACATTTTGGGCAGGTGAATGGCTTCTGTTTTGTCAAGGGTCTGGTATGATTCTCTTTATAGAAGCTCTCCCAGTCTAGCTTGTTGGCTTCTTTTTGTATATCATCCCATATATACTGCAATAGGTCCCACCTTGAGCTGATGTCCATCTGCTCTAAGAGGTCCCGAACATCAACATCCATTGTCATTTGTACTGTGGCTTGCATCCAAACTTCTCCTCAAGGGCAATAACTAGCTTCTGCATGTCAGCCTTGTAAAATCCAGCACAATTAACACAGCCGCACTACATAATCTTCCATCTGTCGTTGGACAGGCAGATATCTAGCACAAATGCATCTGCTAGCTGGTAAATGTCTAGCATTTCCTCACAGAATTCGATAGCCTGTGGGTCTATCTCAGCCTTAAATAGTGGTCTTATGCCCTACTTATACTGGCTGGCTGTGACTATCCGGCCATCTACAATCCAGAAGCGGAACTCTTTTTGTACTCTCTTGATTGGGGCTACCTGAATGAGTGTATCTGATGCGGGCTGGGAATGGTAGCTGCTGTCCATAGCATCCTGCTTGAAGGTTTGCCAGTCTATGATATTGAAGACCTGTCCGCTAAATAATTTAGTATCCTTAGTAGGGCGGATGAAATATGCTAGGTCAGGCCATGGGAAGTCCTCTCCAAACTGGTAGACTCTCGAGTCATAGTTAAGGAGGTTTCCTTGATAGTAGTTGCGGTAGACCACGAAGTTATGGTTTGGAGTCATGAGGGCTCCAGGAGACCAGTCGTATTTCTGGGCGAGCCGGGCCATTTTGAACCCGCCAAAACAGAAGACATCCTTGCGCTTAGTAGCAAACTCAAGCTCTTCTATGAATGGCCTCACCTTAACGATTTCGTATGGTAGTCCTAGACGGTCTAGTGCCTGTAATAGGTGAGTATAGCCGTCTTCCCTGAAGGTGTTCTCTTGGACAAGGTAAAACATTAGGTAGACCTGTGTCTATTGACTCTTCTTACTAGCTGGGCTTCCATTGCAACCAGGCTTGACATCCCGTGTGCTTGTCCGACAGCATTACGTCCCTAGGAGGAACTTCTACCTCCCAGATCTCGGATTTTCTTCTGAGATATACGCTTACGCTCATGATCTTCTCGGCTTTATTGATTTCTAGTTAAATGCAAACACATCTTAATCTCCTGTTCTATTACGGGAGTAGGTGACCGACGGGATTCGAACCCATTCCTCTTGGGCCACAACCAAGTGTGCGAACCACTACACCACGGTCACATTGTACCAAATTAAGCTAGGGCCGCACTAGGATACCTTGCTCTGCTGCTGTTGAATTGTCTGTTTGCATTCTGGATGCAAATCGTTGTGTTTCACGTAGTGGATACCATTAACGATCTTTGCTGTTCTCGCTTTGTCATCGCCGGTCTGGGTAATGATGATACCCTTGTATGGCTCCACTAGTACACGGTCTTGTGTGCCTGGGTATGTAACCCAGAACAGGTTCTTGTTTCCGCAAGCCCGACATATAGCTGGCTCAAAATCCTTCTTCGGCCGGTTGAAGTGCATCACTGCGTACTGAAGCATCTCGTCAGCGGTAATCTGCTTGTATGTCTTACCAGGGTGGAATTCAATCTTTGTCTGTAGATCGAATACTCTGTCCTTCTCTCTGAAGATAGCAAACATTAGCTGCTTCTTAGGGTTCCATTTGTTTTTACCCCTAGTAAGGGTTGTATGCTTGTGCAGCTGATGGAATAGTGCCTTGTACTGCTTCTCTGTTACCTCGCACCATACTCTTACGTCGCTTTGCTTTATCATTCCTTTTTTCCTTACCGTTAGTCGGGACGGGGAGGTTTGAACTCCCGACCCCTAGTACCCAAAACCAGTGCGCTAGCCGGACTGCGCTACATCCCGATTATATTTTCAAAAAACCTTGCGCCTCCTCTTGGATTCGAACCAAGGACTCTTCGCTTAACAGGCGAACGCTCTAACCTAACTGAGCTAAGGAGGCCTCTTCTGCATGTATAATTGCGTGACAGTTAGCACAAACTAACATACACTTTTTTGCTTCTTCTCTGAGTCGATCTATACCTTTGTTAGAGCTTGAAGAAATTCCGAATTCTTTCTCTTCTGGATTTCGGTGATGAAACCGTAGTGCTGCTGGATGTTCGCTGTATCCACATAGCTCGCATTTTCCTCCAAACTCCTCAATTAATTCTCGCTTTATTTTTCTCCTTCTACGATTTACTGCTTCGACTGCACACTTTGTACAACGAAATCCTCCACCTTTTCTAAGTTTATGTTCTGTGGGACCATGTATTCGGCATGTTCTTATCATGCCTTACAGGATAGCACAGGTTAACTTGAAAGGCTAACCTTAATTATTATGTGGATTATTTGGTTGGCCTAGAAGTTCCTCATCAGTGCCTATCTTGAGGTTTGTTACTCTACTTATCTTTATTCTCCTTGTTCTTAGTCCACATCTTTTCTGCCATCTTTCTAGCGTTCTCTCTCATCGCTTCTGATATTTCTATGTCTGCGAGCTTAATCTTTCCCATACGCTTAGGATTTATTTGGGTCCAGGAAAGATCTGGTTCTAGTTTTCGATATGGCATCCAGTTATACAACGGACATTTGGTATTCCTATAATCTTCTTTACCATCACTATAGTATCCCATGCATTGGTGACATTGAGCTAGTATTGCATTCTTCAATGTGGGTTTTAAATTATCCATCTTTTTGTGCTCCAGCTAGTTGTGCTATTGCCATAGAGAGTCTAGTAATTGCATTGTCTAGATGGTTCTCATTGCTAGGTTCCTGTCCACCAGCTTGTATATTTAAGTGGGTCATGATATGCCTTGCCGCCTTGAGAAGGTGAGTCTCAGTTGGTTCGTCTAGCCATGTCCACGGATCATGTTTTAATATACGGTCTTCACTTAGGAGTATTCTACTTATTGCCTTATCAACTTGGTTTAAGATAATGTCCTTCTCTTCTTCGAAGATACCGTCTGCGGTGTTTACATATACTAAATTCGATTTAATATTCATAATGTATTCTTTTGCTTCTTCAAGAAACTGAGGTAGATTATTCTGACTTATCTCGAAGGTTCCATGGTTTGTATCATTACAGAAACCACAAACGTTATCTTGATCATGTGGATCTTTACAAAATCTCTGGCATACTGGGCAGTCAATTACAACATCACTCATATGTCACTAACCTTTCGGGTCCATTCATACACTGTCTTCTAATGTAAATCGTCTACAAAACCACGCTTATATTTATCAAACTTCATCTTATTATTTGTACGGTGGTCTTTAACCTGATTATCGAAGACACGTATGGTTCTAATCTTATC